ACCCTGTTGCAACTTATTGCCGACGCACCAGTCGTGGGGTGGCAGCATGAACTGGCATGACAGCGGTGGGGCCGCGTTCCCGATCCCTCACTCTAACGAGCCGCACGCCCCTTGTGCAGAGCACGGCATGACGCTGCGCGACTGGTTTGCTGGTAAGGTGCTGGTTGGCGTCATTGATGCCTGCAAGGCCGACACGCGCGAGCCGGGAGAAACCGCCGCCCAGATGTTCGCGCGAAAGTCTTTCGCCGTTGCCGACGCGATGCTTGCCTGCCGCGAGGTGAAGCCATGATGACCCCCAAGGAATACAACGCCGAAGTTTACACCGCTGTCATAGATGGCGCGCTGTGCATCATGGGCTGCATCGTTGTGTTTGCGCTTGCCATAGCCGCCACGGTGCTGTTGTGAGCGGCCCGCCCGACGTCGAGGTGTGGCAGATTACAGAAGCGGGGAGAGCACCACGAGACAGCACAACCACCCGTATGACAGCGCGATCGGATACGCCACCATCGTGCTCCTGTGCGGCCTGTTCTGGTACTTCTTCACGGTCGGCGTGGCTGTGACCTACGACAAGGCACAGTGCAACCTCGCGAATATCGGCGAGACCTGCGTCGTCATGGCGCGACCAGAGCCGCTGTTATAAGGCGACACGGAGCAGCCCTTTAAAAAGATAGAACAGACCAAACCATAAAAACGGCCATGTTCTAGGGAGTATAATATGAACGACGACGACAGTAAAGCATATCGTGAACATCCCAACCTCGTACACTTATTCAATAAGCTGTGGCTTGCAGAGAATCTCAATTACCATTGCGGACCTGGTGGTGTAGGACCTGAAACGCCAGGATGGTTTGTTTCGAGGCCCATCATGAACTTGCGTGGAATGGGGATAGGTGCAGAGAAAATCTGGATGGACAAGGACGAGTTGTGCAAAGTGCCACCAGGTCACTTCTGGTGCGAATGGTTTGAAGGACCACATTGTTCTGTTTCATATGCTGTGAATGGTGGTGTTGTAGTTCAGACATCGTGCTATCAAGGGTTCAATAGCCCGACAGATCTGTCCACGTTCACGTCCTGGAAAAAGATCGAACGTGACAATTTTGAGATACCGTCGTTTCTGTATAACGACTTGGTAAAGGTTCCTTCGTTCAATGTGGAGTTTATAGGCGACAAAATAATTGAAGTTCACCTTCGTGACAGTCCTGATCCTCAATATAATTTTTTAATCCCTCTGTGGGAAAAGAACGAAGAAGTTGTTGATATACTACAGAAAAACGGGTATACTTATATCAATGCCCCCGACGATGCAGATGGTTTCTTGTTGAAACCAAGGATTGGATTCTTCGTTAAATGAAGATGTACAGTCGTATCCTGAACATCGACCATCTCGGTGTAAGATGTCCTTGATCTAGTTTCACGTAACACAGTTCAGTATAAGCTGAGCGACAGGAAGGAAAAACTTTTTATGGCAATTGTAAAGACGCACATGAAAGAAGCAGATAATGTGTCCTTCGAGGCACAGATACACCATACCGACACAATGTTTTCTATAAAATACTTTGTCAACGGCAATCAAGTCAACAGCGAAGATTACCCTGATAAGACTGCGAAATTTGTGGAAAGCGCAGCAGCGAGTTGGTTAGCAGCGATTAACGTGTTGAATGGTTGAAAAATATGGCAACTATGAAGTAGATTTTACAGAATTGTTTGTCCGTCTAAAGTTGAGTGAAGGTCATTATGAATATGTCATATTTGCAGACATGTATTCTTCAAGACAAGATGCGAGCCGTGCATGCAGGGCATTTCAAATTGGTTTTACAGGCGCACAGGAACATACGTGCAGAAAGTTGCAAAATTTATTATGGACATGACAACCTTAGATACTCAAACACCCGAACGCATTCACCTCGCGATTGAAAAGCGATTGGCGATTGGAGCGTCCTACATAGACGCTTTGGTGGAATATGCTGAGGAGCACAACCTCGAAATAGAAGCTGTGGCTGATATCATCAAGAAGTCACCTACCATCAAGGAAAAGATCAGGGTTGAGGCAAAGAATAGGAGACTACTAAAGAACAATGATACTACTTCAACACACTTCTTTGAATGAAACAGGCTTCAAAGCATACACAACTTATCTTGCTCTGAAGCGACACTTTACTACTCCATCTTACGACTATCACAAGTACAACGGAAAAGTCAATGCATCTTTTGAAAGTTTTGTCCACAGAAAAGACGCCTTTACATTTCAACGGATGGGCAAACAAAAAGATTACGAAGGTTTGATCTTATCAAATGTCATACTCAATCCCAAGATCTGGGCAGGTCAATTGTTAGACGAATCAGCACGTGCGGTTCATACAGATTGGGCCAAAAAACAAAGCGCAATCACTCACCACGTAAAAGAAGGATTGAGCGATCTGGACGACGATCTGCAATCAAACTTCAAAGTGGACAACGGACAATATCCACACATAGTCAATCTTTATCTTCAAAAGCGGATCACACTTGAACTACTTACGATAATTACAAAGATGACTAACAGCCAAACATATTGGAACAAGACAGTAACGGACAAAGTTCTGTTTCCTGATATAACACTGAAGATCGACAAGTATCACCCATTTCTTGTATACTCAAAAGAAAAAGTAACAAAAGTGATAAAAGATCGATTCTTCTAACTAAACTCTCCAAAAACCACATAAATACATTCGTAGCTGCAGAAGGTTACGCAAAACTGTCATATCAAATTCATACATCGCAAAACAAGGAGATATTAATGTCTTTTGCAAATTTAAAGAAGAACCGTTCAAGCTCACTGGACAAACTTTCGTCACAGCTTGACAAGATGGCCTCAAAAGGCTTCGCAGATCCCCTCAAAGAAAAATACTGGACCCCTACTCGCGACACTGCAGGTAATGGATTCGCAATCATTCGCTTTCTGCCTGCTGCAGAGGGTGATGACGTTCCTTTCGTTCGTGTGTGGGATCACGCATTTAAGAGTACAGGTGGATGGTACATCGAGAAGTCTTTGTCCACTATTGGACAAGATGATCCGTTGGGCAAATTCAACGCAAAGCTGTGGAATACAGGGAACGAAGCTGACAAAGAGCAAGCTCGCAAGCAGAAGCGTCGTCTGAAGTACCATTCAAACATTCTCGTCGTCAAAGATTCAGCTGAACCTGAAAACGAAGGCAAGGTCTTTCTTTACGCGTACGGTAAAAAGATCTTTGACAAGCTGAACGACATGATGAAGCCACAGTTCGAAGACGAAACGCCAATCAACCCATTCGACTTCTGGGAAGGTGCTAACTTCAAACTGAAGATTCGTCAATATGAAGGCTATCCAAACTATGATCGTTCAGAGTGGGAAGAAGCGTCTCAACTGTACGATGGTGACGAAGTCAAGCTTGAAGAGACGTACAAGCAGCTGAATTCTCTTGCAGAATTGATTGCACCTTCACAGTTCAAAACATACGATGATCTGCAGGCACGTCTCCACAAAGTGCTTGGCGTTTCAGGCAACCTCGGTGAAAGTAGCAATACAACTGCAGAGAATATGGTTGACGAGGACCTCGACATGAGTAAACTCAGCAACGTTTCAGAAGAACCTGAAAAGAAGAGCTCTACTTCTGACACGTCCCCGTCCGCTGATACAGACGACGACGATTTGGCATTCTTCCGCAATCTCGCCGACAATTAAGATGTAGAGGCGAGGCTGCTGTTTCGAAACAGCAGCCTCGCCTATTATCATTTAGAAAAATCACATTATGACAAAAAAGACAGACTCAGATGTTGAGTTTGACTTCGGATTTTCGTTCGTTGACGAGAATGTTGAAGCCAAACTCAAAGAACATTCATCACACAAAGAAGAGATGGAAGAATTGCAATCACGTGTAGATCTTCTATATGATACCATCACTCCGTTTCTTGACAACTTATGCAGAAACCCAAGCAGGTCTACTATTCTTTGGCCTGATAGAGTGGAAAAGATTACTGAATTTAAGACACGTTTGAAAATGATCACAGAAGGGAAACATAAAAAATGAGTACACTACTTGAAAAGATGCTAAGCACGGGGAGTACCAAATCTTCTGCTGTTCTATCCTCATCGCCCTTTTTCAATGCAAAGGAAGCAATTCCTACCGACCTCCCAATTCTCAACATTGCATTTAGTGGATCTATTGATGGTGGGCTTCTACCAGGATTGACTGTTGTTGCAGGTGTATCAAAGAGCTTCAAAACTCTACTGAGCCTCTACTGCATGAAGGCATATTTGGACAAGTACCCTGAGGGCATTGCGCTACTATATGATTCTGAGTTTGGTATTACACCAGAGTACATTGAGAGCATCGACATCGACATCGATCGCGTTGTTCACATTCCCGTTAAGGATGTGGAGGAGCTCAAGTTCGATATGGTTCAAAAGTTAGATGCGATTGGCAAAAAAGACAAAGTGTTTATCATGATTGACTCGGTCGGCAACCTTGCATCTAAGAAAGAGCTAGAAGATGCACAAAACGAAAAGTCTGTCGCGGACATGTCACGTGCCAAGAGCTTGAAGTCGTTGTTTCGTATCATCACGCCATACCTGACAACTAAAGGAATTCCGTGCCTTGCAGTGAATCACGTATATTCAGAAATCGGCCTATATCCGAAGGCTATTGTTAGTGGTGGGTGTGTAACTGCAGGTACTAATATTCAGACCCCAACTGGTCTCAAGTCAATCGAGGATTTCAATGTTGGAGAAAGAGTCATTACGCAGTACGGAGACATGGAAGTATCGCATGTCTGGAATCCTGATACACTTGATGATGGCAACCCTGAATGTTTTGAAATTGAATTTGAGGATGGTTACATTGTCACGTGTTCTGATGAACATAGGTTCATTGTTGATGGAGAATGGGTCGCAGCTAAAGACCTTAAACTTGGTGCCGAATGTCAAGTCGTTTAAAATAATGTTATGAGCAGAGTAAGAGAGTCCTTAGTTATTATAAATGATGATGACAACAATCAAAGGACTCTCTTATGAACATCATTTACAAGATCACATTTCAACACCGTCTGGCTCAGAACATTCAGCCTTATTATTACATAGGATCAAAAACTAATTGTACTGTAGTCGAAGGTGTTATATTAAACTCTAAAGGTAAACCATATTACGGCAGTTCAACATGGAAAAACTATTATGATATAGTAGAATCTGACACTTGCACAGTAGAAATATTACAAGAAGGATTCACGGACCACAAAGAATTGTTAACGGCTGAATGTGCTGTACAGGAAGAGTTAGAGGTAGTAGTATCACCAGAATATTTTAATAGATCATTAGCATCAGTCAGCAATTTCAATAACCCTCTATATGCTTCATATAAGCATGCAACGACTGGCAAAATGGTTAGATTAGAAAGGACTCACGAAAAGGTTCTTGACGGAACTTATGTGGGTGTATCTAAAGGTGTAAAGTTTACTGAAGAACAACGTAATAGTCGTGGCAGATCAGGCAAAGAAAACAAGTTTTACGGAAAAACCCACACTGATGAAACCAAAGCTAAAATATCTGCTGCTAATACCGGAAAGGTACGTACTGAAGAGTTTAAGCAAGCTGTTTCGGACCGTTGTAAGGGTGTACCAAAATCTCCTGAACATCGAGCAAAGATTGGACGCCCTGGTTTGATTATGCTTAAAAATATCAATACTTTACAAACAATTAGAATATCAATAGATGATGCTCTATTACTAGATAATACTACGTGGCTTAACCCACAAAAGGTTAATACAAAAGTTAAAAAGCCTTGTAAATATTGTGGTCGTCTGTTCACAAAAGGAAATATGAACAGATGGCATGGTGAAAAATGCAAAAGTAAGAGTTTACATCCAGATGATAGTTTATTATAATTGACCAATCCAACACACAAAAGGAAACAATATGAAAATACGCTCTATTAGATCAGTAGGTAAGTTACCTGTATATGATCTATCAGTAAACAGTGACAATTATGATGAGCAGCAATATGTGCTGGAAAATGGTGTAGTTACTCACAATACGGGAATCATGTATTCAGCAAATACTGTGTTCATCATCAGCAAGTCACAAGAGAAAGACGGAACTGAGCTTGCAGGATGGAAGTTCACAATCAACATCGAGAAGTCACGGTACGTCAAAGAGAAATCTAAACTACCATTCACTGTAATGTATGAGGATGGTATACAAAAGTGGACTGCAATCTTCGACATTGCGATGGAATCTGGCTTCATCACGAAACCGAAGGTTGGTTGGTACAATCTTGTTGATCCTGAGACAGGCGAAGTAGACGAGAAGAACTATCGTCAGGCAGATGTGGTTACTAACAATGCTTTTTTTGAAAAACTTGTTAAAAACGTGGATTTCAAAGAGTTTGTAGAGCGCAAGTTCAAACTGTCTGCAACTCAAAAGAAGTCGGACGACAGCCACGGAGAAGATGATGCAGATGTGGAAATGGACATGGACACATACGAATAAACAGTGTACAATTGAATGATGGGCAGAGTGATACTCTGCCCATCCCATTTCCATTATAACAAGAGGTCCTGATGATAGAGCAAACTATTCTTGCTAATCTACTTTACAATGGGGAGTTTTGTCGCAAAGTCATCCCATACATCAAAGAAGAGTATTTTGATGATGTTGCTACCAAAAAGATATTTGCATCTTTCTCTGAATATGTCAGTACATACAAAGAACCACCTTCAATTGAGGCTCTCAAGATTACGCTGGAGGCGCGTAAAGATCTCAACGAGGATTTGTTTAAAGCTGTTAATACAGCCGTCGACGAGTTGAAGATTGATGCAGCAACTAATCAAGATTGGCTTTTAGGCGAGACAGAGAAGTTCTGCCAAGACAAGGATCTGTTCAATTCAATTAGAAAAGCAATTTTGATTCTTGATGGGCAAGACAAAGAGTTTGACAAGGGTGCTATTCCTAAGCTGTTGTCTGATTCGCTTGGAATCAACTTTGATAGTCACATTGGGCATGATTATATTGAAGATGCAGACAGTCGTTATGATTTCTATCATCGCACAGAAGAGCGAATTCCTTTTGACATTGATCTGTTGAACCAAATCACTAAGGGTGGACTGCCCCGCAAATCCTTGACGTTGATTTTAGCGACCACAGGTGGTGGCAAAAGTTTGATGAAATGTCACATGGCTGCAGCTTCTCTTATGCATGCCAAGAACGTCCTCTACATAACAGCTGAGATGGCTGAGGAGAGAATTGCAGAACGCATTGATGCTAATCTATTAGACGTCACAATTGATCAGCTACGAGAAATGCCCAGAGAAATGTTCAATACAAGAATTGCCAAGGTTAAAAGCAGAACGCCCGGAAAACTTGTAGTCAAAGAATACCCTACAGGGTCTGCTCACGCAGGACACTTTAGACATCTTCTCAATGAGCTGAAACTAAAGAAGGGGTTTGTTCCTGATATTATCTTCATTGATTATCTCAACATCTGTGCATCTTCTCGTGTGAAGGGTGCAGCAGCCGCAAACTCATACACACTGGTCAAGTCAATCGCTGAGGAAATACGTGGTTTAGCAATGGAGTTTGATTGTCCTATTGTATCGTCAAGTCAGTACAACCGCGGAGCATACGATTCGAGCGACGTTGACCTCACAAACACGTCTGAATGTATCTACGTTAAAGAAACAGTTACCATGAGTGACGGAACGTCGAGATGCATATCTGACCTGAAACCAGGCGACAAAATTAAAAGCGAAGACAGTACAAAGCTAGTCACGATGGTCCACCATCCTAAGATGAAGGATTGTGTCAAGATTAAAATGAACAGCGGCAAGTCAATCACTGTCAGTAAGGATCACGTATTTCCATCTATGTCAAACGACGGTGTTGTGTCGCGACTATCTGTCAGTCAGGGACTAAATGTAGGTTACAGTCTTAATGTGGTAGAGGATTAACATATGAATGACAGCCAAATGGAAAAGATGCAGAACGATTGTTTTGTTAAAGCTCATCATATGATCGCCAATAACATGACCAAAGAGATGGACTTGTTTGACCTGACAGATCTGCTGATAAGCATGGAGATGGAGAAGGAGGAGAAGCAACAGGTTGAAGACAGTAAAATTGATTATAATGATACCATTGTAGAAATTGAGAATGTCGGCATGGTGGAAACGGTAGATATATCTGTAACAGGTAGTCAATTGTTCTACTGCAACAACATCTTGACAAAAAACAGCATGGGGATTGCTCACACTGCAGATTGTATCCTCGGCTTGATCTCTTCAGAAGAATTGGAGGCGATGGGCCAAATCATGATCAAGCAGTTAAAAAACAGATGGGGCGATCTTGGATTCTATAGACGGTTTGTTGTTGGAATAGACAGATCAAAAATGAAGCTGTATGACTTGGAAGAAGGTGCGCAGAGCGATGTTCAAAACGAGACAAGGAAAAAACAACAACCACGAGAGGATGAGGATAAGCCTACGTTCGATACCTCTAACTTCGGACAAGAGGAATCATTTAGAATGAAACCTTCTTGGAAGAAAACTAAGGCAGACGGATTCATATGATAAGATAGTTGCCTTTTGTGTAGAGGCGCGCTATGATTAGGTAACAGCTCAACGCGTTGAGTTATAAATACAAACACAGCCGAAAGGAAATGAAGATGATTGACTATGATGTACTGAAGAAGCAGATTGACGCGATCAAAGGAACCACGTTTGCTGGTCTGACTACAAAGACCTCTGTCAAGCTCAAGGGTGGCAAGAAGAACCTGCAGCAAGGTCGTGTTACCAAAACTACAGAGAAGGCAAACATCATGTTGTTTTCCAACTCGTCTGTTAATGGATATGAAGGCATGGTCAAGCGTCGTATGGTTGCAGAAGGCAAAGATCCAGAGACATTTGTACTCAAGCCAAGGCCATGGGGCAAGCGTATTGACAATAGCCCGTTCATTGAACACAACGGTAAGTATTACCTCGAGTGTTTTTTCATTAATGCAGGGACATCTTCATACTTCCTTGACGATGAGCCTATTGACAGGAAAGACGTTGAAGGTTTGGACGATCCGAAAGAGAAGACCGAAACACAAGTGGAATCTCAGGGTGGAATTGACGACAAGGTTATACTGAGAACATTTGCTCTCGAGTCTATCCTTTCTATTAAAATCAAGAGTGAGGAGTACACAGCGTAATGGATACAGATGAGAACCTTGTTGGGTTATATTTGAAAATTGTTGAGACAAAGAAAGATCTCCCTGTCTACAACGATTTTCTTGCACTTGATGTTTCGAGAAGTACTATCAGACACCACTTTGGTGGCATCGAAAATCTACACGCACAGATGAGAGAAACACACGAAGAGGAGCTCAAGGTGCACTTCTCTACAGTGGAAAGCATTTTTGATCCTAATCGATCAATTGACGTATCAACCACCAAGTTTGTGATTACGACAGCAGTTGCTGACTCACCTGCCGATAAAAATTTCCTTGCTGCTTTAAAGCTATATTGCGATACGAACAGTGCACAGCTCGTAATCATGCCTTGCGAAAGTGTTACCAACAGTTTCGAGAAAAAGACTGCAACATTTGATCCAATCTTCAACGAAGCACACTTTAGAGTTGTCAATAGCGATGTTCAGCTCAACAGCAATTTTTCTTTGTGTAGCATTCAGGTATCTGCAAAACAGATCAAATCAATCACAGGCCTTTCACGTCTTGGAAATCGTGAAGGTTCGTATGTGTTCGCAAGCCCAAAACAGTTCCTTGAGTATGTTCCATCAGGTAACAACCGTGGTAAGAACTATGCTATCATGACGCCCGGTGCGTGTACAAAATCATCATACTATACAGACACGTTTGTATCAAAGCGTCTTTCATATATTGCAGAATCAGACCACACAATCGGTGCAATCATTGTTGATATTGAAAACGAAACCAAGTTTGATTTTAGACAGATTCAAGCTGCATCAGACGGATCCTTTATTGATGTGGGGACACAATACAACTCTGATGGTACTATGTTGCAAGTTCCTGTCAACGTCATTCTTGGCGATCTACACTCGACGTTTATTGATAAGGAGGCTCTTGATTATTTCATAGAAAAATTCAAGAGCCTGAAGGTTGATTGCATTTTTCTCCATGATGTCTTTGACGCATATTCAATAAATCATCACGTTAAAGACATTGCCGAGAAGGCTGCTAGATCAAATAAAGGGGCAGATTCACTAGAAGAAGAGGTGCTTTTGACATTTGACACAGTCAAGTACGTTGCGGACAAATTAAATCCAACGACCGTGAACATCGTCAAATCAAACCACGATGAGTTTCTCGATCGTTATCTTGCAGCAGGCACGTATGTTGAGGATCCTAAGAACCATCTATTCAGCTTGAGAATAGCACCGACGCTTTTTGACGAGGGTGAAGATGTGCTAAAGGCTGCTATGAATCTCGTTGAGACTGTTCCTAACAACTGGAGATTTCTTTCACGTGAAGATTCTCTGAGGATTGGCGGTGTCGAATGCGCCGCGCACGGTGATCTTGGCATGAACGGAGCCAAGTGTTCTCTGAACTCGTTGGAGAAGATTTACGGTGATAGTGTCACGGGACATACACACTCTGCAGCAATACAAAGATCAATCTTTAGAGTCGGAACCCTTTCTGATCTTAACATGAGATACAACAGAGGTCCGTCTTCATGGACCCAGACTTGTTGTTTACTATACAACAACGGTCAGAAACAACTGATCAATTTCATACGCTAAAAACAAGGGAGCTGTAATGGCTCCTTCACATGCAAAAGTGGGTGAAGTATCATGTTCAACAAAACGATCAGAAAAATCCATCTGATCTTAAACCGACTCCAGCTTATTATTATTATACATCTGATGGAGAGATACGACACCTCGAGCAGGGCATTAGACAGCGACACAAATCCTGACTCTGTTTGGCAAGGTGTGCAGAGTTCAGAAGACGTTTCTATTAAACAAGCACACAGAATATTTAAAAGACGCTTAGGCAAATAGGAAAGAGTCACCCCTGTAGGGTATGGCTGATGTTCCTATAAAGCCTAGGCTTTTTCCGTTTCTCTGGAATAAATATCGCCATACACGTGCAAAAGGGAAACGACGATGTTCAAAACGATACGCGATTACTTTACATACTTACGAGTGGTTCAAGATCTGTCACAAATGACAGACAACCAGTTGAAGGACATAGGAATCACACGAGGCGATATAAGAAATGTAGCAATGTCGTGTCCGCCTTTATCTGGTCAAGAATCGCGATGAAGTACATAAAAAACTTCTTTGTATCATACGTTAAAGCAAGAGAACGGAGTGTTGCGCGTCAGCTGTTAACACATTATAACCACCTTCTGGATGATGAAGTCAGAAGAAACATTCAAGAACAGCTTAGGGATAAATAGTCGCGTCCGAATGGCCACTGTATTCTTGGAGAGTGAACATGAACTACGAATCGGGACTTGATGTTGCCTTGAACCTTCTACGTTCAGAGGGACGTTACAGGACGTTTGTTGATATTGAGCGCAAAAGGGGTGCATATCCTACCGCTACGTGGTACGATATAGATGGAGAACGTCGAGACATTGTTGTGTGGTGTGGCAACGATTATCTCGGCATGGGTCAACATCCTGTAGTTTTAGAGGCAATGGCTGTTGCACTTGAGGCAACAGGAGCGGGTTCAGGCGGCACGAGAAACATATCAGGAACCACAGTATACCACGGCAGACTTGAAGCGGAACTGTCTGATTTGCATCAGACAGAGGCTGCTCTTGTATTCACCTCAGCATACAATGCCAACGATGCTACATTGTCAACGTTGCCCAAGCTCTTTCCAGGCCTCATCATATATTCCGATGCGCTGAATCACGCTTCGATGATTGAGGGCATGAGACGTAATGGTGGCGCAAAGCGTATCTTTAGGCACAACGATGTTGACCATCTACGTGATCTACTTGCTGCTGACGATCCATCTGCTCCAAAGTTAATTGCATTCGAATCTATATACTCGATGGATGGTGATTTTGCACCGATAGAAAGAATATGTGATCTTGCGGATGAATTTAACGCTCTTACGTACATTGACGAGGTACATGCTGTCGGCATGTACGGGCCACGTGGAGCAGGCGTATGTGAGCGTGACGGTCTGATGGGTAGAATTGATATTATCAACGGTACATTGGCCAAAGCCTACGGCGTGGCAGGTGGCTACATCGCTGGATCAGCCAAGATGTGCGACGCAATACGATCTTATGCGCCAGGATTTATATTTACGTCCTCTATGCCTCCTGCCGTTGCTGCTGGGGCAGCAGCATCAGTACGTTATTTGAAAACCGCGCAACATATGCGCGACACGCACCTACTTCGTGTCAACATGTTGAAAGGACACTTTAAAAGGATTGGACTACCTTTGATTGATAACGGCAGTCACATTGTTCCTGTACATGTAGGCAACCCCATCCACTGTAAGGCATTGTCTGACATGTTACTAGAACAACATGGAATTTATGTGCAGCCTATCAACTTTCCTACGGTCCCACGTGGAACTGAGAGACTTCGGTTCACGCCTTCTCCTGTTCACAGCATTGGCCAAATAGACCATTTGGTTCAGGCGATGGACGAACTTTGGCATAGGTGCACACTCGGCCGCTCTTAGAAGCTATCGTTGTTATTGGAGCCTTTTCGTATGCTCATATATGCTTCTTTGCCATAGAACGCAGCCACAATACCTGCCACAGATATAAAATACAAGTCGGCCATCGATGCTAAAATAGAAGCGTCGAAACTCGTCACAGTCAAACCTATCACAAGCAGCGGATAGGTAACCATCCCGCCAATAGCAACCCACGCCATCTTCCGCTGAGCATCCTCCTTTTTGTCTGCATTTTCGATTGATGTGAGCTTTTCCATGTTTTTTATTTCTTCGCTATCAATGTTTCCATCACCGTTTGCATCGTGTTCAGAGTTTGTACCTGTGCGCTTCGACATGTTAATACTTCCTATTAAAATTGCCATAACAAAAGATCATCCATAACTTATTTATACTAACAATCTATTACACACGAGTCTAATTTTATATAAATACCTTCAGAACCCATTATTTACTCGAGGATTTGCTGTGACAAAAGAACCTGTCGATGTTATTAACAAGGCTGTAGAGAAGATCGACGACGTCGACAAGGCCGTAAAGAAGAGAAAAACAGACAATTCAAAATTTGTAGAATTGGACCCAACCACAGCTGATGGCGGCGATCCTATTACAGAAGTGTCAATTCTTGACGAGAGAGCCCCACTGTCTATCCAACAGCGACGTGCACGTGGAAGGACGATGAGACGGTATAAAGGGCGCATTGCAATGGCACGTAAACGCGCTGCAAAGCGTAAGGCTTCACCTGAAAAGTTAAAGACACGTGCACGTAAAAAAGCAAGAGAGATTATTAAGAATAGACTTGCAGCGGGAAAGAAATACTCAGAGATGTCCTCGTCCGAAAAAATACAACTCGATAAGAGACTTCTTAGAATATCACCCACAGCAATTAATCGGATTGCCACAAGGCAGTTGCCAACCGTTCGAAAAGCGGAAATGGAGAGACTGGCAAGGGTCCGCAGTACCGACGCATCGCCAACCACAAAAGAGAGCATTGATACGCAGTTTGACAATTTCATAAACGAAATGCGTGAGTGTCCCCCAAAGGTACATCACCGTGCATTCACTAAAGAGGGTCGGGTCAAATTTGACAGAAGATTTAAAATGTACCGTAGCAAAGAAGATAAATTGGACGAACTGTTTGCTCAAAATTTTATTGAAGATGCTGCAGATCTGATGAACATCACAGAGAGCAAGTTGCAAAAAGACAAAGACGATCCTTGCTGGGATGGCCATGTTCAGCTTGGCACTAAAATGAAAAACGGCAAGGAGGTCCCCAACTGCGTCCCGACCGAATCTACTGATCCATATGACCGCGAACAAGGAACTGATAGCCTTGTCAGAATATATAAGGGCGATACACCAGGTCAAAACGAAAACTATTACCAAACAGATCTCGGCTCAGATTTCACAAACCTTACAAGAGGCGATCGTGTAAGGTTTACACAACATACAATGGACGTAGTGACAGATGGTGAAAAACAGGGAACAGTTGTTGGAAGTACTGTAGAACACCTACGCGTACGCGATTCGGAAGGATTTCTATACCTTGTGCGTCACCGCGACGCACAATTAATTGAGGATTTGAATTCCATTTTTGAATCGCGTTTTAATGAGAATGTGGTAGAATACACCCTAATGGAAGACGATGAAGTATGTGGTGTATTTACTCAGAGCCAGATGGCCTCTTTCGAAAAGGTTGTCGACAAACTTTTTGCAAAATTTGGGATAAACTTTGACTTTACACGACACTTCCGCGACCGGATGTCTGATATAAGAAACAACCCCTGTATCAACGTCAAAGAGCTCGCACTGATGATTAACAAAATTTACAAAAAGAAGGTTGCAGGGGTTGACCTGTTGTCTAAACATGTGAATACTGAAGTGGTAATTAAAGACATGCAGACGGATCTTAATATGCCAATAGCAATTGAATATGATAGGTCGAGAGATGAATTGCGTGTAGTTTCAAAAACAATCATGCGCAAAAAGAACTTCCGTACACCAAATCCTGAGGTCAAAGTGTGATACGTTTCAAACAATATCTTTCTGAGAGCGCTCAAGCAGCTTCTACATTTAAAGATGCGCGAAGTATTGTATCTTATATCAAGAGCGAAAGGACCAAACAAAATTATATTGACGCTCTGGCAGCTCTTGAAATGGCAGCAGAGCAAAAAGAGATATACAACGCAAGGTTCTCTGATCACAAATCGGCCATAACACGTGGAATAGAATATGCGTACAGGACGTTGTTCGACGAAATAAAGGCTGATGTAATCAGATCAGGCCAAGAAACACATGACCTTTGGAGCATGACATCTGCAGGCGACATCAAGAGAATAACGAAGATATTTAATAGCATGTCCCCAAAGATTTCTACAGCAGTTGCGTTCACAGATGCTGTTTCAGGAATACACGATGGTTTCAAGATCTTAAAGGGCTACGTCAAATCGGGGAAGCCACCTGCTCAGCCGAAACCAGGACAGTTCTACAAGCCTATAGCTTCTGTAGACGCAACAAAATTAGCGTTGAAGTTTATGAGAGAAGCCTCAGGCTCGTTTTCAAAAGAGTTGAAAGTAAGTGTCACTAATCAAATGATGGGCGCGTATGAAAAAATTCTTACCATTACCGATCCAAAAAACTTGCCAAAAGATCCTAACACTCAACAAGTTGCTAATACAATCTTTATTGTAAGAGGTACTCGTAGAGATGCTACACTAGAGCTAATAGACGGGCACAAGGCAAGAGTAACAAAATTAATTGATGATAGTGTTGCAATGGTCGTTGATAGATTCGTTGCTAAAAACTCTTCGAAGCTTGCGCTCATACTTCAGAAAAAAGACACGCCAAAGACACACAAAATTATAAAGACAAATATAAACAACGGCATGGTAGAAAATACTATGGTGTTTGAATTTAATGACGGCAGCAGTTTTGTCATTACGAGCAGTGTGTTGTTCAAGCGGAGTACAAACGGAAAGCTCTTTTTTCAATATCCAACACGTTTCCGAGACGTGAAGATGGCTGATGGATCAGCAATGAAAGGCCCATCTGAAGAAAAAATGATTAAAGAATTTTAGAAATACATAAAAAGGACAATCCTGATGATTAGATATAAGGCATACACACAAAGAACAGTTACAGATCCAACGTCCCAGTGGAAAAATACAGCTCCTGTGAAATATGCCAGACATCTCAGTATGTTTTTTGGACAACCTGAAGAATTGACCGAAAAAAGAGCTGTGTGGTACAACAAAGACGGTTTCATAAGAATAGAAGTGTTGGACGAGTTTGTTCTACACGCCTCACCAACCCCACACCACGATTATGTGTATTGCTATGTCAATTTAAAAATTCCACACGAAATGGCTGATGACCTAGCAATGAGCAGTGAAAGCATTCTTATCGACAATCTCAAGAGTGAGCTTGGTGCACGGTGTTCAAGTCTGAGCGCAAATGCAACAACAATACAATACGTAATGGATGTCGTCGAAAAAAGAGTCGTTCCATCCAAAGCAGAGTATGAAAAAAGAATTAAGTCTATGAGTAAAATGTTCGTGGATGGTGTAAAGTTCGAACTTGATTGGTGGCCCGATAAATCAGGCGACACTGATCCTGATAACCCATATTATAAATAACCACAAACAACATTTAAAAAGAGGACTACAATGAAAAGTTTCAAGGAATTCAACGTTACAGAGGGTCACGATCGTTACCCTGGCGATGACATGACGCAAAAAGAACTTCGGATTGCTATTAACTCTGCAAGCAACATACTTGAAATGATCGACAACGGTGCCACAATCATGCGGTGGCAGATCAGCGCAATTGTAAAGGCATCAGACGAACTCGCATCTGTTTACACATCAATGAGTGCTGACATGGGTGATTATGACATGGGTGACGACTCTGACGAGATGGAATATGAGTACTCCACCATGTATGGCGAAGGGTACGAGGAAGATGACATTGCGCTCGGTGGAACTATAATATACAAGCAAAACGGAATGTACAACCTTGCAAAGGCGACGAGGAAAGGTCGTGGCGTGGTTCACACGTCAACAAAAGATACAGTGCCCCTACATAACATTGTATCAACAGACCTGTCAGATTGGAATTCCTTTAAGAACAAGCCGATCAAAGAATCTACAAACGAGGCAAATAGCCCATACAGAAAAGCTGCCACTGCTTTGTGGAATGCAGCACAACCTTTTAAAGGTAGAGACCGTGAGGATCTTATGATGCATCATAAGCTTCTGCGTAGTGTAGATCCTGCCGATCACAAATCTTCTTCTGAATTCCTAAGGAATCTTGACACAGCAATGGGGGATATTGTTAGCGACGCTGTTCATAGAAATAGCAGCAAAGCAAATTCCTTGAAATGGCACAAGGCTGCAAAAACGACGCGCATCAAGGACTGATGTGCAACAAATGAAGAAGTTCAGCGAATTTCAAAAAGAATGTAAATATGGCCTCTATTTAGAGGCCATATTTCTACACGAAAAAGGTACACTGGACGAGTTTGAAATTGTAGGGAGACTAAAAAGGTACTACAATTTTATCAAAGACTTTGCCCAATACGCAAAGGTGAGCATCAAGGACGTTGCTGAACTATTAAAAAACAAGAAGGTGTTTGATTTTTTCAGCAAGATTAAATTCTCTGTGGGCAATATATTCAAGAGGGTTCAATCAGGATTCAAACACTTTCAGGATCTTAAAAAAGCAATCGCAGATTATCTCGCATCAACGAAGGTAGTAAAGTGGACCGAAGAAAAACTCAAAGATCTTGACACATTTCTGTCTAAGCATCCTAAAACGAAAAGAATGGCAGGCATCGCAGTTGGCGCAATTCTACTATACATCTGGCTGAATATGAGTTTCACAGGCGACTTTGATTATGACTTCGATCAGTCAGCATTGCTAGATGCATTGTTAGGCAAGTTTACGTTAAGTTCTATTTTTGCAGGTCCTGAAGGTGTTAAGCTGATTTCGCTATTCGTAACAGGTACGTTGTTTAGTTTTCCGTGGCCTGGTCCACAAGCTGCACTGTTCGTAATTTCCTTGTTGTACGGCCTCGCAAAAACATACAAAGTAAGAGATGTTATGGCCAAACTACAAGTAGCGAGACGAAACGTAGTATAACAATCCTCGAAATGCGAACTAATATTTGTGATAAATAGTGGTAACGCATACACAATAACAGAGAAGGTTACACATGTCCTACAAGAATTTTAAGATTAGGCAGGAGCGGAAAAAGAGTTCTGTTATTGAAGCGGTTGAGCCTATTATTGAAGCGGTTGAGCCTATTATTGAAGCCAAAAAAAATAAAAAAACAAAGGGAGTAGAATAATATGGCTAGTTGGAGTAGAGTTGACGGTCTTGCACTTACAGGTACAGGTTCCATAACAGTAGACACAAACATCGTAACGGGTACAGGCACAGCATTCTTAACAGAAGTTGAGCTGAATAGCCTTATTACACTTGACACAAGCGTTTTCATGGTTAAAGCAATCAACAGCGACGTTGAAATAGAAGTTCTTCCTATTGCTGAAGTCGGCCTTGCGGCACAAGCTGTACTGCTTTCACAGGCACCAAAGTACTTGCCAGTGACACAGATTGACAATGTACTGTACGTTGAAGTGGATGAGATTAGTGCTCTCACGCGTGCCGATGGCATTAAGACACCTGGTTGGACGTTGTATGAGGAATATGGAGACGGACGCAAACGCGTTGAAACTCTAGTTGCGATGAAGTCGACCACGTAATACAACATGATCTTAAATGATGGAACCTTTCTAATATACGCAATGAACTGTTATGACAATCCTTCGTGTCATGACATAGCTGAGTTTGAAGAAGACCTGAAACGCTTTCAGTACCTTCGCAAGTTATTTAATCGCTACAAACAATTTGGCGAGTTGCGTGAAAGGCTTATCCTAAACCACTTGATCGTTTTGTATAACGTGTTTGGTCCAAAGACTACGGATATGTTGTTCATGAAACTCGAAGGATATCATGAACATTTAAACCCTTTTGTTGATTACTTGAACTACACCACACATCAAGTAGTATACAACGGCAAAGTAATAGACATAGAGAAGATTGAAAACAATCTTCTAATTGAAAACACGTTGCGGAGAATATAAAAATGGACATTAAGAGACAGATAGAAAACGCCCTTGACAAAAAACTGAACGACCAAATCTTTCAATTTCAAAAACAGATCACAAGATTTGGTCGTTCAAAATTCGTCCTAGATTGTAATATCTGATGGTTGATCTTTTCCTTGTATATTCATTTATTCGTAGACTGTCCACACCTTTTGATGAGTGGACAGCATATGACCTTGGCATAATAGACGCTGATGGCAAAGTATTAATCAAACGAAAAGATCTCAGGCGACAAGAAGAGCGCAACGCTTTTGGCGTGTTTGATCTTATGGTTTTAAACTTGAAAAAGCTCCTGGAAAAGGTTCCAGGAGGTAAGACACGTCTTGCATCTTACGCTGCAGCTTTGTTTCTACTTCGCGAATGGAACCACTTCACAAAAAATTCGCTCCTAAACGAATCTGTATCAGACGCACAACTGCTAAAGTCCTTAGACTTCTTCATTCTAGAGCATAACTCTATTATCCACATGCTCGACAACGATGACAACAGCATAAATGAGGATCTGAACACTTTTTTTGAGCAAAGATTCAAAGAAGAGGGAATGACTGCAGGATCAGGTGCGATCGCAGGAATAGGTGTGGGTGCTCAAGGGGAACCAGGATTAACAAAGGCACAACAAACACACTACAAGAGCGGAAACAAAAAAAAGAAAAATCTTAGAGACATTATAGGTATCACATGATAACATTGCAACAATTCAAAAAAACCATTCCAACCAACAAAGAACCAGAGTTGTGGTTCCCTATAGTGGTTGATTTTTTTAATAGGTACGATATTAACACTCCTAACAGGATTGCCGGATTCATGGCACAATGTGGTCACGAATCATGTGATTTTACAGCACTTGAAGAAAATCTTAATTATTCAACAGGTGCTCTCAACCGTGTGTTTGGTAGATACTTTGGGGCGGGCAAGCGGAATGCTTCTGAATATGCACGCAACCCTGAAAAAATTGCAAACTATGTTTACATGGACGAATTTAGAACTACAAGAGGAGCTCTTGGAAACACACGGCCAGGCGATGGATGGAGATTTCGTGGTGGTGGGATCAAACAACTGACAGGCAGAAGTAACTATTCTGTTTTTGCTAAAGATGTAGGAATGTCTCCTGAAGAGGCTGCTGATTACGTTAGAACAAAACAAGGCGCTCTTGAATCGGCGTGTTGGTTCTGGAAGAAAAACAACATTGCACGGTTTGCTGATAGAGATGATATTGATGGAATGAGCAAAGCGATTAATGGCGGATCGATAGGTATTGATGATCGTCGTAAGCGTTATGCACGTGCTAAATTGACCATGGAATCCAATTCACAACCGTCTACAACGACAAGTGATTCCACAACGATTTCCAAAGGATCAAAGGGAGATCTTGTAAGGAGTATTCAGGCAGCCTTGAAAATTGGTGCTGATGGGGATTTCGGACCACAGACAGTACGTGCTGTTGAGTCCTGGCAACGTATAAATAGATACACATCAAATGGTATTTTGAACCAAAAACAAATCAATCAAATATTAGGGAGAACATAATAATGTCAATCAAACAGATAATCAAAGAAGCGATGGATAGAAATCCCCTTGCTCTTAAAGAAGCACTGGAAGCAGAACTGAACGCACGTGTCGCTGTCGTCATTGAAGCAAAAATGCAGAAAATGGAAGACGATCATGATGACGATGATGACGATGATGATGATGATGATGATGATGACGACGATGATGATGACGATGATGATGATGACGATGATGACGACGATGACAGTATGGACGAAGCTGTTAAGGTAATGAAGGATCTGGGCGGAAATACCAAAGCTGTTTTTGACACCGATGGCAGCATGACTCTTTTCAGTAAAGATTCGTCCGGAAAGGACATGGTAATTCTCGAGCCGAAGCAAGTGGAAATGGTACATAGTCAGCTAATGAAAAAAGACAAATCCAAGAAGGTAATAAAGGATCTGGGCGGAAACACCAAGGCCGTTTTTGACACTGATGGCAGCATGACTCTTGTCAGCAAAGACTCGTCCGGAAAGGACATGGTAATTCTCGAGCCGAAGCAAGTGGAAATGATACATAGTCAGCTAATGAAATAGTCCATTAGTCTTGATGAATTTGAGATGGGCGATTCAGAAGTCCTAAACGCTGTTTGCTGCTAATGGTAACTAAAGAAAGAATAAAGTAAATGAAATTGTGGGTCTTCATAGGACTGCTAGTCGCTTTGATGAGTGGTGCTGTATATTTTTACTACAGCACCACTCAAACTCGTATTGCAGACCTGACTACTAACAATGCCACGTTAAAAACTAACATTCAGACAATCACAGATGCAAACATCCAAAACGTAAAGGTGGTTGATGAGCTGCAAAACTCATACAACACTGTTCAGGACAACTTTTCAGAATTGCAATCGCAATTTCAAATCGCAAGGTTGCAAAACAATGAACTGAAGCAGCGTCTTGGCAGACACGAATTAGGTACTTTGGCTGCAGCCAAACCTGTTCTTGTTGAGCGGACTATTAACAACGCATCGGCAAATGTACAGAGGTGTTTCGAACTGATGTCAGGTGCACCCATTAACAAAAAAGAGCGCGATGCTCAAACTGAGGGTCAGTTCAACTCAGAGTGTCCGTGGATGTGGGAGGAACTGGTCCAATGAGAAACTTTTTGCTTGTAATTGTGATGTTTCTAGTGGGTGCGTGCAGTGTTCCTGAACACGTTGAACAAGCCAGGCCGATTGAAGTTAGAACGGTGCAGATATCCAAGCCTGCACCGATCGTCCCTCTCGTCGATCAGCTTAGACTCAAACCAGTTACGTGGGTCGTCATAACACCTGAAAACGTCGACGCCAAGTTTGCTGAAATACTATCAGGTGAGTTGGTACTGTTTGCATTGACGTCAGAGGGATATGAGGCACTTGCGCTGAATCTGTCAGACCTTCAAACCCTAATAAGACAACAAAAAGAAATAATAATCGTGTATAAATCAAGCTACAAATGAAAAGATATAAATAGACTGTGCAGTTGCTGATTTGGCGTGTATAACATACCAATAGAGGGCCAATTCCAATGGACAACAAAGAAGAAGTAGGCGATTTGAAAACAGATATTGCTGTTTTGCGTGTAAATCTACAAAACATTGAGCGTTATTTCAGTTCCATAGAAAAGAACGTGTTAAAGGTTGAACGCGTGTCTGATCAAATTCTATTGGCCACATCGCGTCTCGATAAAATTCAAGAAGACCTGAAATCTGTAAGAGTTGATGCGGACTTGAGAAGACGTGAGTCTGAGAATTCTGTTCGCGAGATAAAGCAACAGATGACTTCTATGTCCTCATCCAACGAAAAAGCATTCACAGACAATATTAATTCTGTTCTCGATGAAGTCAAGATTCTCAAAAATGCTACAGCAATATCTTTTGAAAAGGTATACACAGCAATAGCAAAAAACAGAGACGAATTAGACGATGAGATTCGAACTCTTGAAAGCAGGGTGTCTAAGTTAGAGCAGTGGAAGTGGTGGGTGATGGGAGCCGGTGCTGTTCTAATCACGTTATCGACGCAGGTCTGGAGCTTGTTTGTCGGTTGACGTCAAGCGTTGTCCGTGTTATGGTGGGCAATATTTACAATGAAAGTGACACGCTATGGCAGATTTTGTCGACGTGCAATATGTCAGCCTTCTGGCAGGACAGTTGCAAAAATATGTGGTAAAACATCGGAACCCATTCAAGGCAAATTTCAGATGTGTGATATGTGGAGACTCGCAAAAATCTCAAACAAAAGCACGTGCATGGATCATCGAGAGTCCCAAGACAGGCGCATTTCAATATCACTGTTTCAATTGTGGTGCAAGTCAAGGATTCGGAAGTTTTCTCAAAGCGAACTTCCTTCCAATGTATGCAAACTACATTGCAGAAAAATACATCAGCAAAAGTAAGGACAAGCCTTCTACACACTCGATCGACGAGTGTGCAAAAACACCTAAACCCAAGTTCAATAGAAACCCCTTGTCCTCTATCAAAAAAGTCAGCCAACTGAAGTCTGATCATCCTGTCAAACTATACATTCAAAAGAGACAGATACCATCACATCAACATCACAGGCTGTATTACGCTCCCAAGTTTAAAACGTGGATCAACACAATTCTTCCAAACAAATTTGAACACGTTGACAAAGACGAGCCGAGATTGGTCATGCCTTTGTTTAGCAAGGAAGGAAAGGTGTTTGGCGTCTCTGCACGTAGTTTTGATCCAAAAAGCAATTTAAGATACATTACCATCATGTTTGAAGAAGTGCCAAAGATATTCGGTCTTGATAAGGTGAACTTCAACAAGAATTACTTCATAACTGAAGGAGCTCTTGACTCCATGTTTCTGACAAACGCTCTTGCTATGGTAGGTGCAGATACAAACGTGTATGGGCTGGAACAAATAGAGAATGCAACTTTTGTCCACGATGCTGAGCCAAGGAACCTTCAAATTTGTAACAGAATGGAAAAGCTTTTGACGATGGGTCACAAGGTCTGTATATGGCCATCTTCTGTTCCCGCTAAAGACATTAACGATATGCATCTAAATGGTATGCAGGACATTGAAGGTGTGATCAAATCAAACACGTACAGCGGTCTTGAGGGACAGTTGAGATTTCGCACGTGGAAGAAGTGTTGACATCCTGATGAAAAGGGCGCATGCTTTCTTTAGAGACGTACACAAAGGTAGATCCGATGAAACTTGCAACTTTTACGATTCCACTTTTCTCCAAAGTACAAATTGAAAAGCGTCTTCAGAAGCTGGTTAAAAAAGCTTTGAAGTACGGGAACGAGGATATTGTATATTCGTTCGGCAGCGTGACAACAGAAACCGTTAACACAGAAAACGGGCCGCGCGAATGTGAATATGTTGAGATTACTGTTTCAGGTGAGGCCCCACAAATAGGCGGCTATAATCTTCTTGCACGGATTGAGCTGCTTGAAGGTGGTGAGAATCTCGTCCATTGTGTTCCAGGCGTTGATGTTTCCTTAGATACGTCCTTTCGCACACATAACGGTCACTGTGACCACTGCAACACAGATCGTCGTCGTAACGATGTATATGTTCTTACAGACGGGACACAGCAGATTGCTGTTGGTCGGACATGTCTGCGTGACTTTCTCGGAATTGATGATCCTAAGTCGATCGTTGAACGTGCTCAGTTCTTTGAGGAAATCCAAAACATCAGAGACGAAGATTTCTCTAATTTGTTTGGTAGTTTTGGCTATGTCGATCTTCGTAGCGTCCTGGTGATCGCAGCAGGATTGATCCGCACTGTAGGATATGTTTCAAATGCCAAGCAGGCCGAGACGGGTGATGTGGCTACAGGTGAAAGTGTGTTGTTTGTGATGGATGGTGTACCAGGATTCGATGTAGAGACCACTAACGAGGATACAACATGGACCAACAAAGCCATTGAGCTTTTTCGGTCAACAGACTCATTTGGCAATGATTATATGGACAATCTTCGCGTGTTGTTTAAGCAAGATTTTATAAAGCGCGGTCACGTAGCGCTGGTTTCAAGTGGCGTTCTGGCTGCTCAAAGGCGCCTAGCACCAAAAGACAAGACACATGATGTGACAAGCGACTTTGTGGGCGTTGTTAAAGAGCGAATCAGAGGGATGGAATTGGTTTTGGAAAAAATCATCTTTCTCGGTTCAGGAGCCTATGGTCCAACTTATCTTCACACAATGAAGGACATTCAAGGCAATGTATTCACATGGGTTACGGGGAACAAAATGGAAGCGGATGGGGGATCGGTGGTCAAACTTGACGCCTCAATCAAAGAACATAAAGTATACAACGGTGCGAAGCAAACAGTGCTGACACGTGCAAAACTAGTTTAATCAAACAGCTTGTATGAAGAATGGGGCCTTCGTGGGCCCCTTTAACCAATTGTAGAGGGACATTATGAGCATAAAGGCAATATTAGCATGTGATGCACATTGGGGCATTGGTAAGAACAACACCTTGCCTTGGCCAAAAAACAGCGAAGATTTAGAGTGGTTCAAGCAATGTACTGTCAACGGTACGGTTGTAATGGGTAGGAAAACATGGGATAGTCTTCCTTTCAAGCCCCTCCGTAAACGCCACAACATCGTTATATCTAACACAATGAAGGCCTCACGCGACGTTGAAGTCATCACATCAGAGAACCTTGTAGGAAAGCTGAAATCGATCGAAGATCAAAACGTGTGGATCATCGGAGGTGCGAGTCTTCTCACAAGTTGCATCGACATTGTGGACGAGCTGTGGCTAAATAACGTTGGAGGAGATTACAAGTGTGACGTCTTTCTTCCAAAGAAAGCAATAACAGCAGGGTTTGAAGCTTCAACCACAGATATCAGGTCTTTCGGAATCATCACCAAATGGAAAAGGAAAAGTGCTGTATGAGGCAATATCATGACTTGTTGGAAGACATTTTAGAGCGTGGGGAAGATGTAAAAAACCGTACAGGAATAGATACACGGTCATTGTTTGGCTGTCAAATGAGATTTAACCTTTCTGAAGGGTTTCCTGCTATTACTACAAAAAGGCTTGCGTGGCGATCTGTAGTAGGTGAGCTACTTTGGATGCTTGAAGGTAGTACTGATGAAAGGAGACTTGCAGAGCTGACCTATGGGAAACCAAGAACAGATCTTATTGGAAAAACTACAATATGGACATCAAATGCAGATAACCAAGGTGTTCAACTAGCATACACTAACAATGACACCACAAAAGAACTGGGACCAATTTATGGATCTAGCTGGAGAGACTTTGGTGGCTTCTTCGATTTGGAGCCTGGGACCGATCAGATAGAATATATCATCGAACAAATCAAAACGGCACCTAACTCTAGAAGAATCTTACTGTCTGCATGGAATCCAACATTGCTATCTGAGATGGCTTTACCACCATGTCACTTCGCAGTCCAATTTCGCGTGTATGGTGACAAGCTAAGCTGCATGATGACACAAAGATCTGGGGATTTCTTCTTGGGAGTTCCTTTCAACATCGCATCGTATTCTCTACTGACTCATATTATTGCTCGTGAATGTAGCTTGGAAGTTGGAGATTTTATACATTCTATTGGCGATGCACACGTATATAATGACCACTTCGATCAAGTTAGCGAGCAACTGAGTAGAAAAGAATATCCGCTGCCTACGCTAATGATTGACGAATCCTTTGATCTGATGGATAGGCTCAAGAACGGCTTCCGGTTGAACGACGTTGACCTGTTTACTTTGGATGGATACCAATACCACCCAACTATAAAAGCACCGATGGCAACGTAAATATATTTATTTTTTTGTTTAAACACAAGCTAGTTTAAACACGTTCAATTATAAATACCGCACTGTGTCGCAAAAACATTTGTGACACAACGGACATCATATCATTTGTGACAGTGGACACCTAGCGTTCAGTTACATCAACAACAACAAGGAAAGACAAGATGCAGGTAAGAAAAAGAAACGGAACGCTAGAAGAATTCGGTTCCGTTAAAATAGAGAACGCTGTGTCAAAAGCGATGAAATCTATTGGGATAAAGAGTAAGTCTATTCCTGTGGAAGTCGCAACAGACGTCACAGATAAAATAATGAAAGAGTATGATGGATTGAGTGTCGAGGTTGATGTTGTTCACCTTGCTGTTGAAAATGTGTTGATGGATATGGGGCTGCATGACCTTGCACGTGAATATATTCTTTATCGTCACAAAAATATGCCTGACATCTTTCGGAAGCGTACAAATCTAAAACCTTACGAATATCCACAACTTATAGAATATGTTGATGCAATTCGCCACAGCTATTGGACCCACACAGAATTTAATTTCACGTCTGATATCCAAGACATGAAAGTTAAGATGACACCATCTGAGGTAGAAATTGTGAAAAGATCTATGCTTGCTATTTCGCAGATTGAGGTACAGGTGAAAACTTTTTGGGCTAAGATTGGTGACAAGATGCCAAAGCCGGAAGTTCAAGCTGTTGGCATAACTTTTGGCGAATCAGAAGTTCGACATGCAGATGCGTATTCGAATTTAATTGAAATAATGGGGCTGAACGAAGAATTTGAAAAAATTGTTGAAGTTCCTGCCATCAGAAAACGCATTGCATATCTTGAACAATCAATACAAGCGCCAATAGACGATAAAGATTATTTTTATAAAATAATTCTATTTTCAATGTTTGTGGAAAACGTATCTTTGTTTTCCCAGTTCCTAATTATCATGGCTTTCAACAAACACAAGAACATCTTGAAGGGTATTTCCAACGCCGTAGAAGCAACGTCGAAAGAAGAAGATGTCCACGCACGATTTGGGTTTGAAATTGTAAACATCATCAAGGCCGAAAACCCAGAATGGTGGACCAAGGACACGACGACAGAAATTAACCGACTTGCACGTGACGCATTCAAGGCAGAATCTGCAATTGTTGATTGGATATACGGCGACGTAGATCTTGATTTCATGCCAAAAGACACTGTAAAAGAGTTTCTCAAGTACAGGTTCAACCAGTCTTTGGTTGCAATTGACATGAAGCCATTGTATGATGTAGACGAAGAGAAGGTACGAACAACAGACTGGTTCGTAGAAGAAATTCTTAGCACAAAAAATTCCGACTTTTTTGTTAAAAAATCCACTAGTTATAACAAAAAATCTAAATCTTTTTCAGAAGATGACCTGTTCTAGATCCCAAAAGATGTTGGCGAAATTCAGATCTCGCCAACATCTTTCTACACCCATCATCAACACACACCCCAACATTTAAACCAAAGAGGATCCTATGGATAGACGAGAACCATTTTATTGGCTAAACGAAGACTCGCGCAAATTCTTGTCACGAGGATATTTGAGCGAATCGGAAACACCTGAAAGTCGCATTCGCGACATTGCAAACACTGCAGAAAAATACCTTAACGAACCAGGATTTGCAGATAAATTCTACGAATATATGAGTCGTGGATATTATTCATTGGCTTCGCCTGTGTGGGCTAACTACGGCAAAGCGCGTGGTTTACCTGTTTCGTGCTTTGGATCATACATTGACGATCACATGGAATCGATTATGTACGGTGTTGCTGAAAACGGCATGCTAATGAAAAACGGTGGCGGGTGCTCTGGTTACTTCGGTGCAGTACGTCCACGTGGTTCCCATATTAAGGATTCAGGCGAGTCCTCAGGATCTGTTCACTTTATGCAGCTATATGATACACTGTCGTCTGTAATATCGCAAGGGTCTGTTCGCAGAGGGTTCTTCACAGCATATCAAGACATCGATCACAAAGATGCGGACGAGTTCCTTGATATCGGTTCAGAAGGCAATCCGATTCAAGGTCTGACAACAGGAATTGTTGTATCGGACGATTTTATTCGTCAGGTCAAGGCAGGTGATGCAGAGAAGCGTCGTCTTTGGGCTAAGGTTCTTCAACGTAGATCAGAGATGGGATATCCATACATCCTATTTGGCGATAATGTAAACAATAACAAGCCACAGGTTTATAAAGACAAGGATATGCGTGTTCATGCTAGTAACATGTGCCTTCGTGGGGACAGTGTTATTACAATACAACTTCCTTCCAACACGCTTCCTGAAGTCGTTGAAATTGAAACATTCTGTAAGTTGTGGGCTATTGGCGGTATCCCATCTGATACAAAGGTTAAAACAGAACATGGTTTTCAAGTGGTGACTGCTGCTGCTCAAACAGGGTCCACTAAAGATATGATTCGAATCACAGACGATGTTACAGGAAAAGTTGTTGAGTGTACGCCCAACCACAAGCTATTCACTCAAAATAGAGGTTGGGTCGAGGCTCAAGATCTTACAGAAGAAGATCAATTGCTGATTGATGGTTCGTCGAGCAAAACAATCAAAACAGAAAGAATTACGTACGAAGAAGAAATCCCTGTGTACGACATCACAGTGCCAGAAACGCAATCATTTTTTGCTAATGATGTATTAGTACACAACTGTGCAGAAATTTCCCTACCATCTTCTGTCGATGAGACGTTTACGTGTGTGCTTTCCTCAATTAACGTACTCTTTTGGGACGAACTCGCTCAAACAGATGCAATTGAAGTGATGACTAAATTTCTTGATACGGTATGCGAAGAATTTATCATCAAGACAGAGGGCCAAGAGTATCTCAAACGTGCACGAAACTTTGCAATTAATCACCGTGCATTGGGCGTAGGCATTCTTGGTTGGCACTCGTATCTTCAATCAAACATGATTCCTTTTGAATCGAAGGCAGCCTCCAAAAAGAATCTTGAGATTGCTAAGACGCTTCAGGAAAGATCGCATGCAGCCTCACGCGAGCTCGCTGTGTCGCTGGGCGAGCCTCCACTGCTTGAAGGCTATGGAATGCGTAACGCAACTACCATGGCAATTGCGCCGACGCGGTCTAGTTCGTTTATTTTAGGACAAGTCAGCCAGTCCATTGAACCTGAATTCTCCAACTGTTACGTCAAAGATCTTGCTAAGATTAAAGTAACAATCAAAAACCCCTACCTTGACAAACTACTTAGTGAAAAAGACAAAAATACGTATGATGTGTGGGAGTCGATTAAGACAAACGACGGATCAGTACAACACCTTACGTTTTTGACTGATGAAGAGAAGGAAGTGTTCAAGACGTTCTCGGAGATAAATGCATATGCAGTAATTGATCACGCTGCAATCAGACAACAATACATCGACCAAGGACAGAGCTTGAATCTTATGCTAGATCCTGACATGTCTGTAAAGGAAATCAACGCACTGTATCTGTATGCACACGAGATGGGTGTAAAGAGTCTGTATTACAGCTTCTCAATGTCTGCTGCACAAGCGTTGACACGTAAGCGTGTACAATCGATGGACTGTGCTGCTTGCGAAGCCTAAAGCGACGGCGAATAAAAATTAAAAACGGGCTTCACAGCCCGTTTTTTGTTGACACGAGATTGTCTGTTCTGTACAATAATAAATATCAACAAAGGAAGAATGTAATATGCTTATTGGACTTGTTACAACTGCCGCCAAGATTGTCAATGTGCTTGTTGTTGCAAGCATGGTTGGGATCGGTGTTCACTCTTACAACGACGTCAAAATCTCCAATTTACTGAGACAAATATCTGATGAACAAGCATTGTGTCTTCAACAGAATGTGTATTTTGAAGCGCGCAACCAGAGTAGTCTCGGGCAACGTGCTGTTGCATGGGTTACTCTGAACCGTGTCAAACACACAAGATATCCTGATACCATTTGTGATGTTGTGTGGCAAACAAAACAGTTCAGCTGGACACATGACGGCAAACCAGATCGGCCATCAACGGGTGTAGTTGAACAGCGCGCATGGGAAAAGGCAAAAACAGTTGCCAACAAGGCACTGATTCGTTGGCTCCAAGACGAAGAGGGTCCTGTCGAAAGTGCAACAATGTTCCACGCTGACTACGTGACGCCCTTTTGGACAAGCAGCTACGATCGTGTAGCCCAGATCGACGCACACATTTTTTATAGTTCCGACCGTTGATTGACCACTCACTACATAATGTGATATACTGGAGCTCTATGACACCATGAGAATAACGATAGACGACATCACATACGAATCTGTATACTATCCATATTACCGCCTAGAAAAGAATGACGATTTCTCTGTTTATGGGATCAGATATCCGTCAGGGTTTAATGAGACAGTGTTGGTGTTTGGTGTGGACGAACCCTTGAAAGAACTCCACGTATATTCTGAATTTCTCATAAGGGAATATGCTTTGGAAGATGATGATGCTTTGACACCGCGTGCAATGAGATTAAAGCAAGATGTAAAAGACTTGTTTGTAGTCGTGGTGCCATGATTGAATTTAGAATTCTTGTCTGTGGTGGTAGATACTATGGTGACAGATATAAGGTTTGTAGTGTGTTGGACAGTGCAACAAAAGCTGTTGGTGACGTAATTATTATACACGGCGCTGCGACAGGAGCAGACACACTTGCAGCAGAATGGGCCAAAGATCGTGGTTTTGAGGCCGAGGCCTACCCTGCTGATTGGGCCAAATACAAAAAATCTGCAGGATTTGTACGAAACACGTTGATGCTCAAACAAGGTAGACCTAAATTGGTGATAGCATTCCCTGGCGGAATTGGCACAAAAATGATGATCGGTCTTGCCGAAAAAGCTAATGTTCCTACAAGGATATACACATGATAGATACTTATACTAAGATAGCATGCATTGTGTGCTCAAAAGAGCTTCACAATTTGAACCGCAATACTAGAGATGGAATACCGATTGAAGTGCATCCTATGTCTGGATTGCACTTCTCGACAAGTGGACATTACGGATCAGGAATATTCGATCCAATGGGCACACGAGAAACACTTGATGTTGCTATTTGTGACAAATGTGTGATGGAAAACCTTGATAAAGTTCGTGGTACAGGTAAAGCAGGCTTGTTAGATGTCGACACGGACGATTTGGATCTTTAACCAAATCGTCCTCGCTTGTATTATGTATAAGTGTTGATGTACAATTAAACTAATAGAATACAGGACCGTAAACCCAGGTTTGATAATACAAAGGCGTTAAAATAATGTTCGATATAGAAAAACTCAAAGTTGGTGATGTCTTCTTTTCCATAGACGAAGATAACAATATCATACGTCGTAAAAAAATCCACAAAGTGATTGATGGCCAAGATTGGTGGAGATATGATATCCATATAAGAACATATTCAATCGCCACGCACGAGGTACTTGGAATTGTGAGATCCACGCTGCAGGGTGTGTGGATCGAAGGCGGTGCGTGGGATCTACTCGCGAAACATCATGTTAAAACCGAAAGTCGTGGTGAAACCTCGTCCTATTTTATAACAGATGATGAACCGGAACATGGATATTTCCATCGCAAATCAGACGCGACGGAAGCAATGAAACTTCTAGAATTTGAGGCGAGGGGCGCGGCGTAAGTGTTTGTTTTTGAACAGGTTCGCAAAGCTACCAAGTAAAACGAAAAGTCCTACGTACGACGAGTATCGTAGTCTGACACAGTTAGGCGAGCTTTCAAGCACCAAGGTGCTTGAGCTACATATAGGCACTATTAAGAAATCCAAACGGAGACAAACAAGTGAAAGTGAAAATAGGAAAATATACATCTTGGTTCGGTCCATATCAACTTGCAAGTGCACTTTGTTTTTGGGCCAAACCTGTCAAAGATGAACATGACATGATGGGCGAACCTGATTGGGTTCATAAGTTTGGTGAAATGCTCGCTTATGGAAGCGCTGCGCCTGAATCAGATGATCTTGTCTGGGAGGATAAACGTCGTAAAACGTGGCTGTATAGATTTCTCGATTGGATCCAATCAAAAAAGAAACGCAAGGTGATTGTGAAGCTTGAGCCTTATGATACGTGGTCAATGGACAATACACTTGCTCTAATCATCTTGCCTATGTTGAAACAGATTTTGGACCAGAAACATGGTTCACCGTTTGTAGATCATGAAGACGTCCCTTTGGAAATGAGACCAACAAAGGAACAATATGATGGGCACATGGAAACAGGAGACACAGATCTAGACCCACTGTTTCACGACCGTTGGACCCATGTAATATCTGAAATGATTTTTGCTTTTGAAACAGAGGCAGGGTCCACACAAAACTGGGAAGAAGGTTTTGTCACTGGGCACAACGACGCGAGATTCGAAAAGATTGATGAAGAAGGTACACTAGAGCTTGTATACGGACCTGATCATACAGAAGTGATAGATCAAGAGTCCCGGGACCAATACCAACAACGGATTCAAAACGGATTCAGACTTTTTGGCAAGTATTATTCGAATCTTTGGTCATGAAAAGAAAATTTCCCATCCTAATTAAAAGCAAAGGCTGTTCATCTTCTGGAAAGCTGACTGTTAAATGTGTGTCTTCAAGTTGCATCACGTAGTTATACAGTTTCAAAGAGCTCCTTAAAGGACTAAATATGTGCAGAAGAGGCAAAGCATACACGGTGGAGTTTTAGTATGAAAACCACGACTACCTCTCGTGAATGTGTGTACTGTAAAAGGGTAGATGGAAATGGTTAAAGTGATTTGGTTTGTGTTGGGGATTCTGCTTCTCGGTGTTGCATATCTTGGCGTAGTCCTACCAGGAATCCCATGGAGCACACCTGCTGTGGGTGCTGCTTATTGTTTTGCAAAATCCAGCACAAGGATGCACAAATGGATATACAGTCACAAATTGTTTGGTCCTTTCTTGGTTGGTTGGCAAGAAAAAAGAATATTTCCACTAAGATTCAAGTTTTTTATGGTAGCAACAATGTCAACTTCACTAATATCTCTGTGGTTCACTACAGGTAACATACTTGCAGTGATGTGGTCTGGTGGGTTTATGTTGTTGGTTGGGATTTGGGGTTGGAGATACCCAAGTTCGGACGACGAACACCAAAAAAGAGTAAAAAATCAAAAACGTATAGGGTGGTTAAAATAGATGGAAATGGTGCGCTAAATATGTTATATACTGCATCGAACCACCTTCAATTTCGATGCAGTATATAACGTTGGCTATTAATAATCAGTGGACTGTGTGTCCGCGTACAATTGAAGGAAAAACAATGAGTAAAAAAGCATCAAATTTCGACTTGGCTGATATTTTTGGCAAGCAGACAAAACAAGACGACAAAAGTTTCTGTAAGCCTATTGTGCACATACACGAATTTTATCTGAGCGGTGTGATAGAATCCGCTGATGCTTATATCCAGTGGTTTGACACAATTCGCCATGCTGGGTCCAACGACGCAATAAAAATATACATAAATTCGTATGGTGGAGATATAAATACTGCAATTCAAATGTTGAGAATTCTTAACGATACAGAAGCGACCGTAATTGTATCTATCGAAGGTGCGTGTATGTCGGCAGCTACTATGGTGTTGATGGTAGCGGACAGTGTTGAAGTTTCACCACATTCGCAAATTATGTTCCACAACTATTCAGGTGGTACTATCGGAAAGGGCAGTGATATGCATTCGCAGATAGAATTCGAAAGAATGTGGTCTATCAAACTGATGAACGGTGTGTATGAAGACTTTCTGTCGAAAGAAGAAATCCAAAAACTTTTAGATGGTAGTGATTTGTGGATGGATGGCGACGAAGTTGTTAAGCGATTGGAAGCAAAAAACAAGAAAGATAAACCTAAGTCCAAGTCCAAGAAAAAATCATAAGAACAAACTAAAATATGCACATGCCTGTTGACAAGCCCCACGAATTATCATATAAAATAGATAAAGAAAAGGGGATGTCAATGCGTATCACTGCTGAAAATATCACTTCTATCGCAATCGGAACCAGAGTTGTTATGAACTGGGGTGCATACTACCCAACAGAAGAAGGTCTTGTAGTTGATTATAAAATTGTACCTCCTTCGAAATTCTTTCCAGCCAAATACGTGGTTGTTGTAGAAGGTTCTAACGGTCGAATCCACGACACGTCAGAATTTATAAATTCCGGAGTGGGTGTTTATCTTGAGAGTGTTTTTATGCAACCGAAAAGCTACTAAGAAATAGCGTAACCCACTGCGCAGAAAGAAAAGATAACGATTTTGGATTTAATTTGGATGCTATCCCAGCGCTCACTGACCTGCAACAACAACACTGTATCAAGATCTGTGCCATTAGGAGGATAAAAGATGACAAATAATCGCAGTCGCATTGCTACTCTCATGCAGGTTAGTTCGGCAATAACAGTTGATGAAATTTCTGAGATAACAGGAATTTCTACTCTGGAAGCGCAGGAAATACTGATAACAATGGACGATGATGGAGACGTGTTGATGCGTAACGGATTTTACCGCGCATCTGAATTACTCAAGACCAAGAGAATACAACAAGGAAAATAATCAGATGAGACTTTTTTTTACTGAGCACACAATAATCAATTTAAATTCGATTTGCTCTGTTGACATCAAAAATAACATCGTCAACACCGTGGACGGTAACCATACAGTAATGCTGAGTCTACAAGAAACAAAAAATCTCGTTTCTGCCCTGAGAGAGATCCACAATCAAAACTATCGAAGAACATGATCGAATTCGTACCGTGATGGTCGGCATGCCTGTTGCATGAAAAATATCCCATTAACAAGCATGTATTGCCCCACATGTTAATGAAGGGCTCGGTAATTATGCCTCTGTTGGTAATTATGGTAGATGTGGGCGATTAATACGCACACAAAAGAATTTTGATGTAAAACAAAGGAACGCACCTTGATACACTTTCTAATTGTACTTGCCGCACCTATTATCGCACTTGCGGTAGGTTATTTGTATGGCTGCAATAATATCGAACCAGATTTCGATTGGAAAAATGACGATGCTCTTGAAAATAAAACTACTGAAGAAATTCAGGCAGAAATTGAAGCACTAGCATAATACAAAGCCAAATGGCAACAGTGTGATGTTGTTGCCATTTGAAAATCCAAGAAACAAAAAATGTTTTTATTTTGGCATGACGCCAGTGTAAGGATTGGAGCAAAATGAGTAAAACAAGATATATAGGCGATGTGCACGGCCACGTTCATGAACTACAACTGGTCCTAAACAATCTTCCTGAGGACGTCACGTCTGTTGTTCAAGTTGGTGACATGGGCGTGGGGTTTGGCAAAGGCGAATATTGGCACACGTCTCTTGATGAAATGATGGTCCACAACAATGCAAAATTCATTCGAGGAAATCACGACTCGCCCGATGAATGCAAGAAGATGGAATCGTGGATTCCTGATTCAACAGTTATTAATGATGTAATGTATGTGGGAGGCGCGTGGTCAATTGACCACCATTGGAGGACTATGGGGATTAATATTTGGGAGGATGAAGAGCTCTCTTATACTGATCTAGACATTGCTATCGACACGTTTAAATTTGCACGGCCAAGAGTAATGGTTACACACGATTGTCCTGAAGAGATCTCTCTCGAACTGTTTATCAAAACGGGAAACAGTATAGGCGGCGGAATCCAATTCAAAACTAGGACCGCATCTGCACTACAAACCATGTTCAAACATCACCAGCCTGATTTGCACATTTTTGGTCATTGGCACACGGATGTTGATGAAGTTGTAAATGGGACAAGATTCATTTGTCTTGGCGAACTCAGTTATTGTGATGTGGACGACGACACTCTCGAAATTGTGTGGCAAAAAACGATCAGATCGTTTTAGAATTAAGGAGCAGGTATGAGCAGTTACAGATTTGAGAATTGGGTCATTATAAAATTTAATAGTGCGGACCCACACTACAGAGTTCTTGGCGGAAGATCAGGCAGCTACCTTGATGGTAGCAGTTGGCGCATGAACAGCGGCGTCACAAGTGTTGAAAGTAGAATTGACCATTACGTGAGTCAAGGCAAAAGGAAAGAATTCCTTTTGTATGAATTCTATGGTGCGAGCGGATCTTGTTACACATGCAACAAAGAATCTTACGGTCTCAAAATGAACAACGCACATGTTTGGAACGAGTTGGAAGAAATCTACGGCGATAAAGTCGAACTAATGGACGAAGATACAGATTGGCTGAACATGGATTGGCTGATCAAAGCGTAGTATTATTATGGGTTCCAGTATCCCATTTCTCCAGTTGTCGGATTGTAAACAGTGTAGAAGAAACCTGTAGGCAATGTGCTAGTTGGTGCTGTACCTGTGGTGTTTTCTCTAACTGGTTTGACAATTAGTGTATTTGCTACTACGTTGTCCAATTGGATGTTGGTTGCATTAATAACAATACTATTCGCTGCTTGACTGGCCAACCCAGCTCTAGCACCAATTGCTATTGCAGCCGTGCCTTGATTGTTTCTGCCCGCTTCGATGCCTATTGCTATTGCTAACGTGCCTTGGGATTGTGTTGCTGCATAATTACCAATCGCCACTGAACTCACCAGTTGTTGTACTTGACCAGCACTGTGGCCGATAGCAATGGCGTTTTCGTTTTGGTTGTCCTCTATGTATTTTTAAGATACTTTTATACTATTTCTTCTATGAGTTTGCTTTACCAAAACTTTAGTTTCTTGGCTGCTTTTTTAGCTGCATTTGCCGTGGCTTTGGCTGCATCTTCTGCTGCTCTACCTGCCTCTGCCGCTGCTTTATCAGCTGCACGTTTTGCACCTGCGGCAGCTTTAGCGGCTGCATCTGCTCGTCGCTGTGCTTCTTCAGCGGCTGCGTGTTCTGCGTCTGCCGCGGCTTTAGCAGCCCGCGAGGCTTCAGCAGCCCGCGAGGCTGCCGCCACTGCTGGCTTTGTATCTACGCTGACACTTAGGTCAACATCAACACCTGCTAGCACAGCAACTTCGCCACTTACTCCTATAGTAGCAACACCGTCGTCCATAGTTGCTCCGCCGCCAACTTCAGCACCTGCTTGAACACCGATACTTGTACCACCAGTTGCAGCACCACCATTGCCAGAGCTGTCATAAGCACTAGAAGTATTGTCAACACCTACACTTGCTCCAGCAGTTGCACCTGCATGGCCTTCTGCACCGTCTTTGCCGATTTGTGCAGATGCACCGGCACTTGCTCCTGCTTCTGCATGTACTGAGGTTTCATTCTTAACTTGAACACCCCCAACTTGTTGGCTTACACCAGCAGTTGCTTCTGCACTTGCACCAACTTCTGCACCAACTTCTGCATAAGCATTACCACCACTCACGCCTGCACTTGCACCAGCCTCAGCATGGGCCTCTGCACTAGCACCTGCTTCTACTGTTGTGTCCCCATATGATGTACTAGCACCCGCCTCTACACTGACTCCAGCTCCTGCTGTCGCGGATGCTGTAGTGTCAGTTACTTCAGTGCTAGTTCCAGCATGTGCTTCTGTGCCGGCATGTGCTTCTAAGTTAACACCGCCTACATTTGTTTCTGCGCTTGTACCTGCTTCTACTTCTTTATTCATTGTAATTGTCCTCTTCTTTTCTTTTTGCCAAAGCACTGCCTGTTAACAACGCACCAAACGCCAGATGAAACATACCAGCGCCTTTAAGTGTAAGTGGTTCATAAGGCGCCCACACTAATTCTATTAATTGCATTTGGATGTCATGATCTACTTCTGATTGTCCAAATACAGATGTATCTAATTGATCTCTGGTTGCTACAATCCAAGTAGGAATAATTACAAAATCAAATACACATATTAATGCATATATGAGAGCAAGAAGAGGTTTCCAACCTTCATTTTTTTGTAGCCATACGAAAAATCTTTTCATCACTATTCCTTATCATGTAATATTGATAGATTTTTTATAATGATGAATCATTATCATTCTATCTCTCTTTGTTTAATTCTAATATATTGATGATACGTTATATAAACTGAATGTTAGATTCTAAAATCTGTGTACAAATCCGCAGTTGTTGTGCCAAAACTAGTAACGATCAATTGGCCTGTTGCATTGTTTTTTATGCTACCAGTCCCAAATCCACCTGTCGAATTAATGTCGCTCACACCACTGTCTACGTCTAGATCAGTACCACTAGCATTTTTAAACATCACCACTACCTTCTTACCAAGAACAATGTTTGTATATGCCACGGTAACAGTTTCTCCTGTTATTGTGGCCAATACGTAATTGTCAGTAGCGAAGTCAATTGTAAGTGTTGAATCAGCACCAAACGAACCTGCGTTGCGCGTCCCGCCTTTATACGTTGTTGCTGCAATCATTGCATTTGCGTCACGTGCAACAATTTTGTTAGCAGTTGGTGTAGCTGTCGCATCGACAGCTAGTGTCCCTGATGCAGTTATGGTACCATCTGAACTAATGTTGACACCTGGGCCTACTTTGATCCCGCCAATTCTATTCTCTGTTCCAGGAAGCAAATTCATGATGCTGCCGTCCATGTTGAATTCAGGGCCTGGCTGGACAGAACCAAGCGTTGCTGCTGTTGCTGCTGCTATGGTCTGTGGTATGCCACCAACTGTTTCACCATCGGAAAGCCTTAACAGCCCTACGTCTAAATCGAAGAACATTTCACCCTTCACACCAATATAACTTGCAGCATCAGTGCCACCCATATTATCAGTAAAAATCTTTGATGTTGTGGTCATCTTGGTTATCCTCTATGCATCTTATTAAGATACTTTTATACTATTTATGTGTTTTGTAAATTTGATCGAATTGACATTAAGCTAAGTAGCCATGTATTGTGAATGACACAAACAGGAGAATTACAATGCCGTCTAATAAACATCTAAAGCATTCCTTAGATATAGCTTATGAAGATATCATGGCTTCTGAACAGCTTGTCAAAATGGTCAGACAAGGTGGAAAATCAGAGCAACTAGCTCAATACATCAACTTTATTTTGTCTGAAAATGTAGAACATGTCAGACCCTTTTACGATAATGTAAACACCAAGGGCTGGGAGTCAGTTGTCCCAGATCCAGATCCTTTTGTGAGACCTGTATCGAACCCATCAAAGAAAAAACGCAATCAACTACGTGCAAAGCGAAAGAAAAAATAAAAATGTCTGTCACTGTCTTGTTTAAAAGGAATTTGAAAAATGTTCTACCGCTTTAATTCTGGAAATTTTGTAGAAGCTGACAGCTTCCAAGAAGCTCAAGAGATTGCTATCCACTTGATACAGCAAGAAACAGAAGAGCCTAGAAAATGGCACAAATGCACGTGCTTAGGCTTTCAACATCGAATTGGTTGTCCGGAACACAATTGGGTCGATTGAACAGCCAAAACCGCTGCACAAGAAATGATTGAGCATCTTGATGAAGTGTGGATTTGTTTGATGCTCTGCTAAATTGGTGGTTGACTTCGCCCTTTGCAAACGGTACAACTAAGGCATAGGCAAACAAGAGGACAATGAGATGAACGGTTACAAAGCTTTCTGGAAAGACAAAGAATGTGAAGTTTATGCAGACACTTCATATGCTGCACAAACCCAGGCAGTGGTTCAATTCCAGAAAATGGCTGGGCGCAAGAAAGTCAAATCATACGACGTCACAGTTGTGATCTGCGAGAAGAACGACTCACTAATCACGCATACTTTTTCGGAATGATGGCTGACACTGAAGTGTCCAAGTTAATGTGCTGACAGATCAAGGAGAAATGAGATGATTATCTGGAAAGATGTTCCAATTGAAATTGTCGAAAAGGGCACGTTGACACCTGACCATCCATCTGCTATAACTGATGTATAGAGCAAGTCAAAAAGGACAATGACATGGGTCGTGGAAAATATAGTGTTTCAGGTTACAAAAAATGGCCAGAAGGTTACGAGTTCAGTTACAATCGTTACGGACAAGAATGTGCTCCTTGGACCGCTGAAATGATTAAGGACCCAGACCAAACCTATGACTCCAAGACAATGTTTGGCAATTATGATGAAGATGGATATGATAGCTATGGTTATTCATGTTTCGATGAAAATGGAACTGATGTTGGCTGTGGAAATGGGATCGACCGAGAAGGCTACACAGAACACGATTACCTGTCAGAACAAGACTGCTGACACGGCCTAACGACTTCACTATAGTCTTCCTATATGTAATTCACTCCCTCTGCACGAAAGGCACCGTCCACATGAGTAATGACACAACACGTGATAAGATTGCATTGATTCACGCACACGAGCGCCGCTCTGAATGGCCTGACGCACAAGACTTTTATGCAGCAGATGCTATCATCGCGGCTTTGTCAAGTGTGATTAAGCCACTGGCATGGGAGAAATCCGAATGTTATAAAGCCTTCGTTTCAGGTGATATGGTTGTACAGCATGAACACGACGAAAAAGGCAAAGGGACATGGACATTCGGACTCATGGACAATCAACTAATATCCGAGCACCCAACATCAGACGAAGCCAAAGCCGCAGCCAACAACCACTATTGCGCTGCATGTCTGTTGCCGTTTGGTATAGTGTTGTCATGACCGAGTGCCGAGCGTGATGTGTTCTGCTATTACATTGTGACTCTATCAGTCAAAGACAGTAGAGGATCGTAATAATTATGCATGTCCATACAACTCAAAAGGATAATCTAATGAACATTGATTACAGCAAACTTCCCTTTCACATGCAAGACGGAACAGGCGTTACATCGAGAATGGTATCCCACCAGGAGGATTCCTGTCAGCAGTAATTTGCAACGACTTGAGCGGGTGCATACGGTAAAGCAGACCACCACAATCGCAGTGTAATTGAAGACTGGATTAGGTTCTTCCACAATGATGCTCCAGCAGATTGTTCGGGAAGCGTAGTCGCATTTAACGATTGGTGCAGGTCAGGCGGAACGATGAAAGGTGTTATGACATGAAAGTTTACATTTACTTAAATAACTGGCACATTGATTAGGAGACGTTTGGGACTGATATCGTCTGGGTGTCAGATCAACTACATCCACCATATTCCAGATCTGAAATTAATGCATGACCAAGTGGAGTTTTGGGAAGATGGGACCAAACAATGGTCCAAGGAACATGACGGAAAAATGTCACTAAATTGGATCTGATAAATAGAAGACAACCCAATGTCTAAACTTGCATTCATGGATGCAGAAACAAAAGAATACTTTGTCAACGAGAAATTTGACAAGTTTAATTTCTCGTTGGACATCAACAGGGCAAAACTTTACTTTAGAACTCCTGGGGTTTTGAGTGGGTCAAACTCAAAACAAAAAGACAGTTGACATTGGTTGAAGTTAAAATTGATAATAGAGGCACATCACTATTTCTCGATGAATTACATGATGGTCGACTCAAAGAGTTCCAGCGTCTAGATCTATTGGCAACAAAGAACTTGGAAGAAATGGAGACATCGTCATATTATCGGTGGCGAACACCAAGGAAAGAACTTACAACTTAATTAACCAAAGGAGTTTTGGTAATGACTAAAGAATTTGATACACTTGTAACGGTAATGAGGATGCAACCATTCCACCTTGGTCACCAAGCAGTGATCGGCGCCGCATTGAAAAATGCACACGAAGTAATAGTGGTAATTGGATCTAGCTTCCAACCACGAACCACAAAAAACCCATTTACATTTGAAGAACGCAAAGCCATGGTGCTTGCATGTTATCCTGATCTACCAGTCCGAGTGGTTGGGGTTCGGGACTATCCTTATGACGACAATGCTTGGGTGTCTGCTGTTCAACATGTAGTGGATTCGGTTAAGACTGGTACTCGAACAGGGTTGATTGGGCACTCCAAAGATTCAAGTTCATACTACTTGAAAATCTTTCCGAATTGGCGGAAACATGTGGAAGTTGAGAATTATCAGGGCATTAACGCAACTGATATCCGATCGGATTTATTCTCCAATGGAGTATATTTTACGAGTGGTGTTTTGATGCCGCGATCGGCGCTGGCCTCCATGTCGATGGCATTGTTGGAAGGAACGTGGTGGCCTGATCTCAAAGAAGAACATACGCAGATTAAAGCATACCACGAGAAATGGGAATCAGCACCATATGCACCAACCTTTGTGACAACGGATGCAGTGATTGTGCAATCTGCTCATGTGTTGCTAATCAAACGTGGCAACTTCCCGTTCAAAGATTGTTGGGCATTGCCAGGTGGGTACCTCGAAAAAGACAAGACAATTGAGGAAAACGTGATCAAAGAGCTCAGAGAAGAAACGTGCATCAAACTTCCTGCTAAGGTTCTTAAAGGTTCCATCAAGTCAACTCAAGTGTTTGATCACCCTGACCGTGATCCCAGAGGTCGTACCGTTACACACGCCTTTTATATTGATCTTGGATTTCCAGATGAGAAACTGCCCCGAGTAAAAGGTGCGGATGATGCAGTCCACGCAGAATGGGTTCCTCTCAGTCAAGTGTCAAGTGACATCATGGCGTTTGACCACTACTCTGTTATTTCACACTTTGTAAAAATTTAAACAAGTCACACAACGGAGAAAAATTATGGAAAATCTGATCGAGGCATATTGAGCGAGAAAACAAAAGGAAACAATAAATGACAGCTCAGCAGAAATGAAATCAATTGACGACAATCTTTATTCTGGCCATGGAAGATACCGTGGTGTGTATATTGAATTATATGAGGGATAAAATGAAACGAACAGTTAGAATTGCATTGAGAATTATTGGTTAACTATTACATGGAATGGGCATGTGACGCGGGACTGGCCGGTGGGGAACAATATACTCGATATTGCCAAGACATTACTGTTCTATATTTCCAGAAGATGTACTTTATGAAGATGTAACAAAAGAATACAGTTGACAACCAACACACTATAATATAAATAACAATATCATTAACTAGAGGAGTTCTATAATGAAAAATATTCTAAGCCTGCTTACTTCCATCATGCGTACCGATGGATACAAGACTTCACAATTCTTACAATACCCAGCTGACACGCAATACATCAGCTCATATATTGAATCGCGCGGCGGCGCTGACACCAGTGTATTCTTTGGTCTACAAGCATTCATCAAAGACTATATGCAAACCCCCATTACTCAATCCGATATCAACTTTGCAGAAGCAGTTTTTACAAAGTACGGTACTCCCTTCAACCGAGAAGGTTGGGAGATCATCGTCAACGAGTTTGATGGGTATCTGCCACTGGAGATTGAAGCGGTTCCAGAAGGTACTGTTATGACAACCAGAAACATCCAAGTTCAAGTTGTAAACACTGATCCCAGAATGGGATGGTTGACATCATACGTTGAAACTGCTCTGCTACGTGGGGTATGGTATCCTTCAACAGTGGCAACCAAATCTCGCGAGATGAAGGTGATGATTGCACAGGCACTGTTCAAAACCAGTGACATCCCACTTGATATTCTAATGGGGCCTGTGTTGAATTTCACTCTCAATGACTTTGGTGCTCGTGGTGCGTCATCCACAGAGACTGCCGTTCTTGGTGGGATGAGTCACCTTGTAAATTTCTGGGGCAGTGACACAATTGAGGGCATGATTGGCACACATGTTTACTATTCTGCTGATATTACAGACGTGTCTACACCTGTTGTTGCAGGGTCAATCGCGGCAAGTGAGCATAGTAGTATTACCAGCTGGGGCAAGGAAAACGAAGGTAAAGCATATGCCAATATGATTGACCAGTTCTCTGCGCCTGGTAAAATTTACGCCTGTGTCAGCGATTCATACGACATCTACAATGCAACCAAAAACATTTGGGGATATGAACTCAAGGTTCAAGTAATTGAATCGGGAGGCACTCTGGTTGTACGTCCAGACTCAGGTGATCCCGTTACTGTGCCAATCGAAATCCTTGACATTCTGGCAGAGCAGTTTGGATACACTGTAAACAGCAAGGGATTCAAGGTTCTTGCGCAGCGTGAAGATGGGTCCGCCATTGTGAAAGTCATCCAAGGTGATGGTCTTGATGTGGTCACCATGAAACAATTACTGGACAATGTGATTGAGGCTGGATACAGTGTGGAAAACATTGCGCTGGGCATGGGCGGCGGACTCTTGCAAAAAGTAGACCGTGACACTCTGAAATATGCCATGAAGGCTTCTGCCAGATGCGATTCAGATGGAGTATGGCATGATGTGTTCAAAGATCCTATTGCAGATCCTGGCAAGACTTCCAAGAAAGGTCGGCTGGGACTGATCTACGAATGTGGAGTTGGTTCATGTGGTTACCGGACACTGCCCAAGGAATTTGCAGATGAAAAAGGCAATATCCTGCGTACAGTGTACCGGAATGGCGTGCAATTAATTGACGATGATTTTGAAACTGTTCGAACACGGGCAGGTCTGAAAGAATCAGAATACAATCCACAACCAATTGAACGATTCTAAACAAAACCTAATAGTCCAAGTGGGTGTCTACTTGGACTATTTTCGTGACAATAACAGTTGACATCATGCTTTGTAGACTGTAAAATTATATTAACAGCAACAAAGGAATGTGTAACATGAAGATCTTAGCAACAAACAAAGATTTCAGAGTTGAGTTTAACCAGTCCTCAACATATTTCGTTATAGACAACAACGGAGATTGCTGGAAAACCTACAAGAGTGAAAAAGCCGCAATCAAATATATGGACAGCGTCGCATAACAGTTTTCATGTGGCACCAAAGGAAATTACACCACGATCTATTATTTTCGTTGATAATGAAATGAATGAATATGATCAAGGTCGAAAAGACGTTCTTCTGGAACTGCTGACAAAGTTCAAGCCCTCACGAACTTTACGGACATGCGTAATTACCCAGTGTGATTGTTGTGGGCGACAGCTTCACCCATTGAACACTTCAGGATATGGCACGTGTGATGCTTGTAAAATTTCACACAACTATGGTCAGGATTCGTTTGACATTCGATTGGCATATATGCTAATAAAGCGCGCAAACAGTATAACCAATTTGGAAACTGATAATAGATAAAGGTGACTGACATGACGAAAAAACTGCACCCACACTCGGAACTAGAATATGTCAAGTGGCAGGCTGAAGTATTCAAACAGAATGACCGAAATAACAAGGAGAAGATAAAGAATGAAATGGAAGACCAAATCCAAAATCAAAGCTGGCTCACGAGACAACATGCATCCCTGGTTCGTTCGTGTAAAAAGCTATACTATATCTTTTAAGTAATTGCTTTGATGATGTACTGTGATAACTCGTTATGTCCACACTAAGCGCTTAGTGACGCTAAAGGACTGACTCAGTACATCTTCTAAGCATTGCCCAAGTACTCAAGTAGCTGATGTGGTCTTAGCGCCGAGTTGAAGCCTCGGAGATGTCTGTTCGATTCGGACCTTGGGCCCCATATTACAACTGTCCTATAACTTATGTACTAAAGGAGAAATAAGATGATTGAGTATACAGTTAAAGTTAATGACACCGGAACTAAGTCTTGGTATCTCAACGGTAAGCTACACCGAGAAGACGGTCCTGCTGTTGAGTTGGTCAACGGTAATAAGTTCTGGTACCTTAACGATAAGCAACACCGAGAAGATGGTCCTGCTATTGAGTATGGCAATGGTGATAAGTGGTGGTACCTTAACGATGAGCAACACCGAGAAGATGGACCTGCTGTTGAGTACATCAATGGTTATAAGTCTTGGTACCTTAACGGTAGGCGACACCGAGAAGATGGTCCTGCTATTCAGTATAGCAATGGTAATAAGTCTTGGTACCTTAACGGTAGGGGCCTAACGGAGGCAGAACATAAAGCTGCTACTTCACCTAAGGATACTTGTAATGGTAAAGAAGTAGTAATTGATGGTATTACTTATGTATTAAAGGAGAGTAAATAAGATGATTGAACATACAGTTAAAGTTTATGACAATGGCACTAAGCAGTGTTACCTTAACGGTAAGCTACACCGAGAAGATGGCCCTGCTATTGAGTGGGCCAATGGTTCTAAGTGGTGGTACCTTAACGATGAGCAACACCGAGAAGATGGACCTGCTGTTGAGTACATCAATGGTTATAAGTCTTGGTATCTCAACGGTAAGCTACACCGAGAAGGGGGACCAGCTATTGAGCATAGCAATGGCGATAAGTATTGGTATCTTAACGGTAAGCTACTAACGGAGGCAGAACATAAAGCTGCTACTTCACCCAAGAAGAAGCCTAGTTGTAGTGGTAAAGAAGTAGTAATTGATGGTATTACTTACACCCTAAAGGAGAAGTAAGATGATTGAGTATACAGTTGAAGTTAGTGGCAGCGGTGCCATTGGAAGTTATAATTGATACCATGAAACAGGCGCATTTGACGTAGAGGGCACAAATTAATTCGTTTCGCATGCCGATTATGCTTGTGGTCTGTGTCGCGTCACGCTATAAGTAATGCATAGCAAAGAAGCACACACCGGAGAATGACAATGACAAACCCAGCACACACAAAAGAGCAGATCGCAGCAGCAGCCGATTGTGAAAAAACATTCTTGCGCTTGATGAAAAAAGCAGGAAAGCCGGTGCGCAAATGAGCGCCGCACAGGACTACATCAACGATGCCCAAAACCGAATGGAAAGGTTGCATCGTATCTCGGAAATGTACGCAGGCACGGAACGAGCGTTTGCGGCCATCCGATGTATTGAAAAGCGAAAAGCGCGAATGGAACCCACTACCACAGGAGACAGAAAATGAGTGACATCCCAAACAGCCGCCGCAGTCCGATGGAGCACGAACGGGACATGCCGGACGCGCCGACGAACCGCATTGGGCTGCATGCGGACATAATTAACATCCCGATTAAAGAGATCAACGGCCCGTTTTACGGACAGTGCGAGTTGGCATACAAGAATGGCCACCGCGATGCGCGACACGCGGCGGCTGAATTGGCGCTATCGTTTGAACGCGAAGCCACCGCCGCGCAGGCCGAGATTGCTAGGCTGCGGGAAACTAACCGCTCACTTAACCGCAGAACGCAACAAGCCGAGAGTGTCGCATACAACAACGCGGGTCGATGGAAGCGAAAGCTAGAACGAGTGAAGGCATTTGCTGATCATATGCTTACCACCAACATGCGAGTCAATAAGCGGGAACGCGAGGCAAAGGCTGAGGTTGCCGCACTGCGCAAGCGAGTGCAGGCGGCGGATGCAATGGCGGATTCGTGCGAAACATACTTCGAAAGCGCATGTGACATGACCTTTGTACTTGAAAAGCTAAAAGCCTACTGCGACACGGACGCCAAGCCATGACCGCAGCAGAGCGCAACCGCCGCAAGCGCCGCAGGGTTTAAAGCGCTACCTGCGGGGTGGATGCCAGTGGTGTACGCTGCAAAGGTCGAGGCATACGCCACTGGGGCGACCGAAGGCAAAATCGAACAATTCATAAGGGAAAAAAGACATGGCCAAATATTTAACCGACGAACAACTTTCCGAAATGGTGCGCCCAGCGACTGAGGCCGTTCCGACAGGTTCGCGATGGCGGCACAGCAAAAGCGGCGGTGTCTACATCGCGATGCAAGTTGCTCTGTCTGAGGGCGGGCATGAACCTGTTGTTATTTACCGTGAGGATCGCAAGGACGCACCTATTTGGGTGCGCGTGGCACGTGACTTCTTGGACGGGCGTTTTATTCGCGCTGACCTTACTTAATAGGAGCAAGCGCAGCCAATGACTTGCCGCTGGGGCGATTAATTTAATAATGGAGTATGACAGAATGCAGCACACACTACAGACTGACCTTAACCACGAGATTAACGATCTCATCGAGGAGTGGATTGCCGAAAACCCCGATGCGACAGTGGCCACAGTTGAAAACGCGATTGTTGACGCCGGTAATGACTATTCTGCCCGTGTGTACCAGAAGTTGACGACGTGAACAGACACCTCTTCGTGCCGGGTATTACCACAGTCTAATACAAGGAGCAAGTGTGAGACTTGCATTTTGTGACGTCGAAACTAATGCTATTGATAACCCAGATAGTATTTGGCTCGTTGGTGGCAAGATGGCGTGTACTGGTGAGGCATTCAAGTTCGATAATATCCACACTGACTTGGTTGCCCGTAAGGCAGCTACACAGTGGCATCTATCACTAGATAAGATGGTTGGTCATAACTTCATTTCGTATGGTCTTCCCCTCTTAAACAAGTGGCTAGACACCAAGCTGGACCCTCAGAAGGTCCTTGATACCCTTGTCCTATCACGTACCATCAACTTCAACATCGAGACGCCACACCACCAGGCTAAATTCAGGCACACTATTTTAAGGGCTACATTTGCCATGATCCATCAACAAAATGCTCTTAGATGTGCAAATAACACTTGACATGTAGATGCGAATAACATAAAAAGGTGTTATCAACAAAGCATAGGATATGCAAAATGACAGATGTGATTGAAATTCAAAAAACAGATGCTCGTACCAAGATGCTTCAACGTGTTCTGAATCTGCGAGCAAGAGCAGAAGATTCTGGTTCGTCCGAAGCAGAAATGAACACAGCATTTGTTATGTGTGAGAAGCTAATGGATTCGTACAACATCGAGGAAGCAGAGCTCGCGATTGCAGAGGCCTCAGGCGAAATCAAGCTAGATGTGATCACAAAAGAAGTTGACACTTCCATTCGCAAAGGCAAGAAACAGCTTCACAAAGTCCTCAACTGTCTAACTGGAATTGCAGCCTTCACTGAGACGCAAGCGGTATATTCTAAATGGGCAGGAACAGCGACGTTCACAGGTCACCGTCCAGATGTTGCGCTTGCAGATTTTCTTGTTGCGGTGATTAAAGAGGCCCTTGACCGCGAGTACGATTCATATCGGCGGAATACACCTGCAGTAGGATATGGAGCAAAAACATCGTTTACCAACGCCATGTCATACCGTGTCAATTGTCGACTTAAAGAAATGGTAGCAGAGCGCACTGCGACTCGCGAATCAAATAAAGTAAAAGCAAAACAGCAGATGATCGAGAACGAGGCAACAGCAACATCTACAGCACTTGTAGTCTCAGAGATTGCGGAACAAAAAGCAAAAGAAGTTTCGTCTGAATTCGCTAAAGCACATCCCCGAGTCCGTTCTGTGTATACGCACTCCCGCTCATCAAACGGCACTGCACATGGTGCAGGTCGAACAGCAGGTGATAGGGTCAATCTGGGCCGTGCAATTGGTCAAGGGACAACAAAGTCTCTTGCATAAGGTTGACACCAAACGGTAGGTGATGTATAGCTTGTAGTGTAGAAGCGGTGGAGAAATTGACATGCTACATACGATTGATTCGACAGGTTGGGACACACTCACATCTTGGTGTGTCCCAACCGCGATCAGTTTTCTTTCTGGGATTCCTCTGATCCATTCTCACTCTCGTGCCGCGTTTATTCAAGACAAGGCCTTGAAAGAGGTTAAGGGCGTGTACGCTGCAGAGGCGCTGTTGATGCTCAGAGAACAGGGATATAAAGGCGAGAGGGTCGATCTCAGCAGCCGATACAATGATGCCCCCAGGCTCAAGAAATTTCTCGAAGGTCGTACATCATGGGAGAAGGGCATGCCTCTCATGATTCAAGTTGAGGATTCCAAAGATTTCTGCCATATGATTGCAAGTCATTATGGATATGCCGCTGACAATCATACAATGAAGCCTGTTGCAATTGACAAATTCCCTCACCTTAACAAATATGTGACATCAGCTTGGGTTGTGTCAAAACTTTAATGGAGAATAATATGAAACTACTTTTAGGACTACTGTTTGTTCTTATGGTTACGTTCGTGCCGTTTGTACTGATCTGGGCAGTGAACATTCTATTTCCGATTGCTGCCATCCCGTTTACATTAGAGACTTGGTTGGCTGCATTTGTGATCGGCTCTCTGTTTACTAAAACCACTTACACGAAATGATGGAGAACACTGTGAATGGACACAAATTGGACGGCAATGCGATAGCTGTAGATGCGTATTACAATCAAAATATAGTGACAGACAATGCAATGAACATTCTTGAAGCGTTGTCAAATTCGGAGTTTGAAGATATTGCACAGGAGCTGTCTGATTGTGACGACAATTTTGATTATGCTGCACCAGAAGATGCAGTACTTGATTATATCGTTGCCAATATTGGGTTGTTTAACCCAGACCTCGAAGAAAGATGAATCACATGGACAGCAAACCAACCGTAACGGAAGTAAAGCTAAGCGAAAATACAATTACTGAGATGTTTACTGTACTAGGTGCACACGTTTCTGGAACCACGCCTCTTGATTATTTTGATCAATGGGGTGATGAGGATGAATAAAGTATTGGAGTTTCTAAAACTGTGGATGTCATCTGTTGCTGTCATAACTGCCATAATCCTGGTGCTCCTTATCTTCATTTCAATAGTAGTGTGGAGCTTTCCTATAGCAAATCCGTTCACCTGGTTGTTGCTGCGACTCGTCCTATCAATTGGTTTTATTTTTGCATGTATCCTCACACTTTTCGACATTTTTGAGGGATTGTAGTTCACATTACACGTCTAGTCAGCTATGTTGTATGAGCAGCAACCTGCGTTTTAATTATGAAAACAATGAGGAACTTAATGACAAACTTTTTAATCTTTTCGAGGCTTGTACGTGACCAATTCGATAAAATGTCGGAGGGTGAACTACACGTCACAGACATCTCCACAGACGTTCTGTGGGACACGTACATGTCGTCGTTCCCAGAAGGAACGGATCCGATGTACAAAGAACGGACCGAACACGATTGTAATTGCTGCAAGCAATTTATTCGTAACATCGCAAACGTGGTTTCTATTAAAGATCTAGCAGTCACAACTGTTTGGGACGTTGCGGTGCGTGACGCTCCATATCCATACAACAAAGTTGCACAAGCAATGTTTGAGATGGTACAGGCAAGTAATGTCCATACGATTTTCCACAAGTCTGAATCGCATTATGGTCAAGAAACAAATTTTCAACAGCTTGAAGACAAACAGGTGATCGAGTGGCATCACTTCGAAGCTAAGTTGAAGCCAAGATTTGTGTCTGATGATGGTCCCACCTTGATCTCTGAAGCAAATTCGAACGCTCAGGTGTTCCGTCGTGGTCTTGACGAGCTAAGACTGTCGGCAGTCGAATCGGTTTTGGATCTGATCAATTCCAACAGCATTTATCGTGGTGAAGAATTCACATCAATCGTGTCTGAGTTCAAAAAACTGAAAGCTGCATACAGCAAATTGAACTCTGACAATGCAAGAGCAACGTTCATCTGGGAAAACTTGTCCAGCTTTGCATCGCGTTTTCGCAACACTGCTATTGGAACTTTGGTTCAAGACCTATCCAACGATGTCGAACTGGAGTCGGCAGTCCGGATGTTCGAATCCAAAGTCGCGCCGGACAATTACAAACGGACGACATCACTCATTACACCTAACATGATTAAAGATGCAATGAAGACGGTTGATGATTTGGGAATTGCAGACAGTCTACAGCGCCGCTTCGCAATCCTTGCTGATGTAAGTGTGAATGATGTGCTTTTTGTCGATAATCAATCGCGAAGTCTGATGAAAGACAGTGGTCTCACTCAATTGCTTATGGAGGAGGTAAAACCAAAGCAGGTGTCGACAGACCGTGCAACCAAGATCACCATTGAAGACTTCCTTGAGACTGTTCTCCCCCGTACAGAATCTGTAGAACTTCAGATGAAAAACACAATGTCAGGCAATTTGATGAGTCTGACTGCTCCAATTAACGAAGATGCCCCCAAACTGTTTAAATGGAACAACGGTTTTTCATGGTCCTATAACGGCAATGTGGCCGACTCCATGAAAGAAAAGGTAAAGCGTGCAGGTGGCAATGTTGATGCCCAACTACGTGTAAGTCTCAATTGGTTCAATACGGACGACTTGGACATTCATGTAAGAGAGCCTGATGGTAACACCATCAACTTTAGTAACAAGTCTGGCAAACTTGATGTAGACATGAATGTTAGCCAGCCTGTTCGTGATGCTGTAGAAAATGTTCGCTGGCTGTCAAAGCCTGCAGACGGGACATATACTGTTTCGGTGAAGAATTACACAGTTCGCGAACGTGTAGATGTTGGCTTCAATCTTGAAGTAGAGTCGGATGGGATACTGTATGAATTCTCTTATGCTAAACCTGTCCATGGGATGGTGCAAACTATCGAAATTGATGTTCGAGACGGCAAAGTGATGAAAATCGAAAAGCTCGCTGGTGTAGTAGAAAACTCTTCGGCCAAGGACATCTGGAACCTCAAAACAGAAGCGTTCGTCAAAGTCAACACCATCGTTACAAGTCCAAACTACATGGAAGACGATGGTGTAGGGAACAAGCATTGGTTCTTTGTACTTGATCAGTGTGTAAACCCTGACGCAACACGCGGATTCTACAACGAGCAGCTCCGTGGCGATCTTACAAAGCACCGAAAGGTATTCGAGATCCTTGCAGACAAATTAAAATGTGAGCACACGACGGATCAGATGAGCGGAGTGGGATTCTCGTCTACAAAGAAAGATGCTGTTGTCGTTCACGCTAAAGGTAGTACACTTAACCAACTATATGAAATCAACTTTTAAGGATAAAAAATATGAATATGTTTGAACGTGCAACACGTAGTAAATATACTTTTGCGACAAGTGTTGGCCTCATCGGTGTAACAGATCTTTGGGACCTGCCACTGACCTCACAGCGTGGTGCAAACCTGAACGACGTAGCGAAAGAAATCAATCGTGTTTTGAAATCGCAAGACGAAGATGACTTTGTGTCCATGTCTATCAATGTGAAAAAGACACAAAACGAGTTCAAGCTCGAACTGGTTAAGTACATCATCTCCGTAAAGCAGGCAGAGAATTCAGCAAGCCTCGAGAAAAAGACCAATGCAATGCGCAAAGAGAAGTTACTTGCGTTGTTGGCTAAGAAAAACGACGATGCTCTTGAAAGCAAAACCATCGAAGAAATTCAACGGGAAATCGAAGCTCTGGCATAAGAAAAAGAGTGGTGATGGCAAACACTATCACCACTCCATCTACTGACACGCTTTCCACACAAAAAACAAATCGGAGAAAAGTAATGGAAGATCAAACACAAAACGTCGAAGATTGCTCGGGACAGAGCGAGTACGCCACTGAAGAGGATGCGCGCGCTGATCTGATCAATACCAACGCAGGAACTGTCCTCGAGGAGATTATGAACTTGCTCGAAAACGGCACATTGGACGAAGATACACTTTTGGCTGACACCTATGGGAGAATGGCTGCTCTTGAAATGATTGGGTTTTCTACTCTTGAATTGGCAGAATCTGCTATGGAAACATCAGAATTTATGATTGATGTAAATAGCGAACCTGTTGATGGGGAGGAATGAAAACATGACCAAAGAATTGCAGAAGCCTGAGACGTTTGTCACTCAGATGGTGATGGATATCCTCGCGCGGATTGACAGCGGATCCTTAGATCATGCTACATTTTTGTCTGAGACATACGCACGTGTGGTGTGTGCGGAGATCTTAGGATATTCGACAGACAGCATGCAGACAGATGCAAAAATGGCTGCCAAGGAACTAAGTGACATCGCCTACGAAAAAGAGCCGAAAGATTTCTGATTTGATGTGGTATAATCACAATTGATAAAGTAATTATGTGTGTAACACAACACACCTCTACTTATAAGTAGAGGTGTGTTCAAACTGAAAAAATGTGAAAGAGTATTATGTGGAATGATCAACAAAAAGCAGCGCTCGTTGATGTAAATAGGTGGTTCATGGAATACAAATCGGCCCCAAATAAAAGATCAGTAAAACCTTGGTTTTCTCTGCAAGGTTTTGCGGGAACGGGAAAAACGACACTGGCAAGGCACTTTGCTGAAGGGATTGATACGCCTGTTTTCGCAGCCTTTACAGGGAAAGCAGCTCTTGTCATGCGTAAAGCAGGGTGTGAAGGTGCGAGGACAATACACAGTCTGATCTACATTGCAGAACAGCATAAGACGACAGGTGCACTCACGTTCAGGCTAAACAAGCAGAGTGCGTTGGCTGATGCGGACCTGTTAATCATTGACGAATGTTCGATGGTCAACGAGGAGATTGGCAAGGATCTGCTGTCTTTTGGAGTTCCGATTCTTGTTCTCGGCGATCCAGAGCAGTTGCCTCCTGTCGATGGAGCAGGCTTCTTCACATCACGTAAACCTGATGTTATGTTGACAGAGATCCACAGGCAGGCTAAGGACAGTCCTATTATTCATCTTGCTACAATTGCAAGGTCAGGGCAGATGCCTGACATCGGAACATATGGCGATTGCAGAGTCGTCTCAAAGATCTCGTCCTCTGATGCACTTGATGCTGATCAGATCCTTGTTGGGCGAAATGTTACACGAGAAGATTTGAATCGCAAGATGAGAAAAATGTTGAAGTTTACGTCTGACATGCCTTCTGCTAAAGAAAAACTGATCTGCCTAAAAAATGATCGCGATCTTGCCATTTTCAACGGTGGAATGTTTACAGTGCTCGAGCCAATTCAGAACAAATACAAGACCCAATTCAGCTCCTATATGGTGAATTCAGAGGACGATGAGGATCGTCAGCCATTCACTATCAAAGTCCACAACAGTTTCTTCGTATCAGACGTCCCTGTACCAAACTGGAAACTACTCAAAGGATCGCAAAGTATGGACTACGCATACTGCATTACGACACACAGAGCTCAAGGTAGCCAATGGGGCAACGTCCTTGTGTATGGGTCTGAATCGTACGTGTTTCGTGACGATCAATACAGATGGCTTTACACAGGGATTACACGTGCACAAGAAAAATTAACTCTTGTGGTGTGAAAGACAATAATGTAAAATGTTTTGAACACAGACAAGGAGAGATTATGAGCAGGGACATTTGGTTCTTCAGCGACCACCATTTTGGACAATCGAGTATTTTGAAGTTTACCGACAAGGACGGAAATCTTGTTCGTCCTGGCTTTGCTGATGTCGCTGAGATGGACAACTACATGATTGAAATGTGGAACGCATCGATCAAACCAGGCGATATTGTATATCATCTTGGAGACATTGCATTTGACAAGCAAAAGTTCACTGATTCAATATTGAATCAGTTACAGGGAAGGATTCGATTGGTAGTCGGCAACCATGATGATATTAAGTTGATGTCATCGTTGCCTAAAATTCAAAAGATTTTAGAGAGTCGAAGGTTTGATGATCATATGTTCATTGCCAGTCATAGACCATTGCACCCTCACAATCTGTGGAACCATAGAAAGATGTGCCCGTTGATTAATCTGGTCGGACACATTCACAGTAACGATCCTCCACCTGACCAATACATAAACGTCTGTGTTGAGAGGACAGGATACAAGCCAATACACATCGACGACATTGCACAACAAGCACATATAATGATTCAAAATTTAGAGGAGGCATACAATGAGCAAATTACCTAAGAATCCGCTTCCGTTTTCGGTTCCTGGTTGCTACCTTGCGGGTGGGGCGATTCTTTCCACAGTAACCAAAACAGAAATATCAGATTATGATCTTTACCCAAAGTCTAAAGAGGCGATGATCACGCTGTTCTACATTTTGCAAGAATCGAACTGCTTTGTGGTCAATTATTCGGACCGAGCGGTGACATGGAAGTGCAATGACGTTGTAAAAGACAATGGCGAGCGCGGCATCATTCAGGTGATGACGTTTGACACATTTGAAAATCCCGAAAAGATTTTTGACTTTTTCGATTTCTCTGTTTGTATGGGCGCATTTGACACAGATACGCTTGAATACCATTTTCACAAAGACTTCTGGCCTTCTGTGGCAAGCAGAACACTGTACTTCAATCCTAAGACAAAATACCCATTAAATAGTCTGACACGCGTCAGTAAGTACACGTCCAAAGGATACCACTTACCTAAGACACAGTCGATCAAAATGTCTCTTGCTGTGATCAACTCAGGGATGCCAACATCGTGGGAAGAACTTGAAGCAGCCATTGGCGGATCTTACGGCAGACAGATCAAAATTATGGTTACGGATAAAGAATTCTCATACGAAGCTGCATTGGAAATTCTGGGCGATCTTGTTCTTGATATCGATGTAGTGACTGAATCGTACGACAAGATTAAGGCCGAACACCTTGAGGTGAGCGTCACTGGCTCGACTGTTCCAATTCTAACAATTCCATACAGTAACAACAGCATGAATTCAAGCTCCAAAACATATAAAATAGTTAATGGCGCTGCTGTTCCTATGGACGCTGCTGAAAAGACTGCTTTGACGTTGCTCGGCGTCAATATGGAGGAAATTGACCCTAACACGATGTTTAACGGATACAAGTGGATGACACATGTAGATGGCAACACGTATGAAGGACTCTTCAACTTCAAAAGGGTTCAATACACAATGAAAGAAGAAACCGGTGAGATCACAGGACTATACAACACTCCTGAAATGGCACTTCAGCCGCCAAGTTCAGCACAAACTTCACTGTGCATGTTTTCATTCGTTGCATCAGACATAACCAGTGCAACGTCGAGAGATTTTCACGTCAAGCGTTCCACATTTCAAGAGGTGGTCAAATGTTGAAACTCGTAGAAATAGTCCTCCATGTTGTTAGTTTTCTCACAATGGTCTTGATTAGTCTAGCATTGTGCGGTTTGACTATCTCTGTGTTGTTGGGGATCACAATGTTCTTGACATGGACCGTGCCTGCAGGAGCGCTGTTCCATTGGGGCATTCTTAGAGGGCTGGTTGTAATATCAATAGGAGTCTCGTTGTGTTGGGCCATTTCGTCTGAAAGCAAGGAATGGGTGGACGAATCACTTGAGACATTAAAAAACGGACCAATTCAATTTTCAAAGGGAGAATAACAATGGCTACAGCAGAACAATACGCAAACTGGTGCATGGGACTAATTCGAGGAGACGATCACATTGTTGATGATATATATTCAGCAATGTACGATGATGGTTTTATGGACGATGATCAAGAATGGACTATCGTCGATGCCGATGCCGATGATGATGATGATGACAGCTAAGTTAAAATGTGGAGTGTCATAAAAAGCACTCCACATTACTGTTGGTTATGTATACGGACGAAGAGCCCAAGTTTGACTACAAGGAGCAAGGACTTCCTGTTGCAGATCGCACAGATCTGAAGTAAAGTCAGAGAATATAATTATTAGTTAAGGAACAAGGCATATGCACGATATTATCAATGCTCTGTGTGAAAACAACAGTGCAAACTACAAGCTCGGCGTTCTGAAGGAACATAAGAGCAACGAACAGCTCAAGCGTGTTTTGATGATGACATACGACAAGGTTGCATATCGTTACTACATTACGATGAACCATTGGAACAAACCTGAGACATCTCCGTTTGTTTCCAACTCAATCCCAACATTGTCTTTAGACGATGCTCTCGACTTTCTGGAGACTAAGCTGTCCACAAGAGAGGTTACAGGCAACGCTGCGATTGAACAGATGGATGTGGTTTTTAGGTCTCTCTCTGATGAAGATCGCAGTGTAATGACGAAGGTGTTGAACCGCGATCTTCGGATTAATTGTGGACGAACACAGATTAATAAGGTGTTTCCGAGCCTGATTAATAGGCCCGTTTACATGCGCTGCGGAATCTACAACAAAGACACTGCAAAGAAGATTAATGTTGTAGGGGCCATTGTTCAGCTCAAAGCGGACGGCACGTATCGCGAGTTCGTGTGTGATGCAAGTGGCACGTCATCAAGCTCGCGATCGGGTGAAGAATATGAATATCCTGTGCACTTTGATCTAATGAAGGATTATCCAAACGGACACTATTTTGGAGAATTGACAGTGATCAACGAAGACGGCACTGTGATGAATCGCGCTGAGGGCAATGGTCTTATCAACAGCAGTGCACCTCCTCATAGTCAAATCGTGTTCGACGTTTGGGATTACGTCACTCCCGAAGAGTATGCGACAGCTACGAAGAAAGAGAAGTGCAAGACACCATACGCCACACGATTGGCAGAGTTGCGCAAAATTCTTATTGACAATACATCTCCACAAATCAGACTGATCGAAACGCATGTTGTAAACACCATGAGCGAAGCTCTTGGACACTGTATGAAATGGATGAACGATGGACTTGAGGGTGCAATTCTAAAGGACTCGAACTCTGTGTTCCGTGACGGCACCAACCCACAACAATTGAAGTTGAAGCTGGTCATTGATCTTGATTTGAGGATTGTAGGATTCCAAGAAGGCACTGTTGGAACGTCACGCGAAAAAACATTCGGTGCAATTGTGTTTGAGTCTGACGATGGCAAGATTAAAGGTCGAACATCAGGGTTCACAGATGCACTATTGAAAGATTTCAATTCCCGTCGTGCAGAAATGATCGGCAAGATTATTACAGTCCAATGCAATGATATTACAAAGGGACGAGACAACGATTTTTACGCTCTCTCCCACCCACGGTTTATTGAGGTTCGTGATGATAGAACAGATACAGACACGCTCCAACGTGCTCTCGAGACCAAGAGAATGGCAATGGATCTGTCTTGAAAATGTCGTTGATTTACATCTTTAACTGGCGTAAGATGTAAGCATGGAACAATACTTCTTGCTGTTATCCCTTGCTGTTTTAATCGTGATCTTCGTCAGGGGGACATTTATCGTGTTCAGTCAAAACTTCTTGATGGCAACAATGTTGCTCTTCGTGCTCCCCCCATTACTTTTTGTTTGGATCGTGTATGTGGGCATTTTCATGAGAACTCAAGATCCAACATAGTAACAACATAAAGGACGAATAAAATGAACGATTTAGTATATTACATTGTCGGAAACGTGGTTTTGTTTGGATCAGCGTATGCATTTGGCACTGGTCTGCAACGTTGGTACGACAAATATGCAGAGTCATGGATGGAGCGTGACGAGAAAAATTGATCGTGTGGCGGACCTATCCGAGAACAGGCCACAGCAGACCACTTGTACAAAAAATGTACAAGTGGCCACCAAAATCGTTTTTGAGTGTGTGGCGTACCCATTAAAGTAGGAGATTGTGAACAATGACAAAAGATCTACCAACACTACCACGATGTGGGCATTTTCATGAGAATTCAAGATCCAACAACGACGTGCAAAATACGCCACCAGAAGCATATCTTGAGGGAATAAAGGCTTTGGGTCGAGTGATAAACGATTATCGTGATTGTCTGGCATTTAAAGGCTATATTCTACACGGCAGCGTCGAAAGTTCTGATCTGTACGCGAAGAAAGAGATCTTCGTACTGTGAAAGTCAACTGTTGACTTGGACGATCGAACCTTCATTGTGCGTTGAGAGCATGAAAGAATCACAGCTGGAACGCGGTCAAGAAACTACAAACACGTCCACAATTTTTAACAATGAGGTAAATTATGAGACAACTATTTTTAGACTGCGATGGCGTTCTTGCTGATTTTGACAAGCAGTTTGTATTGCTTGCAGGGACAACAGGTCAAACATACGAAGACGAACACGGTTCTGGAACTTTTTGGAATCTGATACAAAATTCCAAAAAGTTCTTTGAGGACATGCCTCTTATGTCCGACGCTCTTGAGCTGTATGCTGCTGTAAAACATCATCGCCCTATCATACTCACAGGATGTCCACGCGGGACCTGGTCTGTTCAGCAGAAGCTGATCTGGCGTGACAAACACTTCAAGGGCGTTCCAATGGTCACGTGCTTGTCTAGGGATAAGGTAGATTACTGTCAGCCAGGAGACGTCCTCGTCGATGATTTCTTGAAGCACAGCCAGAAGTGGATTGATGGCGGAGGAGTGTTTGTTCACCACACCAATACACCTTCGACATTGCAACAATTGAGCCAAATTGACCTTTGACATGGTAGGAGAACAAAAAATACTGATTGACACTCCTTGACAGATATGCTACGTTTAATGTATAAGGAAGGGGAATCACTATGTAAACCTTCTACAGAAACGATTTCTTTGTAGAAGGTAGGCATTATGAGCGGTTCAGTGGAAACAGTATGATAGATGAAGTGTTTTACTTGAAGAGTATGGGTTATACAGTCGAGTGGTGAAAAACTTCTTTGTGAAACAGGTTTAGGAAAAACTATGAAAATGGCTGAAAACGATTTCAACCAACTCAAAGAGATTATTATTGAAAATGATAATATCCACGGTCTAAAAACATCAGATTGGGTTGAACAAGCTAAAATTAATGGCTGGTCTGATAAACGTATGCGGTGGGATATGGTTTGGAGTGTAGGCCGTGAAAAGCGGCAAACTTGGTTCGACAAAGTTTACCAGTATCTTGATGACGATCACATTGATACCGCGCTTCGTAAAATTGTACAGCAAATGACTTGACACTATATGTTAAACGAGTTGAAAAGTTGATGATGTTATGATTCGTCCAGCAAACAATTTTTTCAATATCAGTGAGCGTGAAGGATTGAAAAATGAGTAAATTATCCTATCCTGCAAATAAACCATATGTTGCTGGATATTATGGCGTTCTATACAACAACCCTGAAAAAGACGGCCAGGAATATCCAAATGTTTGTGGTGGAACACACATCATTTCGTGTGGCATATTCCTGGCACGGACCAACATGTCACTGTGTTTTTCCTGAAACATGCCACAGATATTACACTACAAGTGTGCAATTATTAACAACATAAAGGACGAATAAAATGAACAAATTGACATGGGCACGTGATGAATTGCGACGTGCGGGATATAGCACAGACGATCCTGAAGACGGTCCAGACAAGTGGATCGCCGAGAATGTAATTCAACTGCTCCAAGTATTTTCGGAACAGGGACACAGTGGCTCTTCAGCACCGTTTGCAATTAGAATTTTTGAGCAGCTTGCATCATGGAAACCGCTTACACCGCTTACAGGCAATGATGAAGAGTGGCAACATTTCGACAATGAAAGTATCAGCCAAAATATTCGCGATTCGTCAGTGTTCAAAAACATTGACGGTGTTGCATATTGGACTGAAGGTAAAGTGTTCTGGGAATGGTTTTCTTATGAAGGTGGTGAGCCCTACAAATCGTATTTTACAAATTCGGAGAGTAGTGTGGACGTTGCATTTCCGTGGTCGAGACCTGACTCCCCCCAGTACGTTTTCAAACCAAATAGCACTTACCCAAACGAAGAGCGCTAATTAGAAAGAACAAAAGAAAATGGTGATACTTGCCTTACTTGGCGCTATTATGGTTGGTTGTATTGTTGGATATGGAGTAATGACTCTTTCCTACAATCTCATGCTAAAGAACAAAAATGGAAAAGGAACAAAAAACGATGATAATTAAAATTGTCAGTGCAGTGTTTGCAGGGATTCTAGCTCTTACAGTCGTAGGTGGAAGTTGGTACACGGTCGATCAAGGTGAACTAGGTGTCCAGCTCCGCAACGGTGCTTTGGTTGGTGTGGCTGAGCCAGGGCTTGGTTTCAAAGTGCCCGTGATCGACAAAGTTGTTGACATTGACCTTCGCAGCCAAGTCAAAATCTACGAAAATGTTTTGACGTATAGCCGCGATCAGCAGACAGCAAGTCTTACTGTTAGCGTAAACTTTCGAGTGCCACCTGGCGAGGTCGTTAGCGTCTATCAAGATTATGGAAGTGTGGAACGTCTTGCTGATAGACTACTCGATCGTCAAGTCATGGACGAAACTAAGAATGTTTTTGGTCGGTTTAATGCAGTGACTGCTATTCAAGAGCGGAGCAGACTTGTAGTGGAGATTCAACAGGCAATTCAAGAAAGTGTCGATGGCCCAATCACAATTGAGAGCGTACAAGTCGAAAACATTGATTTTGATGATAGCTATGAAAGAGCGATTGCTGCACGGATGGAAGCAGAGGTAGAAGTTCAAAGGATTGGCCAGAATGCAGAGCGCGAAAAGGTGCAGGCGCAAATTAAAGTGATTCAAGCAGAGGCAGATGCAGCATCCCGTGTGGCACAAGCGACCGCAGAAGCACAGGCAATCACTCTTCTTGGCAATGCTGAGGCAGAGGCGATCAAAGCAAGGGGCAACGCACTTCGCGATAACCCAAATCTTGTCAGTCTTGTTCAAGCAGAGCGCTGGGACGGCAAGCTACCAACGACAATGTTGCCCGATATTACAGTACCATTCATGAACATGAGTAACTGATCTTGAACCTTGGCATTGCAATGATTGTCGCGTATATTCCACTCTTCTATTGGATGATACACGAGGCTGTTAGGCAGAAAAAAGATTTGAAAAAGATTCGACGACAACCTCGTGTTGAGGTGATCACCTCGACATATTATTCCTGACGGAGATGCTAATTTGTGCTGTACAAACAACACAAAGAATATTACGATGCAATCTGATCGGCACGTTCTCTTATCTGGAAGATTTCACAACTGAAACATCTTGTGAAATCTTCCAGACTGGCATCGACGATGTCGTTGTATTTGATTCTGTTGGACAGACTGCTTTTCGAACAAAAAAGACCACACAATAGAGGTGCAAAATGAACTACAAATTTCCTGAAATTAAAACGCTATCTGATGTTCTCCCTCACGTTGAGGGGAGGTCAGAGTTTGTTGTGGCTGAACGTGTGTTTGGCACTGTAGTCAATTATATGGTTGCAAAGAAAGACACGTTCGATATGAGTGGTCCTGATGATGTGGGTGGTGCGATTCGTCGTGAATGTCGTGGCATCAAATTTGACTTGGATGGAAACATCATAGCAAGACCCTTCCATAAGTTTTTCAACGTCGGCGAAAGAGAGGAGACACATCCTAACGTGCTGGACTTTTCCGTTGACCACACTGTCTATACAAAGGAAGACGGTAGCATGGCACATCCCATCATGTTCAACGGCACTGTACGGTGGTGCACCAAGATGGGACTGACAGACGTGTCTGCTTATATGGACACGTTCTGCGCGAAGAACCCCAAATACAATCAGTTTGCACGTGATTGCATTGCAGATGGCTACACGCCACTTTTTGAGTATGTGGGACCATTTAACAAAGTGGTAATTGAGCACAAAGAAGAGAATATGGTGTTGCTTGCTGTACGAAATACCATTACAGGCGAATTTGTCAACATAAACAAGGAGAATGCTAAATGGTGAATGTTGGAGCACAAGGTGAACTGCGGGGATTACACTCTATGGATATATTCGTCTCAAACATTCCTTGCACAACTTCCCGAGAGTGTGTACCAGCACCTACCAATTCGCACATAAACCATAGAAGTTGATATACAGTGCGACGAGTCGTTAAAGAAAATCGTGTGAAGACTTATTTTGAACAAATTGCCAACAATCGTAAAAGAGCGTGTTCTTTGGTCTCGCAACTGTGGACAACACGTCCACAATCAGTTATCGTTACCCATCGGACAATAGGTTTATAGACAAATCCTACTCAACGTTCAACATCAGATATCAGTCGTCAACTCAACTCAACTGATATCTGATGTAAGTTAATAGAATTATACATTTAAGAGGGACTCATGGACATCATAGAAAAAATCAAAACGTACGACATTCCTGTTGTAGTGTCACATGGTAGGTATACTTCTGCAGAAGCATTGCTCGAATTTACTCGTCCTCTTGAGGGCATCGAGGGGTTTGTCGTTGACTTTGACGGCCACAAGGTGAAGGTCAAGGCTGATCAGTATGTCACGCTTCATAGGGTGAAGGACCAGATTCGAACCGAACGTCACATTCTTGAGATCATCATTAATGGAAAACTCGACGATGTTCTCCCTATCCTAGACGCAACAGATCGAGTAACCGTTGAAGAATACCAACAGCGTTTTAACGTGGGGTTCGACGCAGTTGTGAGTCGAATTGAAGGGCTAGTGTTGCTTGCGCGTGCCCTCCACAGTGGCGACAAGAAGGAAGTTGCCATAAAATTTGTGCCAAATCTCCTACACAAAGAAGATTCAAGTTTCATATTTCGTGTACTTGATGGTAAAGAATTGCGCCCACATATCATCGAGTACGTTCGCAAAAGCGTAGGTAATACTACACGCTACGACGCTCTTCTCAAATGGCTACAAATGTAGTAGGTTGTACTGACTTGTTAAAGGAAGAGGACAACGTGCAATTACGCATGCTGATTACAAAAGGACTAAAACATGACTTTCGTTAAATTTACATCTATTGACAAGTTCGCTGATGCGTGGAAAATGATGCAACGACAAGAAATTGGCCAGATCCAATACCGCTCCAAAATAAAGCTGCACGGTACAAACGCCGGAGTTCGCATTGAAGGTGGTCAGCCTTTTTATCAAAAGCGTACTACAGACGTTACACCACTTGCAGACAATGCAGGGTTCGCATCGTTCGCATGTACTGTAGACTGGAAGATTGACGAAGATATTATCATCTACGGCGAGTGGGCCGGAAAAGGCGTTCAAAAATCTGATGCTGTTTCTTCGATTCCTACAAAGATGTTGTTTGTTTTCGCAGTGAAAAAAGATGAATACATGATCACTGAACCAGCCGCAATTCGTGAGTATGTACCATACCACCCACAGATTGTGATTCTACCATGGTTCGACGAACCAACAACACTAGACATCAACGACGTCAGCAGTGCAAAAGCACTTTCAGAACGTCTCAACGTAGACGTGGAACAGATTGGATCAGAAGACCCATTCATCAAAGAGCGTTTTGGTATCTCAGGTGTTGGTGAAGGTCTTGTCGTCTCGCCATGTTCAGAAACTGGTTCGGTCCCACTTTGGCTTTACAACACATATACATTCAAGGTCAAATCTGATGCTCACCTTGTACAGAAAACTAAAGGAATCAACTCTTCAATCTACATTGAAATTCCTGGTTCTGTCAGAGAATTCTGTGATCAATTCGTCACGGACAACCGATGTGAACAGATGGTTCAAGAACACCTTGAAGGCTCCTATACTATGAGAGGAATGGGGACATTTCTTAAAACAATCAACGCTGATATTCTGAAAGAAAGCAGAAACGAATTTGCTGAACTTGGTGTAGAATGGAAGATGGTTGCAAAGGAAATCAATAAACGTACTGCGAAATGGTTCAAATCTAAAAATACAGTTTGACAAATAACGACACAGTGTCAGGAGACAGCCGTGAACATTTTCAACTGGATCAAATCACTCTTCCAAAACCCTGTAGTGGCTCAACCAATTGATGGGCATGTGGTCTTTGATGGAAGACGTATTGCATGTCTTCCATCAAAGACAGCAGCGGAAGAATTCATTCGAAATCAATTCCAAGAGGTCGATGTCAAAACGGCCCGTATAAATCTAACTGCCAGAGGCAAATGTCGATCCACTCAGGATGGAAGATGGAAGGCGTTTAGAAGCAATCTGAAATTGTCAAACAGGAGACGTCAAGATGAAAAAAGAGTTCAAACCAGTAGTGGGTGGACGAGCCAGCATCTGCACATGGGAAATAGAATTTTATTTCCTAGATAAACAGCAAGCGAGATCATTCATCAAACTTCTAATCAAAGACGAAATTGATTTTTCGTTTGAATATGAAAAAGTTCTTGATCAAGCTGACGAACGGCACTATGTTACAGTAACTGGCTGCTGGGCGGCAAACATGGTTCGGGTTGCTCAGATGGCAGAAGAAGTTGACTATGTTGGATAACCAAAAAGGAATATAAACATGAACAAGGATGCAAAACAGCTGGCCAGAGATATTTATCTACAGGCTCTTAGTAACGCGGCGGGCTTGGCCGATCTTACCCAGGAGGTAAGAATACAAATGCTTCAAGAGGCTGCTCAAATATGTATTGATGCTGCTGATGTATTTTACGAAGCAATTGGTGAGTAAGAATCATCAAAAAAATCTGGTGCAATTGGCCAATAAATTATGGCACATACAATCTGAAAGCATGGCACGAAATTGCCAGAGGTGTCGTGTTTCTTCCTCTGGTAATTATAGCATTCGCCCTGCTCTACTTTTCAGTGTGTTTGATGACAGGCAGTGCTGAAGCTGAACGAATTAGAAAAGATGTGCAGTGACATGATCAAAACAACAAATGGACTAAAACGAAATCACGTAGTTGAAGATGTTAATAGTACATCTGGTTTCTGGCCTGCTAGAATCTGGCGAATATTGGACAGCGAGCATGTGATCACAATTTGCACAGGCCTTCATGTAAAAAAGATGCACGTCTCTGAATTGAGAAAGTCAGAGTATACCGGTAGGTGGATGAGCAATCGCAGCATCCGCGAAAAGACACACTTTCTGGGGATGACTAGACTGAGAGGATTAATTAAAGGCGCTCGGCATTATAATCCCGAACTGATCCCAGAAGAATGAAACTGGAGTAACAATGACATGAACAGTAGAGTTTATGAAGATCAGGATGGTTTGGAAATTACCACTAAAGATCGATCAATAGAATTTCTGAAATTTGACGGAGGAAAAACGATTCTTGATGTGGTGATTCATGACAAGAAACTGCAAAATCCCGTAGTGGTGTGTCTAACATCAGATGAAGCAACCCAATTGAAAAACTGGCTGAATGATCAGGGATTCTAAATTTGATAGACAGTTGACACCGAAGTCATTCTGTTATATTTTTATATTATAGAGGAAACACACATGGGGCGACGTGGAATTAGTCAACTGTACAGTCCCTTGTGATACTGTCCCAAAGTGGGCAACGTACAGGACCTCAAGACAGCAAAGAGCCAAGCATAGCGTGCAAAATACAAGAAATCAAGTCTAGAGATCATGACTGCTCTTGTGGCGCATCGCAGCATAAGTCCCTTCCAGTCCCAACCAATCACTAAAATTTTAACACTCATGAAATAGGAGATGTACTAATGTACAATAGAAGTTTTGATCTAGGATTCGTCGCTGGAATAGTAGGTGCTGTTGTAGTGTGTATGGTTATTATTGTCGTCTTCACTACCCCGACTTCAGAGTGGCAGTCAAATGCCATCGAACGTGGTTATGCACTGTATTGTCCATCGACTGGTGACTTTGCGTGGAAAGATGAATGTGACGTAAAATGACTTGGAAATTGTTCCTTGATGATATCAGGTTCCCTGCTGATGTCAGATATGATTATGGTCCCTACCGAGATATTGTAATCTGTCGTAGTATGGACGATGCAGTGTGGTGTGTTGAACAATATGGTCTCCCTCAATTCATCAGCTTTGACCATGATTTGGCAGACGTTCATTATGAACAGGGCGATGGAGAAAAAACAGGGTTTACATTTGCCAAGTGGCTATGTGACTATGTCATGGACAACAATCTTCAAATGCCCGAAGATTTTGGTTTTTTTGTACATTCCATGAATCCCGTCGGCGCAGAAAACATCCGTTGTTATATGAACAACTTTTTAAAGTACTGGCAACACAAATGATGAAAATGTATATTGCCTTATTGGATGAATTTCCTGATCATATGACACCCACTCTTGTGGCTCATTCGGTGTTGTCTGCACATGATAAATTCTCAGAGAGGCTTATGATTAACGGTCACTCTGGATATTATTATCCTGAATACATAGACTGGTTTGAGAATTCATTCAAGAAAGTCACATTACGAGTGAACCAAAAAGAGTTTGACAAGATTGCTGCATTGCCAAATGTTCATTTGGGACACGAGAACACCACACTGGAAGGCAGAAAGGCCTGTGCCGTAGTTTGTCCCATGCCAAATGAAAACTTGCCCAACGTATTGAAGTATGCTAAACTGTGGAAACCCAAGCACGAATAAAGAACACTTGTTGAGCAATCTTCAATTCCAGAGTGACTGTTTAGAGAACCCTTTATTGGAAGTAGACTTTAGGCACACTCCATAGACAATCAATAATTACAAACAAGAGTGTGACATGACACGAGAAAGTATCAAGCGAGTGATTAAATTAATCGAAAACGGAGTAAATATTGATGGTAAATGATGTTGGAAGATTGAACCAAGAAATAAAGATTGCACTTGATCAATACATCAAGACTAACGATGTGTCGCACATGGACAAAGTGCTCGAATTAACAAAAGAACGTGCGAAGTCGTTGAAAGCTCGCGACTTTGAGACTTTCTATGCAGACAAGGTTGTGCGGTTAGATAAGGGAACAAACACAACCGAGAAAAAGAAGGGTCGATGAATCTTACCATGAATAATTTTTACGAAGGGAAGATAGAAGCTTACCGGAAAATGCAGGAGTCAATGACGTGGTGAACATTTGGCGCGATTTAAAATCAGATCCACCCGCTGGCAACGAATATGCGGTGATTATTTTCCCTTGTAAAAGCGATTGCGGTGTGCTTTACACAATTAGCAATCCCCATTATGCCCGAGGTGAAAACGCACTCGAAGCAGGATACACACATTGGTGCCTGTTTACATTGGCTAGTAACCACGACGAGTGGGAAAAATGGCAAGATGATCTGCTGCCCACTACAGGCGGAGATATCAATTGCGCCATGGCGCAATTGAAAGACTTCGAGAAGACGTGAGTAGTATTCAAACAGATGATCAGAGAACTGATGGATGGGTTTGAGGATAAGATTCAAGCTTTGACAGATGCTAGATTTGATCACAAACGTGGCACTCGATTAATCTCTTTCCGAATGGATTCTGAATCCATTTCGTGTGCATAATTACTGGGACCACAACACAGACAGAGAAGATGAAGCATGGGTTTCGTACACAGATCTTTTGGATCTTGATTCGGTCGATAGGATCAAAAAGGAAACACAGATAGCCAGAGAAACTGAAAACAATCGCTTGACACTTGAGAAGCTGAAAGCAATCGAGAAAACTGAAAGAGACGACTTGAAGAAACTAATCGACAAATATGGGGTGCCTGAATGAGCTATGACAGAGGCTGTCCTTGCGGCAGAGAATCGTGCTACGAGAACTGTACGTCAAGTGATTGTTACAGAAAACCACACCAAACATTGTAGCAAGCAAGTAAAGGTGCATACAACATCCGGCGAACACTTTTATGACGAAAGGGGTGCGCTGGACTCATCATGGCCACATGGCATCTTGAACTATTAATTGGACAATTTAATAGGATCAAACTGACTCCATTGTAAATTATTAGGATTAAACATGAAAACTTTCCAAATCAACCGAGACTCTTGGCACTACAAGCTAAACAAAAACTTCTTTCAAGACACTTTGATGGAGAGACAGTGGGAACCCAAACACGCCAGCTTCTGTAAATACTGGTCTGCTACTATGTTCAGAATCGTCGGTGCGGCTATCATGGCGGCTATGACAACTATATTGTTATTTTTGATCGCCTTTGCAATCTGGACCGATCCATTGACTGTCCTGAAAGGCGTAATAGTTTTCATCGGGATCTTCGGAGCTGTACTGAGCATCGCTGTATTGGTAGATTATGTCCAGACTCGGCCAACTGCTATGCCCAACGACGAACCAAAATCCATGATCGCCATGAAATATTATTCCTTCAAGAATAAAATCTGCCCAATGATCGAATTCAAAGATTCAGAGAAACAATATGAAGGATCGATGGAGTAAAATTCAAAGGACGGCAAATGCGATCATCAGAACAGTTTAGGATTGAATAATGAATAGATATGAATTTCAGGACGTAGTGGACTCTATTATGGGCAAGACAGAATACGTTCCTGGTGTTAGAGCAAATTCCAAAGCTAGAATTAAAGGCAAAGACCCCTATTTCAGTCATTGCTCAAAGATAACTGCTACATGGGAAACTGGCGGAGTGAGTGGGGGTAGCTGTTGGGACGATTCCGATCCTGTTGAGTATTCAACCTCTGAACTTGAACCTGATTTTCACCACTTGGATGAGATACTTTCTAAAGTTGCAAGCAACGTCACATTTCTTGAATACAAAACTCTCATGAAATTAGTGAAGTACGGTACATATATAGAGAACGAGTATTACGGTAACTGTACATACTACGCGACAAAGACGATTACAATTGATGACATCTGGGACTTTCTTGTTGCACAAAAACATGTCTGAGATTATCTTGTTCATTGGTCTTCCTGGCTCTGGAAAAACACACGTGTCTGGTAGGATGTGTTCTGAAATCTTTGATGATATCATTGACCTCGATTTGTTGCCACAACAAATCGAGGTTGACTCCATACTTGGTATATGTGATGTTAATTTCTGTGATGATAAGATTCTCAGCAATGCTGTTGCGTTTTTCAAGGACAAATATCCCCATTCTCGTGTCAAAAAACATTATTTTGAGAATGCGCCAGACAAATGTAGAGCCAACGTTGTTCATCGGAATGACGGAAGAAACGTCGAAGGTACAATAAAGAGGTTTGAAAAAATCTACAACCCGCCTCAAGGCTTCCATGAGGTTTGGGGACATGTAAAAGGAAAAGAGGACAAAAAAGGTGATTAATGTGGCTGTAGGCACTGTTCCTAAGATTAAAAACATAACGGTTGATTCGTGCAAATGGCCTGATGGGGCATGTGCTTGCCATGTTGCACAAGAAAATAAGGGTGACGTGTATGGGCGTGTATGGATGCATTGCGAAGAAGGACTGAACTTCTCCAAGGCAAGCATGACACGTTTTGTGATGTTCTGTCTTGGAAACAATGTGGAAATTGGAGATCTGTATCCATTCGATGCGAAGTTTCCAAGATGTCAAGTATCTGCTTCTGTTCGATTGCGAAAGGATCAATTCGCTAAATTTGAAAGTGAGACAGGCGGAAAGTTGAGACTGCCCGCTAGAACTGTATTGTGTTGAATCGTTGTTGACTGCAAGGCTGTGTTCCTATAACCTAAACATAGGAACACAAAGGAGTCAATCATGCCTGCAGTTACAATTAAGAACATCAACAAAGCTTTGAACGACGCAAATCTCCCTTTAGAGATTGTAAAGGGTGATGGATACTTCTGGTTCGCAGCAACGGAAAATGCACCAGCTGGGGTTGAAGATAATGTAGGCAGCATCTACTCCAACTATCTTCGTGGAATGAGCATAGAAGATTATGTGGAACACGTAAAAGACAGCCAATAAAAACAGATGAAGGAAACACAATGGACTACATTACAACACCAAAGACCTCCCAAGAGGCGTATCGACTGATTCACCAGCATGCCGCCATGTGGTTGGCTGGATGTATTGGAAACGGCAGTGCTTGTGATGACTTCTTCCACACAGAGCTGAAACTTCCAAGTGTTATGAGAGAAATTGAATCGCATACAGACTTGGAGGAGCATCGTCCTCGCTTCGAAGACGGATGTTAAGATGGAACACCTGACATTTGTAGTTGCAGACATTCACGGACGCTTTGATCTTCTGGAATTGGCACTAAAAGAGATCGACTTACAGGGTGGGAAGAATATAATCTTTACAGGCGATTACATTGACCGTGGTCCTCAAAGCCGTGAAGTTGTTGAGCTATTGATTGCAGGCCCTCAAGATAATGATTGTACCTGGTCATTCATCAAGGGCAACCACGAAGACATGATTCTCCACTGTATAGACGGAACAGACATCGAATGGTGGATTCAACACGGCGGTGACACAACAATCAAATCGTACGGCAGCAATATTCCTGCCAAACATCTTCAATGGTTTGATGAGATGCCTCGTTTGCTGTGGGATACACATCGAGTATACGTCCATGCAGGAGTGTCTGAATCACATTCACTTGATAATCAGCCTGACCAAACAACACAGTGGCATCGTTACGGAAAGAATGAAGATATTGGCTACCACGATAAACACGTAGTTCATGGACACACAATTGGTACAAAGTTTCTTGTAAACCGTACCAATTTAGATGCAGGATCTTTTCGCACGGGAAGATTGACTGTCGGCGTGTTTGATGACAACAAAGAGGGTGGGCCCATTCGCACGATTGGGATCTCTGTCTAAAGTTTTAAAAGAGACTGAGACAATCACATTTTGGAGGATAATTATACTATGAACATTGTTACAATTCCACTTGAAAACCATAAATAGTATCGAAAGAAGGATTGTTAAACGTGGTATATTCATACATTAAAAGACTCGGCATAGCTATCTCTATTCTACTCAATGTAATTTTTGGCGGAGATTCCAACCAGACATTTAGTGCAAGGAATTACGGGTGGAAGAGAGAACAAAAGTTAAATCTTGTCTGGACAATAGACTTACTTTTTCGCGTGTTGTTTAAAGACGATGACCATTGCCTTCAGTCGTGGGTTTATTGGTATGTGAGAACAAGCTCTTATGAGGTGACGTCCGAAGTTCAAAGAACTCGTAATGACATGCTAGAAGGATTGAAGAAAATTGATAAAAATTTACGGTAACCAAACTTGTGCGTTTTGTCTACGTGCTAAACGTCTTGCACATTCCTACAATCTGAGGTACGAGTGGGTAGACACAGACATTGACGAGAATCTCGATGAGCTGAGAAGGCTACGTCCTGGTTTCAAAACAATTCCTCAAATTTGGTGGTATGACAAGTATGTTGGTGGTTACAATGAGTTTGCCACAGCTGTAGGGGAAACGATAGGTGGTTTTGGCGATGGAAGGCTGTAAGAGGTCTGAGTGTGGCACCGCAGAATCTTGAGAAAATGCTTGTAATGGTCATGGGCCGTGAAAAGTGTTCCTTGGTTGCAGCTCTCGAGATTGTGTTCGATTATTATTGTGTTAATGGTGATGATGTGTATGATGTTGTAGAATTTCTTGAATGTGGTCTTCCTGATCTAGACACAGTGTCACACTTCATGAAAATCTGGACAGGAGAAGAGAGCGATCTCGTGTTAAAAACGCGCGCTAAAAACGAAAAATTGAGAGGAATTTAAATAATGAATCTACACGACCATTTAAGACGACAGATGGCCTTCAGTAGGGCTACATATGGACCAGGCGATCGCCTAGGCGGAGTAACAGACCATATTACCAAAGAACTAGTCGAAGTTAAAGAGGCAGGTGATCCGCGTGAATGGGTGGATCTTGTACTTCTTTCCCTTGATGGTTTGTGGAGAAGCCTAGCTTATGACGGTCAAGACCCATACATTGGAATGTATACAAGCGGAGGCAAAAAGGCATTGGAGAACAATTGGGACAACATCCCTGAAATTATTACGTTGCTCATTCAAGAAAAACAATCCAGGAATGAGCAACGAACATGGCCTGATTGGAGAGGTGCTGATCCCACAAAAGCAATTGAGCGCGATCGATCGATCGAAGGCTGATTAGGTTAATAAATAAGCCTAAAAGGGGACGTTTATGATTCTTGCAGGCATTGATTACAGTATGACATCACCATCGATATGTGTTCACGATGGTGCAGAGTGGTCGATTGACAATTGCACCTTCCATTACATCGTTCAAAGAGACAAACACCTCGTGGTTACAAAACAGCTGCGCGGAAGTCTATATCCTGAATGGTCTTTGCTTGAGCAAAGATTTGACAACTTAGCAAAATGGTCACTTGGTGTTCTCCTTGAACACCAAGTTTCTTCCGTGATGATAGAAGGTTATAGCTATGGAAGTAGCTCAAGTAGACTATTCCAAATCGCGGAGAACGGTGGAACACTAAAGCAAGCAATATGGAAAAGTAATATTCCATTTGCAGTCACACCGCCCACTGTAATTAAAAAATTAGCCACATCTAAAGGAAATTCCAACAAAGAAAAAATGTGGGATTCTTTCATCGAGGAGACCTCCCTCAATCTGTTCAATATTCTCGGCCAAGAAGAAAAAAAGAATTGGAATCCCGTATCAGACATGGTCGACGCGTACTATTTGGCAAAACACTGCTTCAACGAACAGCACCCTCTACCCTTTATCTTAGAGCGTAACTCTATTATCGTCTAAATGCAAATTAAGTCAACTGCAAAAAGCGTACAGTCACATTCTTATTTGTGGTTGACAGCGTCCCCTTTGTAGGGGATGTTTCAAGAGTAGATCAAATAGGATACACGTTGTGCTGATGCTCGATAATGTACTGAATCGCCTGAAAAATCTTAACGACGTACAATCGGTTAATATGATTGACATTCTTTGACAGATGTACTACCTTTAATGTACAAGGAAATCAATTGTCCAAAATTAACAGCCTCATCGACGACCATGTAGGCCATCTGAACACGTGATCTAAATTTTATATTATGGAGGGCTACAATATGCTAATCAAACGTGTGAGCGTCATTACAGGAGTCGAACGTCAACAGGACATTCCTGTTGATCCCAATGACGTGGTCTTGTGGGACCTTGGGTTGGGCAGCATTGAAGAGTTGATGCCATACCTGTCCGACAACGACCGAGACTTTATCCTGTCAGGAATTACAACCACAGAATGGCAGGAGGCGTTTGCTGAGTTTGTGTGAGAATGCTCTTACCTATAAATATCAGCAAATGAAATCTTTATGAAAAGAGGAAATGAATGTCAACAAAAAAGATGCTGTTTCTAGAAAATCCGTATGATGTGGAGACGCTCCTAGAATGCATTAAGATTGCTACAGAACATAATCGAGAATTAGTATACATGGACAGATTGGTAGGAATGTTAAGACTCGATCCTGAGGCCGATTTGATTAATCTAAACTACCGTATAATGCACGACTTGTCACTGTTGAAACTCGAACCTGTCGAATAAAGGAATACATCATGGGAAGAACTACACCTCAAAAGGTCAGCGCAACTGTACATCGACCTCTACTCGTCGACAAACGTAGCTTAACAGTGAAAACGCGTGGTTGACCATCACAAAACAGATTCAAGTCGTCTGTTCATTATTGTCCGGACCAACAACTTGAATCGCGGCACATCGAAAGATCGCGCAAGTAAAACGTTTGTGGCAAAGTAAGAAAATATTAACCTAGAATGAGTAGAGCATTGACCTTTACTCATTCTTTCACATCTGAAAGATACTACAATGCTCGATCAATACAGTAACATCGTAAAATTTCCTAATGGCAAAACTGTAAAACCGTCCACACTTCAAACTGAAGATAATATAGTAGATCAGATCTTCGAATTAGAATCTCCTTTGGCTAAGGAGATTTCAGACACACTCTTGAATTACATCTTTGGTGAAATGCAGCGGACAGGTGCAGATATTGATATTGACGATGTGTATCCATCATTGACTCTTGTAATGGGGGCGTTGCAGTCTTTCCAACTGAAATTAATGAACATTCACCATTCACATCAAGACTATGCTGATAAAATTTACCGCGGTTCTGACGTTGACCTCCATCTGATTACAGCAGATGCTCAATCATTCTATAAAAATGATAACGGAGATGAATAAGTGCCAATACTAATGGACTACAGCCAGGTCATAATCGCGTCGCTATTTGCCAGCATCGGCAATCACACGAACGTAGAGATATCTGAAGATCTGATTCGACACATGTTCCTTGTGTCGCTACGCCACAACAGAATGAAGTTTGCTCAAACATATGGCGAGTTGGTAATCTGTTGCGATGGCAAGAATTCATGGCGTCGCGAGTTGTTTCCATACTACAAGGCGTCGCGTAGATCTGATCGCGAGAAATCTGAACTAAACTGGAGTGAACTGTTTGGAATCATAAACAACATCAGAGAAGAATTGTCTGACCACTTCCCATACAAGGTCATTAACGTCGATCAATGCGAAGCAGACGACATCATCGGCGTTGTCTGTCACGAAAACGGCACACAGTTAAACAACGGCAGTGAAAAGTATCTGATCCTTTCAGGAGACAAAGACTATATTCAGTTGCAAAAATATGCCAACATCGATCAGTACGACCCTACACGAAAAAAATTCATTCGTCACGACAATCCTGATCAATACCTCGTCGAGCACATTCTCAAGGGTGACAGAGGCGATGGCGTTCCAAATGCATTGTCTCCAGACAATTGTCTGGCAATTGGCCAACGTCAAAAATCAATGACTGCTATAAAGCTTAGTCTGTTTTCAAAATCGCGTGACAACATGGACGAGGAGACACGAGGACGCTTTGATCGGAACAAGCAGTTGATCGATCTTGGCGAAACGCCTGAGAATTTTCGTCAAGAGATCATTACCGCGTATAACAAAGAAAAAAACATTGGACGCTCTAAACTCTTCAACTACTTCATTCAGAAGCAACTCAAACACCTCATGACAGATATACAGGACTATTAACATGCTACTATCACTATCAGAAATTGTAAACAAAACAATTAAACTCCCTACCAAACAGGAAAAAATTGACTGGCTTCAATCAAATAAAAGCGTTCCACTGTTGACTGTGCTCAACATCATGTATAATAAAGACGTACGGATGTTGATTCCTGATTCTGCCCCACCGTGGAAGAAGAATGGTTATATTGGTGTAGAAGGGATGCTATACAAAGAGACACGCCGCCTTAAAATCTTCATTGAAGGTGGCGGATACGACAACCTTCAACAGACGAAGAGGGAACAATTGTTCATTTCCCTACTTGAAGATGTGGATGACAATGACGCAGACCTTCTGTGTCAAATGATTGCACAGAAGTCACTAAAGGGTATGTCACGTACTGTTGTAGCTGAAGCGTTCCCTGAATTAAACTTGAAATCTGAAGTTAAAGAGGATCTATAAGATGGCAAAATCATTCCGCAAATTCCGTGAAGATTCGTACGGCGATTGGGACGATCAAGACAACGACATCCGCGAAAAGCACAAAAAAATGGAATCGAGACGTGATCAACGACGGAAGAAGCTGAGCGAACAGCAGTCAGTAAACGACACAGATGAACAGTGAACGAACCATCCTTGTGGATGTTGACGGTGTTCTCTTGAACTGGATCGTGTCTTTCGAACGATGGATGCGATCTAGAAACTACAAAAAGAAAAACCGATCAATGTATAGGATCGAAGATGTGTATGGTATTACGTCCTCCGACGCACACAAAGAGATTGTCAGTTTCCACAACAGTAAATATATTGGATTGCTCCCTTCTTTCAGAGATGCAAGAAAATACGTAAGAAAACTTCACGTGGAGCATGGATACGTCTTTCACTGTGTAACTGCTATTCCTGATTCAGATCACATTAAAAAAATGCGACATCAAAACATTGATGGAATATTCGGTTCGAATGCAATCAAGAAAATTGACTGTGTCACAAAGAGTACTAACAAGGAGGCGATACTTGCACAGTATGCAGGATCGGGCGCTCCATGGGTCGAAGATTTGTACTCTAATGTCCTCACAGGCCAGAAAGTTGGTCTCACACCTTATATAATGGATCATTGGTACAACCGCCAAGCTGAAGAAGAAAAAGGTGTTGTTCGTGTAAAAAACTGGGCCAATCTTTACGAACTTATTGTATCTACACATAAATAGATTTGTAAAGATCTGTTGTAATGAGACACAATTGAGCGGTTCTTTTACAGAACCGCTTTTCGCTTTTTTGGAGGGCAAATGCCAATATATAGTATCATGAACAAAGAAACTGACGATGTTTTTGAAGTAAACATCAAGTTTGCAGAACTGGACAAATATTTGTCCGACAATCCCACATACAAACAAGTATTCACAAAATTCCCAAGCTTCGGCGATCCTGTACGTTTGGGCCTTAGAAAGCCTGACGATGGCTTTCGCGATGTATTGAGAACTGTCCAACATCACCATAAAAAGGATTCAATCAACACATTCTAACCACGTCCTTCCGTTTCTTTAACAAAAATAGGAGTTCACATGTCCATTAGACGTATGACCAAAACAAGAAAAAAGCAACACACTAGAGAAGCTAACCAAATACTGAATGTGAAATTTGGCATGAAGCAAATTGCACCTATCACAGACAACCAAGACTTGTTGTTTGAAGCGTACGAAGAAGGAAAAAACATCCTTGCAATTGGCTCAGCAGGAACAGGAAAAACGTTCACAGCTCTCTATTTGGCACTTAAAGACGTTATGGCAAACAATGACTACAAAGAGATTATCATCGTCAGATCATCGGTCCAATCGCGGGAGCAGGGTCACCTGCCAGGCGACGCAAAGGAAAAGATGGCATATTTCGAGTCACCATACGCTGACATTGTTAATGAGTTGTTTGGACGTGGTGACGCTTATGAAATTATGAAACAAAAGAACACTATTAGGTTTATGAGCACGTCGTTTATTCGCGGACTTACGTTTGACGATGCGCTGATTATTGTCGACGAATGTCAGTCATGCACGTACCACGAGCTCGATAGTATCATAACGCGTGTGGGCGAAGGATCTCGCATCATTTTCTGCGGTGATGTGAAGCAAGACGACCTGAAAACAGGTGGTAGAGGACGAAATGACGTATCAGGTCTGAAAGACTTTGTGAAGGTTCTCAACAACATGTCCTCTGTTCAAACCATTGAATTCACCATAAACGATGTGGTTAGATCAGGACTCGTCAAGGAGTACTTGATAGCTAAAGAAGCAGCCTAAGCAACCAAGGGGCATGTTTTTCTCTGATTGACATGCCCCTTGTCTCGCATCTACTTCAATTGGGTATAAATAGTTGTGTAGACTATAAGAGTGGAACATCATAATGTCAGCAGTAGCAAGAGTCAGTGTGGATAATGTGAACACAGGACACGGATGTGATAGTATCGCGGGGATAGAAGGTCAACTACAAACCAAGGTTTTTATAAACGGTTCTCCTGCCGCTGTTATGGGCGACGCAATTGCTTCTCACACAATACTATCAGGTGGAAGCTGTGTGCCACACAGCGCTGTCATAAATCAAGGATCGTCAAAGGTTTTCTGTCAAGGGATCGCAATCGCAAGAGTGAACGATTCAGCTGATGCAGGTGCCGTCGCAACAGGGTCACCTACCTGCTCTGCTGGAGGATAACAATGAAATCGTTAAAAGAATACATGACAACGCGTAAATACGTTTGTGTCAATTACACAAAGGAATCGCAGAACCGACTCCGGGAATGGGCTCAAAACAATGGGTTTGACCTAAGCATAGGTTTCAACGGTGCAGACCAAGATCCAACAGACTTTAACTTTCACACAACAATATTCTATTCCACGAACGACGTTTATCTTAGAAACCAAGAAATGAGCGAGAGTGAGACAGAAGTATTTGTTACAGGCTTTGACATGTTTGGCGACAACAAAGATATACCTGTGCTCATTCTTTCGTATTCAGGCGGACTAAAAGACATCCGTGAACATTTCGAAAGACTTGGACTAGAAGATAAGTATCCAAGATACCGACCACACATCTCCCTGTCGTATGTAAGGGAACGAAAAGACGTCTCTAAAATGGAGCTACCAGACTTCAGGCCAAAATTTGATAAAATTGCAATACGTGAGATAAAGGACTAACTCGTGTTTAATCATGAAACTAATTTTGATCTTCCTGAACTAAGTGCTGAATTGACCGAGAAGGGGCGCTTCTACACCACACCTAACGGCGACGTGTATCCGTCTGTCACTACAGTTATAGGACACGGCACAGATAAGTCATTTATTCAGAGGTGGAGAGATCGAGTCGGTGACGTTGAGGCTGATAAAGTGTTGGCACAAGCTAATCGTAGAGGGACTGCTGTACACGAGATATGTGAGCAGTATCTAAAAAACGATCCGCTATACAAAAAAGGTCACATGCCTGTGAACATTGCAAACTTTCTTGATATGAAGCCCCACTTAGACAAACACATTACAACAGTTGGCGGCTTAGAGATTCCCCTTTATTCAGACAAGTTTCGTGTAGCAGGTAGAGTTGATTGTCTTGCGAAGTGGGACAATGAGTGGGCAATTGTAGACTTCAAAACAAGCAGAAGAGTTAAGAAGCACGAAGAAATTCACGGTTACTTTATGCAAGCGAGTTGCTATGCATACATGGTTTATGAGCGGACCAACGTCGTGCCGAAGAACATTGTAATTGTCATGTCCGTGGACGATTCTGATTCTTTGGTGTTCATCGAGAAGGCGAGAGACTGGTTGCCAAAATTTGTTGTCGTTCGCAACTCTGTTGACCTTTAACTGAAATCTCTCTACGTTGATCCTATGAATTGGTGAGTATACGTAACCGCCTTTTCAGCCTTCTGCACACGATTGTTACCATTGTATTTGAAGGAAAACTATGAAAAATAAACTAACAATCATCGTAGAACAGAACCTAGGAATCTTTCTTGGTAATCATGCAGGCATTGCAATTTTCAGTTACAGCGACGCGACGCTTGCCACAAAAGCATATGGATTCAGAAGCAAAGATGATGCTAAGAAGTACGTTCGGAATTATCTTAAACACATGAAAAACAATGTTGAATATGTTGTTGTTCCGTGTCCACATCGCGAACATTATGTGACAGTAGTCGATCTAATTAAGGCAGGACATGCGGACCTTGCTGCAGATCTGTTTCTGAACATGTCCGCACATCCTACATTGCAATAAAAGGAGAACACCAATCGCACATGTATTTGTTGCTGCGTTATACGCAGCAGGTCTCTATCTTTCTACACACGGTTTTGTAGGTGGTACTTATCTACTGTTTGGACTGCTTAGCATACACGTTATCGTTCTCGTACTTGCAAGTTCTGTAATGTTGGGAATTTCTCATAGAAAGGCAGAAGGGAAAGCTAAAATACTACCAGGAAATGTGCTGTTAGGTCAAGTGTTTGTTGGAATTGCAGGTTATCACATGTTTATGATGGGTCACCTGTTGATTGCAGGAGTAATATCCACTACGCTCACAATTGCAGTTGTTGGGGATCTTGTACGCATGTTGACAACAAAGGACAAACCAACACAATGACTGTCCCTGTACTCTACATCATAATGAGAACAGATCTCGACTCGATGAATTCAGGCAAGGCAATGGCCCAAGCGTCCCACGCATCTAATGCGTTTGTAAAGGCTTGCAACAAAGCAATAGAGACAAACACAAACTCTCAACCACTAAGTGACGCTTTTGAAAAATGGCAGAACGAAACGGCTCAGGGATTTGGTACTGTCCTCGTGTTAGAAGGACAGACGATGAGTAGCATTGAGGATTCAATCGAACTGCTCTATGGTTACGGACACGTTGCAGGTGTTGTTCACGATCCTACCTATCCAATACTCGATGGATATGCAGTCCACCACATCCCACTCTACACATGTGGATACGTTTTTATCGAAGACAAAAGCCTACACACAGCCGCCTCTGACATTCTAAAACACTACAATCTACACAAATAACAATGAAACTGCTTGAAAGGCAATATATTATGAACGACGTAACAACAGACACAGCAAACGACACAACATATAGCGTGACAGCGGACGAACTCCGCTCATTCATTGAGCGATATGAGCGTCTTCAGATTGAGAAGACGGACGTTGGCGATGCTCAGAAAGAGGTGATGGCCGAAGCTAAAGGGCGTGGGTATGACACCAAAGTTCTACGGAAAATCATCGCACTCCGTAAGCGTAGTAACGGTGACGTTCAAGAAGAAGAGGCCGTACTTGAAATGTACAAAGAAGCGTTGGGAATGTAACCACACAATACATGCACGCTGAGAAAGGAATGCTTGTATGTCCTTTCTCAGCGTGTGTTGACCTTATAGTCAATGGGCATATAGTGCAAGAAGTACAAAAATAACACAAGATCAGTCGAGGATAAAAATGTGTACAAATAACGAGCTGGTCGCACTTGCAACAAAAATTGTCAAGTTGATAGGGAACGCTAAACAACACAAGGACAAGGTCCTACAAAATATTGATTCTGATCTACACGCACGTTTTGTAGAGTCGACAAGCTTCATGCCTGAGGATACCAAACTCTCACAGAGAGTTGCACATGGCCTGACAGGAATCGATCGTATGTTGATATGCGTTGTATGTGGTAACACACACATGAGAATATACCCTCCTTCCCAAAGAGATTATTGTTGTAAAGGGTGCTACTTTTCAGACACAAAAGCAATGAAGCAACGCGTAAGTGTTGTAGATCAAACTGCACGTGTGAAGAAGATGGCACACACCAACAAAGTAAAGTACGGATACGAATTTAATAGTCAAAGACCCGACGTCAAAAAACTGTTGAGCAAATCTAAATTGGAACGTACCAATCCCGAGGCTGTAGACAGGCTCGCAGATAAGCTGTGGCTTGAAGAACAATACGCTAAACAAACCTCCGTTGAAATTTCAAACACTCTAAACGTGCATTACAGCACTGTTCTTTTCCACTTGAGAAAACATGGGATAGAAATAACACCATATGCAAACACGAGTGCGGTTGAACGTAGTATAAACCAATTCATACTTGACAGTGGTGCACGAACAACAACGTCCACTCGTAACATTCTCACAGGCAACAGAGAGATCGACATCTATGTCCCTGAAAAACACCTCGCAATTGAAGTTAATGGGCTATATTGGCATAGTAGCACAGATTTCACCAATTCGGCCAAGCACTTAACCAAGACGGAGGAGTGTTTGAGTAACGGGATTCGGCTCATACACATATCTGACGAAAAGTGGTTCACGAAGCCAGATGTTGTAAAGTCTATGCTGTTGAATAGACTCGGCATGTCTCAGACACGAATACATGCAAGACAATGTACGGTCAGGTCTGTAGATCCGTCTACATCCAACGAATTTATTAACAGAAACCACATCAATGGCACAGCAAACGCAAACAAGAAGTATGGTCTATATCACAATGATGTGTTGGTATTGGTAATGACGTTTAGTAAATCACGGTATTCTAAGATGCACGAGTGGGAGTTAATAAGGTTGTGTTCTGCTCACAATACGGTTATTGTAGGAGGAGCATCTAAAGTATTTCAACACTTCATTAGAGAGCAGTCGCCTATCAGCATTATGACTTATGCTGATAGGCAATATGGAGAGGGACACGCATATCCAAAACTTGGCTTTAAATTTTCTCACATTACCAAGCCAGGATATTCCTGGACAGATGGCAATAAAACTTACAATAGAATCAACTTTCAAAAACACAAACTCCACAAACTACTAGATGTCTATAGTGACAGCCTGACAGAAAGAGAAAACATGATTAACAACGGATATCGTTTATATTTCGATTGCGGTCACAATGTTTATGAGTGGAGCCAACAATAAAAAAGGCGGACCGAAGCCCGCCTTAATTGATCTGGTTTGTTCCAGATTCTTTTGGTGTTTATTAGAACAGGTTGTTAACAACCACTTTGCGGTAGTACTCGTTCGTTGCAGACTGCAGACGACCAAGTCCTTGAGCGCTACCTTCTGCAAAAGGATTCGCGACCATGCCGTAGCGTGTCTTGAAGCCGATTTTTGGTTGGAAGCTATTCTCACCGATTGCACGCACCATCTGAAGCGGAACATATGGGCAGTAGAAGATTCCCGCATCAAATGAAGAGGAGCCTTTGTAGCCGACTACAAGGTAGTTGTTGCCTGCATATGGATCGATGTATACGCGGTAACGACCATTAAGAACACCTGCGAAAGTATTGCCTGTGTCATCAACTTGTAGGTTGTTGCTGTTAAGTGCTGGTGTATAATCAAGTACGCCTGCCATCTGAAGTGCGGAAGCAACATCAGAAGAACAAATTACCAGATTGCCTTTGCCGCGACGAGTAGCTTTTGCAATTGCGTTTGCTTCCGTCTCGATTTGGAACATCAGACCCTTGAACTTCTCAACAGACCAGCGACCGTTTGCATCGACATCAAGGTCGAACACACCTGGCGTTGCTGTTCTTTGAGCTCCGACGACTGCGTTAGTAAAGATTGTACGTACAACTTCACGGTTGATTTCAACAAGAATCTCGCTCGAAAGAATGTTTGCGAGTTCTGTTTCTGCGTCAAGACCGTGAACAGCACGAAGATCCTGTGCAAGTTCAGTGGTGTATTCCGCTTTCAGTGCGCGTGTTTTTGCTTCAACAGCAACTTTTTCAATTGAGAAAGCCATTTCTGCGAAGGGTGTTGCACCACCTGCAGCACCAAGTGCTTCTGCAGCTGCTGTGTTCATGCCCGTACCGAAGTCTGCGTTACCTGGAAGGCCTGCTGTGTTGGCTGTACCAGTACCACCAAAGGCGGTGTTGGCTTCGTTGTAGAATGCTTCGTCGCCTGCTTGTGATGCATACTTGGAGCGCATTGCAAAGATCAGGCCAGTTGGACCTGTCATTGGCTGTACGCCACAAATGTCGTATGCAATCAAATTTGGCATTGCACGACGAACCAGGCTGATAAGTACTGGGTCATAACCAGCGACTGGACCTGCAGCAGCTGCTCCGGCAGAGAAGCCACCAGTCCCAGCATCGTTGGCTGGCGATTCATTGAGCAATGAAGTCATTGTAACGCCCGTACGATCTTCTGCAAGTGCCTTCTCAGTGTTCTCAAGAATTGTTGCAGTCACGCCACGACGGTACTTGTCTTTGATTGATTCGAACTGATCGTGGTCCAGAATCGGTGCCCACTTTTCTGTTAGAAGATTATGTTGACTCATCTCTTAGTCTCCTTATTGAGTTGTTATTCGTATTATAGCTTTATTTATTATTTAAAGTTTTTCATGGCTGATGCGTAGGCATTGATCGAATCATACTGCGAAATCTTCTTTGGTGCTGATTCTTCAAGAGTCGGTGCACTGTTTTCTTCATCGAGGCTTTCGCTGATTACAGTATCTTTCTTTACTTTAAAGAAAGATTCTTTGAGAGTTTTCAGGTTTTCTGTATAAGCTACGTGATCTGAATTGTCAAGTTTTTCAGAAAGTACGCGAAGGCGCTCTACTTGTGCTACAGACAGTCCTTCGACCATTGTTTCAAAAATCTGTGCTCCACGAAGTGTTTTGATCTCTTCTTCGAGGTCAAGACGATCGTTGATTGCACGGCTTGCTGTTGCTTTCATCGTGGAAAGCTCTTCTTCAAGACCTGCAACAATGTCGATTGTTTCTTCATCGATCTCTACATTGTGATCGTAAAACAGCTCTTTGAGACCGATCATCAGCGATTCAGCCATCTCTACTTTGATGCCTGATTCAACAGCAACAGTGTTTTCTTCCATCCACTCTTTAACAACATAATCAAGATAACCGTCAAGATTTTCAACAATGTCGTCTAGTGATTCGGACAGTGCGGCGTCAAACTGCTCTTTAAGATCAGCCTCAACAGCCTCAACAACGCTGGCAGACTTTGCTGTTGCAGCTTCGTGAACAGCAGCTTCGAACACAAGCGTTGCTTTACCTTTAAAATCTTCAGAAAGGTCAAGACCTTCGAACAGGTCAGAAAGGTCAAAAGACTCGCCCATGCCCGCTTTCATCTTTTCAGACTTCATCGTCTTGCTGTGCATGGCTTCATCCGTGTCGTCCTCGTCATCCATGTCATCCCCGTCATCCATGTCATCCATCTCAGATTTCATTGCTTCGACAGCAACAAGAGGCTTGTTTGTCTTTTTTGTTACACCATCGGTAACTGTTTCCGCATCTGGGTCTACTTGTTGCATTACATCTGCTGAACTGCGCTTAGCTTTGCCACCAGCCGCATTGACAGGAGCTTCAACCGAAGATACTCCGTCGGCAGACATTACTTTTTCTTCTAGGTTATTTGCCATAGTAGATTTTTCCTTTTTGTTTATAGATCACGATTATTTATAATATTTTATTTCTCAAGGTTATTTATCAAGATGAGAATTTCTATTTAAAACAAAATTCCCAACTGTTACTTTCTTAGTGTGGACATGTAGCTTTCAAACATCTTCAAAGCTTTATGCTCGTCAATTTTTTTAGAGGGCTTGTTAAACGATTCTTTGATTGTCATTATTGCGTCTTCGAGCATTTGAAGGCGGTCCATTGCTTGATTAAATAGCAGCGCATCAATAGACTGAACCACAGCTTCTTCAACAATTGGCTCGTCAAAAGCTCCTTGGTTCCATGTAGACGTCGCCATGTCAAAAAAGTACTGAGTGTTCTCCATAATTCCCTTTACAAAGCAGTTGGGCCCGCTGGGATCTGTCACAATGTCAACAGTTGCTAAATGGAAATCGCCTTGAACTTCCATGATTCCTTCTTTCGATTGCTTTACAGAACCTAGGCCACGCGTCGATACGCCAATCTTCACACCTTCATCGATGAACGTCTTTACAATATTGCCCATTGGTGTGCCAAGAATTTTTGCTTTTCCAATAAAGTTGGAACCATCACGACCCATTTCTATGATAAGATGTGATGCACGGTCACCGTTGATCTGAGGTCCGTCTGGATGGCCAAGCTCGCCTAATGCACGCTTAGTTTTAACAAATTGCTCATTGTAGCGGTTCATTTCTTTTTCAAGAATATTAGATGGATACATGCGGCCGTTTCTATTCTTAATGTCACCTTGCATGAAGATGCCTTCGATGTAATGTGACTTGTTGCCACTCTCATTAGCCTCAACAAGAACAGCAATGTCTTCGTTGAATACCTCTGTCATCAGTAATGCCATGTCGGTTGCTCCAGTTTGCTTTTGTTTCTTCTATTTATCAATTTTACGATTTGTACGAAACGGGAGTGCACAAGATACTAGTAGAACCGGATATTGTGTTTTCTGGTATCTTTTCAACGAAAGTCACAGAACCTGCCGGTGCAGTAAAAGAAGCCACATCGCTGTTAGCGTCTGCAATAGTTATGACTGACACAGAGTTTGCATATATGCGAATCAATCGCCCATTATAAACAGTGTCCGCAGTCGTGACGGACATTTCAATCGCCAGAGGTTTTACAATCATGATTCTAAGACCTCTTTTGCAAACTTCAAAATGTCTCGGAATCCTCTTTTGTCTTTCATTGCTGTCTTCATCATTGATTTCTTGTTTGATGAACTCAACTCGTCGAACATCTGGTTGAGCATCTTGGTCTCAGGTTCTTTAAGCGTTACAGAAGATCCGTCGCCAAGCTGCACATTGCCTGTTTTAAACGCTTCGTTGGTCCCTTCAGAGACATCTTCGTGTCTGTCTGTTTTTTGTTTGTTCACTGCACGCGTGACAACTTTTCTACGATTTTTCAAATAATCATCGGAGCTGTCCACATCACCGTCATTGTCAATGTCATCATCTTCTTTTCCGACGGCATCGAGTGCTTCTTTCATTGCCTTGGAGATTGCCTTGGAGATTGCCTTCCGACGGTTGTGCAAATAATCATCAGAGCTATCTACGTCACCGTCATTGTCAATATCTTTGTCCTTGCGATTATCAAAGTCTTTTTTGAGCGCATCTTGATCGACCTTGTCCAGCTTTTCATATACAGCCTTGTCTTGCCCTGCCGCATAATCAGCGAGACGCTTAGCCTTTTTCATTACTGAAGAGTGTTGACTCTCTTCAGACTCGGGATGATCTAAGATGTTGAATGTGTGCTTGGCCTTGAAATCAATTTCGTCTACTGATGTTGGTTGGGCCACTTCTGCGATAAGTTTCTTGAACGATTTCACCGTGCTTTTCTCCGCTTTTCTTTATAATGTTGAAATGTGTTTTTATTATTTATCTGAAGCGATTCTTCTGATGGAGGAGTATCTTGTTCTCCATCACTGTCGTCCGTTTCGGAGTCTGCATCATCATCCACTTCATCGTCCACTTCATCATTATCCACTTCATCGTCGCTACCACGATCGTCCATATCATCAGGATCGCGATAGAGACCTGCTGCGCGCTCAGCAGCAATTTGAGCTTGCATCTCCATCGTTTCGGTTTCTGACATGAATAGAACATTTTTCTGAACCCATTGACGAGAGAAGTACTTGCCAACTTGCTCTTCCATTTCTCTTATCGTACCGATCTTTTCTTTTAGAATCTCCATCTCCTTGAGCTCTTCAAAGTAGCTATCTTTCATGAAGTCGTAACGAACTTCGTCTTTAATGTCCTTCCATTCGTCGGGCGTTAATACACCTTTCAATATGAGCTGTTTTTCAAGTATAATATCGAATAAGATGGAGAAGCGGGTACGAAGACGTCGAACGAACTTTCCGAAGCGCATTTCGTCGCGTGTCATTTCCGACACTCGACCAAACGAATAACTATTTTCAGATTCCAATCTGGATACAGGAACACCAAGCGATTTGTAGAGTTTTTTCTGAAAGTATGCTAAGTTGTCGTTATCGCCGAGTGACGCACCACCAGGAAGCGAGTCTACTTCAGTGCTACGATTTCCTTCTCTTCTTGGAAACCAAAAGTCTTCTGTCATAGTCATAAACTTACGACTGTCGCTCATTTCGCCAGTACTTGAATTGTACTGAAGTTTATTCTTGTGTCTTGCCATCATATCAGCTAGGTATTGCTCTGCCTTTGCTTTTGGCAAGTTGCCCACATCGACGTAGAATATTCTACGCTCTGGTGCGCGAGTCAACGTGTAGATTACAGTAGCATCTTCTAGTACTCTTAGCTGATTGAGTGGCTTAATTGCACGGTGTAGGTGTGATAAAACAAGTGACTGATTTTCATTCATCAGACCTGATGTAACACGTGCAATTGAGTCTTTTGCAATTTTATATCCGTTTGTCACTTGACTGCTTGCAGAACCGCCCGAGGACGAAACGCCAAAGCCGCCATCTGAATACATAAAATATTCTGACTTAATTCTTTTCAGTGGGAGACCGGTCTGTCTATCTGCTGTACTGGAATCGTTTTCACGAATTAGTCGTACTTTACGAGGATCGAGATATCTAAGCTCCTGAATTCCCTTTCTGAGATTGCTCTCATCAATTATAATATGATAATTAATTCTACCATCCACAAAAAATCTTTGAAAAATGTCGTAACCTTGGTTCGAAAAGTCGAGTAGGTGAAGAACATTTTCAAACTCTTCTAAAATTGCGCTCTTTACCTTATCAGGCAGTTCAACACCATCTAGTACAATTGTAACTACTTTTTGATTTGCCGAAACAGAGATTGATTCGTTTACAACCTCGTCTACGGCTTGTTGAACTTCAGGCTGTAATGCCATGGATCTATACCTAGTCACAAGTTCCGATTCGTTTTTGGCTGTTCCTTCAATGTCAAGGAAATATCCATACGACCCGCCGGTAGCAGTTGCTTCTACGTTAACCGCGCCGTCATCGTTTTGCGGAGCTGCAAACGATGACGGCTGGTATTCGTCTTTATTATTGCGCTTAATTTCAAAGCCAAATAATTTTGCCATAGTATAAAGTCCCTTATTAGGTTACAGGGTTTCCAGTAGTTCCGCCAACGACAGTCCACAGGTCATATTGGAACGTAGTGGTAAACTCTTCAATAGTGTCAGTTGTTTCCCAGGACAGTGCAATGTCGCTAACTGCGACGGGGTAGATCCCTTGGAAGTTATATATACGCAGTGTAGCACCATCTTTGCCGTACTGTGTAATAATAGCATCTGATTTATAATCCTGTGGCAATGCTCTTGAATTTGCCACATGACTGTTGATTGCGTTTGACCAAGCTTCCAGTGCATTGCGCACTGCAAAGTCTTCGTCGTTGATGATTGTTACTGTCCAATCTTCGAAGGTTCTATCACCTGCATATTTAATCTGGCGACCAAAGTATGGAACTGTGTAGGACCCAAGGTTAGATGAAGGAATAGCAGCAGTTTTAGCCATGAATGGCACTTTAAAATCTGCTACGCCCAAGACTGGATTTGCAATTTGTACTTGGAAGAGGGTGGGACGTGCTCCACCCCCCACTAACTGCGATTTAAATTCATTGACTGAGAATGACATGTTAATTGTTCTCCTTGTTATATCTATTTATATCAGAACTGTTGACCGACAATTTCGTCAAATTCGACACCAGTTCTAGTTGCAACAAATGTCAGTTCGATGAAGTTGATTGATCTTGCAGGTTTGATAAAGATATTCGAGCGGAATTTATTGGCATCAATAACGTCAGCCGTGTTTACCGTAGCATCAGAAACAACACGATAGTCGATAATGCCGCGACGGCCTTGAATATCACGGAGGAACGGATCCACAATCTGGCGGAATTGGTTCTGTGTGAACTCATCATTGAACTCGAAAAGGAATTGTGCAGAAATTGTTGCAATTGCCTTTTCTACTGTAATGAATAGACGACGTACGTTAATCCGCGTGAATGCACTTCCAGTTGCGGTGCCTAGACCTGTCTTGTCGCCGAATAGAATTGTCCCCTGACCTGATTGTGCAATCACTGGGTTAACATCACGGCCGTAAAGTTGATCACGCTGTGCTTTAGTTGGATTGAATGCAAGCTTGATAACATTGCGTACCCGTCCCTTACGGTAACCAGCTGGTGATTCCCACGATTCGACACGAGCACAAAGGCCTGCCATATCACCGTTTAGTGGAGTCCAGCGATACTGGTCATTGTACTTATCATAACGGTACTTATAACCACTGTCCATAAACCAATATGACGAATTCTGCATGGACGTTCTAAAGCCTATAACATTGTTCATTTTGTCCTGTTCGGAAGCAACACCAACAACATCAGTAATTTCTGGCGATATAAATGCAATGCAATCTTTACGATATTCAGCAACATTTGAAACGATGTAGTTTGCAAGGTTAGAACCACTTACTGCTTTGCCTTGGAGAAGAAAGGAAATATCAATGTCATTTGCTTCTCTGTATAGGTCATAACCGAAAGCAATTGTACCAAGCGATACTAGGCTTTCTGATAGACTGTCGACACCAAGTGCAAAGGTCAGATATTCACGCTGCGCGGTAACAACACCAGTAGTAACGTCACCAATATTATCTTCGCCTGCTTCAATGTATGCAGATCTTTCTTCGATGTACGATCTATAAAAGATGTTCGTGCCGTCAGTTGTTTTAGTACCAGATTTAATTGCTAGGTTTTCAAACTTTTCAAGTATTTGACCAGCAGTGCCTGATACCAAGCCTGTTCTGTCAGTTACAATGATGTGCATCTTACTAGCTTCTGGAGCTTCACCGAACGCGTCGGCATACGCCCAACGGCGCGTAACATCAGTAGGAATGTTCACCATTGTGAATCGCTCTCTAAAGATGAACGAGTGCACATATTCAAATTCAGAACCAGAAGTCGGTGTGGTGCTAAGAGTTTCAAGAGCAAGGATTTCCATGTCCTGGTAACCACTTGACGTGTCAATGCGTAGAACATCGCCTATCTTTACATTAATATCAACAAGAGCTTGGTCTGTTGTTATATCTAATGTTTGCTCTCTGAATGTGATGTCATATGTAGTTGCAATGCTAAACACATCTTCTGCGAAGCCACTTTCACCAATTTCGGATGTGGTGATATATGAAATTTCAATGCCGTTTGCGATGGTACCTGGGTATTTCGCCTTAAAAACAACATCGTCTGCTATATTTGAAACAGTTGCTGTACTAGCAGTATCATCTACTACACGGGTCACGTATAGAGCATTTGAATACGAGAGGTAATCAGCAGCGGTAAAGAATGTTTCCGCATTGTGATCTGTAGGTTGGCCGAAAACATTAGCAAGTTCTATTTCTGAAGAGATTAGAACTCTTTCGTTTACAGGACCCCAGCGGAACACACCTGCGATTGCAGCTGGTAGCGTGGTGATTGCGGGAATTGTGGTAGTAAGATCAACTTCTCTTACCGTTACTGATGGACTTACAGAAAAAACCATTTGTTTTGTTCTCCTTTGACATAATAGCTTTATTGAACTAGTTTCACTTTAATCCTATTTATTATAATTGAGTTCTCACACAATCTAGAGCCAGCTGTTGTACCGTACAGGCATATCATCTTCTTCTAGCTCGTCACCTATACTTACAAAGCCGAAAGGGAGTAATTCTTCCTCTATTTGTTCTTCGCTCTTTTCACGCAATTTCATCATTGTGTTGATGTCAGTCAGGTCTTTGAAGTAACCTTGATCAGTTAACCACGAAAACAGAACCAGGGTCATAACAAGATCATCGTGTGAGCCAGATTCTGCCTCATATGATAGACCCTTCTTAGAGAATTTGGAAAGCTCTTGAATGGTGTTGAAATCTGGAACGAGCAATTGGTTCTGCTCGATTAACATTTTTAGAATTGAACAGCCGATAGATTTTACTGATTTTGTTGTTCTGATACCTCGATCTACATTCTTACCAAAACCGCCAGAGACTCTTTTTCCCGACCGGCCTCCATTTTCTGTCATGACAAGATTTTCATATCCATAGTCAAGGAAAAGAATGTCTGATACCTGACCACCTATGTCATTGACCTCGACCATAACATGTGCTTCATTATAAAGCGTCGCAACTCTAAATATAGTAGCGGCATAATCAACAGGGCCAGTAAAATTATCTCTAAATGTACACACTTGCTTGTACGGCATTTGAGTTATGTCCAGAACAGAGAAAGCAGAATAATCCAAACCTTTGCCACGAGAAACATCAACTACCATTGCATATGTATGACCAGTAACAACAGGGTCATACTGAAGCAGGCCCTCACTTTGAGTCACTGGTTTTGAATGTGCCATTTCTTTGAGTTTCTGTCCTGCGATCAAAGTACCAGAGCTGCCAAGGAATTCGCAGTTATGAGATACCATATTATTAGTATAATATTTGTGGCCGTTGCTCACTTCAAGCGCGTCGTATACATCCGCAGTTTCATTCTTATCTATAGAAAGAGTTGCTACTCTCGAATAGCCGCTCTTCGTTTTCAATCTCGATCCTATATATAAATTCTGCGCTTGTATAAACCCTGCTTCAGTCTCTATTTTATGATCCAGCGTACATTCTAATAGATTGCCGATTTCATCTACAATGGTTACTATACCGGTAGTGGTTTTTTTATACACACCGTGAAAATCCGCCCATCCACTGTCCGTTAGTATTTCATACTGGGTGTTGTTCTTTTTCGTCATGGTAGGTCCTTTGTGGGAATGCCTTTTCTCTATGGTGTTGTTCTTATAGCAGCCGGCACCACATCACATGTTTCAGCGCGCCACAGAACGAGAAGCGGACTTCTCGTTAAATCTCCTTTATTCTTTCTTCTGGAGTCGTTCGCCGCGATTTGTACACGTGTGTTTTCTCATCTCCATCCTATTTTATTTATAAATCAAGGAATTCACAAGTGCAAATTTTCATAAAGTTCTTCTATGAAGATCGTTTTTATCTCGCCTGTTTCTTTGTCTCTTATGGTGATTTGAGTGTTGCCCTTCACGCAGCAATATTCTTGCGCAAACTTGTCTTGGTCGTGATCAAGAGCTTCGAGAGTTTCCTGTTTCCAAGCTTCACCTCTGCCTGGGACATCATTCCACATAACACGTACAAACTCATATCCGTTGGTGCCTTCCTCTGCACCTTTACAGGTTTTCCAATAGTGGTTAATGCCATTTGGAGTTGAAGTCATTAATAATTTTGTTGTCTCGCCGGACGAAATTGTAGGATAAACAGAGGCGAAGAATTCATCGTACCCTTCGATAAACGCGACCTCGTCGAGATACAGAAACGAGATTGACTTGCCTCGAATTGCACTTGATGACGTAGTGCCTGCATATATCTTACAACCGTTTTCTAATTCTATAGAGCCTTTGTTCCACTCCTCTACGCCTTGCTGTAGCCACCTAGGGAGCGCCTCGTACGCAAGCTGAATTCTATTGAGAACTTCTCTTGCAGAGTCACCTTTATTTGCAAGGATTGCTGCTGTCTTATATTCGTTAAATAGAATATAGTGTAGAATCACGGCTGCGGCAGTTGTGGTTTTGCCACTTTGCCTTGCTGTCAACACCGCAACTCTTCTATTATCTGTAATTTTACGGACAATTTCCTCTTGGTAACCGTACATTTCAAACGGTATAAGCCCTTTGTCTACGTGCACAATTTTTATATATGTCTTGGCAAAATATACCGGATCGTTGGCACATTTCATGTACTCTTGTAGTAATTCCGGCGTCCATTCAATTGCGGTACCAGACTTCTTGAGGTGTTGGTTTCCAAGATAACCTTCTGTCATTATAATGCCTGCAGCGATCTTATAATATGTTCTGAGTTACAGCATTTCATTAGGTTTCACCTTTCATCATCCTCAACAGGTCAGCAGTAGATATTATCAAATTGTTATTTGTAACATTCGTCTGAGCTTGTTCTTTAGATCCAGTTAGTTCTTCTCTTTGATACTTTTTCTTCATAGACATATCTACAAAGTCTTTGTTTGCATCAAGAAGCGTTTTCATCAGGCCGGATGCAACTTCAAACGCTCTTGGAGACTCTGATTGCTTAGCAAGCTCAATCATTTCTTTAAGAGATTCGTCGCCCTTCTCTATAATATTTTTGATGTTTGATCTTGCCTGTTCGATGTCTCTATATGTCTCGTCCGCTTCTACATTGACAGGAACCACTATGTTGGAGGTGTCATCAATCAATATAGGCAGTACGTCTGAGTCGTCAGTAGGTGCGGAGCGCTCGTCAGCTAGAGCATCACCCATTGGCCTTAGTCCAAGTGCAGCATCTATTGGGTTCTCATTCATCTTCATAGTCCTTCACCAATGGCACCACACCCCAGTCGTCATCGATATTTATTTCATCGTATGCAATTGTTTCGTTGATGTCGGTAGTAGGTGCGCCTGCAACTGTCAGTCCTGGTTGGACTGTTACCTGACCAGAAGTTGCAACTTCTGGTGTTACGTCGTTGTGTGTTCTAACATCGACAAATTTTACAACACCACGAGATCTCTCCGGACCAAAAAACCAACCCTTCATTGTAAATGAAAGTGTCCACATGAGCGAACGTCTCGTTTCGAAGTCTGCTTCATATAGGTCTTCTAGGGAAACAGAATTTAATATCAAAGGAATATCAATTGCTGGGAGATCGTCAATAATTCTTGCGCTAAACGTGTATTCTGGCTTGAAGAACGGAAGCAATTGTTCCAAGATTTTTGTGCCATCCTCTGCGTGCTTGGTCATAATGTAAAGAGTAAATTCTAAATTGTACGGAGCAGGAGAATACATGAACGTAGTGTCGGTTGAAGTTGATCTCAGTTTATTCAACGAATTGGTTTTACGCTGACCATCAAAAGACATGGAATTAATTTCAAACGCCATGCGAGGAAGTGATATTGCTTGTGGTCGATTCAGTCCTGGATCTTGTGTTACTCTAGCAAGAAATTTCTGGAACGGGCCATAGGCAATAGGTACTACCATAAATTGCTCTTCTTCATTGCCATTATTATCTCTTGTAACAGAGATTTTATTAAAAAGAGATCCAAATAATGCAATGTAACGGCGAGTAGAACCGTTATAGAAGTGATTTACAATTGACATGTTATTATCCTATATCTTATTAAAGACTTGCTATTCTTGCCTGAAAGTCTACAAAATCAGCACTATCTGCAACCAGAGTCTTTAAATCAGTTACGCTGATAGAAGCGCCCGATTGTATTGAAGTGTCGGGGAACGTCAAATTGCCATCAACTCCAAATTTCCAAACAGCATCAGCGACGTCTACGGTCCAATCAATTGCAGTGTCAACACTTGCAACTATTTTTCCTTTTGAACCATCAACCATCAAATCATTACTTGTCGAATATACAGACCCGTTTAACGTTGACTGGATGCCTGAAGGAGACAGTGTCCACGTGTTTTCGTCAGTCTTAATCAGAAAAGCAATCGACTGTGAGTCTAACGGGTAATCAACGTTGCCATATTCATCTGTGACTGGAACGATTTGTGTTTCTAAAGTTAGAACTGTACTTGAATTACTATATTGTTTCAATCTGAGCGATGAAGGGGCTACATCTCCTACAACCAACGTGTAGAATGTTCCTACTGGGCAATCGTTTTCTGTGTTGTCTGTAAGTATAACATGCGTGTTGTAGAAATAAATGATATTACCACCTTCTTCTGCATTTAACTCGTGTCCGCTATATTGACCTATGTAAGATGTATTATAATTTCCAAATGCTCCTGTCCATGCAGTAGGTTGGTATGTCCCGTCCGGGAAGGTTACACCTATTGAAGCATTAACTAAAATTTCTGCTCTATTGTAACCAAATGTGCCGACTTCAACTGCCCACTGCGTAAATTTTACTTTATAATACTTATCATTTATCGTGTCGTGCATTACCAGGTCGGCTTTAAGAACATTAGCATCAACAGCGTGCTTTAACGCTTCTGTAAAATCGGTATAGTATCTATTTTTAACAGTGTCCAAGTTGTCATAGCCATCTGCGTTCCACTCGGTGCCCAGTGGGCTATTTCTAACCACCTGATCATAACCAGCTTCTAATTCTGAATTGTAAATAGCGCCGGTGGCAGAGTTTCGCTTGATGGTGATGCCAGTGCCGATTGCATCACCAAGAGAAACATCCACTACATTGGAAAAGGATGTAGTGGTCCCCAAGCCATATCTTCCAGTCAATATAATGTGGTCTGCGTTTGATGTCAGATATCCCGTGTCGTTATCTAGTTGGCTAACAGCAGTAACGAGGCCTCCATATGTTTCGGTAAAGTTTTGATTTATTTTTCCGAATGCATTTCTTAGAGTATCACCAGAGCCATCGTTGGCAACAGCTCCTAGATTTATTGTTTGTTTAGTCATGATATCCTCTTAATTTATATCTGCTGTTAAACTGGCAGAGTCCGCTGTTAAACTGGTAGAATCTGCGGTAACTGCATTGTTGTTTGCTGGTCTACGAATCACTTCGCTGAACGGATCTATTTCCGAGAAGTCTATAATATCATCTGCTTCTTCTTCGAAGAAGATATTCTTTGCAATTGGGTCACTGTCATTGAGGCCAGTAAGTGTAGTGATAGTATCTGTTCTAATGCTATCAAAGAAACCGTCAATAGAAGGCGAGCCGGTTTCAAACCGCTCTCCAGAAAATTCAAACAGCTCACATTTCATATCAAAAACTTGTAATGCGCCAGTCTGGTAGAACACCGATTCGTGTTCAACAAATGCAATTTCAAAGAACTTGCTATTAAGTGGCAAATATATAAGATCGCCTTCTTTAGGCCTCTCAATGAGAGGATTTGATCTTGTAATATATCGCTCAAAAGTTCTACGGGCAATTGTAAATGTTGCCTGATCTCGTATCTGCAAACCAAATTTACTTAGGAAGTCGCCTTCGCCTTGGAAGCCATCTACAGATTTAACATACATTTCAGCAGAATATGCAGCTGTGAAGATCGACAAGTCATCTTCGTTTAAAATCTGATCTACAGCTTGAAGAGACCTGGCAATATACACCATATCCAGTCCGTGAATCTGGATGGATTCGATGACTAGATCATCGATGAGACTTTGCTCATTGAAGTTGTCATAGTTCCGAAAAAATACATTAGTCGCCATATCTTGTGCACTTTTTTGTTGACATGTTTTCTATGTGTGGTATAATGGATTTATCCTCTATAGAATAAAGAGTAGGGGGGCGGATGAGGGTCATCCGATGAAGTTGAACACAAGTGGTTGCAGTGTATTAATTGCTTGTTCTTCAAGGCGAAGTCTCTCTTCACGTGCATCACTTAGGATTTGTGCTCCGTTGAATGTCACACCGCCGACAAGTTGCATATTTTCAAATTTTGTAAGGTTAAAGCCCCACTGTTCTTTTACAAGAGTGGTTGCATAATTCTGTAACCATCTGTCTCTCCAGAAGTCCGAATATAGCGTATCATCTATAATGTCATATGCTTCCATGATAATAACCATTCCAGGGTAAAATTTCTTAGCATCAATATCAATAAAAAGTTTATCTACGTGTCTGTTATATCTGATTAGAGGCGTGCCTACGAGCATTTCCTGAATAAACTCTAAATGTTGCATTGACATGACGTAATTTGTCAAGTTATATCCTGTGACGTCCGACAAATTATTCAACACGAACTGATACGACACATTAAACATGCCAGCCCCAGTAGATATTGAACTTGACAGATTAAAGATTCTTGTAACCCCAAGTAGTCTAGGAGATACAGAGATATAACCATTATCAATGTCTTCTTGTGTCATTGCATGCTTGAGATATATAAGTTGCGAGCCGTCGTAGTGGTAATCTCTAAAAAAACTAATTGCTTCATCAACACGATCGTCGACCTGCTCATCAGAGACGTTCACCTGAATAACAGGAGCACCGATTTTGCGAAGCAAATATTCTTTAAATTCTTCTCTGTTGCTTGGCTGAGCCATTGTCCACACCCCTTTTTATTGTATTTATACAAAAGGTGTTATGTCGCTGAAGCATCTAGAAACAGCACTTGATCTTCCTTATAGTATTCAAGTAACACTTCAATAAAAGCGGGATCTGAAAGCAACTCATTAACATAAGGCTCGACTTTGAGCTTATGTTCATTTTCTATTGTAGAGTTGTATTTTTTCACGTCATTGATGCCCAATGCTTTAGATATATTGAGTTTGAAGTTTTTATCCATCGCAATGTATGTTGGGTTGGTAAGGTCTCTACAGAAATATGAAAGTGGCTGGTGATGAAGGTCGCCTATTGATTTGAAGTTCTTCCAATTTTTCCTTTCAAACCAAGCAGCAAAATTGTCAAATTTAAAGTTGTTATATTGCAAATGGTGGTAGCAGACTTCAATAGTAGAACCTTTCCACCTTTCCACCACATCTCGAACAACAATTATTGCTTCATAATCGTATATTGAATCTCTTATATAATTGCCATTTTTCCAACCCATTCTCATTAGATCGTGCGAAACGCTTTTGGATGCATTCTTAGGTATATCTAACCACATCTTCCTTTCAGTGTGGTTAAGATAGCAATTGCCTGGAAAGTTCATAACCCGAAGTTAGCCTTTACTGAATCGTGAACTGCGATGTAATCTGGACCAATAAAATCTTCGTCGGTCAGACTATACTCGTGGAACTCAACGTTGTCTGGTTTCAGCTTTCCTAATGTAAAACCAAGTGGTTGTAGGAACTTATAACTATCAATCAACATCCATTTAGTCAACACACATATAAAACTATATTCAAACTGTATTACTTTTACTTTTCCTTCTTTGAGTGTATTTTCAAACCCTTTAAACACTTTACCTTCAGCACCTTCAGTGTCAATTTTTAGATAATCAATTTGCTGAATTTGTCTACTTTCAACATACTGATCGCCTGTCATTGTGAGGCCTGTTCTGATCTCGCTATCATCAAGTTGCAAGTCAAGAATTGAAGTGCTGAGTGCGTCATAAGAAGCTTTATATCTCATGGGGATTGAGCCAGCGGAATCAGACAAACCGAAACTGTTTGGGATCATCTTGTCGTCGAGTTCAATGTTGGAAAGCATTCTTCGGTATGTATCTGGTATTACCTCGAACATATGAATATCAGCGTCCGCTTGATATTGTCTTGTCATGTTAGTCCACTCGCCGATATTTGAACCAACGTCAAAAATGGTTTTAAACTGATTTTTAAATCTTTCTTGGATCCAAGTCTCGCCGTGCTCTTGAAATTCTCTCGTTGCGTAGGATCTATCGTATACGTGTGTCATTATCTAAAAACCCTTGTATCATTATGTGTTACGGATACTGTATTTTCTTTTTCAACTGTTTGTGACTCGACTGGCTGCTCTGTCTTTTCGACCACAGCAATTTGCTCATTCAATTTGAAGGTGTGATTTCCTATGTGTTCGCACTTAATCGAAGTGTCTGCCCAAATCTTAAATCCTAGGTCTCTTGCTTTTTTGCAAAAGTAAACGTCCTCAGAAACGGTGTTGATATGTTCAAGAGCTGACGTGTAATAAAAATGTGGGTATTCCATTGTGCGTATTACATTTGCTTTTACTAGACATGCACCGAAACCACATCCAGCAATTTCAACAACACCTCTGTCTTTGAGCATCTCGTAAGGAATGTTAGTCATACCGCCAGACGGCGTGTCCATATACAATTCAACTGTATGGGTATTTGTGATTCGTTGTATGTACAATCCAGAGATTACATCCACATCAGCAGACAACATTCTTACGAGTGCATCTTCAGGTAGTACTATATCACTGTCTACCGAAAAGAGATAATCATATCTCTTTGTCCATTCAGCAATTAAATTTCGAATCTGGTCGATTTGATATCCATAAGCATACTGAAAGTCTACTTTGTATCCTTCTGGGACGGTCATATTATATATTGACTTCATAGTTTCAGGCTCTATGTATCTATTAGTTGGTATTGCTAATAGTATTGTTTTCACTGTTGCATCCTTTTTATCTTTTTCGTATGAAAGATTGGCATTTTTATTCTGCTCGTCTCCACTTACCTTATAATCATTGAGTGGGTTTGCATCGTTATAATTGCAGACTATTTCCTTATTACAATAGATCTTTTCTGGTTCTATTCTTTCTATCAGTTCATAGAAAAGAGGGTTGTCGTGCCCTGATTTCATCCACTCTCCATTCACTTTGAATTTTTCGACATCAAGAGTGGGAAAATATTCTCCCAAGCATGTCCTGAGATGCGTATACGGAATTTTCCAGTTGAAGTGATGATCTCTATAAGATCTCGTTTTCTTTACTTCAATGGGATAATCTTGAGCTATCAGAGGTATGTTATCTGCAACGGACCACATTGACCCGTAAGTAAATTCATAGCCCTGACCATAAAGGTCGTTGTAGTAATGGAAGATTGTATTGTTATTTATAAGCCAATCGTCACCGTCTAACAACATCACAATGTCGTCTGGTTTGCAACCACTCACCGCTTTGATCTGATTTGCGATGGCACCTTCATTTTCTTCATTTCTAATCAACTGAAATTTTGATTTTAGATTGTGTGAAAGAGAGTTGATTGTCTGTTGTGCTATTTCGAACGAGTTGTCGTCCGAGCAATCGTCAATTAAAATGTGTGTATAGTTGTCATAATCCTGCTGGGCAATTGAAAGAATATTCTTCTGAATGTACTTTTCAGCGTTCCAAAACGGAGATATTACTGAAATTCTTTTCTGGTTGTTGAACGATCTATACTCTTTTCTGACTGGCATTTCGCTAGTTCTTCCGAACACGCGAGAAACCTTGTCGTTGATGCGAGTGACATTTTGATAGTCTTCAACGGAGAGAAACTCGTCATTGATCTTATATAAGAATTGCTTCCATTGAAGAGCAACTGTATCCCATCCGTAAACATCCTTGATGACATCGCAGTAATTTTGCTTCTGTTGATGAGCATATGGGTTATTATAGGCATTAAAGAATGTAGCAAGAAACTTTTTAACCTGTTCTTCTTTGTTGATGTGAGGAAAAAGATTGTTAGGCTCAATTGCATAATCAATTTGATAGCACGCAAGATCAATTGCTGTTTCTTCAAGTGCGCCAAATCGTGTTGTTACGATAGGAGTTCTATACAGTAGAGATTCAAGCGACGATATGCCGAATGTTTCTGGGAAAGCACCTGGGTACAGCATCATATATGCGTTTGCAAGTATTCCTGCAATTTCGTGCTGAGGGATTACCCCAGTAAATGTGACACCTAAATCTTTTAGATCTTGACTGTTTGTTAGTTCAGAAACTGTATTTTCCTGAGCATCAGGCTCGGCACCTTCTCTGAAACGGTAATACCCACCGATAATGGTCAACCTTGCTTCTGGGATATGTTTCTTAATCTCTGGCCAAATATGTTGTACTAGAGGCAACATTCCCTTAGTTGCAGATGCATTGTAAACAAAATGGTTCTTGTCTTTTTTTGATATGTCAACTTCAGGAATGTGACAGACAGCGCCGTTGCGAGTTTGAAAGATTGACTTCTTGAGAACTTCATAATTTCTCTTTTTACCGTGTGCGCAAGTAAGAATATACGAGGTGTGCCAATCAGAAAGAGTAAATATGTGGTCAATTTTACCAGAAATTACAAGGTCTTCTACCAGCTGATCGCCTTCTATAAAGGTATCATGAAGCCAGAGTAACCTCTTGTTAGCAGTATGTATGAATGGGTAGTCGTTATTTACAAATGGCTCGACAGTTCTCGAAACTATGACCGAATCGTAGGTTTCATTGTGCGACTTTGCATCTTTGTTGTCGATGTATCGAACGTTATCATACGTACCAGCTTGAGAACGGGAAGAGTCATCACAGTTGTTAAAAACCGTGACGTGAAACCCTAGTTCTGCTAGTTCTTTTGAAATCAGTGTTACAGCGGACTCTGAGCCCCCAAGACCTTGTTTTGATAGTGTAGTGCCATCATAACATAAGCCGATCTTGTCAATAAGTGCTATTTTCATTTTATATCCATCATGTAGAATTTAAGGTATTGGTTTATTTATCCTTGCTCAATTTCCTTACCGCGTCAACCAATATTGCAATCAGAGGTATGTAAGAGACCGACTTGACACCATTTTCGTTTGTTGTTACTAAATCTGGCACAATCTGCTCTAGTTCTTGTGCAATAACACCGTAGCTTTTCTTCTTGTTGTCTTTCCAATTAAAGGAGTATGTGCCAATTTGATTAATAATACCAAGACTGTCTATATCAGAATTGAAATTCTCTTTATAATTTGCATCAGATAGAGAGTTAAATTCAGTAGCATTTAATGTGCCAGTTGAAGGATTAAAATACAATTTATCTGAAGCAACGTATACTACCTGCGCAACTCCGCTACTAGATCCAACGAAACCTAAAAATCTGGTTGCATCAGTAGTTTCGTTGGTTATAGTAATACTTGAACCTTCTGCAGCAGGACCTTGACTTCCGGTAAATCCTAAGTCACCTTTGGATCCGGTAAATCCTGCCCCTTGTGAGCCGACATAGCCAGTGTCACCTTTGGATCCGGTAAATCCTACGTCACCTTTGGATCCAGTAAACCCAGCTGTGCCTTGACTTCCAGTAAAACCAAAGTCTCCCTTGGAACCAACAAAGCCAGTATCACCTCGACTGCCAGTGTAACCAATTGAACCTGCATAGCCTAGGTCACCTTTGGATCCAACAAAACCAGTAAATCCTAGTGACCCGGTGTAACCAATTGAACCAGCATAACCCAAATCGCCTTTGGACCCAGCATATCCTACGTCACCTTGCGATCCAGAATAACCCAAAACACCTTTACTGCCAGTAAATCCAAAAGATCCAGTGTATCCTACATCGCCTTTGGATCCAGAATAACCAGTTGTACCTTGACTTCCGACATAACCAATTGAACCAGCATAACCCAAATCACCTTTGGATCCATCAAAACCAGTTGTACCTTGGCTACCGACATAACCAATCGAACCGACATAACCCAAATCGCCTTTGGATCCATCAAAACCAGTTGTACCTTGGCTACCAGTAAATCCTTGCGACCCAGTGTAACCAATCGAACCGACATAACCCAAATCGCCTTTGGATCCATCAAAACCAGTTGTACCTTGGCTACCAGTAAATCCTGCCCCTTGGGAACCAGCATAACCCAAATCGCCTTTGGACCCATCAAAACCAGTTGTACCTTGGCTACCAGTAAATCCTAGCGACCCAGTGTAACCAATCGACCCAGTAAACCCTAGTTGGCCGCGCGACCCAGAAAAGCCTATCAAGCCCTGTGATCCTGCGAAACCTATACTGCCCTGTGATCCTGCGAAACCTATACTGCCCTGCGAACCCGCGTATCCCCGAGAACCTATATCGCCTTTCGAACCTGTGAAGCCGAGAGGACCTGTGAAGCCAGTCTCGCCTTTTGAGCCTGTAAAGCCAACAGAGGCGGCCTCTCCTGCTACACCTTGAATGCCTTGGGACCCAGAAAAGCCTAACGAACCAGTGTAACCCAGTTCGCCTTGGGATCCTGCAAAGCCAAGTGATCCAGTAAAGCCGAGAGAACCTGTGAAGCCTATCTCGCCTTTTGAGCCTGTATAGCCAACAGCAGCATATGCGCCCGCTACACCTTGAGATCCAGTAAAACCTCTACTACCAGAAAAGCCACTGTTGCCTTTAGATCCGTCAAAGCCGCTGGTGCCCTGTGAACCTGTGTACCCTCTATTTCCTACAGTATTTACTGCTATTCTAGGACCTACGGTGGTGCTAGGTATCACGATTAAATCGCTCAATTTCCTACTCCGGTCTTGTGATAGTTGGGATTATGTGGACAGTGCCTTCCAGTAACTTTTTCACATTTCCATTTTGATTGGTATAAATTACATCGTACTGGTATTTACCAGGTTCTAGATCGGCGGTCTTTTCAGCTCCAATGAAAATGTCTAAATCTACTGTTTCACCACCGCCATTTTCTTGTATTGTAACTGAGGCATCAAACAACTTAGCAGATGAATAAACTTTTCTTGCACTAGAGTAGAAAGCTAAACCTTCTGTGGTGTTTTCATCTAGTGTAATCTGAAGACGAAGTAGAAAATCAATTCCCTGATCTACATAGAGATTTGCTCTTGTTGTCATTGTGGAAACCTTCTACTCTTGTTGTTAATCCTATTTATAACAAATAGCATATCTGTTATCCAGCACGTACGTATGTTTATATAGATATTCAGGAAAAGTAATAATGTTAAGTTTTGCAGAAGTGCAACATCCATGAAACTTCTTGTATTGCCTGTTCACATATTAAAGATACATGATTTATTGAATGTCGTGCTTTCTGATGCTACGCCATTCTCGTGCACAGAATTTAAAAACAACATTTGTGTTGTGGCAAATACAATACTGTTTATTAAATAGGTTTGCAGTAATGTGTAAAACCTACTTCAGTGGCAAGATTACAAAAGATAATTTACTGTGTCTGGATCAGTCCAGTTGGGATTCAGCGTAAAGTCTGTGCCGTCATAAAAGTACTTGCCACCTGTCCAATCTTCCGGGCCAGTGACACCTTCATGTAAGACTGTGTCCTCACTGCGGCAGTCACCGATGATAAACTCGGCAGGATCACCAACAGTAATTTTGTCAGCTTCGATCAGCAGTGGTTTGTCATCTTCAAATAGGTAGAGGGACAGGTTGTCTTTGGTGAGCGTTTTCATTTGTGTTTATCCTTTTATAATGATTTTAGTGGTGGCTACAGCAACCCCTGCATAGACATTTGGGTTGCCTGGAGTTTGAGCTAAGGCGCCGGTACCGGTCACGAAGTATTGCTGCGCCGTTACCAAGCCTGACTGTGACTCATTTACCGAACCGCCAATTTGCACAGTAGCTGTGGCAGCATCAGCGTAGGCTCCAGCAGAAAAGCCAATGTAGTTCTCAGTGGTCAGATTTGTTCCTACAGCGTCTAGGCTATCAATTGAAATAGCAGTACCGAAGTTAGAGTTGCCGAAGTCTCTGTAAGCAATGGCAACTTTGTTTGAGTTGCTGTCAAAAGTTGCCAAGGGGGTGAAGGTACTTGCACTTTCAAACACGACAGGAGTGCCAAAGCTGATTGAAGTCCCACTGACAGTCCCTACAACGGCAGTGCCGAAGCCAGAGTTGGCTTCGTCTCTATAGGCAATGACGACCTTGTTGTTGAAACTGTCAAAAGTGATTGTGATGTTGGTGGTATCGGCACTTGCAAACACGACAGTAGTACCAAAGCTAATTGAAGTTCCACTGACAGTACCTACTCTGGCAGTGCCGAAGCTGGAGCTGCCTCTATAGGCAATGACGACCTTGTTGTTGAAACTGTCAAAAGTGGCTGAGATATGGTATGTGTATGCACTATTGAACACGACAGCAGTGCCAAAGCTGATTGAGGTTCCACTGACAGTACCTACTACAGCAGTGCCGAAGCCAGAGTTGCCGCTGTCTCTATAAGCAATGACGACTTTGTTTGAGTTGCTGTCAAAAGTGGCTGAGATAAGGGCGGTATTTGCACTTTCAAACACGACAGGAGTGCCGAAGCTAATTGAAGTTCCACTGACAGTACCTACTCTGGCAGTGCCGAAGCTGGAGTTGCCGGCGTCTGAATAAGCAATGACAACCTTATTGTTGGAACTGTCAAAGGTGGCTGAGATGTTGGTAGCATTTGCACTCTCGAACACGACATGAGTGCCGAAGCTGATTGAAGTCCCACTGACAGTTCCTACAACGGCAGTGCCGAATTGAGAGTTGCCGTTGTCTCTATAAGCAATGACGACCTTGTTTGAGTTGCTGTCAAAGGTGGCCGCGGTATAGGTGGCACTTGCACTCTCGAACACGACAGGAGTGCCGAAGCTGATTGAGGTTCCGCTGACAGTACCTACAACGGCAGTGCCGAAGCCGGAGTTGCCGTAGTCTGTATAAGCAACGACAACCTTATTGTTGAAACTGTCAAAAGTGGCTGACATCCAGTCGGTAGTTGCACTATTGAACACGACAGCTTCAGAAGAACTAAGACCAACCGCACTCACAGTACCATCTGCGTTAATAACTACAGGCACGCCATTTGGCAGTGTACCAGAGGCGATTGCTTGCAATGTCGGACCGGTCGATCCGCCAATTGATCCCCACTCAACCCCACCAAATCCTTCAAATGTAGCGGCTGTGCTGTTGTATCTTAGTTGTCCAATGACGCCCACAGGTCTTTCAAGATCAGTACCTACTGGAACCTTAATTGCAGTGGTTCCTGCTAAATCTATGTATGCAGTCTGATCGTTTATGATCGTGGTGCCTTGTATTTTGATTGCCATCTTCGCTTCCCCTTGTGGATACTCGGCTATTATTTGTAATTTTCACTATAATCATTATATGTATTGTATTTTCGTACTTCAGTGTTACTTGTATTTATAAAGGATAGACATTTAATTGTGTGAGCAAAGTACACTTAAAATAGCATCACTGTCAGTGATTTTGTCACTTTCAATTAGTAGTGTCTTAGTGTCTTAGTGTCTTCAAAAGGTAGAGGGATAAATTATCTTTAGTAAGTGTTTTTATTTGGTTTATCTTTTCACTATGAGTTTTGTAGAGGATACAGCAACACCCGCATAGACTTCAGGGTTGCTCGGAGTTTCAGCTAAGGTGCCATTACCGGTCACGAAGTATTGCTGTCCGGCTGTCAAGCCTAATTGAACACCGTTGATCGCACCGATAAGCTGCACAGTAGCTGTGGTAGCATCAGCGTAGGCTCCAGCAGAAAAGCCAATATAGTTCTCAGTGGTCAGATTTGTTCCTGCAGCGCTTAGACTATCAATTGAAATAGCAGTGCCGAAGCCGGAGTTGCCGTCGTCTCTATAAGCAATGACAACCTTGTTTGAGTTACTGTCAAAGGTGGCTGAGATAAAGTAGGTAGTTGCACTTTCAAACACGACAGGAGTGCCGAAGCTGATTGAAGTCCCACTGACAGTCCCTACAACGGCAGTGCCGAAGCTGGAATTGCCCACGTCTCTATAAGCAATGACGACTTTGTTGTTGAAACTGTCAAAAGTGGCTGAGATCCGGTCGGTACCTGCACTCGCGAACACGACAGGAGTGCCGAAGCTGATTGAAGTCCCACTGACAGTTCCTACAATGGCAGTGCCGAAGTAAGAATTGCCGTTGTCTGAATAAGCAATGACGACCTTGTTTGAGTTGCTGTCAAAAGTGGCCGAGATGTAGTTGGCAGTTGCACTCTCGAACACGACAGTAGTGCCGAAGCTGATTGAAGTCCCACTGACAGTTCCTACGACAGCAGTGCCGAAGCCAGAGTTGCCGTCGTCTCTATAAGCAATGACAACCTTGTTTGAGTTACTGTCAAAGGTGGCTGAGATAAAGTAGGTACTTGCACTCTCGAACACGACAGCAGTGCCGAAGCTGATTGAAGTCCCATTGACAGTTCCTACGACAGCAGTGCCGAATCGAGAGTTGTTGCCTTCGTCTCTATAAGCAATGACAACCTTATTGTTGAAACTGTCAAAGGTGGCCGAGATGTGGCTGGTAGTTGCACTCTCGAACACGACAGTAGTGCCGAAGCTGATTGAAGTCCCACTGACAGTTCCTACGACAGCAGTGCCGAATCGAGAGTTGCCCACGTCTGTATAAGCAATGACAACCTTATTGTTGAAACTGTCAAAAGTGGATAAGATGTAGTTGGTAGGTACACTCGCGAACACGACAGGAGTGCCGAAGCTGATTGAAGTCCCACTGACAGTTCCTACGACAGCAGTGCCGAAGCCGGAGTTGTATGAGTCATAATAAGCAACGACAACCTTATTGTTGAAACTGTCAAAGGTGTCCGAGATCCAGCTGGTACCTGCACTCTCGAACACGACAGCTTCAGAAGAACTAAGACCAACCGCACTCACAGTACCATCTGCGTTAATAACTACAGGCACTCCATTTGGCAGTGTACCAGATGCAATTGCTTCTAATGTTGGGTTGGCCGATCCGCCAATTGATCCCCAGCCAGCCCCACCAAATCCTTCAAATGCAGCCGCGGTGCTGTTGTATCGTATCTGTCCAGTGACACCCGCAGGTCTTTCAAGATCAGCACCTACCGGAACCTTAATTGCAGTGGTTCCTGCTAAATCTATGTATGCAGTCTGATCGTTTATGATCGTGGTGCCTTGTATTTTGATTGCCATCTTCGCTTCCCCTTATGGATACTCGGCTATTTGGTTCTATTTATACTTCGTGGTTTCTATATTCTCTACGCGATCTGACAGTGTTTTAAAGCCGTCAATTAAGATGGCAATTAAAGGAATGTAATTCACATACTTCTTACCGGATGTATTTGTCACCAATTCAGGCAGTATTTGCTCAAGTTGCTGAGCAATTACACCGTAGCTTCTAACACCAGTTTCTTTCCAATCGAATGATATTGTTTCAATGCTATTAAGTATTGCATTTGAATTGTAGATTTTATTTGGGTTATCTTTAAGTGTAATATCAGAGAGTGAATTGAATTCAGTAGCGTTTAGTGTTCCAGTCGAAGGGTTGTAGAATAATTTTGTAGATGAAACAAACAGATCATCCGTGGCACCAGAAGTATTGTTTACAAACGTAATGTATCTCGTGTTGTCAGTTGCAACATCATCAGTTATTACAAGATCTGCTCCAGCGCCAGCACTTCCAGTAAATCCAACATTTCCCTGCGAACCTGTGAAGCCATTTGAACCAGAATATCCACTAGAACCACTAAAGCCATCTTCTCCTTTTGATCCGGCAAAGCCTTGTGGGCCGACATCACTTACATTAATAACCCCTGCCATACTTGCGTGTATAGAACACTGGTAATATAGAGTACTTGGGGCATTGTATGGCAATCTAACGATCACTATCCCATTTTCAGCGCCATTATTAGTAACACCGTCATTATATTGACTGCCAGTACCGGTTACTTGTGCTGTCTTAATGTAAAACGGATGTCCCGGAGCTGCGACGTTGAAAGCATACGTAAACCCACGAATGAGATTCAAGGTCGGCTGAGATGCACCGTCAATGATATAATTCGAAGAACCATTATTAGTTACTGTATATTCTCTTCTGCCTTCTATTCCAGCTGATCCTGTAAAACCTTGTGAACCTGTGAAGCCAAAAGATCCAGCAAACCCAGTTTCACCTTGGGAACCGGAGTAACCCAAGGAACCAGTAAAACCTACATCTCCTTGTGAACCAGTAAACCCAGTATCAGCCGCTTCGCCCGCAACACCTTGCGAACCAGAATACCCCATATCACCTTTAGACCCGTCAAAGCCAGTTGTGCCTCGACTGCCTGTAAAACCAAACGAGCCAGTAAAACCAACAAGGCCCTGTGAACCCGTGTAACCCAATTCACCTTGTACACCCTGCGAGCCAGTATACCCAAAAGAACCAGTATACCCTACATCTCCTTGAGAGCCAGTATAACCTTGAGAGCCAGTATAGCCGACGAAGCCGCCCTGTCCAGTCGAACCAGTAAACCCTTTACTTCCGGAATAACCTCGCGAGCCTGCATAACCCAAATCTCCTTGAGAGCCAGTAAAGCCAAACGAACCAGTAAAACCAACAATACCCTGAGAACCCGTATATCCTTGGGATCCATCAAATCCTGTAATACCTTGAGAGCCAACAAATCCAGTTTCGCCTTGAGAGCCAGTATAACCTTGAGAACCTGTATAGCCTTGAGAACCCGTATAACCTATAGAAGCAGCTTCGCCGGGAACACCTTGTGAACCTACGAAGCCAGCGCCTTGACTTCCCGTAAAGCCCCGAGAACCGTCAAACCCCTTATATGAACCACTTATAAAACTACTTAAAACTGTCATTTACTTTACCTTGTTATACTAGGAAATTTCCGGTATTTGTTGATGGATACTCTCTAGTGTTATTTATATTCCCCCAGATTATGCGAACTGCGCCGGAGCTGCCGCCGTAGCCTGTGCCACCCAATGTAGTAGATGGTACGATGTTACTGTTCCATCCACTGCCGCCTTGCCCGCCACCGCCTGCAAATATCGGACCAACTGAGCCATTCCTTATAGCCCCACTGCCACTGACCGCACCAGATGTACCTTCTGCTATAATTCCAACCCGACCTCCATCGGATACGCTACCGGCTCTGTTTCCTCCAGCACCGCCGCCGCCAGTTCCAGCAGCCGCGACTGTTGGGCCAGGTGCATATCCTGCACCCGCGCCGCCGTCACCAGAATAACCGGCAGCGCCTCCACCACCGCTGGGACTTCCGCCCAGTTCCTGGGTGGAGTGCTGTCCACCGTTGCCACCGTTGCCACCGCCAAGTCTTCCAGTACCACTAGACAAAATACTACCAGAACCGTCAGGACCAATTGTACCGTATACGCCACCGCCTTCACCGCCACCTGCACCCAATAACGACGTGCCAGAAAAACTATCTCGTCTTATATAAGTAGACAGTCCGTCATTACCATGATTACCTTTGCCTATGCCAGCACCTGAACCAGTTCGATTGGCGCCACCAGAACCTACAGTAATGTAAAGAATCTCGCCAGGAGTGACACTGAATGTTCCATATGCGAGTGCACCGCCACCGCCACCACCACCACCGGACGTAGCATTTGTTGAAGTTCCTTTATTTACGCCACTGGCACCACTACCACCGCCGCCTATAGCAACAGCAGACAACTCTGATATTCCCAAAGGCACAACAAACTCATATAGCGACTCGGTTTGCGAAGAACTCAATTGACCATAATACACCTCTTCTGGCAGTGCTTTATTTTCTATTGTTACCTCATGTGAAACTGATCTTGTTTGGTTTCCGGCACTGTCGGTCGCGGCCAGTGTTATTCTGAAAATTTCAGCATCAGGTTCTACAACATAAACTGCGTATATACCGCTAAATGTAGCAGTAAGATCCCAGGTCGCCAAAAATTCGGAAGTGCTCAAATCCCACGGTGTAAGCAATTTATATACGTGTACTTTACCAGAGTCATCAGACAAATACATTTTTGTGCCTAATAGTGGGTCCACAAACACATCAGACACACTAAATCCTACAGTAAGTGTATGTGAGAGAGTCCAGTTGTTGCATTGGTTTGCGACTCCGCTGTACTCCAACACTACAGTAGGTGATAGACTCGAGACGAATGCCCTTGTACCATCACGGCTTACGGCAATCCCTGATGGAAGAGAAGTAGCAGCAGAAATATCGAGAGTTCTTGCAGGTGCGTCTGGAAAAAGTGGACTCCATGCTGGAATATCATCTTGCAATATGGTCTGAATATCGCGATCTACTTGGAATAGTATTGTTCCTGTTTCATCTATCCACATCCCTTGATGGTTGCCGCCGGTACTCCCATAACTTCCTGTGACTGCGGTAGGATTTATTGTGCTGAGATTCCACTGATCTACGCTAGGGGCTGCAGTCAATGAATACTCTCTAAACTGATCGTTCGTCGCATCTTGTAGCCACATTTTACTACCATCAGGCTTAAAAAACATGCCTAAGTTAGAACTTGATTCTACCTCGTTGTATGTTTCTTGTAATACAGGGGAAGAAAGTTTTCTATCTGTTGAATATCTTTTGACAGTTTTGGATCCTAAACCAGAATCTCCTAGGACAAAAATAAGAGTATCATCATTTTGAGTTGTCGTTGTGGACAATTGAGCAGAATTGTTTGTCAAAGAAAACTGACCAGACAATGACGAAGTAATATCATTGCTATTAATACCATCGATGGTGTAATTTACTGTAGTGCCATTTGCAAGAACTATGCCCTCGGCATCAAGTGTTATTGTAAATCCATTGCCTTCAGAAACCAATGCGGTAGAGCTTAATAAATTAAACCTTACCGACGCCAAGAAATTTGCCAATACCATGTGTAAATTGCCTATTGACATTAGAATATAGCCCCACCCACAACACACTTATTAGTATCAACAAACAACACAGTACATATTCCTCTTGTAGCTAAGGTAACAGAAGACACGTTGGTATTTACACCGGATATATATGCAGTAGCAACAGAGCATGTAATTGTTGCATTTCCTGTAGTATCGTTATAGATGGTAATTACATCGCCAGGCGAAAACACGCTATTTGGAATTGTAATACTTCCACCAGTTCCTATCGAAACGTATTCGCCTTTGTCTGCAATCGCTAAGGTATATGATGTCGTTTTATCTGTGCCTGCACTTGGTACTGTATTTACACCTTGCGAGCCTGTAAAGCCGATGGACCCCTGTGAACCTGCAAAGCCTGTAGAGCCTGTATTACCGCTTGAGCCTTGAGAACCTGAAAATCCACGAGAACCTGTGAAGCCTGCAACAGTACTTGCCTCACCTGCAGGTCCCTGAGATCCGGAAAACCCACGAGAACCTGTAAAGCCTGTATCAGCTACAGCTCCTTCTATTCCTTGTGCACCACGGGAACCTGTAAAACCTATATCGCCTTTTGAACCTGTATAACCAATTGCGTCAGCTGCGCCCGGAATACCTTGCGAGCCTGTATACCCAAGATCGCCCCCAGATCCTGTATAACCAATTGTGCCGAAAGAACCTTGCTCTCCTTGAGAGCCAGTGTATCCGATTGCTTCTGCTGCCCCAGGGACACCTTGCGAACCTGTATAACCAACTGCGTCAGCTGCGCCTGGAATACCACGGGAACCTGTAAAACCTACATCGCCTTTCGATCCTGTATAACCAATTGCATCAGCTGCGCCTGGAACACCTTGTGAACCAGTAAAGCCGATGTTGCCCCTAGATCCATCATATCCTGTGCCAGCAGAGCCTGTAAATCCAACAGGGCCCTGGTTTCCGACGTTGGCATAAAGCTGCCAAGTAGATCCGTCCCATGCAAAATCTACACGGACATTAGGAAGATCAATAACAAGGTCTTGAGCAGAACCTTCAATTGTGTTGCCATTGCCATCTACAATTAAGTTGAAAGTCTGAAAACTACTTCCGTCTGCAATCGTTATGACACTGCCTTCTTCTGGGTTGAGAGGAAAAAATATCGTAAATGTGCCGCCGCTAGTATCTGCAATAATACCATCTTGGTTGATCGCTGTGTAGTTTGATGTCTTTCTTGCCCAATTAAGAGTAGCATTCAGTCCAGCAGATCCTGTAAAGCCAAAAGATCCTGCAAATCCCTGTGAGCCTGTGAAGCCACGGGAGCCATCATATCCACGAGATCCTGTAAAACCAATAGCACCGAAAGATCCAACAGATCCTGTAAAGCCTTGAGAGCCAGTAAAGCCAAACGAACCAGTGAAACCACGAGATCCTGTAAAACCACGAGATCCTGTAAAACCACGAGATCCTGAAAAGCCCCGAGATCCATCAAATCCTGTTGAGCCTGAGAAACCTTGTGAACCTGTGTATCCAAACGAGCCCGTATAGCCAATAGAACCTGTAAAACCGGTTGGGCCCAAGATAGGTCCTATCACGTTGAATTCAGATCCGTTCCACACGTAAAGAATTGCTTCATCTTCTACAAAGTATGCTGTGTTTGTCTCGTTGCCTACAGTAGGAAGGTCATTGGCAGTGGGTACTGCGTCTTCGAACGTAAAGCCCTCTCCTCTTTCGCCGCGAGAACCTGTGAAACCACGAGAACCTGTAAAACCAAACGAACCTGTGAAGCCGCGGGAACCTGTGAAACCAGAACTAACAGGCAGCCAAATATATCCATCCGATGCGTAAATTACATCATCATCGCCATAAACCATTGCTCCACGGTATACGGCCGGGTCCAGACCGATCGGTGTTGGTTGAGGCAACCCGTGTGACAGAAGCTGCGTTCTACCTCGTGTTGTTTTAAACGACATCATCTTGCTCCGCTTGTCCTACGGTATATGAAATTGTTATGTCGATTGCACCATTGACAGATGCAAGAACATCCAACGTATCTCCCCTAAAGATGAACTGACCGTTCAGTGGAATTGGTATCATGTCATTTACTGGAATCGGCACATCCTTCATAACAAAGAAATATGTCCCTGTATTGTTGCCCAAGTCTTCTTGATTTTCTCTGTAGATGCGAATACTCACTGTTGCGGTTGCTGCTGAAAAGTTAGAAATAAGAAGAGGGCTGATAATTTCCCCGACGCCAGGAACAATATCAACTCCGCCACCGAATGACTGTTGCGGAACTTCGTATGAAGGAACTTCAATAATTGAAACCCAGTCTGTAGTAAGTGTTGTACTAAAAGCAACGGGTTTCGCGTCTGGAGCTTGACTTGTGATAATTAGCTGTGTTGTCATAGTGTTGTCCTACTGTTAGCGGCTCTTCTAGCCAATCTTCTTACTGATGATGTGAAGGGGCGACCTTCAAGTCGCCCGGTTCTTCCGTTAATTTTCAAACCTCTCGCAAAATACTGGTTATTAAGTTCGTCAGCACCTGACCAACGGACTCTACCAAGATCTTCTTGGAGAACAGAACCGCTTGCTGCAAGCGGAGTTCCCACTCTTCTGAAGTTCAACGGAAGAGCGTTCGTGTTAACACCAGCGCCAGCAAGGTTGAACTGATGACCAATAGATTCAATTAGACTTCCGAATTGTAATTTTTTAGGTTTCAATAGTGTTGTTTTAAGTAATATAAACAACTCGTCCAGCATAACGAGTTCTGGCGTTGTCAATGTCACGTTATTTACTATATATTCTTCTATTTTTCCATATGCAAATACAAACGAATCTAAGACTGATGTGTTGTTCGGACCGTCATTTATCCATGCAGAACCGCTCCAGTAATATATATTTCCTTCATAGTAATTATTAACTGTCACTGCAACAATATATGCATCATTTACATTAGGCAGAAGAACACTTTCGTCAAGAGAAGCAATGCTGAAAAGACTTTTAATATATGTCAAGCCATCTGTTACTGGGTTGAATACTCTGAAAACATGATCTCCCTTATAATCGAAAAATCCAGCTGCATAGTTTCGAATTGGTGATTGATTGCCAGATTGGAAGTCATACACAAGAGAAGTTATAAGATTCCCGGTATCCCTTCTAGTAAAGATTTCATCAATGAAGTTATATTCAAGATTGATATAAACTGCTGTGTCAATTTTAATTTTCTCTGCGTCAGCCTCGATCAGTTCTTTACTTTCGATGAAGTTGGATGCAACCCAATCGAAATCTGGTTCAAATCCAAGTGCAAGTGCGCCAAGAGTATTTTGTTTAATTACAGTTGATATAATACCTGTTAGCCGTGCACATAGCAGAGCTTCTACGTCCGATGCAACATTGCCTGATATTACCTGAGTAGGTAATGTGCCAACAACCGCAAGTGCACATTGGCTGCCTAGGTATTCGATAGCTGCGGCAGTGGATGCTCTCTGATCAGCGGGCAATTGACTCGAAGATCCAAGAAAATAAGCTTGTGCATTGACTATAGAAGCAAGGTTGCCACCGTAGTTTAAATCGTGTGAAAGCGCATCAATGATGTACCCAGTATCTCTAACACACGTGGCTGTGTTATACGATATAGAAGGATGATTCGTACCAATCCAACTTATTACGCTATCTATAATCAGAGATCTGTTTGCTAGCAATTGAGTTCTTGCACTTACTTGATTTGGCACACCAGAATCTGCGAAAGTGAGGACATTTGCATTTGCACTTCCGTTTACTAATATGTCAAGCGTTTCATCAAAAGAAGCGTTTGATCTTGTTATGCTTGGAGCATCAGTTAGAAGTGCAGCAACTGCATTCCTAGCATATACAATTCCACCAACAGTTTCCTCTAACTGATCAGTAATTACAAGGGCGGACATTGCTCTTCTGTATGATATACCATTTACTATTGACCAATAGTTCGTATCAAGAGTAATATCTCTTCCCACACCATCTAGTATATAACCAATGTCTCTTTTGCACTTAGTTGAATCATAACCTTGGTAGCCTAGATCAGAAACAAGCGCGTCCCATACATAATCAGTGATGTCGTCTTTAATTGCCGTTATGTCAGCAGCGGCCTGTTCGCCTACGACCATAAGGTCTGTGTCTGACACCTCGAAAGGATCTACTACAAACGTCGAACCTTTCGAGCGCATTGATATGTCGCCGAATTGAGTGCCTGAGTTGTTTAATGTAACCTGGCCGCCATTGAGTGCGAAGAATGCACATCTCTGGAATATTGTGATAGAACCAATTCCGTTAATACCAGCGCCATTCTTAGCAACATATCCTAGCCCGTTTGGCGAGCGAGGAGTAGCACCAAAAGCAAGCATGTATGGGAATATTGAATTTTGATTTAATACTGATCTGTCTGCAAGAAGCATGCCGCCGCCACGGCCGACCAATGAGTTAGGATGGTCAGTACCGCCAAGATCACTAATTCCGCCTAGACTGTTTGTTGGATTTAAAGGGGCAGCAATTGTTTTGCGTCTATAGTTTGAAATTTGACTACTATCTCTTATATAAGGAGATCGAAGAATAAGAGCACCAGGTCTATATGCTACTGCAAATCCCTTAGTAGGGTTATCAAAACTGTCAACTTGCTGGCCTATAAATGCAAACCCTTGCACATAGCATCCAGATCCAACTAGGAAGACATTGTTTACTTCATAACCTTCTTGCATAATGATATTTGTTGCGTACTGGCCGTTTGTGGAGACGACAGAGCAGTCGTCTGGTAACGCCAAATTGCCTTTTGTGTAGTAACTACCTGGAAGTACAGATATTGCTACAGGAGTCAAGCTACGCTGTGCTGCAGCAAAGCCATCTTCAAGTGTGTTGTAGGGCTTCATGTAACTTCCGTTGGCGGAAGTTGCGGAATATCCATCAGCTGAAATGTACACTTTTGTAGTTTTCTTGAATTCGTCAGCAATGCTAGCTGTCAAGTCAGCCCAAGAAAAAGATACAATGGTATCGGCTGACTGGTCTTTTAGCAGGAAATGATCATCTTCAGCAACAGTATCGGTTAGGACAGGAAGATTTGAAAATGTCGGGTTTAAAATATCAATAACATCGAATGACGAGTTTCTTATGGTAACATTAGATATGTCACCGCCTGTAATATTAATATCAGAAAAATCTTCTTGCTGTATAGCGTTTACAAGTTCTTTTCGTGTAATGTTCTTAGTACCAAGATCACCAGCTTCTACATCAACTGTAACAAACAAATCGTTGGTTTTTGTTTGAATACCGGCCTTTGGTAATAACTCAGAGATTTTTGACATAGTCTGCCTTTTCCATGTGGTGTTATTTGATTCTATTTATACTTTTTGAGTTGACAGAAATGTGTTGACCTAGTCTGCCTTATCCATGCGGTGTCATTTGATTCTATTTATACGTTTGAGTTGACAGAAATGTGTTGACATGCTTCAAAGTGAGTGGTATAATGGATTTATCCCCTATAATATGATAGAGTGTGTGTAGGTCCGTTGTAGTGGAATTCTTAGAGATTTAAGGGAATGTAGGATCGACAGGTGCAGTTGGTGACAACTGTGTCTTTGTTCCACTTCCGTTAAGTGGAACTGTAAGAGTAGCATTTTTTGAGAAAGTATAAGAGTTGCCATTAAACGATATTTCCGCGTAGCCCTGCCTTGCAGGCGCACCCGAATATCTAAAGTCGTGACCTTGTCCACCAGCGCCCAGTTTAATTTTTATTGTGTCGCCTATGTTGACATTAATCGTGCCCGACACGATTTTACCTGCCTCGCCGCCACGTCCTCCATTGCCACTGGAATCAAAAGTACTAGGGCTGTCACCACCACCACCGCCGCCCCCAGATCCCCAAGCGCCAGCTCCAGGTGAACTGCCCCTTTGTTTTAAGCCACCGCGTCTACCGCCCGTGTTTGGAAACCAACCAGATTTTCCATCCATTTGGGTAAGATCATTATAGCTATTCGCAAATGATCGACCAGCTGTTCCTCCCGCGGCAGTTTTCTTTACTGTGTTGTTAATCGCAAAGGTAGAACTTCCGCCAGGAGCAGGATATATGCCAGCGCCAGCGCCACCGTCATCTTCTCTGCCAGCACCTCCACCACCACCGCCTCCTATAATTTTATAGGTTACAGTATAAAAAGTAGGCAGTGCTGGTCGTACTGCAATAAATACATTTGCTGATCTACTAACTGATTGAGTTACGTTGCCTGCATATGTGGCGGTAACAGTAGTATTTGTTGCAAGCAATTGGTAATTAGTGGTTGATGTAGCACCACTTCCTGAATATGTTGGAGATACAGATCTCGTGCCAGTTGAAGATACGGTCCCAATTCCTACTAATTCAACTTTGGTCGCACCTGTAACACTCCACGATAGAGTAGCACTGTCACCTGAATATATAGTGGCAGGGCTTCTAGAAAATGTGATGCTGGGTGCAACAGGAGGTGTGATAGATTCATCAAGTATCACAACAGTAGATGATGTTGATACTATAGTACCAGATACCGAGCCAGTTCTTAGTTGAATATTAAATGACTGAGTGCCCTCTGTTAACAGATCCTTTTTAAGTGTCCTTGTAAATTGTGCAGCGTTGTTAACAATAGTAATAGAACCCGTTAGAGCAGAATCAGTAAAATCTGCTGCTGTTGCAGAACCAGATGTTGACCAATACAATTTGGTGCCGTCTACTATAGCGGTAGTTCTGACTTGGAAAGTTGCAGTGGAACCTTCTGGGATTGAACCTGCCGAAGTCACAACACTAAACGATTCGTTTACTGAACCATAAAAATTAGAGAAAAGAATTCTGCCAGATGTTGGTATATTAATATTTTCTGTGCCACTAGGAACACGGACACCGCTGCGATAGTATTCACTTACATCATGAGGTGCAGTTCCGCCAAACTCTGCTACTACGTCCGCGCTTAAACCCAGAGCTCCAGCCGATTTAATTACCATTTTTAAAAACTTCTATTTCTTGCTTTAACTCTTTGATCGCTTCTATCAAGAGGCCTACAATATTTCCGTATGCTACAGATTTATAGTCTCCATTGTCAACAACAACTTCAGGTATTACTTTTTCAACTTCTTGTGCAATGACACCCATGCCGTTCTTGTCATCTTTTGTAAAATAGACTCCTCTTAGCTTTAAGACTTTTTCTAACGCTGAATCTATTGTTACGACGTTACTCTTTAGGCGAATATCAGAGAACGCAGTCACGTCACCAGAAGCCAAAATACTGCCATTGACTGTCAATGCTTGAGTTGGATTTGAGTTGTTGATTCCTACTCTTGCAGTTGCACCAATCCAAGTCACTCCACTTATTGCAACATTCCCAGTACCATTTCCTACTAGTAGCTTGTTTGCTTGAAGAGTTGCAAGTCCTGTCCCGCCACGCACCACGGGCAAAGCTCCGGCAGTGATCTTGTCCGCATCAAGATCGGGTATTCTTGCCACGTCGAATGTTCCTGTGCCAATAGCATTGGGATCAATGTTGGTTATGAGAGACCCGTCGCCTTGGAGCTTTGCTACAGTAAGAGTTCCATTCTGATCTAATCTTAGCTGGGGGTCTACTCCAACTCCAGTTCTTATTACAAATGGTGTCGAAGCGTTAGCTGTTTCAAGAGCTACGTTCCACGTAGTGACTGCACCGTTTGTAAGTCTTATTATAGGTCGAAAGCCAGAACTTGCAATCACGTCTAAAAGGTTTTCTTGGGATCCTGGTCCGTTAATTCTAAGAGGCGAGTTTACATCAATGGAAAGTTCTGCGTCAGTTTCACGAGTTATCGAACTTAATGCAACGTCTGATATTGTAGAAAAATCTGCAACAAAAGCACCTGCGGAAAATTCTCCATCAATTGCAACATTGCCTATTCTTGGAACTGGGGTTCCTGCTGTTACAACAAGAGCACTATCATTTATTACGCTAATAACCTCATTGGTTCGGTTTAACCAAACCTGAAAGGTGTCTGATATTACGATTGGGTCTACAGTTGACATTTAATTACCTATTCTCTAGTCTTATAACAGTTTCGCTCAATCTATTTATACACTCTGTCAAAGACTTCACTTCTAGTCTCAGATCTGTTAGTTCCTTTGCCCGATTTCTTTCTGCCTGGTACTTTTTTAATTCTTGTAGATTTGTTTCGACGATTGCTTTTGAAAAATTATCTCTTATCATTGGAAGGAAATCCCTCTATAATCTAGTACCTTTGGCACTCGAGCAACATCGTCCGAAAGTAAATCAATCCGAATCGAGAACGATCTAAACGAATAGTATGTGCCAGTGGAATTTGTATATGTTGTAATGCCAGCGAGTTTTTCTGTTTCTGGTATTTCAAATACAAATTCCTTATAATCATTCACGTTTGATGTGCTAGAGAATAGTGTAGAACCTTCAATTTTGTCCAATTCGAACCATTCGTTGTTACGCAACGAAACAGGGTCATCGCCATTCTTTACTTTCAGGTAAACCTTAATGTCAGAACCTATCGGTCTGTATCCTGTGAGATACAATCTAAAGTCTTCTGCATCAAATCCTTCTTGTAATTCCACTCTTTTGGATATGTACTTAGAAGTAGTTTCGACAGTGTCTGTTATATTATAGACATATGCAAATATCTTGGCAGTTTCAATGTCAACAAGCGGGGTGGTTGTTGCAATGGAATCTTTCTCAAGTGTGAGAACTACACGCAAGTTCTTGTCGTTTGTGATATCATTTGATTTACTATAAACAACACAACCCTTTTCGTTGAATGCTTTTTTGTCTGCAAAGCTGAACTCACTTGTATAAGCAGCATTTCCAGGCGCAGCAGGGTCTATCGCCTTCACTGCAGTTCTAACATTCGTATTTGTGTCAGTTATTCTATTGACCATAGCCTGTATGTAGCTCAATTCAATGTTATCAACTGAAACAATTGAAGCAGTTGCTCCGCTATCAATGCCGTATATAATCCCAGCAGATGCAAATATTCTTGTGTCTCTTGCAGACGAATCTTCAAGAACTAAGAAGTCTGGCTTTCTGGTATTAAAATAATTGATTTTTCCTGCAACTACTGGTCTTGAATTTATGGTACCTGCAAACTTTGGAAGCTTGTCTACAATAATTTGGGTAGAATTTGTGACAGATACGACCCGCAGAAGATCTTTTTCTCCTGAAGTGTGTTCAACATACACATAATCGCCTGCGCTGTAATTATTTAGAGCAGAACCTGTAACTACATTTGTTGTTACGTTGAGAACTAACTGATATGTGGTACCTGCCGCAGCAGTGAACACGTATGCAAGTTCGTTGTTAGCAAATCCACCTACAGTATTTTGAATGGAGAAGAATTCTGCGTTATCAGTTTCTAATTCGACAGTACCCTGGTCAACATTGAAGTTGTAGCGATAAAGATCAAACCTGATATCCTCATCCTGATACGAGTTCCATGAGCGGTTGTTTGTCGACGTAAACAGAACACCGTCACCCCAATCCGAATTTACAGCAGTTCCTGTTAAGAGGTCAGTGCCTCCTACTTTCTGTGTAAAGATTAGGTAGTCTGGGTCTGCTGCGTCTGGCATTACAACTATTGCGTATTCTTTTTCGGTGTCTAGTCTTACAGGAGCCTCGAAGATTATAGAAGTTACGACTGATGCGTCATTGGATATGTTCACTTGGGATGCTCTTAGGTGTATCTTTGAAAAAGGAAGTATTTCAAAGCTAGGATATCCGTTTTCTACTTCTCTTATCATCACAGTAATGCCATTAGTGGCACTTTTTCTGCTAAAGTAAAGATCGAGTCTTCCTAGGTATAGGCAATCCGCCCCTTGTGTCATGGTATCTTTAACAAAGAAGGTCTGTGCGAGAGGATCTCTTGGTGGGTCGCGGTCATCTCTTTCGCTTCTTTGTATTACCGGTGGAACTGGCGGTATGTTTCTTATAGTAACCGAGTTTGTGGTCGTGACAGAGCGCGTGCTCTTAATGTCAAACTCTGGTTTTCTTGTAGACATCGTTAGCCCAGTTTTTTCAATGCTGAAGTTATATGCGTTGAATTTCAGTCTTCCTGCTGATGCAGCAGCGCTTTCTATATCTTCGAATGTGCCGACGTCTGCAATTACTAATTCTCTTTCGCCAATGATAAACGTATTGCCTGGGATTTTAAATATAGCAAACAATTCTCCGTTACTGTTTGTTGTAACGGAGGTTCCAAATTTTCCTGCTCTACGGACTCTATCACCTGAAGTTGCTCCAGAGATATCACTGCGTAGCGTTCCAGGCGCAATGAAGTCATCTACAATTTTTTCGTCAAAGAAGAAGAAGTGTTGCGTGTTCGGTCTTAGACCATACATTTCGACAGAAAGCTCAATCGATTTGATGTAAGGCTTGTATTGGAAATTGGTAACAAAGTCGCCTACAAATTCCTCTTGTGCAGGTCCACTAGCAACATTTAATTCTTTAAATATGTTTTTGAATGTGTCGGTTGTAGTAGTTGTAATCTGCCTACCTGCCGCAGCATTTCCAGTTTCAGACACCTTGTTCGTCGATTTGATCTTTTTCTTTTTCGAGGACGTGAGAGGCACGAATTCGCTTATTGCCTCAGCAAATTCAGCAAATGGCGACACAAGATCGATTGCGTATGTCTTTGGAGTCGTTACAGTGTCATACGCAACATCGTATTCTGGGGTAAGGTAACCAGTGCCTTTGTAGCTATAGAAATTGCTTGTACAGGTTCTAACATTTGTTGCATACTGCTGTCTCAAAAACCGAACATACTGGTTTGAACTTAGCGTAGCAGTTTTGTTGTCTACATCAAACGATTGGGTATCAGTAAATCCTTTCACCTTCAAGTTCAAAGGGAATTGTCTAAAGCTTGGGTATAGAGCATTTTCAGTAAAGTCAACAGAAGAGTTGAATGTGGGATCGCTGACGTCAGCAATTGACAGGTCGTTAAACGGATCCACTACGATTCCATTTTTAAATCTGTTCAAGCCGTTTTCATCTTGAATTAGCAAATCACGTGTTGCATTTTCTAGCGCAGTAAGCTGCGTGTAGTATGTGATTTGATCAAGTTGCGAAGAAATTTTATCAATGTCTTGCATAGTGTATGTTTTTGTAGTTTTTCTCGTGAGCTGCAACGTCTCGTTTCTGCGACCCAATCTTGCAGCAAGTTCAGAGGACAGCAAAGGATATCCAGGAACTGTTATTTCAGCAATAATAGAATTTTCGCTCTTGTCAATTGCGTTGGCGGAATTGCCAGTAACGTCGCCAACAATATATTTGAAGCGACCATAAGAGTTGCCCACAATATAATCTACTCTGCTTCCGTAGTATTCAATGTCAACAGAAGCGCTAGTATTAAATGCAGGAACCACGTGATTTATGTCTATATCAAATAACTGTGTTGCGCTTGTTGGTAGAGAGACACCTGGTGCTAGCGTAGTAGCACCCCCAACAGTTGCGGAATAACTAGCAGTCGCTAGTCTATAAGGTCTAAAGTCTATTGACGATTTTAAATCAAAAACGTCTCCGTTTTCTGTCTCGAAATACGAGACGTATTCTTGGTCAATGTTAACATAGCTATCTACTGTAAAGAAGTTAATATCAGAGCTTACATCTACTTTGAATGTTCTTACTTTTATAGTCAACGCTGCGTTGTTAGCAGGTAAAGTGCGGCCAGGTATCTTTTCGATGTATGAGTGGTCATAGAAATTGTCTTTTTGGTTTTTTACTAAGCGGAAGCTACTAGTAAAATCTTTATTCGAAGAGTCTACTATGCTAATAATCTCAGCTACATCAGGGAGACCTAACGTATATTTTGATATGTCTGCATCTGTTTTGTATGTGGTTTTTACATACACATCAAGTAGTTGTTTCACTCTTTGTTCAGCACTTGTAAGTTTTGCGTTATAATAAACTGTTACGTTTTGCGTGCCTGCAGATGTTGTAATAACAAGGTTGGATCCTACAATGGCAGTATTTGTAATTGTCGAAGCAGTATTATTGTTACTTTGTATTACAAGAACATCTCTTAGTGTTTCCGCATCAAACACTTCATCGACCGCTGGTTCTACTGTTATGGTACCAGCCGAAGAAGGTGCAACTTTACTTTTTCTAATGCTGAACGACATGTCTGAAAGTGATTTTACAAAAGATTTGTTTGCATCAAAGATTAGTTTTGATTCGGACGAATTGATGATTTTTGGCGTTATCTGAATTTGCCCATTAGTAGAACCTTCTTTCACGTAGCCAACATTTTCAAATGCTTGACCTGTGTTCATACGAATGGCATATAGATATACCCTGTCTCTCGTGTAGTTTTTAACAATAGCGGAACCAATTGCAACAAGTGACGAGTTCAAAAGTGAAACGTTGGCCATGGTGCCTATCGTGACACTACCAGTTGCTGCTATGACTTTACAGAAGCCGCCGTAATTGAAGTTTACTGGTTGGCTGTTAATGTCGAATGTTACAGTATTTGCATTTGGAACTTCGAATATTCTTTTTGAATCGTTTGCAATGCGATATCCTTTTGAATATGCGATTCCTTCGCCCATTTCAACAAAGAATGTGTCTGTTGCATCGTTCTTTACAATTTCAAATTGAAATTTGTTCTTCGTAAAGTCACCGTTTGTTTCGTACGTTCTACGTGCAAGCTCTTTAGCAATCGAATTAAATTCAGAGACGTTTCTTGTTTCGACTGCGTATCCATTTTCATATCTACGAAGAATGAAAAACTCAGCATCAGCTTCTGCTGCTACTGTATTCAGTGCAATCAATCTTGGGACGAGTAGCAATCTGTCCGCACCGGGGGCGTTCTCGTTCGCTGAGCCGTTTGCGTTATCAAGCAGTGAAGTGTCCTGTTGGGAGTTAACGATTGACTCATCAACTGCGTAACCCACCGATGTGTTATTAGGCTGAATTGCAAAGGGGTCTTCTTCATCAACTTCAGACAAATATTTACTAACAATGACTGTTTGATCATCAACGAATAGGAAGTGCCCACGCTGGAACACAATACCTTCGGATGAGTTAAGACCGAACGACTTTCCGATTGGGCTAGAGAAACCTGCAACTGAAGTGCTTGCTACAATGCCGTTGTCTATAGTTGTTTCGCTCGATACGCCCTCGACAACTTGTGTTCTAAGGATGTATTCTCTTACTGAAAGTGAATCGTTAGGTTCATACACTTTCTTTTCAATGCCTTCTACTTCAACGGTGTTTAGATATACCATGAAGAACGTGTTAAGGTCTGGTGCTCTACTTTGAAAACCACTTGTTCCTTGAATAATAAGAGACTTGAGACCCGAACTGTCTTCTATCTCGAAGTAATATTCATCAACCGTGCCGTCAATCTGAACTACAGTACGCTCGATAAAATCTTCTGGTCTTGCTCTTCCTCCACCACCAGCAAGTAGAATACTATCTACAACTTTTGCATATTGAAGGTTGCGAATCTCTGTGAATGTGCAGCCCTTAATGATTGAACCTTCTTTATAGATATTCTCCCCAAACTGTTCAATTTGGTTTTGAAGCGTTGTTTGTAGCTGAGTCAATTCTCTCGCTTGAACCGCAAAGCCAGGCTTAAAAAGCACTCTATAATATTTGTTGGCAATATCATAGTCGTCAAAGTACGGTGCAATATTCAGATCTGTTTTGATACTCATGGTGTGCTTTTATCCTTAGAAGTCTATGATTAAACGTATTTGCTCAGCTTTGTCTTCTGTTCTATCAATTGGTGTCGAATCCGCAATAAATAAAACATCTCCGCTATCACCAACATACGGTGAATATTCAATAGTATTTATACCAAAACTTGTAGAGTTGATTGTTAGTGGAAGTGAATCCACAAAACTTTCAGAATAAGGGCCTTTGTAGTCCGAAAGATATATTGTATTTTCTGCTGCAATCACTTGATGCACGATGCCTTGAACCGGTTCTTGTGTTACAGTAGAACCAACATCTATGCCTACAGATCCAGATGCTGTAACTATTTTTACACGATTGTCAAACGTCACAGCATCTATATCATCTTCAAAGGTTGTCGAAAATCGTGGCTTTTTTACCAAGCCTATTTTACTATAAGTACCGAACCCAGGTATACTTGAGCCATTCAATTCGGATATAGTTTTTGCAATTCCTATGTGCCGACATTTTAATTCTCTTAATATATTTGTGCCATGACCACCGTCAGGTGAAATAATAGGTCTTAGTATTGCCCTTACAGCTCCCTCTCCTGCGTTGAAGCCTTGAGCTGCATCAACAACTACAGCCGTTGCCCTTGTATAGCCAGTGCCATAATTAAGAATTCTGACTGATACAATTCTTTGTTCTACAAACACAGGCATCGCAGTAGCATCTTCACCATCGCCGGTAATTATTATTGTAGGAGCTATTTGAACTGTGTCTCCCGACTCTATGAAAGAATTTGCTTCTACTATTAAAAATGGCTTTGAATTTTGTAGCCCAGACTCTACTATTCTGAAAGAAGACGTTTCAAGAATAGGCGAAGATTCATTTTTTCGGACATACAGCGTTCTGCCAACATAGAAGTTGGGTGTCGCAAAGTCAAATGATTGGATGGTAGAAAAAGAATTGCTATTTGTGTTGTCTGACGAATCAAGTTTTACTGTCGCATTTAAGAATATTTTTGAAGTAACAACATCAAAACTTTCTACGACTCCAGCTATCAATTCGTAATTTCTATTTAGATCCTGATTTTCAACGAGTATTGAATAGATTCCATCATTAGCAACATTTTCTACTTCAGCATTTCTTACTACTGGCATAAATGTTCTGGCAGCAAATCTTCTATGTGTGTTATAAGGTGTTGACGACATATACTTCCAGATATAGCCATCAGGTAGTTCGTATATGCCATCCTCAATGCTGCTTGTAAATTCTGGTTTATTGAGAGAAGGAGTACTTCTTGCGTTTGATATGCACTTAAACAGATTGTAGTTGCCTCCTTCAATGTCAGGCTCTACCACAACATAAAAAGTTTTTTCGGTTAGTATTGCCATATCATCAAACGGGGCATATGTGGTACCTTGCCTCCATACAATAACAGGTAGCATAAACGAAATGTCTTTAGGTCCGATCTTTGTACCAAAGATAGTTTTACCTAAGAAGTCTCTGGCAGTAGACAAAGTGTTGAATGAGTTCGGCTTAACAGTATCGACCGAACTCGAACCGAATAACCAGAAGTCGTTGGCAATCAGATTTTTCAAATAATAGTTCTCGACCATATCATAGTCAAATTTATCAAATTTAGTTGTCACTGTTTAAACCTCGATGAGTTATGTAATTAGGTATTGAAAGCCGGTTTCGGCAAGCACGACTGCGTCATCTTCTATGTAATCAGCAGCAACATCTAGGCCAATGTCAGTAATTCTAGGTGCTGGTAATGTTATATTTATTTCGATTATGTCTGTTTTTCCAAATTTAGTGAATAGTTTAAGTCCTGCAGGATGCATTAATTCTTTGTATTCTTCTTGATATACGTTGGTCGATACATCAGTATTTATTTCGTATGAATAGTCCTGATAGTAGAAACTATCTTGTATGACCTTGTTGCTGTTAAGATGTGAAAAGAAGCTTACCCAACGACCTTCGGTTAAACCTTGGCTTCTTGCCGAAGCAATTCCCTCAGCATCGGGACTAGAATCAAGCAAAATGAACAAGTCAGTATTTTCCTGATACCAAGTCTCTTTGACTAGCTGAGGCACAATTATATTCTTCCATCTGTCAACGATACCTTCACTTGCAGTGCCATCTGCAATCTTTTCAAATTGAAGAACGTCTAGTGAACCAAAATGTTCATTCTCGTCAATGTCCCCGTATGCAAAGCCATCATAATATATTGTTCTTAGAAATAGATCAAGTTCCACAGATTTAAGATTGCTATCTACCGCACATTTTAAAAGTTCTACTGCAAACGTTCCACCTTGAGAAGCTGGTTTTGGTCGAATTGGTATTACATTTTCTCTGTCTCTTTTTGTAATGTTATACAACCGAACAGTGGCATCGTCTCGATAAGCAAAGCCACTATCAATTATATCTAATTTTTCTATTTTGCCAGTAACTGTTTCAACAATCCCGTTTATTTTTGCATTGAGACCCATTGGTTGTGAATCGAGGTCTCTTGATATTGTGCTAATAGATATTGGTATTGAACCGTTTTCTTTAAATAGTGGTTGTGTTTGTACAAACGATTCAAAGGTAAGCTGAGTAACGTATATATTATTTCCCTCAACTTTTACTACTCTGCCTTTTACTTCAACTGTTGTGTTTATGCCATCAAAACTTTGTATTACTTTTGATTGTACGAGAGTGTCGTCTTCAAAAATAACAACACCAGCAACAGGAAGTGTCCGTATAATTTGATCACGCAGATTAAATCTGCGTATGATATTCTCTCTAGCAACAACGAAGGTATCGCTGAAATATTCTGTCCCTGGATTAATATTTGCCAAAGCAGCGAGAACACCTATCGTAAACGTCTCTGGTACGAAAGCTACATTTAAACGTGTGCTCAACTTAGGGACTATGGAATTTACTCTAGTTCCACTCATTTCAAGCAGTGCGGGTGGTATCTGCGAATAATTTGACGAATTTATTGGAACGTCTAAATAATTTTCAATTGTGTCCACAATAACAGTAATGGTTTCGGTATCACTTATCGACCCTATATCAGCACTTGCAGAACTGTTAGTATCTGTAACGAATACAGGTTCTACCGTGATGTTGTCTATTCTGTCTAGAGTCGAAACATCATAACCGCCTTCTAAGAAATACGTGGTCGGGTCTGCAATAGCTTCTGATGTTGTTGTGTCAAGTCTTAGTCCCACTGAAATGTTATTTTGTCCGATTATCGATGCTGTAACAGTTGTTCCATAGCTGTTAATTTGTTGAACATTTTCGCCTACAATAAATTTTATATCGACCGCGGCAGCTAATGGATCTGGATCTGCAAAAAACAGAGATTGAGTGGAAATTTCGACGTCTGTATCTGAAGTAGTATAACCATAGCCGCCAGATACAATATCAAATACAATCTCGCCTGTAAGTTCGTCTGAAACTTTTGTAACTCTGCCCTTTGCTCCATAACCAGTAGACGATTCTATTTCTATAATATCGCCAATTTGGTTATTGCTTCTAGGTGCATTAGTCACATCAACAGTTTTAAGCGAACCATATACCCTGCCGTAAGTTGCATCGGGGTCGGCACTGTATATAACATCAAACCCTTTAAATTCGCCTCTTACATCACTCAAGAAAATGATGGGTATAATAGAATTTTGAATATTTACGAAGTAGACACTATCGACAAATGCTTCTGCTTGCGATTTATCTCCAAGTATTCTTTTGTTGACAATGTCGTTAAACGGAATGATACTATCAACTGCATGAAGTTGAATAAACGTACCTACCTTCCACTTGGATGATGACAGCCTCAGCATATCTTCTGAAGGATAATAAATCTCTACTTCAGCGTCAAAAAACAACTTGAAGAACAGCTCTATGCCTTCTTTCGACCCTTTTCTGCGATATAGATCAAGTATGTTCTTTACAATAAATCTTGTGTCTTCTTCAAAAAACAAACCGCTCAGAAACTTGTTCTTGAAGTATATAAGCATCCTTTCAAGAGTCGTATCAATGTTGCGATACTCATACATTCTTCGAGCATTGTATATCGATTGATTTTCTTCCGATTCAAGAAATTCATAATAGCCTTTGACGAGCTCTACGAGTTCTTTGCCTTCTTCTCTGTAGATTGCAGGAAACTGATTTTCTATGAGGTATGATATCTTTTTTGGTTCAGCAAATACGTAATCTGAAAGACGAATATCGTTTAGGTTTTCTGTCATCTGATTTCTACTACATTAATTGTTACATCTTCGTCCTTGAGCACCAACACTCTTCCTTTAGGTGACGAGACGTTCTTCTCTTGTGTATTTGCTGATACCCTTATTCCGGCACCAGCGTATGAATCGACCACGAAGTCAGACAGCCTTGCAATACCGTTCTTGTAGTCAACAGTACCGACATTTCGTCTTATTATATCGAAGATTCCTTCATTTCTTCGGGCTTCGTTGATGATATTAATAATACCCAAGCCGTCATCTTCAAAGATTGCATTAATACCATCATACACAAAAACACTACTACGAACAAACGTATTATAACTTAGAGTATTATTAGATTGTAAGAATATTCCCTGACTTGCCAGTGAAGTGCCAAAATCAAATTTCGGATTGTCGCTTTTCTTAAACTCTGGAGAATAGAGAATATACGGTAGTGCATCGAGCGTGTTACTTGTGATGGAAGCATTGCTATTATCTATTAGTGTCGACGCTCTTGATACTTCAAATACAGCACCAAACTTTTCAAGTGATGTGATGTTGTACTGAGTCAACACTTCTCTTACTGCCTGCTCCAAATCAGACTTTGATTGAGATGTCTGCTTAGGTGAATAGAATAGATTTATGCTCAGGGTGACATAAAGGAATTCAGGCGGCAAGAATATAGGCTGAATTGCAACAGGTGTCTTATCTCTTAGATACACTTCATAATTTCTAGCCGCAGCTTCTGACAGACCACCGTCAAGATTGACAGATATAGCAACTTTGCCATAACGTGGCGGGTCCAATTCGTCGCCGCCGTAAACAGAAATGTCTCTTATTTCATTGAATCTCTGCTTCAGCAATACTTCGTAGTCTCTTTCAGTTACTGCTCTTTCCTGTATCTGAATTGACCGGGGTGCAAAAAACTTCGTGTCTTCAATTGTCTCTTTTTCTGCTCCGCCCGCTGCGTGCGTAACTGTAGTAACCGTGACATTGCTTTTGAACGCAGTAGAAAATCTGCAAGCTCCGTTTGCTTCTGTACCGCTTGAGAGCCTGTAAATAACTCTTATCTGCTCGTTTGCCGCTGGAGTTCTACCAAATCTGTTGTTACCGAATATGATTTCATATGTGCTATCGAAGCTTGGCTCAATATAAAAAACAGGATCATCCGCTGCGACACCAAAGATGTCCCCTCGGTATACATATTCAATTCTATCGAGTGGCTCATCGAAAGACTCAAATACCTTGATGCTTGATGTGTCAATATTTTGATTTAAAAGCCTAATTGTGTTTCTTGTTCCTGTAACAAAGAATGCTTCATCAACAATTTCTCCCTCGAAGATGTCAACACCTTCAACTACATACTTGCCACTTGTTGTATCTTTTCTGGCGATGTACGTCTCGTTTGTAAAGAAGTTATACCTATCACCTGCATGAGTGGTTGTAAACCTAGTATTTTCTGGTATTACAATGGTTGAGCTAGTACTATTAGTGTCAGATATTGAGATGTTAACGGAAGACACCGCAGATGTTGAAGACCTAGGTAGATAGTTTAACTCTTTCGCGTGCGATACAACTGAATTTTCCATCTGTGCAGTATCAAGAAACATCTCAGATATTGCCATATTAGTATAAAAGTTGTTCTGATATGTGTTGTATGCCAACACATCAAGTAATACTGACATGTTAGAACCTTCAAAGTCAAAATCTTTGAAGCGGTCAGCGGGGTCCGCTCTTAGATATTCTTTAAGTTGATTTTTAACTCGAAAGAAGTCTAGCTCTGTGATGGGTGTCTTCAATGACATTTGATTACCTTACTCGTTCTATAAATACAGTTACAGATATCGGATCTTCGCTACTCTTCACGTAAAAATAAATTATTACTTTTACTTTGTTGTCACCGTAAAGAGAAGTGACATCAACGTCAATCAGAGACACTCTCGGTTCAAAGTTATTTATAACATCTTTTACACGTTCTTCTAGAATTTTAAGAGTAACGGGCGTTGCGTTCTCAAATAATGATGCTCTTACGTCAGAGCCGAGATTGGGTTGAAACAATCGTTCTCCACGGTCAGTTAGAATTAAGTTCTTTAGAGATTCTTTGATGGATTCCTCATTGCTTTTTAGTGCCAAATCCAAAGACAGTGGATTTATTGTCAGATCTTTATGAAAGTCTGTGTATATTACCCGCTTCTTCCGTAGTGGCGAAACTCTAGGTATTGGGCTGAGTGGATCGTTTAATGTGGTCATATCTTATGCTCCTTTTGCTCCTGATGGACCTGATAGTTGGTAATACTGAAAATAACCCCAATCCCTTGAATCTGATGTATCAATGTGAGTAAAAGTGCTGTATGACCCAAACCCTCTAAAACCAACCTGATATGCAAGGTTCATAAATTTTATCTGGTTGGCCTGACCGCTGATATTACAATCAAACGCTTTTCCTGCTAGGTGCAAAGATCCGCGAGCACCTCCTGCTGATGCGTTTGCTTGAGGATTTCTAAACGCACTGACTACATTGAAAGGCGAACCCCAACGCTGAACTAGTTTGTATAGCTTATACATTGCCTCTGTATCTACTCCGCCTCCGATGGAAATTGGAGTAAACCCCGCTTTGCCTGATATCTTCGACGAAGGCCCAGGAGTGTAGGTAATACCGCCCATGCCCTTCAGAGCCTCTTCGTACGATGGAAACTCGTAACCCTCTGAGGTATTTGGCGTTGGTCCAAAGCCGTCGTATGGTAGTGTGCCCTGTGGCAAATTCACGATGCTGCCCGACGACACGGTAGTAGCTGGAATTAATCCTGCCTGAGTAAATGCCGACACTCTTGCGCTTGTATCGAATCTGGTTGCTCCTGCCTGCATTGTACTCAAGGTTCTTCTATTGCCAGCAGCAGACAAAACCCTATCTGCTTCTCTGTATTGGTTATGCAACTCTTCTAGTGGCTTTGAAGTCCCATCATATATCCTTTGAATTTCTGCATTGAGATTGCTAAAGCGAAGAACGACAAAATCAACTTCTTCCTTTTTTGATTCTCTGTATTTTTGAGACGCAATGGCAATTTGTCCTTTTACCACATCCTTCATCTGATTAGTTGTGTCGTCAGTTGACGCTTTTTGGGCGTCCGCCAGTAAGCCTGCGTTCTTTGCATAAACAGCACCCATATTGAAATTGAAACTGTTATTCAATGATTTTGAGTTGAAGAAGTGTATCTTAGATTTAAGTTGAGATACTGCAGTGTCAATGCTGTTTGATAGCTGTTCGTGTAGATTATCTAGCACGCCCACAGCTGCATATGATCTTGAAAGTTCTCTCAATCTGTCTGATTCTACTTCAAGCGACAGTCCCGTATCTTTTGATGCTTTGCCCAAGGAAGAAAATGATGATGAAAGGTTGCCATTTAATGCACTCTTGATTAAATTGCTTATCTCTAATGTTCTGGCCGGATCTGTGACAGAAACTTGTTCTGCTTCAACATAAAGACCTTTTGCCAAAGTATCAATTGTGCTTGTCACAGCAACAAAATCACTGTACATTTTAAAATTTAACTCGCCTGTCAAAACTGACAGTGTCGACAAATAAGACAACAGTGAATCTATGCTGACCTTTGATATTGGGCAGGTAAGTTCGTTGTTCGCATCTTTAATGCTATCTATGAATGAAACAACGTTGCGTATTAGAGATATTAACGCTAGTGCCTCTGTAATGCCAAAATTAGAAGCAAAGATGTTACCCAGTGACACAGTAGTTATCTGTGTCACTGCTACCATGTTAGCAACCAATTCTTGAATAGTCTGAACGAGCGATAAAAGTTTGTCGGTTATGCTTATTAGTTCATCAAGCTTCGCGCCAATTGAATTGACTAAGCTGTTAAATTCGTCAATAAATGAGTATAGGTTCCCAAAAGGATCCTTTGTTGGAGGTATGGCTGCATATACGTTTCTTACTGCAAAGCACGGGCTGATTATATCGATTCTTGTGCCAAGGCTTTCAAGATACTTTTCAGTAAGATCAATGAATCTAGTAGGTTTTGATGCTACTTGCAAACTCAGTAAAACTGGATCGATTCCATTTATTTCGATTATTTGATTTACTTCTGCTGATGACAAATCGTTTATGATGAACTGAGAGTTTGTAGTAGTTGCCGTTGAAGCACCTAAAGTAATTCTTTTCTCTAGTATAGGATACTCGTCAGAAAATAATCTAGATGTGATAGCCAGAGAGTTTCTTGTATTGCGATACTTTTTTATCTCTGAGTTTATCAAGTCGGTGTTGCTATTTAATAGCGACACGTTGAGATTTTCAATCCCCATTGAAGTAGAAAACAGATCCTCGGATGCTGCCTGCAACATATTAACTAAATCTTCTGAGTAACTACAATCTTTAATGTTCATATATTACCTTTTATGCAAAGCCTGTTTGGTCTGGCGTGATAACCGATCTTGTGGGCGGAATGTCAATCCCGTCTTGCTCAGTTGTTGTTGCTTCTGTTGGCTGTTCAGCTGTGTCAGCCTGTTCGCCCGCAGCAGTTGGGTCGTAGTTAAAGTCTGGCGCATCAAGTTGTTGCTTTACAAGAGCAGGGTCAGAGTTCCCACCCGCCAAATCTATGATATCGTCTATGTAAACAGTAGGACCGCTTATATGCACGTTCCCTGCACCTGTCACACGCACTTCTGAGCCTGCATTCGCATGGATTGATCCAGAACCACCATCAAGATAAAGCGTAGAAGATTTCAGAGAAACCAGTCCGCTCGAATTGATGTTGGTAGTTGCATTTGATTCGAGCATCATATTAGCTTCAGATTTGATACTCATAAAGCTTTCTGACTTCATGACTATTGCAGCACCTGAATTTATTCTCAGATTGCCAGTTGCTTGCAAGGATATGGTCCCTTCCCCAGAATTTAAATATAGATTCTGTGTAGGGTTAAGGAAAACATTGCCTTTTGCTTTCATGTGTAAACTATCATTGGACTCCAGATACACACCTTTTTCGCCAGTGACACTTGTCCAATCACCGCCAAGGCGCATATTCTTCGATTTGGTATTAAACGATTCAACAGATTGCATTATAATATTCTTTTTAGCGCGAACTTGGAAGTTTTCTATATTTGCCTCGATGCCTATCGATGCGCTTCGAATGTCGGTTCTGTCTGCTGCGTTCAGTTCAAGCTTGCCAGCGCCGCCGATCATTATATTTCCATGAACTATTTGCTTGTAGTCACCTTGAATTTCCTCAACTTTATTTCCCTTAATAAGCATGTGGCAATCACCGTCAATTGTTACAAGGTTATTCCCCTTGATATAGACGTGGTGGTTTCGATCGTGGATATCGTAGCTGTCGCCTGTATTTTTGTTTGTTGTAGACGTTGCTGCAATTTGGATATAAGATCCGTTTTTGTGCCAGATCATAATACGTTCTGCATTTGGAGTATCGTCAAGCTCGATCGAGTGACCAGATGCAGTTTCGATGACTCTATTATAAGGGTACTGTGCTGCGTATGCTGATGCTGGTTCTTCCCACGAAGTGGTCTCGACTGTTTCTGTTGAAGAACTATCCATATATCCGCTATATGTATTATTGGTCCCTGCTTGACCTGTGCTCGCAACGTCGAACTTGGTTTCGTCACCAAAATTAATTGTTGCTAATCTTTGTGCTTCTGCTATTCTTTTTCCCATATTGGGAATTCCTGGGCGTAGATTTTGCTCAGAGAAAATACGTGCCGCCTGTACTGGATCATTGGCGGCTGCAAGCGATCTTCCTGATCTTGCTTCTGTGGTGTTGAGTTCTTCCACTAAAAAGTCTAATTGAAAATCTACATTCGAAACAGGGACACCACGTGCACGCGCGGCAGTCTCTAATGCTACTCTGCGCGGCCCTGTCCACTGAATTAAGCCAAGGCCGCCTCTACTGCCTGCAACGGTAGGCGATATTTCATTTATTCCAGCATCTAATCCACTTTCAGCAACCATATTAGCAATGACACCTCTCGAGGCAGCATCTGACAGTCCTCTGCGGCGCAATCCATTATAAACAGATTCTTCATTTGCACCGGGAGTCCCAGTTCTGCTTGTCGGTGCTTGCCCCGTCTCGCTAATATCAATTCCCCAAGCATTTCCATTTCCGATGCTGGTGTGATTTTTAATCTTACCACCGCCAATGGGGACATTCTTAACACGGTTTGTTTCAAGCGTCTCGTTATATGTCTCATTTAAAAACTCACCAGTCGCAAGTTTCGACATCGGAGATAAGCCTAAATCTCTTGGTCTTGAACCCTGTGCTTGTCTATCATAATTTTCTACTGGTATTGCTCCCCAGCCCGTCGCTGATGGGTCAATGACAGAAGTAACTTGGGTAGGTATCAAACCAAGAACCATTGGCTGCTGTGCATCTCTGCCATCTATAAAGAAACCAAATATCCAAGCATTGAGTGGAGGTATTGTAAAGTTTACATCATGACTGCCAATAATAAGTGTTGCCCAAGGAAGGTCTTCTGTTGGCACGTCTTGGTTTGACCCATGCACGCCAAAAGCTCTTACTTGCACTCTACCTTCTGCACGAGGATCTTCTCGGTTTTCAACTACGCCAATAAAGAAAAGAGGTTGAATAAAGCCAAGACCAGTGTCCATTACAATCCACCTACAAGTGCGCCACCAGCACTGATTCTCAAATCAGTGCTGCTCCAGTCCTTTTTCACCATGACATAGTAATTTTTCATCTCATCTTGTTCCATTCTGTGATTTACCGATCTTACTATATACTTGCCACTTAGGTGTTTATTTCTTTCTGGAGAACTTCTGCTTGTACCATCTGCTTGTTGAAACTTCTTGACGTCCAAATCGATAATGTCTCCAGCAGTAATGTCGAGTCGACCAGGCCCTATAGCAGATACAGTAACACTTTCAATGTGCTTTTCATATGCTTGTCTATTTGAAATTATTTCTGCATAGTAATTTTCCGAATTTAGAGAATTTGCATCACTCGACGCGTCGCCATTCTTATCATAATTTACAACCACAATGAATTTCTTCTGAATATCTTCATCGCGGCCAGTGGCTTGCAAACTTCGATGGGAAGCATCTACAAATTTGTTTGTGTGTTTATCTTGTAGCTTTTGATAACTTTCAATATTGAAATACTTGTCACGCTCTTGGAAATAGTTATACTGGCCGTCATCATTTAGAAGATTTGTTTGTCTTCTGAGAATGTCCAATTCAATCACTTTGTTTCTATATGCGCCGTTGTAAAGATCATCAAGACTGTTTATTCTGTGGGTATTTTCGATAGTCTCTAAGTTGTTTAGCTGAGCATCAAAAAAGTCAAGCGTATTTGGTATCGCATCATAATACGTAAAATTGAACAATCTTGTTTCATCATAGTCAGGCGTTTTTATGTCTTCCGCAAGTCGAAATAGATGTTCGTCAGTAACAAAATGGTAACCACGAGAAGACTCGAAGAATCTATATGTGCACGAGGGGCTGTTGTCAGCTGAATAGGCTCTCTTGGTAAGAAATTCCATTGCTTCTTCTGCTCTCATAGCAGGAATTATACAACGTGTTCTTCCACTTGTTTCTTCGACGATAAGATCTTTGTTGTCATACGATCTTCTGTTTAATGACTTTGAAAATGCATCAGCACTGTTATCAAAGTAATCAGCAAAAACAATTTTTGCCATTTCTGAAATAGGGACATCGCGAAACGGGCGTGTTATTTTATAGGTGCCAGCTTTGTATGATTGGTACGAGATGAAGTGTAGGTCGTAGTAGATGCCATCGTTTGTGTCTTTTACAGTTACATTGTCAATCTTATAGATGAAGCCAATAAATCTAAATGGCTCAGCAACCGCACCTGTTTGAACACCACCATTCTCGTTTATGATTTTTGAATCAGCAAGTTCAAAAACAATCTGCTCTTCGCCTCTCAGCGGAGTTTCTTCAAGCAATCCAACAGAATCGATTATACGGACTGTGCCGTGCATAGTTTCACTGTTAGTAGATGAATTTAAACTAATCGAAGGGATCAAGGCTGTTATGTCAAGATCGCGTTGACTATCATCAAATTCAAATCTAATAGTAGCTTTTTGAAGATTGTAATATGTTGGGTTGACAAACGAATCGCTCATTCACGAAGAGACCTTCTAAATTCTTCGACAATTTGATTGCGATATACTTTATCAATCAAAATAATCTCGCGTTTGTTCTCGTTCATCTGCCTTTCAAAATCATACAACCGGATTGGCTTCCACTCATCTGGTATAATCTGCCGAATGGTTATTCTTCTACCTTCTTCAGTCAGAAGAACAACTTCATCCTCTTTTCGCAAGAAAAGTGTTCTAAACGATTCGGGGCTAATTCTTACAACATCTGTCATTTTACTACATCCTTATAGTAGTATACAATATTATCAGTTCTTTCTTCGTCCTGAGCCCACGATATAACATCATACGTGCCACCAGTAGTTCTTGATATATCTGCGTATTTATTGGCAAAGTATTGATTGAATTCTCTTTCGTCCATTACCCATTTTGTATAGGGATCTGTAATGCCATTCGAAAGCATTACTAACCAAGTATCATCTACTGACCCGTAATAATTTTGAGCAATGTCTTCTGGTTTCTCTCCTTCCCTCACTGTGTATGGCAAAAAGATGTAGGGATCTTTTAGTAAATCATCAATGATTTTGCTGCGCCTTGTTATGTCTGTAATTGTTTTACCGTCATATTGTATCAGGGGAAAATTTGCAAAGTATTTTGACATTAAGTGGATCCTACTCGTCCAGGGAACGTTGGATTGTTGCCAGATGAATTTACATTCGTGCTTGTTGCACCGTAATCTTCCGCCGTGTGGATGTCTGATTCGATTACAGTCATTTGCATTTGAACAGCAGCAGGTCTTCCACCACGCAACACAGCATTTCCGTTTGGTGTGAAGTTTGAGGAAAACGTTTGAACCATTGCTGTTTTAAAATAGAAATAGTGTCCTGGGTCGATGCCGACAAAGAACATATCAACCATCGCAGGATATTTAAACATTGCTCTTTGAACTACAGAAGTATTTACGTATTGAGGCAGCATATTCTTTTTAATTGTATCTGATATTTGTTGCAAATTAAAAGATTCCTCAGCGCTTTTGGGTGCAAGAGTCCAATCAAAACTGTGGGTTTTCATTTCCACGCCATCGAATGACAGCGCAGCTTTTGGGTTTACGAATGTCCCGGTTCCAGCATCTATATTCCTACCTTGATTTGAAAACACTCCGTCAATGCCCTTTCTTGCAAGGAAAGCAATGTCCTTAGATAAATTGCCAGCAATTTCCTGCAAATTGTTACCCTGAATGCCGGGAATGTTCTTGAGAGCACCTTTTACTATTGCGCCCGATAGGTTACCAAGGCCTAGATCTTCCACATCGATTTCTGACAGAAGGCTCGAAACGACGTCTCCAGCGGTGCCTTGGTCAAATCTCTGAATGCGGACGTTAAATGTATCTGATATATTTGCGGGTAGTGGCAAGAAGATTGTATCAGTAGATCTTGTACCGGCGCTTACCAATTGAGAAAACCCTCTTTCAGAAGACGTCCGATATTGATATTCTCTGAACATAAGTAGAATACCATAATCATTATCTTCGATCGGAAAGTTAAGATTTTTAGGTGCGTTTTTTGCTGCCCTAAATAATTCTTCTTTTATCGGTTTAAAATTTGAACCGTTAGGCATTTTGTTCCCATCGTTATAAATAACTATTGACTAGTTCTATTTATACAGAAAGATAAAAATTTGGCATATAGTGGAAGGTTTCGCCCGAAAAATCCTGGCAAATACAAGGGCGATCCAACAAAGATTACTTATCGATCTTTGTGGGAATTAAAGGTATTTCGCAGATGTGATGAACATCCTGATATAGTTGAATGGCAATCTGAAGAGATTGCCATACCATATATGAATCCGGTCAAAGGCAAAACAAGTAGATATTTTCCAGACATCGTGATTAAGAAGCGCGTATCTGCGGATAAATACCATATGATAATGATTGAAATAAAACCTAAGAGCCAGACTAAACCGCCAGATCCTTCTGGAAGAAACAAGACAGCAACAGGTAGAGTATCACGGCGGTACATAAACGAAGCTGCAACTTATGCGGTCAATGAAGCAAAATGGAACGCAGCGGAAAGATATTGTAGAGAACGCAATTGGACTTTTCATATTATGACAGAAGATGAAATTAAACCACTAGGGAAGTAAAAATGGCAGCATCACTATTCGATGACATTCTATTAAAAGGACTTCGGTCAGGTCAAGTGCCTGCTCGGTCGGAGTCAGCGCGTACTTGGTTTAGAGACAAAGCAAAATCCATGGGTAAAGTATCAGAAACAAAAATTCTGAGAGATGATACTTCAAGATTGAAAAATCGTTCTGCTATAGGTAAAATGTATTTCTTCATGTATGACGCAAAGCATAAGAAAACACTTCCTTACTATGATGCGTTTCCGCTTATTTTTCCAGTTGATAGAGTCGAAGGCGGATTTTACGGACTTAACATGCATTACCTGCCTCTGAAATTAAGAGCACAGCTAATGGACGCGCTGTACGACATAGCAAGTAATAGCAGATATGATCAAAGTACAAAGCTAAAACTCTCATACAGTGTTCTAAAAGGCGCTGAAAAATTTAAGATATTTCAGCCTACATTCAAACGATATTTGAGCAGTAACGTAAGAAGTAGATTCGTAGAAGTAGAGTCTGCAGAGTGGGACATTGCACTATTTCTCGGTTCGGAGCAATTCGTCGGCGCATCGAAAACAAAAGTCTGGGCAGATTCTAGAAAAATAATAAAAGGTTAATATAGATGTTCAACATCTCAGAGTTTAAAGCAAGAATAGACCGTCACGGCGGTCCTGCTCGCACGAGTTTGTTTGAGGTGGCTATATCACCAACGAATAGACGCGGGGAACTAATCGTCCCTGGAGTTATTTCGACGGATGACCTTCGTTTCTTTTGTCAGACTGTATCCATGCCAGGCATCAACCTAGAGGTAATGCCGTATAGACCAAATGGCTTGGGTTTTACCGAATCAATGCCAATGAACTCGTCTCCCGACCAATTAAATGCGGTATTCATGCTTGATAGTAATCAGCGTGTTATGACTTATTTTCATCGTTGGATAGCATCAGTTGTAAACGTGAATGGGAACAGAGGAGACAGTGTAACAGGACTTGCACCTAAGCTCATTGAATATAAAGATACATATGCTGCATCTGAATTGACCATTAGACACTATTCCACGCATAACCCGTTTGAATATTATGAATGTCGCTACGAGGGTGTGTTTCCTACTCAAGTCGGCGCACTTGAGTTAAGTTGGGCTGGCGACGGCGCAGCAACAATAACCGTAAATTTCACATACAACAGAATGGTGTATTCTGGGTTTACAGAGTCGAATGTTGACGTGTCGTCCAGTTTTGTTGGGACACAAGGCTCTACAATAAGAGGCAATAACTTGGCTCAGACAATACAAGACTTCAACACGAGATCGGTTGATTTACTTACAACAGTATAATTACAACATAAAGGATACTACATATTATGGCACTACCTAAAATTGAGCTTCCAGTCTACCAATGTGAATTACCATCAACAGGCAAGAAGGTCAAATTCCGCCCATTTACCGTTAAGGAGGAAAAGATACTGTTGACTGCTCAAGAGTCAAAGGAAACTGAGCAAATATTACTGTCTATTAAACAGATTCTGACTAACTGTATTGTTGATAAAGACGTGGCCGAGCTTGCTATTTTTGACGTTGAATATTTGCTTATTCAACTTAGATCAAAATCAGTCGACAACAGAGTTGAATTTGAGATAACAGATCCTGCAACAGAAGAAAAGATTAAACTTGAACTTGACCTAGGAACAGTAAAGGTAGAGCACAACAAAGAGCATACGGATAAGATTGTGATTTCCGAACAATATACACTGTTTCTAAAGTATCCAACCATTGACGACTTTGAAACACTGATGTCGAAAGAAGAGCCAACTGCGGAAGATAGCTACCAGTTAATGATTTCTTGCCTTGACAAACTTGCATCAGAAGATGAAGTTTTTAACTTTAAAGATTTTCCCAAAGAGGAAATTGACGAATTCGTTGAAAGTCTGCACAGTGATACGATCAAAAAAATAAAGACATTCTTTGATACAATGCCTAAAGTCCGCCACGAAATAAAATATAAAAACTCTAAGGGCGACTCGAACATATTTGTGATGGAAGGAACCCAAACTTTTTTTATCTGATGTTGAGCCATACAAGTTTGTCGATATATTACCAAAAAATATTTTCCATGGCTCAACACCATAAATATAGTATTACAGAATTAGAGGCAATGTTACCGTACGAGAGGGACATTTATTTTGAATTGTTAATTGATTTCATAGAAAAACAAAGAGAAGAACAAAGGAATCGAAGCTAATGGCGGAAGCAACTCTACAGAATGTCATTCAACATATGAAGGTAGAAGGTCAGCTGGTGCGAAACACTGGCACAAATTCTATCAGATCGGTAAAAATTGAACTGCAGAGTATCTACAAAACTGTGTTCGAACAGACCGCAATTCTGCAACAGATGTTGGACCTTACGAAAGTTGATTCAGAGGCGGCAGAGCGACGCAGGCAGACTGCACAGGCAGATACGTCTAATGTTGTACCACAAATGGTTGCACCTCCTGTGGTACAACCTGTCACTTCTTCTATGTCAAGCGACTCTGCGCTCATGTCAGCAATATCCAGTCTTAAAGGCGTAGGTATTCTTGCGGGCTCGATGGCACTAGGTCTGGGAACTGCATTAGGCTTGGTCTCAGGACAATTAAAGGCAATAAGAATCTTAATTCCCGGTCTTAATTCTACAATTGCTTCTATATCAAAATTCTTTTCTGATTTTAAAGCAAACCTTACAAGTAAAATTACAAGCATTACAACTATCACTGGAAAGATATTTGACGGCGCATTGTCATTCATAAAGAACACTTTTTCATTAGGCGACAATTCAGGTATAGCTAAGGTTCTTGTGCCAATAAAAAATTATTTAAGCGACGCTGTAAAAATGTTTACAGGTATAGGTAAAACACTGGGCAGCATTTTTAGTTTTGTGGGCAAATGGTCAATTACATTTAAAGCGCTAAAAGGCAGTTTTGGCCTGATAGGATCAGCAATAGGGTCCATCGGAAAGGTAGCAGGAAAACTATTTGCTCCTATAGCTATAATCACAACAGCATTCGACACGATAAAAGGCGCACTTGACGGCTTTGCTTCTGGTGGTATTCTTGGAGGTATACAAGGCGCAATCACTGGGTTTGTAACATCATTAATTACAGTTCCGTTAGATTTGATAAAGAATGCTGTGGCATGGGTATTAGGCAAATTTGGCTTCGAAGGTGCATCAGAGGTTCTAAAAGGTTTTAGTTTTACAGACCTATATAAAGAATTAATAGGCTCGATATTCTCTGGCGTAGAAGGTGTGATAAATTTTGTTAAGGATCTGTTTACAAGTCTTATTGACGGCGCATTTTCTGGTATTAATATGGCAATAGATTTTGTAAAAGGTATCTTTGGATTTGATACGAGTGAAGAACCATTCAAACTTCAAGACTGGATTATGTCTAAGGCAACAGAAATTTTTGAATGGATAGGTAAACTCTTCTCATTCCTTCCTTCAGTAGAGGAAATAAAGAATACTCTCATGTCTTATCTGCCCGAGTGGATGCAACCAGATTCTATTAATGCGCAACGAGACTCAATCTCCAATCAAATTTCCCAGCAAAGAGCATACATGTCAAGTGGCGATATGCGTGACTGGAAAGGCAAAAGCAGAGAAAATATAGTACAGGAGCTAGAAGATCAGAAGTCCCTATTGCCAGGATATAGCACAGGCACTCGAGGATTTGTCGATTTTGGTGTCGGTTCTCCTGCTATGCTTCACGGCATAGAGGCTGTGGTTCCTAGAAACACTGCTGCGGGCTTGTTTCTTGCCAACAACTTTGATAAGAACTATGCTCCGATTTCAAAGAACATTGCAAACGTATCAACTGCTGCAATACAGGCGTCTGGCGCTGCACCGATTGTAATTGCAAATGCGCCAACCATTGCCCCAGTGACCAATAACGTGCGAGGAGCAACTAACTATAGCAACCAACGGATAACTGCTATGGGCAGTGGTTCTAGTGGTTCTGGCCTAGGCAGGTTTGCAAATTAAAAAAGGAGCCTTCAGAAGGCTCCTTTTGTTTCGATTGCGTTGAGATAGGTGTTATTCTACTCCCGTCGAACCCAAACCGCCTTCGCGGTCAGTCTTTTGAGTCGGACGTGACAAACGCTCTGTGAGTTTGCACTTATCCCTATCGATCTTCTGCAACTGTGCTTGGGCAATTCTATCGCCTGCATATATTGTAATCGGCGTATCGCTTGCATTGTAGACCATTACGTATGTAGGATCAATGTAGTCCGAATCGATAACACCAACACCGTTTGCAAGCATCAGTCCATATTTTAGAGCCATGCTTGAACGAATGTAGATCTTCATCTCGTGATATTTGGGGATATCAAATATCAAACCTGTAGGGACAAGAGTTCTGAACGATGCGTGAAGCTGAATAGAAGGTTTGCCACCTGCAATTCTAACTGGTAGTTGCATAGTTTTGTTGTGAGGATTGTATGCTGTAACTTTGTCTTCCAGATCAAAACATGCACGAAGATCAAAACATGCTGACCCTTCTGTTGCAAATTCGGGGATTACAGCTGACTCTTTATCACGAAATATTCTCATTGTATGTTCTTCCTCTTTTGGTGCCAACTGTGTACTTGCTCTCTAACGACCAATTACTTTTTTCTTTGAAGGCAATGATTTTAATTTTGTTTAACTCCGCCACGGGCGTATCAGATTGATCAGGGTACACAATTTCTAACAGTCCCCATTCTTCAAGAAGAATGGCTGTGGTGTTTCTACGTGCAATGTCTTCTTCGTCTAGGGTATTATGCTTTCCATCAAGAATAAACAACTCTTTGAAATGCATAATAGCGTACCGACTTGCATCTGTACTTTTGTCTTTTTTGTGTAGTATGTGACAGGACTGGTACAAGATGCGTTCTCTCCGTGACGCAATTCCTATTCGTGTTAGTGTCTCTTTTATCTTTAGGAAATTGTCTGGGGTGATTAGCTCGATTTCTACACCGTGTCCTCTAAATAGGTTCTGATACATGTTATGTTCACTCTCATTTCTTGTTATTATCTACGACGAGTTCATTGTGAATGTTCGCATGTTTATTTATCATTTTTATTTTTATTTTTTTGTGGGCTTCTGCTCTCCTGTTTCTGATAATGTACGTAGATCGCTGAGATTTTGCTCTGTAAGTAGTTTCAGGTATTGTTTTGCTATTTCAGGACGAACACCATACAACTTTTGAACCATCACAATGTCATCGTTCTTTTCTAGTTTGTGCCACTTTGAAAATCTCTTTCGCTTTCTGAGCGAACCCATGTAATAGTAGAACTGTGCTGTATCTGGTATACACGAATGTATATTCATCTCATTGGCGTGCAAGACCGTATCAGGGAAAAACCCAAACCCACGATTGATGATATACGCTACATAGTCTTTTGCAACCTCAGGCTCCTGTGCAATCATGTCTTTTTTGGTTTCAGATACAGCTGTCATGAACTCGAACGGACTTTTCTTCAACGTCTTCGTAACGACTTGTTCCTCAGCACAACCTTCATATGGCTTTATCACATCACACGCGTCAATTTCTACCAAACTCATAAATCCTTCCCACTGACCATTTTTTGCATCGTATCAGCACACTCTAAACACACAACAAGTACATGATCGCCGTCCGCCGTATTGATATGTAGACTGAACTTCTCTTTTTCACTGACCATCGCTGGACATAGCTTACACTTGACTTTCTTGGCTTTGAATATGCTCACAAATCACACGATGCCATTATTTCTGTCAAACATGCAACCAAATTCAACTCGTGATCAGGAACGGAAGTGTGTTGAAACTGGTATTTTCCAAGAAGAACAACAAAGTCAGCCATAGAGTTAAGGGGAACAACAGTAAGTCCTGTATCAAACAACTTGCGAAAGATGTTCGCGAAATCTTGGTCAGTATTAGAAGCGACCCACTTACGCATTTCTGTGAAGTTCTTGTCTTTCAAAAACACAAACAATCCGTCAACAGACTCTTGTTTGAAGTTAACAAATATCCCCTCGTCAATTCTACCCGAAGAAGCGTATTTTTGCAATTCGTTAAGGGTCCGACGGAAATCAGGGAAATGCTTTTCAACAACTTTCGCTACTACTTTTGTGTCAAAGTCCACACCTTCCTCTTTAAGGATCGAAAGTACTCGTTTGAAGAACTGCGCGGCTATTACAGGCTTCTCAGATTTGTCGATGGAAAATTCTACAAGAGAAAAACGTGAGTGAAGAGGCTCAATGATACGGTTTTTAAAGTTGCATGTGAAAATGAATCCACAGTTGCGGCTAAACTCTTCAGAGAACGATCGAAGTGCATATTGTGTGTTTGGAGTGAGGTAATCAGCCTCGTCAATTATCACATACTTGCGACCGCCCGCAAACGATACAGAGGACGCAAAATTTGAGATCTCATAGCGGAGAGTGTCGATGCCACCATTCAACGATCCGTTGATAATGATGTAGTCGCAGCTAAGCTCTTTGAGCATTGCGACTGCAGCAGTCGTTTTACCTGTTCCAGGCGTTCCAGAAAGTAGTAGGTTGGGGATGTTTTTATCGTCTACAAACTTTTGAAAAGACTTCGTTGTCTTTTCTGGTAGGATGATATCAGAAACTTTTTGAGGTCTGTACTTCTGGCACCACAGCATTTCAGCAGCAATTGAATCGAGCATAATATAATACCTTTGTGTGTGTTAATCAAATAGGGTGGATGGTGATGGTCTTTAAAGACCATCACCATCCACTTCGTGATCCATTTCGCCATCCACTTCGGTGGCTTCAGCTGAGTGGCTCTCTATAAACACAACAAACCTCTCGCGTACAGTTCCCACTGCAACTAACTCACTTCCTTTGAACGAGCCACGCTCTGTACAGGCATCAATGATGTTGACCACCATTCCAAGATCGTTTAGTGTCAGGCTGTTTTGTAGGTCAGTCATGTCGTTGCCCCTTTTTATATGTTGATTTTGATTCGATTGCAATGAAGTATGTAACTTTAGATGAACAGAATTTTGATATCCCTTTTGAGGACAGTTCAACTTCATAGTCGCCTGAGAGAAGAGGTAGATTCTCCGTTTTAATAATCAGCGAAAAAGTATCATCTGTATTGCCCAATTCGAACCCATACGAGTCAGCAGACGGGTTTGCACTGTCAATTGCTTGTAGATAACACTTGCCCTCAGCGCCCACAAACGCAATCTCAGGCAACTGAAAGACACTCGACGCCTTCAACACCTTTGATAGATCATCTGCAGAAAGTGAAACAGACACGTCAACAGATGGCAGCTTAATTTCTTTCTCTGGGGGCGAAATTATCATGGACGGATCAGCATAAACATACTTCGCCTTGCTCTTTCCTTCAACGATTGTGATAAAGCTGCTACCAAAGTCAAGATCAGGATCTGAATATAGGCTACATACAGACAAGAAGCGTGGAAGGTTGTATATTCCTGCTGTTCGTGGAAACTCGTCAGGAACAGTGGCAATTGCCATGATAGTTTTTAGCGGACTGATCGTTTTGAGTGTGTTGCCTTCTTTAAGAAGGATGGATTGGTTGATTCCTGCAAAATTCTTTAGTACTGTCATCGTTTCACTTGATAGCTTCATAGTATATCCTTTGTATGTGTTGGAGTGTTATAATTATAACAGATCTTGGCGTCGAAGTCAATGGGGGACCGCTCTTCAATAGCGGTCCCGTTCTATGACAGACGCTGATTTTCCTCGATAGCTGGGGCTGTATTCCAGACACAATCTACTGATCATTTCCTCACGAGTAGTTGTCATTTGTCACGCTCCATTTTTTGTAGAAGGGCGATTGTTATCTGTCGACGTTTTCCATGTCGAGCTCTGCACGCATAATTGCTTGCATACGAAGAATATTAGCCATAACGTCGATGCTCGAGTCTGCTTTTACATGAATGCTTTTCCAATATTCTTCATCGTTAATTGGCGCCATGTCAAGCTTGGGAAGATTGAACTCAAACTTCGAATCTATAAACGTTGACATGTCGCGGGACTTGTGACGAGGAAGGTGTTCGCGGATCACACCTTCTTTCGTTGATTCACAGAACAGACGCCACAAGATTGCTGCATCATCCATGCTGTTCCAAGACCACCAAAGATCGATTTTACCGTACGGTGCTAGGTAATTTACGAATTCTTTCGTAAATTCGTCTACTGTAAGATCTTTAGAATGTGGCTTCAACGTCCTTTCAATAATCGCTTTGGGCTGAGATGTCCAAAACTCAACACCGTCTGACAGTGCCACACGTCCACGCGCTTTTTGGTCAGCAATGCTAAACTTGAATCGTCTTATCTTTGAATAGGCTGATTTTGTAGTGTACGGAGTAGAGGATACCATTGTTTTTGTGTCGACTACAGCAACAGAGCAGTCCAAGACAATACAGCTTTCAGGGTGGTAACCAAGCATTGAGAAGTCTATGAACAGAAACTTATCCTTCATTACACGTTCCCGCTTTATACAAATTAAGTTCCATTTGCTTGGTTGTACCGTCCGTTGCACGTCCATAGTCACCGTCATACGTCTTCAATGCTTCTGCTTCAAACAACACAAATTGAGCAATTCGAGTGCCTTGTTTGACTCTGACAGGCCCTGTTGTAACATGCAGTGCACCACCAACATTCCCACTGTATCCTGTATCATAAACACCCGACGTGATGAACACTCCATTACGATTAAACGAGGAGCGAATTACCAGCCATCCAGCCTCACTCTCCCCGACCGAGACATCGCTACCCATTACAACATCATAAACACCAACGTCTAAGTTAAAATATCCGTCGGCATCAACCTCGACATTGGTGCGATCGCGGTGCTGTTTTTTATCGTCATCAATCTCAAAAAGCGCAGATGAAATGGCGAATACTCTGTCCAATCGTACATCTATCGCGTTGGAGCTTACCATGTCCTTATCGACGTTGGTCGCTGTACTGTTGCTCTGTTCACTGGCGATGTGTTTCATCATGTTTCCCGACGCTCCTTGTCCGTAAAATGTGTCAGAAGGATGATGTAATGCATCGACTTGAGAAGGTCCTTCCGGTTGATACCTTCTTTACGTCCAAGTCTCATGAGATATTTGATGGCTGTCCCTTGACACATTTCACTGGCAATGTCGAGTGATTCCCACACGTCTATTGTTTGAATCTCTTCCTTGCCGACGTAGTGTTGAGAATAAGTACTTCCGATGTACTCTCCTACGTCGCGGAGTATTTCTTGCTCACTAAACTTGTATTTAATTGGAGGCAAGTAGTGGTCGTCTGTCGTTTCTTTATGTTGGGGTTCGTCTAATTCATCTTGCAAGGTCAGTCTCCATGTTAATAAGGTTGTCGATATAATCACAATTGGTCCTGGCAAGGTTGATCAAGGCTGAATCGGTACATACCATGTCAAAATCAACCTCGTGCTCATACTTGCCGTTCACTAAGCCTGAAGGACTATTGTCGAATCTGACGTTGTTCAATCCTGCCCACACAGCAGCAGAACTGTCCCACGTGTTAATATACCCAAGGTGATCTTTGACCAGAGATATTTCATTGGGACCGTCGACCATTCCAAGCATGTGAACACGCTTGTTGTTGTCCTGGATCTTTTGTACAATCCCACGATCAACGAGGGCGTTCAGAAAGTGCCATCTGGAAAGAAACCGTTGAAGTTTGTTGTCTTGCTCTACGCCATATGCATTCGGTATAGCAAGAATGGACACGCCAATGTAATCTACGTGTTTGGAATCAGCTGCCCATGCAAAACCATCGATTAGATCTTCGATGTCACCAATATTCGACTGTGGGACAAAGAATGTCCCAAACCCACCATCCCTGATTTCTCGGCTAGTTTCAACAGCTTTGTCGATTGTTTTTTGACCTGGCTCAGCAGGATAATCAGACATTACAATGTAATCGGCACCTACTGTTGTGCCCATCTCGACAAGCTTTGATGAAGGATACATAGGTAACCCTTGCTTGAACATCTCAAACCCGCCGTTATCAAGAATTGTGATGTTATCAGGGTTTTCAAAATTTTCGTCGCTATACCACTGTGCATAACGTTGATCTGTTTCAACAAGATGTGCCAACACAAGATGTGTCTTTCTTCCTTTAGCAAAGTCGTCAAGGTGGGGGGTGGGCGCAATGTGACAAAAGTCTGTCATGTAGTTCTCCATACTATAAATGCAAAGAAGTGGAGGGCATTGGTGCCCTCCACTTATTAGTTCTGGTTATTGGTAGATTGAAGTGGAGCCGTTCTCACCATCTTCAGATATTTCGATGTGAATGCCACGATCGGGATATCGCGCTGATATCTTCTCTGCAAGATCATCTGAAATCATCTCACAGCTTTTGTAGTCTAGCTGCAGGGTACCGTCACCATACAACGATTCAAGCCAACGCTTGAATTGAATAAATTCAATGTCACGGTCGTCGTGAAAGACGTCAATGGCCACTTTGATGTGAAAGATGTGACGATGTGGATAACCCAAAAAGCTGACATCATACTCGTCACCTGTAGCGAGTTCCGGATCAGTCAGGGCAGCGGGATATTTGTGAATCCCCTCTCGCTGAAACTTGACCCAAATACGGTTTGTAATTTTATTTAGCATTATACGTCTCCATTATATAGAAAATGATGTAGGACAGAACCTACACCATTTTGATTGTTGTTCGTCGGTTCGTCATTAGTCGATTTGCGTAACAGGAACCATCGTCATTCCTCCTTTGTTATCAACTTCAACTTTTGCATAAGATCTGCCGCCGCGATTCTCAAGACCTTTATATCGTCCAGTTGTCTTCACACCCTTGGTGTTTGTAAAGGATACAGGATCGCCTTTTTTCATCTTTTGTACGCGCTTTTTGGCTTTGTCATATTCTGCATCGCGTGATGCAGGCATGTCCTCGGAAAGCTTAGCTTTAATTGATTCTTCGATTAGTTGTTTGATTGACATGTGCAATTCTCCTGTTATTGACTTGATTAGCATTGTCGTCTATTTATGTGAAAACGAAAACTACACAACGCGGTTATCTGGAAATAATGCAAGCTGGGCTGCAATTCGGTCAAGTTCATTGGGCGTAGAGGCTTTGCGAATCGTCGACTGAAAGCGTTTGACGTTTTGGCTATTCTCGCCTTTAGCGACGAATTCTTTCACAGCTTTCAAGAGAATCTGTTGTTTTTCGTCTGCTGATTGTGCTGCCCATACTTTTTTTGCTACGTCGCTATAATCATTCAGAGTTTTCATTTGATCTATCCTTTTATTGACGCCTTATGATACGATTTAGAGCGACGGGAGTCAACACTGGTACTCATGAATGTAGGAGGACCGTCGCAATAAATTGTCCTATCGCCTCCTCTTTTGAGATGGTCTTTTAAGATTTTTGTGTCACACCATGCCATCTGTTGGTTTGAATTGTCAACAAAGAACATCCGATGTGTCTTGACAGACTCGATTAATTTGTCATTAAGCATGAGGTGTCCTCTTGAATTGAATGGAACGACAGTGCCTGTATATCCATTTGACCACTTAGGGTTCTTGAATCTTATCGTGTTGTTACCTGTTCTGTTGCATTCCCATCTCCATTTGACGATTGTATAGACTGCAGTCTTTACCGCACCATCTACTTGTAGATCAACAAATTCTTCCACAATTACGTTCCTTCGATTATTTTGTATACTTCAACTTTCCACAATCATACACTTTTAAAAACCCGTGATTTAGTGCGTTCTGGTGCTCTGTCAATTCGGGACAAAAAGTGTCAGGATACTTTGCTTGGAGTTTGGCTCTTGTCATTTGCCTCCGAGGGATTCTCCTCTTTGTAGCTCTACAGTAGTAAGTGTAATCTGGTTTTGTCTGATGGGTCAGACTCATCCCCGACTTTTGATATATGTTGTTTTCAAAATCAGTCCACAACAAATCAGCATACGTGTAGACGTTGGTAACCTTTGACATTATTTTTGACAGTCCACCTACAACAGGGAGTTTTGACGCAAATCTTGTAAGATCGTGACTGTCACCATACCGCTTAAATGTCGCAACAGAAACCAACAGACCCTCATGCTCGAGGCCTATGTTGAAAGAGTGATTGACATTCCCTTGAATGTGATGATGCTCGAGAAACTCCTTACAATCAACATCATATACTACTTTTGTCTTTCTTGCCCCTATAGATATATCTGATGGCTCCAAAAGAGACATGATTTTTCGTCGGATTAGATCTGGACCATCTCTTAGATCATCTTCAAACAGGTGGATCAATCTTATACCATTATGTGCAGCATCTTTCTTTTTGTCTAAATGATAATTTGTAGGTTTGAATTTCTCGGAGTGCCAATAACAACCATTTATTTCAAACCCTATGTTATAATCAGGGAGAAAGATGTCAATCTCCTTACGGTCACTCAACAATGTTCTATCATTGAATATAGGAGAATAATCAGCTAGCCATCTACCAACCATGTGCTCGTAGGATGAAGGCTGTCCAATTCCCTTTCTCAGAATGTCGAAACTATCAAGCATCTCTGCTACAATAGGGTGGCTGCATCCTAGAAATTCGCCCATTTGCTCGAGTGACATCGTTTTATAAAGTTCCTCCAACAGAACTTTGTCGTAAAGACCTTCAATGTTTTCTCTTGGTGTTCCTTTTGTAAACACACCCAGTTTGTGTATTTGTGTGTTGATTATGTGATTCTTGACCTTATATTTTTTCGCAATCTGTGGTATCGTATATTGCTCTCTTAGTTTACGTAGAGTATCAGCACTCTGTATGTCTATATGAATCTCTACATGTGTGTTTCTTTTTGTGTCTTCTCCAGACTGTTTAATAATATCTGATGCTGTCTGAACACTACAGCCAATTTCTTTTGAACATTGTGTGACATTAGAACCGCTATGCCATTGTTTTAATATCTGTGTTTTCACACTCTCTACATCGAACTTAAACTTGTCAAACTTTTTGTACTTTTTGGCCCACTTGGTTACAGTAGAGGGTGCATGTCCTGTAATTGCTGATATTCCAACAATTGTCTCGCACGAATCGAATAGGATAGGATCGAAGGGGATTGATTTAATCACAACAATCTTGCTAATTCTCACAAATCTTCGAACAGAATCTACTGGAACCTCTAACCTGTCTGCAATGACTCTGCAATTGATATTTCCGCTAATATAATCATCCTGAAACTCACAGAACCTACGCGCGACAATATCATAGAACGTCTCCCTCAATACTACGCCCCAACGATCTGCAAGTTCCTGCACCGACGAAGACGATACGCCGTACGTATTTGCAATGGAAGAGAAGCTCTCTCCCGAATCGATTAGATCCTGAAAAGAGCTTCTATTAAGAACAGACGTAAGTGTTCCTCTTTTAGACACTATGCGCGATTACCTGCAAACTGCTGCTGCATTTTCACATTGTCAAAGAACTCTTGCTTGACACTTTGGTTGAAGAATTGTCCCCTAAGTTCTGTTGTTTGAGTCAAAGAGCTGTTTGCCATCACTCCTCGTGTGGAACAACATCCGTGTGTAGCTTGGATGTAGACAGCAACATCACGCGTTTCTGTCGCCTTGCTGATCTCGTTAGCAATGTCCATCGTCAACTGCTCTTGGAGTGTTCCACGACGTGCTGCATGTTGAGCAATTCGAATGTACTTCGAGAGCCCGATCACACTTGATGATGGCAAAACTCCGATATATGCGACACCTTGAACGTCCTTGTGGTGGTGACTACACATTGAGTGGATCTCTGCACGTACAACAATCATTCCGCTATACCGTGTATCAGGATCAGTGTTTGGGAATGAAGTTACAGGTGGAGGTGGCGTGTAGCGACCTCGCATCGTTTCGTTGATGTACATCTTTGCAAGACGCTTTGCTGTTCCCATTGAGTTTGGATCTGTATTGCGATCGATAATTAGAGAGTCGAGTACACCTTCAAACTTAATTGCCAATTCATCGATCAGCATATCCGTTTCGCCCTCTTCAATGAATGGCGATATGTTGTCATTTGCCCAGAAACGGCTATTACTGTCTTGTATCCGCGCACGTATTGTCTCGGAGATTGTTTTGTTTTCTTTCGTCATGTTTGTAGTGCCTTTCAGATTGTGTTTTATGTCAGTGGAAAGGAGCGAGGACTGACACACTCGGCCAACAGAAAACCTTACGGTGCAACCTGTTGGAAAGTCTTGTTGCTTTCTATTGTTGTTCCCAGGGAAATGTGACCCAGGGCGCATCGGCTGGGATCAACATGGCTGTCACATCACTGTTGAATATGCTATCTACTTTTGTAACAAGTGATGCGTATACGACGTTGTCTGTGCCGCCATACACATTGTTTATTGAGTTAAAAGTATGACCAGTATCATTGATGTCGTCAACAAATACAACTCTTTTACCTGATTTTATACCTTCTTTGAGTTCAGAGTTGTGCTCACACTTCTGAACATCGCGTGTTTGCCACACAATAGTTTGGAGCGGCAACTCAAGATGGTGTGATAGGTAAAGAGCAGGAAGAAGCCCCCCTCTTGTAATTCCTACAATAATGTCAGGACTATGTGTTTCGACGTGCGTCCTGAGGTGTTTACACATGAGATCAATATCATTGTAGCTGATATGCATTTTAGCGACTGTGCTCATTTACGTGCTCCTATTGTAGGCGGAATGAACGACAGATCTGCTTCATTCAATCAGATCTGTCGTTTGTATGTTAGGTTACGATTTGGTTTTCAAATCGATACACGTGAACTCTTGCAGCTACGTTGGGTGTGGGCACAAGAGGCTCACCACCTTGATGTTACGCTAAACTGGCATAGAGGTGAATCTGAAGATTGAGAACGTAACCGTGTTCGATGCAGTATTGTGCTGCATATTCATGATTACGTTGATTTGCATCCATATCCAACAATCCAGGTTCCCAGAAGCTAATTACCTCATCGACTGTAGATCTTTCTCCGATCTCAATTCTATTTGCTCCACTGTTCCGCAACTCCTTACTCTTTATTGGCTCGTCGTTGTATACGTTCATTGGACTGATGTAGATTGGCTTGTTTGTCTTTTCGTGCCATTCTTGTGCCCACTCTGGAATTGAGCTGTATGGGCTGTCCGGATCCGCTTCCATCACGAACTTCAAACAATCCGCATCGATCATGTTGTCTTTGTGTGGTTTGATGTACTTGCCCATCATTCCACCCTTCTCGATGCACTTTGGACTCATAACCAAAACCGTTGTTTTCGGAATACTCGATTGATGAACGATCCCATTGGATTCGATTTGAGTATTCTTAAATACCTTATTCATCCGTTCCAACAGCGGTCCAATATTCTTCTGTAAGAGGGGTTCACCACCCGTCATTACAAGAACCACTTGCTTTTTAATTCCCGTCAACGGATCATGCAAAGTCCAATCAGGACGATTCATCCCCTTGTCTGAATAGAATTTGTCTATTGCTGTTTCGATGTTCGCATCGACCTCGTCGAACGTCATCCAATCGCCATCATCAAAGAATGTGTCACAAAAACTACAAGCCAGATTACATTTTGCTAATCTAATAAAGAAAGCTGGTTCGCCCCGGAATGGCCCTTCCCCTTGTAAGGTCATGAACATCGAAGTGACGAACAACTTGTCTTCTTCTGCGTCCTTAAAATATTTTTGTCCTACTATTTCGTTTTTTCCAAACATTACATGTCCTTATTTCTTGAGTGTTGAAATTTCATTGATCAGTTGAAACTGTGTGTCGTTCACTTTACGGTGTGCCACAAGAGCATTCATGATCTCCTTGCTCGATTTTTGTTAGATGTGACCAGGATCCAAGACGCTCAATCGCATCGATTGGCGCTTCCCAATCCCATCGTGATTTGATAGGAAGAGTTTCGTGACCGCCATCAATCTTACTATTTGCATCAGCAAAGGCTGTTTGTTTATCTACTTCGCACATTGCATCGTTGCGGTTGTGCTCATATACACGTACACGTTCTACATAACAGCGTCCGTCCGTTACCTTATACACGTAATGGTTGACGTGCTCCCAGATAAACAGCGAGCTCATTTCCATAGATACACCACTTGGCAATACACGCAACGTGCCAAGTATGCCACCAGGCGCTGTCAGTTCGGACGTGATTTGTCCAAGTCTCGGATCGTCAGCAGGAAGTACTGTGACGTGATCGAAGTAATATTCGAGGAAGTGTTTCACAGGACCGAGTTCACCAAACGGAACAATCCATCCATGTGGATCAATCTCTCCTGCAAATGTAAACTCAACTTCACGATCGTATCCGTGAACGCTTGCACAATCACCTGGCGTGCCGTCAGGATTCTTGTCAAAATGTTGTGCATGGCCACACGGAAGGTACTTGAACACCTTCGTTGCCTTAATTTGTATTGCCATTGTAAATACTCCTTTGATTATCGGTCGGAGTGTTTAGAGAGGGTCGATCCGTAGTCCTCTTGCTTAATCTATTGTACGGCATTTCCATAGTTGACGTCAACAAAATTGTCGCTTATAGACGTGCCGTAATATCTGTACCAACTAGGTTTAGATCGGATTCGCTCGACGACTCTTGCTACATTCACAGCGAGATCTACACTGTTGGGGACCCAATCTTGCCACAGACCCTCAGCTCGTTGAAACACTGTCCAATCTATCACCCTTTCTTCTGGTTTCATGTTATAACCACGCATACGCAACTCAGCGATTAGGCTATGGTACCTGTTTAAGAGATACAGGCCCTTGTCGTAGTGAAAGGTTACGTGTCCCTTATTTAGCGTATAATTCTTAGGGATCCGTCCTTTGACTAGTCCACTTTTTGAGTCTAATGTGCGTCTCAGAGATGCGTTGACCATAGGCAATTCCCTATATTCAGCCATTGCATGTTGATCTGTGAGTTTCGATGGAGGAATCACGTTAATTCTAGTCATATTAGCAATTCCAAAGGTAAGTAGTGTCTGTCTCTGGATTGTCTAGGATGTCTTCTGACATTCCAACGATCATTTCCGCTTCTTCTTCTACGTCGCCTTCAAGCTGTACAGTGTTGATGTAATGCTCCATCGCTTTTTTGATAATTTCAAGTTGGTCAGAGTTCATCTCAATGCTAATTTTACTCATTGCGTGTTCCTCAATGTTACTTATACAAATAACGTACACTTCATATGAGGCAGCGTCAAGCGAAAAAGTCTTCCAACGTGTCAACCTTTGTGGCAGACCACCCCAATGAGTCGAGAATGTTTTGAATTGGATCTAGGAACACTTTTGAGAACTGCTTCTCTCTGTCAACGTAATTGTCTATTTCCATTTCAGCAGGAGGACTCTCAATGAACGATATTATATTTTCGCGAAGAGGATTCGGCAGCTTCAAGTACACGAACTTGATTTTGTCTCCTGACTGTATAAGAGGATAACGATTGACGAGGTCATTGTCTACAGTCCACTTGTTTGATAGAAGACAACCACGGATGTGAATTGGACAGGCCTTTTTGTATATCGTCCTTGGATCAGCATAGCCATCCACGTCGTTGGTCCCAGAGACCTTAGCTATGTGTTGAACAGACAAACCAAAAAACTCCTCCTTGAAGTCTCTTATAAATTCCTGTGTCTCAGACTCGCCTTGCGTAACAATGATCTTAAACGCTTCAAAAAACTTCTTTCTACATATTTCTGGTGTAGAGCTTCTTGCCGCATCAATTCCCGTGACAGACACCTTTGGCTCATCATAGTGAACACCCTCACTATTAAGAACATTTAATATGTATCGCTTCTTTGCAACAAAGATGGCCTTGTCTGCAATCTTTTCACGTTTCATTTTCATTGCATTACGATATGCACCCATTCTTTCAGCTAAATCATCATACGCATCGTCAAGCAACGGCTCAATCTTTTCTTTGCACACTTTGTCAATAAAAGACTCGCCTTGCTCGCGCGTAACATTGACGGTTCCAAACACCTTTTCGACGAGTGGACCAAGATTGACATACACACTGTCTGTGTCGCAATACACACAATAATCAACATCTGTCGTTTTGAGCACTTTGTTTACGTACATGTTAATTGCCTGTGCGGCCCACTTGGTGGAAAGCTGTCCTGACGTTGTAATGCCCTCAGCCATGTCACTAATGTAGTAGATAAAAAATGCGTTGGCTGTACTTCCATAAAGTCCGTTCATTAGAATCTTGATGGACATTTGGCTGTTGTGTAGCTGGGTTATCAGCTTTTTCAACCGTACAATTTCATCCTTCGTTGTTGCTATCTCAAGCTCAGACTCTGCCATGAGCATCTTTACTTTGATCTCTGCACGTTCGTCGTAGTATCCTTGAATGATCTGAGGAATGATCCCCTCACGTTCTTTAGAGAAGCAAGCTCCATTTGCTGCTACTGCATACTTGGTCGTGTTTTTGTAGTTGCCGTCTAGTACAATCTGTTGTGACACGTCCTCTTTTACGTTGTGTTGATATGTTTCTGGTGACATGTTGTATTGCATCATTAAGTGCGGATAAAGGCTGTTAAGGTCAAAGGACACAACCCAATCTTTCATTCCCTTTTGTGGGTCCTTTACATATCCACCAACGATGCCCCTTGCACTTTCCTCTGATGCAGATTTGATGAATGGTACGCGTCCTTGATCCATTAGGGCTCTGAATATAGTGGTATCCCACAGTCCCACAGTTCCAAACGCCTCGTTAAAATTGACACCACTCTTGTATGCAACAGTAAACGACAGTGCAAGAAGAGCTACTTGCTCTTCAAACATCTCAACAAGCCTCGTGTCATACAAGTTGTAATCCAATCCAAGCTGATAATATTCACGATCGGCAAGGTCGGAATACTTGCGATGCATTTCAAGCAACTGCTTGTCCGTTAGGTCCTTCATATCTTCCATAGAGTCTCCGAGATTGGTTATTTTTCAAAAAGAGGATTCATAGTACAACGAAACATTAATTCTGATGCTTAACAGAAATAGTAATGGACACAAGCTAGACAGAAAGTCCTCTACGCTGGATTTCTTCCAGCAAAACGTCCCTTCGTTTTACACACATTTCTCCATGTGTCAGTACATCATCGGGAAGGTCGCGCGATATTTTTACGTCCTTGGCTCCATCAGAAATGAATCGGTGAGTATCAACTTTGTTTCCGTGCGCCTCATAAGAAAGCTTCTTTGTGCCAAGTACAATCGTAGCGACGTTATCAAGCTTGTATGACTGCATCGTGCCGTACTTGTATCCGAACTTCTTAAATGCATTCATGTAATCGACAATGCTGATACCGCTAATTACGTATGTTTTTTGCATCTTATTGAACATCTCGAACGACCGTTCGCGAACATGTCCCCACGGCGAAAGTCGTTTGACAGCAGCCATTCCAAGTATGTTTTCAATTCTCTTTACAATATACGTGATGTCAAACAGCTCGACGTTCCACCCCGTGACAACATCTGGATAGTCACTACACCACAAATCGACAAACCTGTTCAGCATGTCATACTCTGATTGACACTTGTGGTACTTGATCAATGAGGGATCAATTCCTGTTATAGTCTTTTCTGGATCGTAGTCTTTTGTACCAAACATGTAGTAATTAGACGATTTAGACGATTTAATTGCGACAGACGTAATCTCGTTGTCTGCAGTCTCCATGTCAGGCTTCTTCTTGCTGATATCTACCTCGATGTCAAAGGTAAAGATGTTAATCAGCGAAGGATCAAAATCAATGGTACCAGGATACATGTCATATGTGAAAGACGCGACGTAATTGGTATTCCCACACATGACCATGTTCTGAACGTCTTTGTACCTCTCCACAAATTCTGTTGCACGCTTCATGTCATCACACTGGATCGACTTCAATGGCCTGTCACCTATTAACGACACGTGCGATGGCTTTTGGTCCTCATTCTGACGATCCTCTACGTAGAATGTAGGCTGATACTTGACCTTCTTGTAGAACCGTTTGCCGTTGTCATATCCTGTCCATAGGATATCATTTCCATAACGTTCGATCTTTGTGTACATCGTGTTGTTCATTGATTGTCCTTATATGATCTGCGTGGATTCTTCATTATGCATCAAAACGTACGAAACATCAATTGTCATCATCTGCTGATTCAGCCACTTGGGTGAAATTCTTCACCTTCTCGAACTTGAGGTGGCGATCAAATCGCTCAGTGAAAGCATCACCACGGTGGGTAATGACAAAGATGTTGTCGTTTGCATTTAGCTTTTTGAGGATCTCAAGGAGCGAATCTACTCCTTGTGCATCGCTACCGCTGTCGAGTATCTCGTCCAGAATTAACAGGTTGGTCGAGACACTGTTTCTTAGTTTTGATAACGCTCTCCATGAGAACAGCAGGCTCAGGTTGATTCGCATCTTTTCGCCCTCTGAAAATGAGCCGAACGAAAACGTATCACGGAATCTGCTTTTTATCACTTCGTTGAAATTCTCGTCAAGATTAAAGTCTACAAACAACTCGAACCCTGAAAGATATTGATTAATTAGCGTGTTCATTATTGGAATGTAGGTCCTGACAATACTCGTCTTGATTCCTCCATCCTTTAACATTGTTGCCACAACACCAAGAGTCTCTCTTTGTTCGTACAAATCTGTCTGAACGCCTTCTAAGTCTGTCAAACTCGCCGCATATTCAACAATTCTACTTTGATCGATCTCCCGGACGTCCTTTTCAGCAGATTGTAGTTCTTCCTTGATGTTGTTTAGTTGATTGATGGTCATCTTGACTGACAAACGACATTCACTCGCCTTGGTGTGCAATTTCTGAATGTCGTCTTCTACGACAGATATTTCTTCCAGTCGTTGTTCCAGTGCAGTTTTTTTGTTTTGAAGTTGGACAATGCCATTTCCAAGCTCGACGCCTCTGCTTGTTTTCTCCTCAACAACAGCCTGTTTGAATTCGTGTTCAATTCCCTGCTTGCAGGTAGGACAGTTGTCATGTACAGAGTAAAAGTCAATCTCTTTTTCAAACGTTTTTTGTTTTGTGTCGAGATCGTAAATCAATTCTTTGACTTTTTCGTGTGATGTCTTCTGCTTGGATTTATCACGGATCGTCGTTGCTAGTTCTGTAATATTCGTCTCGTATCCTTCTATCTCAACTTTGTCACGCTCTACTGTAGTAAGATGCTCCGATATTCTTAGTTTGAGTTTATCAACCTCTGTTAGTTTGAGTTTTCGGATCTCTACATTGTGTTCTTTAGCGGACGTGATTTTCATCTTCAGCAAATCAACAGAATGGTTGTTGTCCGATATAAGCGTCTTGTTTGAGGATATCCGATCCTTTAGCAACGTGTTCATCGTACTGAACACTTGAATGTCGAGGAGATCTTCGATTATTTCCCTTCGTTGGCCTGTAGGAAGGTCCATGAACGGGACGTACGTTGCACTTCCCAAGATTACAATTTGTGTAAATGACTTGTAGGTCATTTTAAGAATAGACTGTTCCAAATAATCCTGATAGTCTTTTGAGGCTGCATCCTTGTTGAGTATTACACCGTCCTTGAGGACCTCAAATATGTTTGGTTTGATTCCTCTGCGAATTGTGTAGTCACTCGACCCTATTGAGAATTCAACTTCGACGAGCATGTCCTTTTGGTTGACAGAATTGACAAGCTGTGGCTTGTTTATTTTTCTGAAACTACGACCATACAACACAAAAACAATTGCCTCAATCATCGTTGACTTGCCTGCACCATTACTGCCTGATAGCAACGTGGTCTTCACGTCCGTGAAGTTAATTTCGACAAATTGATTTCCGACAGAAAGGATGTTTTTATATCTAATGTTCTTAAAGTGAATATGCATTACAGATTCAAAGCCTCCTGATAGAGATCGTCGACCACGGTCTTGATCTTTATTTTGTTAATTTTTGTGTCAACCAGATCTATGTATGTGTGCATCACGTCTTTGGTATCTTTTGCTCCATCCATCACAACATCAACGCCAACATCAGAAAGATTTAAGACATCCTCTACAGCTTTAACATCTGCAGCATTGCTGTCATTGAGACGGTTCATGAACATATCATACAAGTAAGGATTGGTGCGGTTCTTTACCATTACCTTGACATAACAACCATCTAACATTGACAGATCAAGAGATGTAATCTCATCAATTGTCAAGTCCGAATCATCGTACTCTAGCTTGTGGTGTATTGTCGACTGATTAGCAACAAATGTCAACTCTCTTGTTTCACAATCAAGTAAGTAGAATCCGCGCTGTGAGTTGTAATCAGACCAGCTCATTTCGTATTGAGCGCCGAGATAACGTACATTACCGTATTGGGAAGGGTGATGAAAATGTCCTGAAAACACAGATTCAAAGTGGCTAAACTTTTTGTGATCGTCACCGTGATCACTGACAAACCCCTTCATCATCTCAAAGCCTTTTAGCTCGAAATGTCCCATCAAAATGTGAGCTGTTGATTGTTGAACAGTGCTCATCGAATCAGCATAGTTTTCCTTTACGAGCCACGGACACATCATTATCCGCGTCTGATCAAACTGAAGTTCGACAGGATCCTTCTCATAAACATGAATATTTTTGTACTCTTTTAACAGTAAAGACGATGAATTCACATCGTTTGTTGTTGTATATGTGGTATCGTGGTTACCGAGTATTGTGTGCATGGTAATATTCTGATCGCGTAGCACATCGAAAAAGAATTCTTTGCTACGCTTCAGTGTTCCAAAGCTGATATATTTTCTACGGTCAAACACGTCACCAAGATGTAGGACCGTGTCCACTCCGTGTTTAGCCAATGTTGGGAAAAACGTATCTGTGAAGAATTTAGATTGGTGATCAAGGAAGATCTTCGAATCGTTTCTTACGCCAAAGTGCGTATCGTTAAGTAGCGCTACCTTCATACATTACTCCTCGCGCTTTTTAGCTTTTGCCTTGTCTCTTGCAAGTTTGTCTTCAAAGTCGCCAATGAAGGTGTCGATATAGTCTGCATCAAGACTAAGGTTCAATCCTATCTCACTGCCACCGACGTGCGTTTCGCCCATTGCAAGTAGCGCCTGTGAGGACTTGAGTTTTGTGTAGAGGAACTTCTTCTCTTTTGCAATCCGGCGCAAGAAAGCGAACCAAATGATCTGAGTGAAATATGCAAACGGATTGCTCGATTTAGCTGCATCGAAATTCTCGATGTACAGCAGCGAGTTTTCTATTCCATCCATAACCATGTCCTCTCTGAAGGAATATCCTGAGAAGTTAGGCTTTGATGATAGTCGATTAGAAATGTGGTAAATACACTCTCCAAGATAATTAGGAACAACGGGAAGCTGTTTACTTGCATCTCTCGCATCTTGACAGTTCTTCTTGTGCAGGATTAGCGCTTCGAGAAAGTCAGGATTGTTCACGTAGTTTCTCTTTTTTCTCTTTTGCATTTTGTACCCTCTGATGGTTTTACAGCGGTGCGGACGTTACATCCGCACCGCTGTATTTGTTAATTGTATATTTTAGGTTGTTGTCAACATCTTCTCTTTGAGATACGCTACGAACCGTTCCGCATAAAGAACCAGTCCATCACCTACTAAAAGATGAGCATATCGCTCGTCGTACACTTCACTCATTGTTGCGCTTGGAAACACGACTGCAGGTCCTTGACTTGTTATGTCATAAAGCTCTTCGGGCAGTTTACCTTGTTGTAGAGCCTCTTGAAAATCGACATATTCAATTTCATTCGTTTCCACATCTACAATAGGGATCATTCCGTCCCTGAATATAAATGTGGTTGTTGGCGCAAAGTTGTCCATTAACTGTTCCGTAATGTAATTTTTGAAGGTAGATACCTTGTTATTATTACAGTATACACCCTCAGCCAAGTGTTTGTCAACGTTTTGTTTTGTGGCTAACTCAACTTCGTACACTTGCTGAATGCGCAACTGCGCAGGCGGATTGAACACGCACCATTCAGGCGATCTGATACCACCACCTGCTCCAGGGACACCTGCAACCTGATAGTCTGTTCTTTTTTCCCCAAGGTTGACGTCCATCGAGAACAAATAGCCCTTTTGGCCTGCACGTCTTGAGTAACCGCCGTTAGAAACATATTGTAGCGCTTTGTCGACCTTGTTGCTGAAATATATACCGTCACCAAGCATTCTACCAACAACGCCTGAATCAGAAGGCTTGATGACTCTGAACCCATATCTCAATATCATTGATGCTGCAACACCACCTGTACCATGGTAAGCAGGTTCTACTGTTCCATCACCAAACTTGTTTTTGCGGAAGTCGTCAAACAGAGGGTTGTCTGTTGTTCCGTCATATACGTTTAGAATCTTAGGAAACACATCGCCATGCTTTCCTGCATGATCTCTTTGAATAATGGTTTTGTTCAGCGCATTAACGTTTATAGTATCGTTTTTTGCAATCTCCGGTTCGGGAAGAATTGTCCCTTTCCGAGCAATTGTAGCTTTTGCGCGTGCAAAGAACTGTGTATACGTCTCGCCCTTCTTTTTCTTTGATACTGCGCCTGATACAATTGCAGACAAATCAATGTCGTTGTATAAAAACAGCTGCTTTAATCTATTGTTATCGATTTTATCGAACGGTTTAATCTCTCCGCTAGAAATTTCATCTATCAAAACTTGCGAGCCGACAAGTGACATTCTAATCTTCTGTACAACATGAGGTGCGAGCCCATCGATGATGTCATTGACATAATCTTCGACATCTGTGCCAATAGTGTCAAGAATGATTCCTGTTAACACTTCAACATATTTACCTTTCTCGTCTTTGCGGATGCTTTTATACAGTCCTACACTCATAATGTATTTCTTCTGTGAGGATTTTGCGAATCTCATCCACTCTAATACTGTCTCTGATGTTGCACTTGAAAGAAGGTTCATGATAGTATCGCCACCCTTTGACGTATCAAAATCAAAACCGGTGTCTTTCTTTGCAACGATCAGTGACGCTTTGGCCAAAGCGTCACTGATCTTGTCTTTATCACCAGGCGCATATTTTGCGACACTTAGATTGCTGTAGAAACTGTTTCTTGATTCAAGGAAGTCTACTAACACTTGTGTATCAAGATCCCCAACGCCGTCACGTCGAACCTTCACTCCCACTAGTGCCTCATCGTTGGGGAATTTAGCCATCATTTGATCAAGATCAATGTTAAGCACTCTAACAACTTTGACAGTTTTATCTACATTATATATACTATTTGAACCTATTAATTTGCCTATCAACGACTTTTCAAAACCTACATCTACAAGGTCCGCTGCATAGCGGTCGTGCAGCAGCTCAAAGAGCATGCCGCCGTTTTGAGGAGCCTGTGTATCATACACCTCTCCCTTTCTGAATTCTTCAAACAATTTTGGAACGATAGAAGCCTCATAGGTAGAAAACAAATCAGCTTGAATGAAGTGTTGAGCCATCTTCTCAATACGGTCCATCGTTGACTGTTTAAGTCTCGTAGTTACATCGGTAACTTTTGATCTACTGTCTCCTGATACTATAAGCAATTCTATAAAATTTGCCTGCGACGCTCCAACAGTCACTGTATCGTTGTACACAGTTGATAAGAAATCTATCGGCTGTGCAGCAACAAATTCCACCAGCATCTGGTCATAATATCTTCCATATTGGATATCACCACTAGGATACGATCGCGTTAAGCCATTAAATGTGTTTTGAATAAGCATTTTGCTTGAGATTTCCGGATCAGAAACAATGAACGATATCAATCTTTGTTTTTGTTTTTCCTGAACAGTGTTTTTGTATACATCTGATAGAAGAGAACTATAAAATTCACCTATATTGATTATACGCTTTATTAGTGGATCTTTTGCCTCTATTTCAAGTGCAGCGTTTATAAACGCTGCAACAGATGATTTGCGATAGGACGCCATTTTACCACTACTGTATATCTGATCGACGAACATTTCAAGAAAACCAATTGGCGTATATTTAGTCTTCCGTACAGCATTAGCTTGTTTAAGCACTGGTGTAAAATCTTGGGAGGTGTCACGATCTCTAAAAGCTTCAATATAATTTTCAACGTTAGTCACAGTTTTATATATTGCTTCAAATGCTTGGCGAGGTGCATCAGGTAAATTATCAGCATAAATCAAGGTATCTGCAAGATTGTATTTTGTTTTAACAAATTTAAGGGCCGCTGCTGCAAGTGCATCACTTTGATACATACCGTCCACGTGTATATCTACAAGGAGCTTTATGCCCTCATCAATCAATTGATCTATGTCGATGTTACTTGCAACTAATGTCTGCGCTGCCTCTCTTTCCTTCTGATCAATAGCAGCCTGAGCATCACGTGCCTTCTGATCAATAGCAGCCTGAGCATCAATCGCTTGTTGTGCTTGTTGTGCTTGTTGTGCAGCAGCTTGTTTAATCTGTTTTTGACGTTGATAATAACCCAGCTTCGGTGCTGTAGGCGCAGGAACAGCAGGGTCAACAGGCGCACCTGTCAGTGCCGCAAGCTTCTTCAGTTTTTGACGTTGATAATAGTTCATTGGTGGTGCAACAGCAGGTGTTGTAGTGACCTGAGCTGACGGATCAACAATTGGTGTTGGCACTGTAGGAGCTGCAGGTACCGCAGCTGTGGCCATAGGAGACACTCCAGCAGGCTGCGGTGTTATTTCTGTCAATCCAAAGAATCTCTTGGCATATTTTTGATAGTCACCACCACCATCAACTGTATTGACTCTCTTCTTCAATTGAACAGCAAATCTGGAAACATCAACAGCCGTTCCGCCACCACCTACGAAATCATCAAATACTTGACGCATCTTTGCATCTTTAATATTCAATCGGAAACTTGGAACCATCCCTCTAAGCCATCCTGCAACAACGTTCGAGTCAATAGAATCGATTTGGCCTGATTTCAACTTGAAAAGGAATTTTGTTATTTCGTTTGCTGTGATGTCCTGCTTGAAGAATCCTGCCTCATGAGCCAACTTCACGGACAATGAAATGTCATGGTTATCATCGCCGATTGATCCAAGACGTACCTGTTTGTCTTTGCGCAAGAACTTGATAATTGTTCCACGTTGGGTAGGGCTCGTTGCGTTAATCATCCCCAGCATTCCGAGAAAGTTAAACATGAAAGCAGCAGCAACTCGATCTTTATCTGCGAGTAACGCAGCTCTTTCTGCATCGTTAGAGTAAAGAGAATTTTCCCCAAGAAAAGATTTGAAGTTTTTGGTCATTGTGCACGGTATCCTTGTGAAAGCTGGTGTGTCTTGCTTATTTATCAAAACACTCCAGCTTCGACTCTTTCACGTAAATTTTACAGACGTGTGCCAATATTCAACTTGTTCAGATGTCACGATCATTTCAGGATTATCATCAATCCACACATCAACCTTGATGTTGTTGTCTTCCGCAAACGTCTTCTTATAACTGCCGCCTGTCGGCCTACAATTGTGTACTCCAATAGTCACGCCAAGTGTATCATACACTTTCTGCATCTCGTCGTGTCGTCTGAACGTGATGCACAGAACTGTATGTCCCCTCTCCATAGCTGATTTGGCCCACAACGTCCAAAGGTCAGGATCTGCCGTATAAGTCCCATCAAAATCCAAAGCAAAAATCATGTCTTTATCTATCCCTGACATACAAAAATTAGCACCCCAAATCACAAGGATGCTATTTTTATTACATTGTGCGTGCTACACTCGAAAGCTTCTGGTAGTATGTTGCTGCTGTGCCGCGTGACACGCCTTGCTTGACTGCAAGGTCGATCACGTCTTTGCGACGAAGCAAACCGTAGTTTGCTTGAAAGATTTGACGAAATTCAGCAACAGGAGATACAATCGAGGACGATACAGGTGAATCTTTTTTTGTCTTTGCTTTTGCAGGAAGTGTGACAAGAATTTTACCGCCATCGCGTTTGGTGAAAATGGGCTGTACCAAGCCTGCGCGAACTGCACCGCGCTTTGCACTTGACATTGAGGTGTATGTTTTTTCAAAGTTCTTAGTCATTTTTATGTTCCGTTTATTTGTTGCTGTTTGCTTACCTTTATAAGCTAGCGCCAAGCAAATAGAATGGCAACAATGTTTTTGGAACATTCTTAACTAATTTCTACCAGACTGACTTTTATCTGTTTTTCACCTCTGAGTTGAGCAGCGACGACAGCATGGTGCCCATCACTTATGAAGAACCTCCCAGCATACTTAACAACATGGATGTGGTTAGGGTTTGTGTTTGTGATCTTGTCGCGTAGCTTTTCAACGTCGTTTGTCATGACGTATGGCTGTGTGGCAACCAACTGACTGATGTTCAATGTGGTCTGTTTGTTCATCTTGTCGTACTGACGCTGGCCTTCATCTCTCACCTTCTTATCTACGTCTTCCATTCCCAACTCCATCTGCAAGTCATATAGTGCCTCTGCTGCCTGACTTGAAAGTTTTTCATCGAAGGACGTAAGGGGGATGTGACCTCCCTTTGGGACCTTCTCCCATGTGCCAAAGCTTGAACGTGTGCCGTATCTACGTGATGCACGCTGCGCGAGCCTTACAGGGTCCACCTTACGTTCAAATAATTGACAAAATTGTGTAAAAAGTATCATTTTGTTGTTGACCTGCTTGTGAAAATAGGGATAATAGAGTTATGGCTCTGGATATAAGAGGCTATAGTAGGTGCTGAGGTGGTTTAGTTTAGGTCGATGTTGAACACTTTGAATGGAAATTGTTCAGAAGAATATATCTCAATTCGCTTCTTAAAGTGGTCTAATGTATAGTTAGTGTATGCGCCATGGGTGATATCATCAGCAATGTCATACAGTGTAGCTTCGTCAGCATTGTTACCCTTTCTTAGCACTCTACCAATGGATTGAAGAATACGAACTTCTGATTTTGATCCTGAGGCGAGAATTAGATTATCAAGCCGCTTGATCGACACACCTGTGGAGAAATGTTCCATACGAAGCAAGTATATTGTGATTCTTAACAGCGTATGACCTCCGTTCTATTTTAGTCGGTTTCATTTATAATTTCCTCTATTTTATGTTCATATCCATTTAACATACCGTATCTTTCACAATATATCTTTATGATGTTGTGTAAATTTTCAATCGAAGTTCTATACCACCCTCTATCTGTAAGAGGATCCTTGCTAACTTTATTTTTTAGTTTATACGCTTTAATAATTTTTATTTCTATACGTTTTGCAAGTTCTGTATTTGGAGTTTTAGTATTTAATTTTCTGGAGTATTTTCCGTATGTTTTTATTATTTCATCATCAGCTAAATCTTCTAATAGATGTATCATGTCACTTGGTATTTTATTTCTTATATGACTTATTTTTCTGCTTTTTAGTGTTCTTTCTTTGTAATTTGGATCTTTCCAAAGTTCTGAAATGGCAGATCCATCAGAACCTCTGTATTTCCTATTTTTCATTTTTTCTATAAAGACTTCATCATTTTTCCAAAGACTTTTTAATTTTTTAGAAGCTTGTTCTTTTTTCTCTTTTGATCCATTTATTTTTTTCATAGTATTTTTGAAATTGTTAAAATCGCTTTCGGACATTTCAGAATATCTCTTATTCAGCGCATCTGAATATCTTTGTGTACCATTTATTATATTATACTCTATCATGTCTTTTGATTTTTGCTCTCGTCTTTCAGGTATCCACCACCTTTTTAATTGCTCTGATTTTTTAACACGATTTTCTGGAGAATTGCCAATGGCAGACATATTTTTAGAATGCCCATTGAGCATTTGTGCTCTGGCAATGTTTCTTCTTTTTTCTCTCCAGTCTTCATATTTTGGAGACTTTTTAAATTCTATCCACGCATTTTTTGTCGCCGTTGATATTATTTTTCTATATTCTTTTGATTCTCTGGTAGTTTTAGGAAGCATAAAGTTTAATGGTCTCGTAAATCTCCTTATTGGATACGCTTTTGACAATAGAAAATGTGCTTCCACGTGATCGGTATATGTTAAAGCATATACTAAATCATTTGCGTATATACATCGTGGAATTATATGGTGATCTTCACAATATAATTCTGATGAAATCTTGTCTGTTTTATTTTCAAGAACAAAATCTATATATTTTTCTAGTGTAGACTCGTCTGATGGATCACCCAAAAGTTCAACAAATTTATCAAATATGATCTTTTCCAATATAATACTCCTTATAGGTATTATTTATCAAAGATGACATTTCAACCGCCATTAGCTTTATTTTTTATCCAATTTTCGGAAATGTCAGAATTTTCGGTTATATTTTTTCCTAAACAGACAGATCCGTCAGTAAGAATTACTTGTTCATCTTCTTCTATTTCAAGTTTATGTTCACCGAAAAAAAGAACTACCATTGTTTTGTTATCATTTTCGATTAAATGTCGAATTCGTTCTCGTTCTTCTCCTTTGGTATCTCCGTAGATGAAGTGAAGATTTGTATCTGGGCTTTCAAGCATTGGAGCAAGAACCTTACCATGCTTCTCTACAAGTTCAAACAAAATAAGATTGTTCTGACCTTTGAGTGACCATACGAGATTGCGTATGAATGTGTTTCTCTTACTGCTATTTATGATGAACTCGCGCTCTGCATGGTAACGCTCTTCTTTTTTCAGCTTCTTAATTGCCTTTGAGAACGTTGACCGTGTCTGTGCAGGATGTTTGAGAACAATTGCTTTGACATTAAATGTTGCAACTGTACCACTATCAATTAGGTCCTTTGTCGATACATATCTCTTAACATTTCCAAATAGTCCTGTCAAGATTAAAACGTGTGTTTTAGAATCAGAGGAGATGGTACCAGTAAAGCCAAATCTGTAGGGAGCTTCAGTGCATTTTTCCATGATCTGGGTAAGCGACTTGCCTGTAAACAAATGTGCCTCATCACCCATCACAACGCGGAATTGGTCAAACCACTCCTTTTGTAACGGTCCTAACGACTGCCATGTTGATATTACAATTTGTGCCGAGGTGTTTTTATCAACACCCCCTTGGATCTTGTATATCAAACTTGGATCACAGCCATAATCGATGAAGTCTCCTGCCATCTGATGTACAAGGGAAATTGTTGGGACAATTATTAGAACACGGTGTTGAAAGGCAGAAATGTAGTGGTGAGATATTAAATACTGCATGAACGATTTGCCACTAGAAGTTGGCGAAAGAGATAGGGTTCTCTTTTTACGAATGGCATTAACAATGTAGTCGTTTTGATACTCACGAAGCTCGAGCTTCGTCCCTGTTTCTTTTGCTAGTTGGTATCCGTAGTCATCAGGAACATTTGGTTCGTCGCATATTTCTTTGTCTACAATCAGATCATACGATCTGATTTCACAAAATTGTCGAAGCTGATCGATTAGACCTATGTGGAGATAAGGCTTGAATGGGGTGATCAGGCGAATGTACCCATCCCAAACCTTCGCCTTGTACTTCGGTGAGAATTGATAGTTTGCAGGTTGGAAGGCAAAGAATTCCATCAACTCTTGCATTATGCTCACATCAGCGATTACCTTCATGTGAACTTCGTTCATTTTCTCAACTCGAATTGTATCAGTCACGGTATATTAATAGCCTCCGTTTTGGAATTTCTGAAAGTCGATCATGTTCTTTATGATGAAGTTTCTGTTATTTATCTGCTTGATTACATCTTCAAGAAACTTAGCCATTCCTGTATAGTAATCGATCTGTAGGGACAATTTAATTACCTCCTTGTCAGAGTGAATATATTTATCCATGTCGCTCCGAAGTATTTTCAAAGGGTTTGGCTTCCACCCACGCTCCTTCAAATCTTCCATGGCCATCGTACCGTTGTAATATTCTATCTTGTCCTTCTCAAGGACCTTTAGGTCCGCTTTAAGTTTATTAGCTTTCATTACAGCACGGTAGTATATTTTATAGTATTTTGCGTGTAGTCCAGGGATCTTCCCCGACTCTTGCGACAAGTTAGTTTCGTTTATTGTTGCGTCTTGGGCCCACATCTCTTCATATTTTTCAATGTCCATAAATTCAATCCTATCATATTATTTTGGTATCTTTTCAATTGTGAACGAGTCGTATTGAAACGTCGCCGTCGCTTGAGGGTATGTGACGTCTGAATCAGTTACATTTAACGAGACATCGCTCAGCGACGTTGGAAAGCAATTTATATATTTCACAAGAATGTTTGAGTTCTTCTTGCTGTTCATTACTGTAATTGTAATGTCCGAAAACAGTCTTTGTACAGTATTCTGTATTTTCTCATATTGACTGTGGTTGCTTGGAAATGCTGAACCGACAATCCAATCAAAAATCTCCACGTAGTTGTTCATGTCTTCATCGATTATAAAAACAAGATCTAGATTTGAGTATGTTACGTTGCTAGGAGTCTGAAATACGGGGTTGAATCGTGTAGGCTGCACAATTGGTGATGTGCTGATGCTTGGGATCGAGGACTGTTGCGCGAAGAACTCAACATTAGGTAGCCTCTTTATTGCTACTCTAAATTCAATTGGTGAAAAATAGTTCGGTACTATTGTTGACATGATATCCTGTTCCCTGTTGACTAAGCAATTTCAGACGACTACAGTGTTATTTATGTTTAAAGATGAAGGACGACCTGATGAAACAGAAGCGACACGACTTTCATATAATCAGCGGAGACAGAGTCGAAGATGCTCGAGGAAATGTGTACTTGATTACAAGCATTACGGAGCCTGTCGGATATCGATGGTGTGAACCGTATGTAGGTAGGACGGTCAATTTGGTTTGTGTGTCAGGACCAAATACTACAAGCACTCGTGCTATTGAACACAAAGTGTTGGATGGCATGTCACAGAGCTCTAAACTGTGGAAGTGTAACACCTAACATACCACAATTTCAAGAAAAAACAACCGTTGACCACGTGTTCTATAACATGTATATAAAACTTATAACAAACGTGAAAGAAAACCAAAATGAAATGTGCAATCATCACTTCCGTCCTGCTTCTATCAGCTTGTTCTTCGCCATCGATTACAGACCTCGATAAACGCCTTCGTGCCGAGGAAGATTTCCGCTCACACCAAATGTATCTCGAAGAACTGTACACTAAACATGACCCTGAGTTTGTAGATGACTGCATCTACCACAATCTCAGTTGTGAGTTTTGAAACGACACGTGCTAGAAATAACAGCAAAAGAAGACATATTACAAAAGAGGGCGTGGAAATGAAAAAATATCTTGTAGGTGGTGCAGTTCGCGACATGCAAATGGGTATTGAGCCTAAAGATCTAGATTATGTTGTAGTAGGTGCTACACATGAACAAATGATTGCTAGTGGGTTCGAGCACGTTGGTGCCGATTTCCCCGTGTTTCTACATCCTGTTACGAGTGATGAGTATGCGCTGGCACGACGTGAAAAGAAGACAGGCGTAGGATACGTCGGATTCACGTCTGAATTTGGTGTGGGTGTGACCCTGGAGGAGGATCTAGGGAGGAGAGACATTACTGTTAACAGCATGGCATATGACATTGATGAAGGACTAATCGATCCGTTCAACGGTCAAGACGATGTTGCTAACAAAGTTCTTCGTCATACCGGCACTGCCTTTGTTGAAGATCCTGTTCGTGTTCTCCGGATCGCACGACTTCGCGCACGATTTGGCTCGGAGTGGACAGTTGCACCTGAGACAAAGGTTCTAATTTATCGTATGGCCAAATCGGGCATTCTCAATGAGCTGCAAGCAGATCGTGTGTGGAAAGAAATGAGCCGTGCACTGATGGAGCCAAATCCACAGCTTTTCTTTGACACACTACTTGAGTGTGATGCGCTTCATGTTATATTTCCTGAAATCTACAAACTGCTGACCGCACTGGAAAGTAACCGTTGGCACCCAGAGAAAACAGCGCTAGCACATACAATGCTTGTGCTCGAGCAATCTGCAAGGTTTGATTTTCCTCTTGATGTACGCTTTGCGTGTCTCGTTCATGACATTGGAAAGGGACTCACACGTTTTGAGAATCTTCCAAGTCACTTTGGCCATGATGTCAATGGGGTGGCTCTTGTAGAAGCGTTTGCAAACCGAATTTCAGTTCCTGCAAAAATTCGTGACCACGCGAAGAAGGCAACACGCTACCATATGAGCATGCATAAACTCAGTACGTTGAACGACAAGACGTTTGTTAAGATGTTTGATGCTATGAGTGTTAAGAACGACCCACGCAGCGTAGAGGTTTTACTTTGCGTTGGTATTTGCGACGAGAGAGGACGTCTTGGCTCTGAAAACAATTCTATTGACCACCTCAACGATCTGACCACGTTGTTTGAAGCATATGACAGCGTGAAGTTTACTAATGTTTTCCCAAACGGTCAAACAAACGTCAACAAGATCAAAGACGGAATGTTCAAGGCGAGAATCCAAGCGATTAAATCAGCCAGAGCCTCTATCCGATCTGATTGTAAATTATAAATAAAGCACATACTTTACAAGAGGCTTACTCCAATGATGTCATTTAAACAGCACGTGAATGAAAACTATAAGAATTTTATAGGACCTGTAGAAACAAGAATTCAACGTGAGAAGTGGATTGATCGGGTGTGGGACATCGTACAGAAGTCTTACGCACCGATTGGTGGAATTCAAGGTAGCGGTTTTGGCTCTAAAAAAGATATGATCGAAAAGATCCCCTTTTGGAAATTGTACACAAAAGGGGATAACCTTGTGGCTGCAGCCTTCTATAAAGATAAAGGCGGCAGAAAGTCAGTGGCAATTGCCACTGACGGGTCCGATCTTGGTAAGAAAGTTGTTGGAGATATTTTTAAGGCGTCTCTTGGTGTTTCATATGGTGAAAAGTCAGGACCTTCTCTTGCAATGATGATAAAAACAGTCCCGTGGGACGTGTTGCAGAACTTCATGCTTACACCAAAGCAAATATCAAAAATTAGTAGCGTGGACGTAATGACAGTGGCAGAGTTTGGTGTAGAACAATTGAACACGAAAGACAAATTAACGTACGACAAATTTCCTCAATTACGTCCTTTCTTCTACATCAGATCACTTGGCGGTGAGATGCATCTGAAAGCTGCTATGGGAACTCCAAATCTTGGTATAATGTCAAAATAGCGTTGACGTCTGTCTGTATTCAGCTTATAGATACACACAAGGAGACCGCACAATGTATTACATTTACTTACACGGCTTTAATTCGGCATACGGATCAGATTCGCAGAAGGTTGTAGATCTATCTACAATTGGTGAAGTCTCGGGTATTACGTACGACACCTTTGATACGTTCTCGAACATATTTAAGTACATCGTCAGCCAAGTTCCTGATTCCTCAGACGTTGTGTTTGTTGGAACGTCACTCGGTGGTTTCTGGGCTGCGCAGATGGGTCACTACTTTGGTGTTCCGTCTATCATAATTAATCCGTGTACTGACCCGTTTACAATGCTTCGTAAGTATGTAGGAATGCCGCAAGTGAACTACCAGACGGGCGAAGAGCAGGTTTTAACGGACCGTGACGTAGATACCTATTACACAGCTCCGTTGAAGAGTTGTAAAAAAACGTTTGGTGTACTTCCTCTAGTGTTACTTGATATGGGTGATGCAGTCATCGCTTCGCGCGAAACGGTGGTCACTCTTGAAGGGTTCCCAACCAATACATGGGAAGGTGGGAGTCACCGGTTTGAACACATGAAGGAAGCACTCGAACACATCGCTGCGTATGTCAATCACGCCTCATACGTCTGTAACACATAACACACATGTAGTACAGATAAGGCAAGAAAAATGTTTGAGGCTGCTTGCATGATATTCTGTAAAGAAAAGACTGTTGATGGAATAATGAGTATCTATAACATCATTGAAGAGGAAGCAGTTGCTCTTGTTGAAGCATGCAAGTAACATCAACACCAACCCACGTTCCCCACACAATGAAAGCGAATATAACATGTATAGTGTCTTTTTTACTCGGCCATACTCTAACAAACCGCAATCTGCCAAGTGTCGCACGTATGCGCGTGCTCTGGATCGTCTTGACGAGGAACTGTCAAACGGCTCTGTCAAGTGCCAAATGGTTTATCGAGACACAGACGAGTCTCTTGAGCGTGAGGAACAATTCCTCTACGAAGATTGAAAGTGTTGATCCCCATGAGTTAAACAAGTATCTATGTTTTAAGCGATGAAAGGCTTCAAATGCAAAAAGAAACACGAGCTCTGATTCATACAATCAACAACAATTATTTCACACCTATCAGTTTGTATTCTAAAACTGATAGGGTGGTGGCGAAACTCTGTCCCAAAATTGGGAACACAGAAGGTAAAAAGTACATCCGCATTTCTTTAAACGGATCTGCGTGGACGGGAGCTTGATTAAAATTCAAGGGAAAATTGACCGTGAAGTAAACGTTGCCTGCTCAGGTGGAATCGACTCCATGGCTGTTGTCGACTTCCTGATGCAAAACCACAAAGTGAATTTGTTGTTTTTTGATCATGGCACAGAGACATCAACAGATGCAAGAAACTTCATCACAGAAAAATTCACACAAAGAGAGTTTTCTGATGATACGCGTGTCGAATTTGGCAACGTCCAAAACACAAAATCGAAATCAGAATCGTGGGAAGAGTACTGGAGGAATGAACGGTATGCGTGGTTCCACTCATTTGACAGCCCTGTTATTACCTGCCACCATCTTGACGATTGTGTTGAAACGTGGCTGTGGTCATCCATTCACGGGAATGGTAAGATTATCCCATATGCAAACCTAAACGTCATCCGTCCGTTCCGCCAGAACAGAAAAGCAGAATTTGCCAACTGGGCAAGACGTAAAGATGTGTCATGGATCGAAGACGTGTCCAATCAAGATGTGAAATATATGAGAAACTTCATTCGTCGTGATCTGATGCCAAAAGCATTGGTTGTCAACCCTGGACTGCACAAAGTTGTGGAAAAGAAGGTTGGGGCAGATGCACCCTAACGACGACGAGTATCAACAGTTCAAGCAATCTTTTTGGTTGTGGTTTGATGGGATGTCGATTGGAGAGAAAGAAAAGTTTTGGAGTTATAAAGATGACATGTCCGAAACGAACTACTACTTCTCTATGTGGTCAAAAATTAACAAGGACAACTACAAATGAAACCTCTAATTCACGCGCGGAACTCAGTTAAGCGATACGGCGGAACAGTTGAAGATTATCTCGAAGTTCACAACTGGCTCGACAGTACAAAAGCGTCCACAGCAAATTTTTACCATCGAGCAATTCTCCACAATACGTTTGGAATCTTCCTTTGTGAGCAGTTGTTTGGCGTGTACGTTACTAATACAGATGGCAAGCAAGTATCTGTACGGGACGTTGCCGAGGATCATGTCAAAGAAGATTGTCAAGGTAGGATCCCTACCATCGATCAGTGGCTTGGGGACTTGCCACCACAAGATTGGATGGTCGGCAAAGGTTTGCGAAAGCACATAATGAGTATAGGAATGGAGGCTGATTAATGGAAAGACAAGAGTTTAACGAGATTGTAGATGGTGACGGCGAAGACTATTTGCACGTCAATAGTGTAACCATTGAAGATCAGAGTCGGTGGTCGATCTATAAGAGTGTTGTAGTGCAGCAGTTTTCGACAGGGAAATTCTTCAAGTGTTATTGGGGTGAAGGCGCCACAGAGATACAAGATGGCCAAGACGAGATGTGGTCCATCAATGAGGTCGAATCCTACACTGTTTCTGAAACAAAATGGAGACCCGTCAAAGATGGGATTTTAATTGAAGGGAGTTGCTGAAAATGGACACAAAAACACTCAAACTGCTGAAATTTGAATGTGGTGAGCTTAACAACCAGATAGAAGCACTAAAGACGAAGGCGCAAGCGAAGTCGCGTGACCTGATGGCAGAAGGGTTCAAAGAGTTTTTTACGTGTCATGGGGAGCTTGTTGAAAACCTGTTTTGGACTCAATATACCCCACATTTCAACGACGGAGAGGAATGTTCGTTTGGTGTCAACGAGGTCTGTATATTGCTCAAGGGCGACGAAGAAGCGTGCGAGTGTGAAGGGTCGCTACTGTATGACCAAGAGAGAATTGTTGAAATTGAAAATGACATTGCCACAACTATCGCATGGCAAAAAGATCCTATTGGCGTAGCACAGAAGTACGCAGATGATTATTTCGCAAAGTATAAGAGGGATCTGTTCCAAGCAAATATTTGGGACAGAGAAACTGTTCAACAAAAAATGAAAAAATGGACACCGTGTCGTCAGAGCATCGTCGAACTTAATAGTGAGCTACTGTTTGCTACGCAGTTTGTTTCGAAAAGCAAGAATCTCAAAAAAGACTTCAAACAGATCAAGAGGACAGTTGAATCAATGGACGACGATATGATGAAAATGGTGTTTGGTAATCATGTCAAAGTGATTGTTTCTAGGGACAGTATTGACGTGGAAGAATATCATCACGACTGATGCTTATTGAAAAATGAAAGGAATCCACCATGTTTGAAGTTATAATTATGATTTGTGCTAGTTCTTTTGCACTTGAGGTCGATTTTGACAATTGCATATACATAAAGGATGCGTGGGGTCCGTATAAGACAGAACACTACTGTGAGATAAGGTCAGATCAATTGTCAGAAGAACTACTTGTTGGTGAGCTTAATAGGCACTTTACAGTAATGTTAGACTATCCTGAGATGTTGTCTGCAATGGGACATTGTCGAAAAGTGGACGGCGATGAAATGACATAAATAACTGTAACCTCTAAATAGGAAGCAGTTGATGAATACGTTTAAGGAATATATCGTTGAGTCAGAAGCACAGCTCAAAGCAGCAGGTGTTTCAAAATACAATGAACCAAAAAGAACACCCTCACATGCAACAAAATCGCACGTGGTTGTCGCCAAAGAGGGTGGTAAAATTAAACTGATTCGGTTTGGTGAGCAAGGTGCTGAAACTGCTGGTGAGCCCAAAAAAGGCGAATCTGATAGAATGATAGCCAAGCGCAAATCGTTCAAAGCGCGACACGGTGAAGACATCGCTCGCGGCAAAATGAGTGCAGCATATTGGTCCGACAAAGAAAAGTGGTAATTGACAATGACTACCGTTGACTAAAAAGGTAGTCATTGTATACTACGGATCTGTGTATAACCTACAAATGGAAGATTTATTATGAAAATTGAGTATCGTCGCGGCGATGTGTTAACCACAGACATCGCCCACATTATCCACGGCTGTAATAGTCACGGAGTGATGGGCTCTGGCGTTGCTAAGATGGTCAGATCAAAATATCCCCCAGCATATCAAAGATACGTAGATGAGTATAACCGTGTCGGTCTTGAACTGGGCACGGTCATCCCTTCTATCCAACGTGACGACAAAGTGATTTACAACGCCATCACGCAGCAAAACTACGGCAACAATAAAAATGTAGTGTATGTGTCATATTGGGCCATTGCTGAAGCTTTCAGATACATTGACTCGGCCGTCAACATTAAACAGATTGCGCTGCCGATGATTGGTGCAGGATTAGCAAATGGAAATTGGGACGTAATCTCCGCAATTATAGAAAACACCCTGACACGAACATTGCCTGTGGTATACGTCTATGGGTGATTTGTGGTCTTCGTGTCACGTTGAACAAACACTAAAAGGTTGGACGATTTTATATCCTGACAACACAAGCGCTTGGTCTCAATCTTTCAAAACGAGGGGTTGGGCTACAAGAACGCTTAATTGGCTCAACAAACAGTAGTAATTACGATAGTTGACATTGTGTAATTCCGCATATATAAATAGTCTTACGTGTGCGAAGTTTTAACAAAGAAAGCAAATCCAATGAAGCAAAAGAAGAAAAAGGGCCTGCCCAAACAAAGAAACGAATTTGTTGTGCAGCTGATTCAAAGAGCAGGAGCAGGTGCAGGAAGCCATCAGAAGTCGAAAAAGGCTTCGAGACGTAACGATAAAATGAAACTGAACAAGGAATGGTCAATCAAGGTCACTTAATCACAGTGTCTTTCATTGACTGTTCCTTTTAATGTTTTATACATTGTAACTGTCAGAACCCCCCAATTACCCCAAACAGGAGGCTTGAACTGTGTTTCAGCTTAATAGACGCGACCAGAGATTTACTCAGGAAGAACGTGACATGATCGATGCAGCAGTTAAAGCAGGTAATGTAAGCATCGTTGAATTAGGGAGTGTAGGCTATGTTGATAAGTTTCAACAGAAGAGGGATGATGCACGTAAAGAGCGTGCAAGATTGCGAGCGATTGAAAAGAAGGCTGAAGAGTAATCATGACTGAAAAATTTGAAATACTGACACCACGTCAACATGTAAGGCTAAAAACAGGGATGTGGCTTGGATCGACATCTATTGAGGAGATTGATAGGTTTGTTGTGGGCAAGTGGGATAGAGTGTCCTATGTGCCAGCATTGTCAAAAATGATCGACGAGATTGTTGATAATAGCATCGACGAAGCAATCAGAACAGACTTCAAGCATGCCAATAAAATAGGGGTCTCCGTTGACGGTGATACTGTCACCATCGTTGATAATGGTAGAGGGATCCCACAGGATGATATCCTAGACGTGTCCACCAACGAAATGATTTCAAGACCTGTTGCAGCGTGGACAAGAAACAATTCTGGTACGAGCTTTTCAAGTGAAAGAACGTCTATTGGCTCGCACGGACTCGGAGCAGCACTTGTAAATTATATGTCAACAAGTTTTGTTGGACACACGTGGCAGAATGGTAAATGCATTGAGGTAAATTGCCTCAATGGTGCTGAAACAATTGAGGCAAAAACCAAGAAGAAAGAAGGGCATGGCACATCTGTATCCTTTACTCCTGATTTCAGTCTTTTGGAAGTTAGTGGAGTATTAGAGCTTGATACTGTTGCTTTGGTTGAAGATAGGTTGACGTCTCTACAATTAGCATTTCCTGAAATTCAGTTCTCGTTCAATGGAAGCAAGATTAAGGTAACTGACCTCAAAAAGTATGCGGCGTTGTTTACTCCGCAAGATGCGTCCATCGTCGTTGAAAAGACAGACGACTTGTCGTTCTTCTTTGTAGCGTCTGATGACGGATTTCGTTCAAACAGCTTTGTCAACGGAGTGAATACACGCCAGGGCGGCGTCTATGTTGATTATATTGTCAACAATGTAATGGACGAACTCGGCGGAATGATTAAAAAGAAATACAAAATTGAAGTTGCTAAATCTACGCTGAAGAACGGAATTACCTTTGTAATGTTTGCGCGTGGTTTCACAAACCCAAAGTTTGACAGTCAGACCAAAGAGAGGTTGACCAATCCACTTGTAGATGTTCGGGAGCATTTTGAGAAATCAGGAGCGAAGCCTTTTCAACATATAGCTAAGAGACTGTTTGCAGCACACGACATTATCGAGCCAATCATTGCTGCTCAGATTGCAAAGAAAGAGCAGCAGGATCGACGTGAGGCACTTCAAGCACAGAAGAAACTCAAGAAGGTTAAAGTTGCAAAGCACATCTCTGCTTCTTCGCCTGACGCGACACTCTTCTTGACTGAAGGCCAATCTGCATCAGGTTTCTGCATCAAAGTTCGCGATCCGAAAATGCACGGAATGTATCCTTTGCGTGGTAAGGTAATGAACATCTGGGACATGAAGGCCTCAGACGTTTTGAAAAACAAAGAACTTAGTGAACTTGTTGCTGTCCTCGGACTAAACATTAACGATCCGAGTAGCGCTCAATTTGCTCACTATAAGAACATTGCGATCCTCGCTGATGCTGATAAAGACGGTGGACACATTGCTGCTCTTCTGGTAACATTCTTCTACAAGTTTTGGCCAAAACTGTTGGCTGATGGTCGGATCAGAATCACGCGAACACCTATTATGATCTCCACAAAGGGCAAGGAGACGTCATGGTTCTACACGTATAAGGAAGCTGAGGAATTCAAAAAGGATGTTACTAATGGATATGCACACCGATTCATAAAAGGTCTTGGATCTCTCGAAGAGAGTGAATATTCTGTGATTCTGAACGACCCAACAATGGATCAGGTTACTGTTGATGATGAAGGACTGTTTGAGGTGATGTTTGGCAATGACTCGAGCCTCCGTAAAAAGTTCATGTTGACATGAATAACCAACTGACAGACTTCTTTGAACAAGATGAACAAACACAGCGAAAGGATACTCCTCAAGTGTCAAAATCCACCGTTAAACCGTATCCTCTTTCCGCACTTGCCAGCAACGAGTGGAAAGATTACGCAATGTACACCATCGAGTCGCGCGCAATCCCAAACATGATCGATGGCATGAAGCCTGTCAATCGGTTTTATCTTTATTCGTCCATCAAAAATTCTAAGAAGGAATTTAAGAAGGTGTCTGCCGTATCAGGTGTGGTCTCGGGATATGGCTACAACCACGGCGAGACGTCTGCTGCTGCAGCGGGTCAGTTAATGGCAGCTGATTGGGCAAACAACATTTGTTTGATTCAAGGACGTGGTTCCTTTGGAACACGACTGGTTAATGATGCTGCTGCTCCACGATACACATATACGAAATTACACGACAACTTCGAGAAGTATATCAAGGATATCGACATTGCTCCTGTTCACAGTGACCCTGAGCACGAGCCTCCTGCATTCTACGTTCCGTCGATTCCTCTTGTTCTTGTAAATGGCATCAAGGGAATTGGTACGGGGTTCGCGACAAACATTCTACCACGCGATCCTATTGAGCTCGCACGCGCATGTGAAGAATATATCAATACAGGTGACATTGTTAATAAGGTCAATCTGAAGTTTCCTGATTTTCGAGGAACAGTGTCATATGACGTTGAGAATGATCGTTATGTCAGTCGTGGTATTTTTGAACGTAAGGGCAAGACCATCGTCACGATTACTGAAGTTCCCTACGGTTACGACAGAGAAAATTACGTGAAGATTCTTGATGTTCTTGAAGATAGGGACCTCATCGTTTCATACGACGATCTATGCGACAAGGACGGATTCAAATTTGAGGTCAAGCTCAAGCAAAGCACCTCATCAGGATGGAGCGATGAAAAGATTCTCACACAGTTTAAACTTGAGAAGATGTTCACAGAGAATCTTGTTGTGATCGATCATGATGGAAAGTTGCGCGAGTATAAAGACGAGCGACAGTTGATTAAGGACTTTTGTGACTATCGCAACACTGTAATCGAAAAAAGAATTGCAAAAAGGATCGAGGAGTGTGTTGAAGACACGAGATGGCTCAATGCTAAAATGCAATTTATTCAGGCGGTAATCGACAACAAGATCACGTTCAAGAATATGAAAAAAGACCGTGTGGCAAAACAAATTGTTGACAACACGTCTGCCAAAGACGAAGATGTTGACAAGCTACTAAGAGTTAATATGATGAGTCTTACTGATGAGATGGTCAAACAGCTCGATAAAGAATGTCAAGACGCAGAAGTTCAATTGAAGTTTTGGTCCAAGACAACCATCAAGAAGCAGTTTCTCAACGACCTAAATCAATTACAAACAAATTAGAGGAATTATAAAATGGTAACTGTAGAACTAACGTGCGATCAAGCAGATGGCATCATACTAGCAGATCTAAAATCTGTTGTTAGAGGGATTCTTGACGATCCGTGGGAATGTCACCACAACCTTGATGAGACATCTAGCTGTGTGGATGGATTTCTGAAAGTGATTGAGTACTACACAGTGTCGAAGGAGTATGAATATTTTGTTGAAACGTTGGATTTTAAAAAACTCAAAACAGTTTCGTCTTCGTCTGATAAAGTGGTAGGACGCGCAGAGGTTGTTGACATCACTGAAATGGAAGACGGTTCTGCAGTGGTAAATTTCAACGTCGATGTTGAAAATCAAGCGACGTTGATCGGAGAGGGATTCAAGTTCTTGATGATCAAAGCGGCACTTGGCAAAACAGATGACGAGATCATGAAGGCGTTCGATTGATTTACGAGGTTTACAACAAGCCTAAACGGATCGAGATTGCTTTCCTCGACAAAGCAATCTCGTTTGCGTGCGATTACCTGCATGTTGATGTTGATGTTGTGTTAGAATTTAAAAAACTTAAAAAGCACGTCTACGGTTTTTGCGATTACGAACAGGACGAAGTGGTCATTACTCTATCACAGCGACTGAACACAAATGACGTGGCGAGGACACTGTTCCACGAAATGGTTCACGTCAAACAGCACCATGATGGAAGGCTTGTACACGGACGTCCTAACACGTGGATGGGCGTTCCACACACAGAAATTTACGAGAATCTTCCATGGGAATTAGAGGCGTTCGACATCGAGAACAAAATGGTAGAGTTGTTTAGTGTTGATAATTGCACACCACTGTTGTCAACCACATAAAGGAGAACGTATATGTCGTCCCGTGCACAGCTTATGAAGCAAAAAGGATTGATCAGTCCTCCAAAATGGTTGACACCAAACATCCACTATGAAACCATTGCAGGCTCACAATCATATGGAATCAACTCAGACGATTCAGACATGGATATTGTCGGTTTTTGTATTCCTCCCAAAGAGGATGTGTTTCCTCACCTCGCAGGCATTATCCCAGGGTTTGGAACACAAAGAGACAAGTTCAATGTGTGGCAACAACATCATGTAACAGACAAAGAAACACGACAGGAATACGATTTTGCGATCTACTCTATTGTGTCCTATATGTCACTTGCAATGGACAACAATCCGAACATTCTCGATTCGCTGTTCACGCCTCAACGGTGTGTGCTGTTCTGTACCACTGTCGCACAGCTTGTTCGTGACAATAGAAAATCGTTCTTGCATAAAGGAAGCTATCAGAAGTTTAGAGGATATATGTTCAGCCAACTGCACAAAATTGGCACAAAGGCAAACTCTGCTAATGAGAAAAGAGCAGCAAACATTGCCAAGTTTGGTTTTTGTACAAAATTTGCAACACATACAATACGTCTCGGACTGCAATGCGAACAGATTCTTGTCGAGCACGATTTGGACATTGAATGTAATCGAGAAGTGCTTAAATCTGTTCGTCGTGGCGAATGGTCTTATGAAAGAATCAAAGAGTGGGCAACGCAGAAGGAACGACACCTTGATGACTTATATCAGAAGTCGACACTTCAGCAGGGCCCAGACGAGCAAGCAATCAAAGAATTGTTGATGAGCTGTCTCGAGCAACATTATGGCTCTCTTAGCACAGCGGTCAAGCGTGAAGTCCCTTTAGATCGCATGGTCAACGAGCTTCAAGCGGTCATCGACAAGTATAGTTAAATTTTATACTTGAGCATCGGATCGTGAGCCCATGTTATATCTGCAAATGTCAGATAACTGATAGCATCTAACTTTGTCATGTCAAACCATTCACCTTTCAACCGCTTGTAGCCAATGTCCTTGTGCAAGAATTTCTCTAATATGCGGACATTGTCCTCAGACACCTGTATAGTGTGATGCAAGTGTAGTGTTTCAGAGTTCCCTGTTTGCAATTGCTTCAGCCTTGCCTTAGGATTTTTGCTGAACCCTATTTTTTGCTTCGTCTCAGTCCCAATCGCGTAGATTTCCATCACATTCTCCAATAAAACAATATTTATTAGAGTTGACTTTTGATTGTAACCGTTTTATGTTGTGTAGGAACCGTAGAGGATACGTCAACGCATGACCTACACAAAAAAAACTTGCTCTGTATGTGGCCTTCGTTGTAACCAGTCTACAATGCGAAACGAAAAGGTTTATGTCGAGACAGGAAAGTCCAAACAAGGCCTTTCATGGGCAACGTGGATTGGAGCGATACTCGGAAATCAAAAGAGTCGCCGAGCAGTATGGACATGGATTTTTAATTCAGGCCAGAGAACCTATAGCAGAAAGAGAACTGTTTGGTTCTGCCAAAACTGCTAGAGCATGTATAACAACCTCGTTGACAAACATCCGCAGTCGAGGTAATAACAAGCATATAAAACAACATAGACGTGGAGTCGAAAAACAATGGTTGTAGTAGCTTCTATTAAATTACTGAAGGTTGGTGAACCTGATTCTGTGATTATGGCCAACACAATCACAGATGAAATTCGAGGCGTTGTAGACGTTGTTCACACCGCAAACCATGTAATTTTCAAATTCACAGATGTTAGACACGGCGGAACTTCTGAAGTTGCTTTCCGTGCTGATAGAGTGTTATCATACTACACCTTCTTCGAAGAGGAAGTATAAACACATGAAAATCGAACTCACGTCCGATTTTGATACAAACGTTGTTGAGAGGTTTGTCACCTTTTTGTGTTCAGAATTGGACATTGTACCACGAGAGCTGACGATCGCAACATATCGCATGTCTGATGCTGTAGGGATGTGCATTGATACGTCTCCAGACGAGTTTATCATTCTTGTTAATGAGGAAGAGAGACAACCGATTGACATTTTTGTCACAATTGCTCATGAGATGGTTCACGTGAAGCAGTACATGAAAGAGAATCTGGGGTGGTTTCTCGACAACCGATCTGATATTCCTTACATGAAACGGTGGTGGGAGGTGGAGGCTTACAAAGACTCTGTCACGTTGGTTGAAAAGTTTATACACACCATCCAAAAAAATTAAATTGAAAAATTCCAAGTTTATTTGTCGAACTTGGAATTTTTGTTATAAATAAGCTTATAATTCCATTAGAGAGAAGAAAATGAACATTCTACGAACATCGACATCACTGCAGTATGGGAGACCGAATAGTATCAATTCAGGTCGCATTCCATCCGTGAGTAATATAGCGAAGGCTGATTTAGAATAATAGAGTTTTTTATAAACATTTTTATTCTAAATCAGCCCTGATATTGTTATCAGGGTTTTTTTGTTTTAACGGTTGATGAAAAGGATCGTTGAGTATACTATGAACACTACGGACATCCAAAAAAAGAAGTTTGAAACAACACTACGACTTGGTATTTTTTAGAAATACCAACGCTCTTTAAATCTAACTGTATCCTATGATCTTAGAGAATTTTCTCGATGATAGATTGAAAGCAAAGTTTTTGAATATACACTGTTCAAAAACTTTGCGTGAGGCAATAATTGGTGCACTGCTCTTCAGATTGTGTGGTGGTTGTTGCCTTCTGCTTTCACCTACATTGTCTCTAATCAACAAACAACGTAACTGAAAACAGAAGAACTCGTGGTACTGCATACTGCAGCTAAGTCGCCACACTTGTGGTCGAGCCTACCCCGTTGGTAGACAGTCTCTTTGGCTGTATACGAATAGCATGACGCCAGATGTAGCTACCTGGAAGTGGACTATATAGTCAGTGACAATTAAACACGTTCGATTCGTGGTCATGCTCACTTATTTCCTGACGCTTAGCGTTGACGTGCTAGGCGTCATAGTGTAAAAAGATGTAGCAATCAAAAAAGGTAAAGGAACTAGACAATGATTCGGAACAAAATTGAAAAACGTGAAATCGTTTTGGACCTTACAGGGCCTGATGGCAATGCATATGCTCTAATGGGATATGCGAGAGACTTGGCAAAACAACTAGGGTTTGATCATGAGCTGATCATAAATGAAATGAAAAGTGGTGATTACGATAATCTCGTACTTACCTTTGATAGATACTTCGGACGTATCGTAACTTTGGAGCGTTAATATGGACGTTTATGAAACTAACGGCTTTGCGAATCGCGAAGAATATCTCGACACACTTGCAGAAGAGCATGGCCACATTGCTTTTGAACTTGCAGATCTTCTAGGTCCAACCGAAGACTTCGATGGGTTGGTCACGTCACTAGAAGATGTTGGTGACATGTGGTGATGTACTTTATTGTCAGTAGCGGAACAACTAAGAAAAATAAAATGTAGTCGTTGACAAAGCTGTACAAATAAGTTACAATGAACGTATCAGATAATAACACACTCTTTGAAACCAACTACAAACGTTGTTAGGTTGAAAGATGATTAAGTATGGATAGTATCCTGTAAACCTTAATTGAAATTCTTTCTGTTCTCTACTGCATGTTAGGTATAGTCTACTTGAAAGGTTCTGATTAGTCATTAGGTTACCAAAGTGGATTAACCTGATAGGAAGCAATCTTTGGACGTGCAGTGGAAAACAGAATAACGTTTAACAACAAAAAAATTCCAGCCTTGGTTAATGCAATGTCTCAGTTAAAAGCTGTTGTAAAGTGAAACACTACTTGGTAAACTCCCAGGATAGGTCAGAAAGCCAAAACCAACTTTAGGTCAAATTGCCCAAGTGATAGAATGTATTTAAAATTAGTAAATTAAAACACGGTAATGCATTGTGCATCTAAGTCGCCATCCGGTAGAGCCAACCACAACCATTCCAATGTAGAAGAACTGGTAAACTCACCAGACGCGAAAGCACTGTAGGTTCGAGTCCTACCATTGGAGCCAAAATTCAATAATATATATTGACACGAAAAGTTTAACACAGAACATTATATTAAGAAGTAATAATCGTGGTCCTTTCGTCTAATTAATAACGGACCATTAGCTCAGTTGGTTAGAGCAGCGGACTTTGGACAGAGGATTTTAAGTCCTGTGAAGTGCGAATCTTCTATGTCAACAGTAATCCGCGTGTCCTAGGTTCGAATCCTAGATGGTTCACCAATAATTGATGTGGAGGAGGTTGAGATACTTTTTGTCAATACCAAATAACGGAAGATGATTTAATCTGGTGATTAAGACTGATTGCTAATCAAATCGTGGAGAAATCCATGGGGTTCAATTCCTCCTTCTTCCGCCAATAACAAAGTATATTTTGCTCTTGTTTAGCTCAGTTGGTAGAGCGCCTGACTGTGGATACTAAAGGTAAATTGTTCAGTTCGATTCTGAAAGTATCAAAAGTAATCAGGTTGTCGCAGGTTCGAGCCCTGCAACAAGAGCCAAATATACTTGCTAACAAATGGGGTCATAGCTCAGTGGGAGAGCAGTTGCTTTGCAAGCATCAGGTCCTCGGTTCAAGTCCGAGTGACTCCACCAAATAACAAATGCGGGCATAGCTCAGAGGCAGAGCACTAGGTTTCCAACCTGGGTGTCGGGATTTCGAAATTCCCTGTCCGCTCCAAACAATGATCACTGTCCGTCTATGGGTTAGGACACTACTGCGGAGTCAGTGGAGAGAAAGGTTCAAATCCTTTACAGTAACAATAAACAAGGTTCTGTGGCTCAACTGGATAGAGCAACTCCCTTCGAAGGAGTAGGTTATAGGTTCGAATCCTATCAGAATCACCAATAAGGCATACGGGAAAGCAAGAAAGACTGTTGACGAGTTCTGTAGTTTGTAGTATATTAGTGTTAATAAGAAGTTATAATCGTGGTCCTTTCGTCTAATGGGTTAAGATCCTATCTAATTGATAGTGTAGTAAAAGTAAGAACATAATCGTGGGCCAGTAGCTCAATTGGTTTGAGCAATCCCCTCATAAGGGAGAGGTTGTAGGTTCAAGTCCTACCTGGCCTACCATTATGTTCTTACATTAAAATTTAGGAGTTTCTTATGAGTCAAGTTTGGGATGCGCTTGTCGACATTCAAGACAGGTTAGTTCAAAGATTTGAGTCTAGTGGACATGAGGTGTTTGAAGAAGGCATGACCCAGTTTAACAAACCAAACTGGGTCAACAGAGTGTGGACCAGTGAAAACTACCGTCGTGCACATGTTGATGTGGTAGATGTTAGAGAGACAAAAGGTCTTTGGATGATGCATTGTTGCATATTCCCACACCTACACAACAACGGTCCTATTTTTGGTCTTGATGTAATTGCAGGCAAAAATAAAATTACTGGATTTTTCCATGATTATTCTGCGAGTGTAGATGTTGAACATGAAATGATTATCAACTTTGGCGAAGAAGTTGACAGTTTAGAATGGCGAAAGAAACGCGATCTACCAGATTGGGCAAAAGCTATTTTTAGCCCGCATATGATTGCAGCAGGTAATATAAATATTAAAGAAGAGATTGATCAGATTGTAGAAGTCAGTTGTAAAAGCATAGACGAATATCTTTTGAGTATAGGAAAAACTAACAACACGTCTGATACAATTTTAGTGAAAGAAGCGCAAAATCGCTACGCATATTATCAGAAGCAAAACCCCCACACTCCTAAGACAATGGTTAGTTTGGGACTGTCCGAAGAAGATGTGAAGACATTCATACAAGAATGTCTTTTTCCAGAAATTAAATAACACGTTGACGGATACTAATAACTATGCAGGATTTTGGCATCTGAATACAGATGAAATTTGTGGTAACGGTTCAAAGAATTGTAGGAATTCCATCTAATCATACGCGGAGAGTTTGACCTAACTCGTTGATGCGATTAAGGAATTCCTACCTGCTAGAGAAATTGGTCCTCTTTAGACAGTTTGCGGCATTGGTATAGGGTATGTGCCTTGGTTTTCCAAACCAAAGAGGTGGGTTAAATTCCCACATGCCGCTCCAAACAACAACCGAGTCATTTGGCTTTAAACCTGTCGAACATATTATGGACTATCTACCATATATTGCTTGTATGCCTACATGGTAAATTATAGGCGCTATTTTAAACTAATACGCTGATGTGGCCGAATGGTAAGGCAACTGATTTGTAATCAGTAGATTGGGAGTTCGATTCTCTCCATCAGCACCAAAAATTAAGAAACTAATGATGTGTATTCACATGATAGTAGTAATGCGGGATTAGCTCAATGGTGGAGCAGTGGTGTTACATACCGAAGGTTGTTAGTTCAAGTCTAACATTCCGTACCAAACAATGTCGTCTTAGCTCAGGTGGTTACGAACCAGAGTGTCCGGAGTTAGAACTTTCGTGGCAGCACCACTATTCAATAAACTCACGTGCGTAAATTAGCGAGTTTGTTGTTGACTATCTGTTCTAGATGTACTAATATGAATTATAAACAAATTGAAGATGCTTAGTATGATAATTATCACTGGATACAAGATCTGAAAGAGAGCATCGGAAAGAAACTGACATACAAGGAAACTTCGTTGTTTGGCAACGAATATAAAGATGGAGAGTTCGTGGGTGCTCACCCCCTGCAGTGACCGGACTACCTGGTCGTGAATTCCTTACAACGTTCACAATGGAAAATCGTGTGATTGTTGAGGTAAGCTAAAAAGAATATATTTGGGGCCGTGGTGGAATTGGTAGACACATCACGTTTAGGTCGTGACGCCGCAAGGTATGAGAGTTCGAGTCTCTCTGGCCCCACCAAATACGGAAGCTTAATGGCACAGGAGTGTCACCCGGTCTTGAAAACCGGTGGTACCGCAAGGTATGGGGATCAAGACCTCAGGCTTCCGCCAATGATCACTGTTCGTCCGTGGGTTCAGACCCTTTGTAGTAATAATAAACAAGGTTCTGTAGCTCAACTGGATAGAGCAAAAGTAAGGGAGTAGGTTATAGGTTCGAATCCTACCTAGCCTACCATTATGCTCTTAAAGTCAGAGACGAAACACAAGTGACGAGTTAACTAACTCTTCTAATTTCCTTGCCAATAAACCACTGTATAGTTGGACCATCTCTCACTAACCACGAATGTGCGTTGTGTTAAAGTTGTGCGAGAAAGACCGTTGACGAGTTGTATGGTTTGTTGTATATGCAATGTAACAGATGACAAAGGACATTATCATGTTTCTCACACACCAAATGACAAAATCAACCCCAATGGCAGAAAATGTGACAGTAAACGGAATTAAAAATTGCGGCTTGAGAGTGGGCGATGTTATCAAATCCAACGATGCTGCTTACTTCCGGGTTGAAAGTTTTGTTTTTACTGAGAATATGATTGTAGTGGAGACAATTGACGGAGGACACATGAGGATTTCAGGTTCCAATAAAATTGATCTGATATGCTAGTTAATTAGTTTCAAACAAACACCGCCGCTCACTGGTTTATGTGATGAACTCACAAGGTAAAACTATTATGACTCATGATTTTACTGGACCCCAATCCGAGTAAATGAGATCGCCGATCAAGGCTCGAATGCTGTAGAGTTCTACAGGCACGCATAACTACAGTACTTTTATCAAGGCAATTTTTGATGGATCCTTAGCTCAGTAGGATAGAGCATCGAACTTCTAATTCGAGGGTCCCCAGTTCGAATCTGGGAGGGTCCACCACAAATTGCCCTTTACAATTCGCTACGCGTTAGAACAAGAAGAGCATCTCGTGATTTCGTACGACCCAATATGAGCGAATCTAGCATCAAGGGTTGGCGTGACAAGCAGTCACGCCAACCCTTCTTCATGTCTAGAGATCTTATAACTTCAGAGACGACGAGGAAAAGGTTATATCTCTGTGAAAGTGTAGTATGTTAGTTTCATCGAGCATTAGTTTTTGGTGCTTCTGTAGCACAATGGGGACAGTGCTACCGCCTTATGAGCGGTAGGTTGCACCTGGATATTATGAGTGTGATCACATTGTTCCTAGATCACTTGGTGGACATACAACATTGAAAATTTAGTAAATTTAACGGCAAGAAAGACTGTTGACACACACCACCAAAACACATAATATCAGTTTAAGAAACAAGACACGAACAAGTACAAAAGAGTGACGTTATGTGCCCAAGTATCGGAACCGTCTTCTAAACGGTAGTACCGTAATTGGATCGATGGGGGTTCGAATCCCTCCTTGGGCACCAAAGGTCACTTTTTGGTACTTGATTGTATTAACACAATGCCCATTTGGCGGAATGGTAGACGCCTGAGACTTCTACGATGGTTTTAAAATTGTTTGGGACCATCGCTAAAAATCTCATGTCCTTAGTGGCGTACCGGTTCGAGTCCGGTAATGGGTACCAGAATAAACAGATTGCGGGATGGAGCATTCCAGTAACTCGTCAGGTCGACAACCAAGTCTAGGAGACTCGCTTAACAAATTGTCTTTAACCATCCGAAAAGGAAATTCCTGAATGTTTACAGGGCATGTCGATAATAGCTGGCAGAAGGTATGGAGACAGATGCTGCACGGCCGTGCAACATAACCAGAACTTCAATTATTGTGACTGTTTGACGAAAGCGGCCCACATCAGTGAATGTGCCACGCCAAGTTGGTAAAACCACGTTCTTCGATACTCTTACAAATCCAAATTCAATCTTGACAACAAATGTAAATTTGGCCGTGGCGACGAGAATGTACTGACAGGAGACCAGTTTAAAAATTACAATTACAACAAAAGAGGTCAACACAGATCGTTATCAGCTCTTTTGATTGACGAACATTCGTCCTTGCAGAGTAATTTGAGCGCGATGGGCATCCAAGAGATGTTCGGATATGGTGTGACATTGGAGAAGAATTCCTTTGTGTTTGGTCTATCCACAAGGTAACATTCGATCTTAGAAATAATTACGCCCCTGTAACTCAGTTGGTCGAGCGTCTGGCCACTAATCAGACTGTCGTAAGTTCGAACCCCGCAAGAGGAGCAATCTTTTTATTATGACACGAAGATATCTCTTGACGTCACTTACTTTAAAGGCTACAAAGAATGAGTAAGAAGAAATTAAACGAGAGACACGACAATGAAAATAGGCACACAGATCAACGAACTGATGAAAGCACAAGGCTTTGACCACGCCGCTTACGGACGCGTTTCGAGGTACAGCACCAAGGTTGGTCTCCTAATGCACTTGTGGGCCTACACTTCTGAACACAAGAGAGTTGCTGTGAACCGTAACGAAGATGGCACTTACCACATCGATACAAACCCGACACCCGATAACTGTGCTCCTTGCATCGTTCAAAACAACATCGCCGAAGAAGTTCTTTTTGAAACATTCGAAGCTGAAATGAGTTTGTTGGCAGCGTAAAAGTATAAGGGTGTAGTAAAATGGTAATTACATCAACGAAGAAATCAAAAGTTATTTAGGCGAATCGCGTCCCGAGAGAGGAGCAAAACTAGTATCCTCGATGTCATACAGCGCCGCTAAGGCTGCTGCAGACAAGGCTACGAAGAGCGCGATGCACAAAAAAGAAGCAGACAAAATGAAAAAGGCTCAGTAAGCCTATATTTCAGGAGTGTGTTTGGGCTTTGTTGAAATCCTATTGACATCTCACATGTTTGAAGCTATAGAGGATGTATAGACAGAAAAGCAAACAAGTGAGGAAATGAAATGACAAAATCGGAAATCGCGGCCGAAATCATCAGGGTCGAAGCCCAGTTAGAGTCCCCCGAAGGAAAGGGGAAAATCACCAGCTTAAAGGCATACCACCGCAAGCTGTGCACTGCGTACCACAAAGCCTCCGCCTAAACCCACACCACCAATAAGAAAGATCGAAAATGAACACTGCAGCACAGAACTTGATTGCTTCTTTTTACTCAAAGCCAGTAACATTCTTTGAGACTGATACGGGTGAGCGTATGGTTCATGATCCCTCCGCAAGAATGGTTAGTCTAAACATGTTAATTTGCCATTAACATTATAAAGGAAACAAAATGAAAAAATGTTATGTCATGGTGGGTGTTCCTGCCAGTGGAAAATCAACATTTGTGAAAAATGTCATTTCTGCTGATCCGGATTCGTACTTTGTATATAGCACTGATCAGTTTATTGAAGATGCTGCTACTCATTTCAATTCAACGTACAATGAAATGTTCGAGAATAATATCAAGGGGGCAACTGCCTCGATGAATCAGATGTTGGAAGAAGCGGTTGCTGATGAACGTCAGTGGATTATCTGGGACCAGACAAATCTAGGCATCAAGAAACGGAAGTCAATCATCAACAAGATGAAATCCGTGGGTTATTCTGTTGAGTGTGTTAGTTTTACACCTCCAGAAACAGAAAATGAACGTGCTGAATGGCACCGACGTCTAGGGTCTCGTCCAGGTAAGACTATCCCAGACCATATTCTAAATAGCATGATGAAAAACTATCAGAAGCCAGAATTGTCAGAGGGGTTCGACGACATCACGACGTATGATATGTTTGGCACTGTGATCACGTGAGTAGCTTACTGCAAAGAGCAGGAAATTAGAGTACACATCTGAACAAGTTCGTTCCATGATTAACAAAGAACGAACGTTTCAAAGGATCCTCGACTGCAAATCTGTCGAGGATATCAAGATACTTCTATTGGTGTGGGTTGAAGAAGAGAAGATTAGATGAGCACTGAAGAACAACTGAAATCAAAGTTGACCGAAACTTCTGTCATTTTAGCTAAAACACGAGAAGGAGCAATTTATCAAATTGTTTTCTCTGAAGCAGAAGATGAGGATGGACAGTCCTCATACCACACAGAGAATTGGTCGCATTGCTGGAATACAAACGGCGAATCTGTTAAGAATCCAAGTCTTGACATTGTAGAGGTAATGTAAATGAAACGTGATGACTTTGGAAATAGAATGAAGGCATTTGAATCAGTTTACACTGATGTTAGAATTCCAATTGAATTGCCAATGATGGTGAGAGTGGATGGCAAAGGGTTCAGCAAGTTTACAAAAGGATTCAACAAACCTTTTGACGATGACTTGAGCGGTGCCATGATTGCCATGATGCTGCACCCAAATTCTGCCAGACCGTCAGAGGAATTGTCCTGCGATGGTTAGGCGATACACAGTGACTGGACTGTTTAGTGATGGTGGCAGAGATGTTGGGTCGCGTTCTGATCTGGGAGAAGCAAGACTTCTAGCCGAATCTGCAATTCACAGTGGCGCACAGAGAGTGATAATCACAATGGTCCAAGAAACACACGTTGAAACAATCAGACAGAAATAACATCTTGACAGCATACAAGATGTGGTTCATAGTGAGGTACGTATACTAATAAGGAGTTTATGATAAAGCCCTTGCCAAGCTTACTGACATTGAAAAGGAATGATTGGGTCTGTTCATGATGTCTAGTCTGTATGCAGTATTCTTGGTGTTGGCCTCGGTTAGGTTGTACAGATGGTACAGAAACTACAAGCAAATCATACAATACTGAAAAGAGGAGTTGACGTGGCCCCTCTTTTGTTTTATAAAGTATATAGAAACACGATAGAGAGATGTAGTGATGAAAGTTTATGTTGTAACAGCAGATACAGTGACAGATTGTTCAGGCGAAGTGTTTTCGGATGGATATGTTATTGGAACTTTCTCGTCCTATGAGAAAGCAAGCAGTGCAATTGAAGCAATTGAAGAAAACTACACTCGAAAGCGGCGTGATTATGACATTGAAGAATTTGAAGTGGACATTTGACGTGGAACTAGATAACAATAAGGGTGGGTGCACTGTTGACGGTCTGCACATTTATCAGCTATGTTGTCGTTACGTATATTGCAACGATCTTCAGCTCACTACCAAAGATCGTTTGTGCGCTAGGGGCGTGTTGTGAGCGCGCCGGAGCGGATCGACTTGATCGAAGCGAGCGGAATGGTGCATGACTATTGGCGAGGAAATTACCAAGGGTCCGGTAGTATCCCGACTTCCTACGTCCGCGCAGACCTTGTCCTGCAATGGCAGAACATATCAACCGCACCGAAAGATGTACTTTTGGAGATGGGGTATTGGAACGTCGAGACGTGTGGGGATGTCAATTGGACAACGGTGTTTGATATGTATGCTTGCACAAAAGGCTCGTGGTACACGCCGAGAGTCACTCACTGGAAACATACTACTGCGCCACCATTTTGAAAATTCTTATCGCGGCAAGCAAAGGAGAAAAGACATGACAGATTTTGACGTTTGGTGGACTGATCAAGATTGCGGAAACCTAGACACGAAAGACCTGTGCCGAGACCAATGGGTCACGATGGAGAAAAACGGATTGGACTGCTCAACCATAACAAAAATTATGGGCAATTTTTGGGCATCTGAATTTTCCAAGCGTATCGCGGCAATGAATGAACTGGCCGCACTTGGTCAAGATTTTGACCGTTCACAATCAGGTCCAACAAAACCACGAAATCTGGCGGAAGCAGCGCGGGTAATGCAAAAGCGCATTGGCTCAACGCCCTTTCCCGGCGAATTTCAGCAAATTGCAGATGATGCCCACATGATGATTGCCCGGCAAATGTTTCGCATTGCGGATTTGGAAAAGCGTATGACAGTATTTTCCGAGGAAACTTTTGCGACACCTGCTACGAGATTGGAGACTGACATGACTAATCCAGACACCAGCACAGAGGCGGTGGAGAAGTTGGCAGAAAATCTGAAGGATTGGGACGAGATTGACGAGGGCGTGATAAACGACTGGCGGGGTCGTGCATCCGTAACGGTGATCGCCCTTGCAGCCGAACGTGACACTCTACATACTGCCATAAAGCGTCAGGCTGGGGCAGCAAAAACATTGCACGAGTTTACGCTTGATCAGGTACAACACTTGAGGGATGTAGATCGTACCAATTACATCGCCCCAAGCGTTATTCAGGGTGAACGTGAGGCAAACGCTTCACTGAGCGCTGACAACGAAGCTCTACGTGACAGACTCACAACAGTAGAGGCGCGGGTCAAAGCTGCCGATGCCCTGGTAGGGATGCTACAAGAAACTGTAGCAGAACACGACACTGCGGACTACGGACACGACGAGGAAAACCCGTGGACTATGAAGGAATGGTTTGATGAAGAAGATAGGGAAGCCATTAAAAATTACATCGACGCAGGAGAAAAGCCATGACTGATACAAGCGCAGTGGAGTTTCTAGACATGCCCGGCGGGGATATGCGCGGTCTTATTTGTCGTCAGTCTGATACCATAGCAGCTCTACGTGCCAAACTCGCAACGGTAGAGGATGAACGTGACGCGCTAACCGCAGAGATTGCAACGCAGGTTGGTTATAAGAATGACTACAAAGCCGCATACGCGGAGTGTGTCGAGAATCATCACACCTTTAGGGCGCGTATTACACAGGAGAACAACAATGAATAATATTGATATAGAGGCAGCAATGGGATACGATTCTGCGACTATACTGGAAATAGTCAGCGACTTGCGCAATGTCGCTGAAGCGGAGGGAGACGTTCTATGCCGCGCAGCCGCTAGTCTTATTGACACTCTTCGCGACCGGCTTGTCGCCGCAAACGGTGCGCTGGAGATATGCAGCAAGTCTTGGGAAGAGTGTAACACTCAGCTTATCGCTGCACAGGCCCAGACGGCGCGGGATGATGCTCTCCGAGAGCGATGATGCCTGTACACACGTTATCAAGGACTGTCCAAACGGCACAACATACGAAGGCTGGCATGGCACAAACGGCGGCGGTACGCCTCGTCAGTGTTGCTCGCGAAGACATCCGCGCCCTAATAGCGGCTCTGGTTGACGAACAACAAACAGGAGACTGAACCAACGGAAACAAAAGAAGTTTACGCGGTGTGTGTCAAACTACTGATCGTGCAAATGTTCTCGTTGTCACGCATCACAACGAGAACATAAAGAAGTGTCACCACGAAATTTTATTTGGTAGTGTAACAACTGTGCCAATAATTACAGCGGCAGAGAAACAAAATGACACGTTGACACAGACTATAGAATATCGTAATATGAATTGTAGACAAACAAAAAAGGTAGCACCCATGTCACGTAAAACAGTTGAAGTTGGTAAGATTTTGGCAATGGTCAATGTGGCATTGGCTTGTCCAGACAGTACACCAGATGGTCGTGAAGCCTTGTGCACGATGCTTGAGACAGTATTGATGGACGCGGGTAGTTACCAAGGTTATTCTTACATTGACACTGATGAGGTAGAAGGAAATGGTACACGTCGAAAGTATTTTGCCCACAAGACCAATGTTGACGACTATCAAGAGTGTATTAAATGACCTATTTTTTCAAAAATGACAGAGAATCAAGTCAGTAACCAAGTCAGTTGTTATGCCAGTGGCCACGTGTCTGGAAAAATGTAAAGACCAGCACTTATTAAATAATTATGTGGTTGTTGAAATTGGTTGTTGACACGCAAACAAAAATATGTTAATATAACCTATAAGACCAAGCAGAGTAAGTAACTTGTAAGACTTGGTTGATCAAACAAATTCTGGATTGCACGAGACAAAATGCTGTGGCAATGGACTTATATGGAAGGGTTGCTCCTTTAACATTATAAGTTCTAGACGGCAATCTGGAGGCGCTATACGATACTAAAGCTTGATGAATAGTTCTATACTATGAACGTAGACATTAATAACATTCCAAATTTTCAAGAGTAGAAAAGCAATCTCATTGCTTTGTTTTTAGCGGAATAAACAAAGCATGATGTGGCGCAGTACTTGCCGGCCATGTTTGAAACGTAAATGCCAGTTTGCCTCAACCCAGACTGTTCTTCAAAAATTAGTACAAATCAAAGGACAAAGACATGAAAATCTCTCTTCGTAAGGCAAATGCAGTACAGAATTCAATCAACGAGCAGATCAAATCTCTTGGTCTCAGTCACACTGTTCAATTCAACGAATTCCAATCTGTTCAAGGACAGATTGACACTGTGAGGGACAAATTCTTCAAGGATGTTGAAACATGGACACGCTTGATGTCTTCGTTGTATGAAATTCGACAGTCTGTTGGAACTGCCAATGCAACCTCAAAGATTAATGAAATTCTTTCCACAGCGGCAAAATTGGAAAAAGATGGCAACTTTGTTGCGATGTTGGCGAGCAAGGGAACACAGACCGACTTGGCTGTTCTAAATGGTAAACTCAAGAAAAATGCCAATGTGGTTGAAGATTCTTATCGCCCCTGCGCACCGATCAGTACCACGATCTTCACACAAGAAGAGGTTGATGGCTACAAATCAACAGCGGCGAATCTCAAGAAACAGAAGCAAAAGCTTCAGGACCAGCTTCTAGAATTGAACATTACAACCCAGATTGAATTGAGTGATGCTACTGCTCAGTTCTTGACTGGATTGGACATCATTTAAACAGTTTGGTGGTTATGTAGGATAGACTCCTAGGAGAACCTGTAAACCACCGCAGTAAAGGGAAGAAAGAGAATAATCAACGTAAGGTAATTCTTACATATCAAATGGAGGGTTTTAACCCATAATTTCATGCTCCAGTGTAAATAGATCACCCCAGGGTGTTGCACTTTGTTTACTGGAAACAAGAATTTATTTCACTTTGAACGTTGCACTTTGCACGAATGGGGCCTATATACCGCGCCGCCATACGCACATTGTCCTGATTATCACTCACTTCTCTTTGCTAAATATTTGACCAAATGGTCACCAAAATCAGTAGCGAAGTTGAGATGCTCAGCCCGAGGGTGGCTGCGATAGCCTGAAAGAGAACTGCGGGAATTAAATAATATCAACAACCGGCTTGCTAGGTCGGTATATAAAACATCAGTGGAACCCACCTGAGCAGCATGGCTGAAGCCTGTGGAAAAACTGCTCTGCAAATTACATGTCCAGTATTGGCTAGGTTCGGCCGGTTATGATTGTCTAGGCGTCACAGTTATAATCAGAGGGGGTTCAATTCCCCCACTGGATACCAAATATCCTGAGTTGGTGTTAGCGGTTAGCACGTCTGGTTGTGGACCAGGAAGGAACAGTTCAAATCTATTACTCAGGACCATATCTACTATAAATAGTAGCAACACCGCAGGGGTGAGGGAAACTGGCAATCCGCAGGTCTCCAAAACCTTGAGAACCCAGTTCGATTCTGGGCACCCCTGCCAAATTTTCTAGGAGTATCGAAGTATATAACGACACAAGACGTGTTGACACAATATCTTCTTTGTGCTAAATTGAATGTATAGAGAAGATATAAAGGAAACGCCATGTCTTTTGAAACAACAAATCGTCCCTCTGTCGGAGAAGTAAACGGTCTTGTGAACGGTGCACAGTACCACAACGAACGCTACGCTCAAAAAGGTGGTGTTGCTAAAGTGTGTTGGACGACAGCAGGTCTTGAGATTACACGTCTCCGTCTGCTTTCCGACCGAGGATGTCCTTTCTTTGATGTGTCATATTGTGACGGCGTTCTCAACGGACAGCACGTCAATGTCCAGCTTCCTTTTTCGCAGTTGCCGAAGCGTACAATGAAAGCGTTTCTTTATAAAGAAGCTAAGGACACTGGAAAGTTCATCAAGGGACTTTTCAATGCGGTTTCGTCACTGTGTTAAAAAATGGCTCCTACTTGCACGATTGTTTAAGTAGGAGCCAACAACAGAAACTCAATTACAAGAAACAACATTGGTCAGCGGCTCGGATGATAAGAGGCGGGATTGCAAATCCCAGGCACTGCAAGGTAACGTGTTTGATTCACGTGCTGACCTCCAAAAAACAAATCCTGTGATCTCTTTGAGGATGACTGTAGGATTTTCATCTCAGGATTGAATTTGACAATGAAAAAACTTATTATGATAATTGTCATGATGGTGTCTCTTTCTGCCTGCGTGGTGAGCATCGAACAGTATCTAGTCGTTCAACCACATGTCTTGTGTACAAAGCAGATATGTGGCCATGTAGACCTCTATGGGTCACATGACACTACAGTTCGCGTGACTGAATATGGACATGCATAATTATAAATAAGTTTATAATAAGGAGTATTAACAATGGACAACATGGCCCTCGCGGAGTTTCTCAAGACGCTTCTCGCATCAACAGTATCACTGAGCATTAAAGCGCAAAATTATCACTGGAATGTCAGCGGGATAAATTTTGGTGATCATCATAAGTTTTTTCAGAAGTATTACACTTCGTTGAATGGATATACAGATATGTACGGAGAGCACATTCGACAGCTCGGTGCTTACGCTCCTGGATCACTCACCAGATTTTCAGAATTGACAAAAATCTCAGACGAGGTGGGGATCCCCAGTGCTAAGTTCATGTTTGTTCGTCTGTCAGGCGACAATGCGCTAATCGAGACACTGATTCAGGAGGTGCATGTAGCAGCCACGTTGAACGGTAGTATAGCCCTTGTGACGACGCTCGAAGATGCTATACGCTTTCATTCCAAAATGCAGTGGACAATCGACAGCTATGCAGGCACCTGATTGTATACTGATTTCAATCCATTTCTATCGGAGGCGACTCACACATGTTTACAAACGAATTTTTCTCTGACGAGACAGTAACAACTGTAATGGACGATCGAGGCAATCACGAGGACGTTCACGTTTTTATTGATGGCAACGAAGTGTTTATTCGCCAATGGAACGAAAACATAGCTCGCTATGATTTGATCAACATGTCACACTCTATGTGGTTCGAAGCCCAACAAGCAATGAAAACAACAGAAGGTGTATTCAGAATTGAGTACAACACTTAAAAATGTTCACAGTAAATCAAGAAGAGCAGTTAGTTGAATTGCTTTGTTCGTTAAGTCCTGATACAAGACTGTATATAGGAACTGATTCGTTCAGATTCAAAATATGCAATGTTTGGCATGCTCGATACGCGACTGTGCTTGTCGTTCATAAAAACGGTCGCCATGGATGTACGATCTACAGATCTGAACATGTTGCACGAGATTATGATGAAAAGAAAAACCGTCCTTCAATCCGTTTAATGACTGAAGTGCAGAAGTCATGCGAACTTTACACTCAACTTGCACCCCTAATTGATTCGTATGATGTTGAAATACATTTGGATATTAGCAACGACACGAAGAACGGATCAAGCTGTGTCGCAACACAGGCTGCAGGCTATGTTCTTGGCGTCACAGGAATTCAAGCAAAGTTAAAGCCTGAATCGTGGGCTGCTTCTACGAGCGCAGACCACTACACAAGGTAAACCAATACAACCGAGCAATAATGCTCATACAACACAACACTAAGGACACTACATGAAAACATTTATGATGACACTAGCAGCGATTGCCACACTTCTAGTTACACCAGCCATTGCAGACAACTTCAACAACACAACAGCTGACCTCACACTCGTGTCTGGAGCACTTGACGTCGAAGTTGGTGCAAACAACGACGGCTTGGCAGACATTCAAGTGGGCGTGACTGTATCTGACTTCCACATTGCTGTCGGCACGGACATCGTTGAATCAGACAATTTGTACGTGCGTGGAGAGTACACGCGATCTGCTACTTTGATTGACAGTGTTGATGTTTACGGCACCGCGGCTATTAAATATGCAAGTACGGTAGATTTCAGCAGTGGTGTATGGTCTATTGATCCTACTGTGGGCGTATCACATGAGATTGCAGACATGGTCAGTGTATATGGTGAAGTTGGGTACACGTGGGACGCGTCAAACGACTTTAACGGTTTGGGCGGCGTTGTAGAAGTTGGGACACCATTCACACTCACATCCGGAACGACTGTTACACCAAGTGTAACATATTCAACTGAGTCTAAAAACGTAGACTTGAATGTAAACGCGACATATCGTTTCTAACCCATAAATATAGATTGTAGAAGGAGGGGCCATTATGGCCCCTCCTTCTCATTAATAGGAGTTACAATGTCATTAAAAGAGCTGACGTGGGAAAATCACAAAAAGGTCGAGAGAACTGTTTTTGTGAAACGCCTTCTCAAAAAACATCTTTCACAACACCAATATTATGTATATCTTTGTAACCTACACCACGTGTACGTACATCTTGAAGGATGTGCGAGACAAGTAGGTGTGCTCGAAGGCATTGAAGACATTTCAAGAGCTTCCAAGATGAACGACGACATGTTGGAGATGGAGAGCTCAAATGCTTCGTTTGTAGTTCCTACAATGTGTAAAGCTACATACGCTTACATCGACCATTTAAACGCCATCAAAGAGGATTACGATTCCCTTTTAGCTCATGTTTATGTCAGACACATGGGCGATCTGTCTGGTGGCCAAATTATCAAAAAATACGTGCCAGGACCTTCGACACATTATGAATTTGACTGTGAGGTAGATGACTTGAAAGCTAGAGTGAGAGAAAAATTACATGATGGTCTTGCAACTGAAGCTAACCTGTGCTTTGAATTTGTCTACAAAGTTTTTGATGAAATTGAAGTGGTGTTTGCTGACATGGAATCGCCGACCAAACCATAACTGTTAATAATGTACCGTATACTTGGACCCCTGCACGAAACCCTAGGATGGACCAAGAGGCGGTGTTTGCGGCCTTGACTTACCTGTGGGTCCACCGTGCCTGGCTTAATAGCTTGAGTGCTGTTTGCGTGTCAACTCCACCTGCGGAAAAGGAACAATTAGAATGTCAGATGTAATCAAGAGTGACTTCCAACTGGACGTGTACGGCGCGATGGGCATCGCTGAGGATATAACGCTGATGTTGTATGTGAATACGTAGCAAGGATGGAATAAAATGTACTTATCTAAGGTAATATTCTCTGTTGATAATGTGTCTAGTCTTCACACTATGGCCACCTTCACTCGTTTTCTTGATACTAAGCGTGCTACGGGGAACTTGAGCCCTCTTTACGGTGGGTCAGGCCAACTTCGATAAATTCATTCGAGACACTGACTAGGTGGAGGACCAACAGAGCGTATTGCATGTGACTACCGATGTGTGTCAGCTATGTGTGTTGGAGTATCAAGTCAGTGGTCACGTGGAAACCCTTGGTCCTATGCGTGAAACATCTTACAATTTCGCTAAGCGGATTGAGAGCTGGACATGTGTGCAAGTCACAGGTATGCTTGACATGTGAGGTACGCGGCAACGCATCACTTAGACGGCAGAACATAAAGCTGCTACATCTAAGAAGCCTAGTTGTAATGGTAAAGAAGTAGTAATTGGTGGTATTACTTACACCCTAAAGGAGAGTAAACTAAAATGATTGAATATACAGTTAAAGTATATACTGATGGCACTAAGTATTGGTACCTCAACGGTAAGCGGCACCGAGAAGATGGGCCTGCTGTTGAGTACAGCAGTGGTAATAAGTCTTGGTGCCTCAATGGTAATCTACACCGAGAAGATGGTCCTGCTGTTGAGTATAGCAGTGGTTATAAGTCTTGGTACCTCAAGGGTAAGCGACACCGAGAAGATGGGCCTGCTACTGAGTATAGCGACGGTACTAAGTTTTGGTACCTAAACGACAAGCGACACCGAGAAGATGGACCTGCTATTGAGTATAACAATGGTACTAAGTTTTGGTACCTAAACGACAAGCGACACCGAGAAGATGGACCTGCTATTGAGTATAACAATGGTGATAAGTGGTGGTACCTTAAAGGTAAGCAACACCGAGAAGATGGCCCTGCTATTGAGTATAGCAATGGTAATAAGTCTTGGTACCTTAACGGTAAGCTACACCGAGAAGACGGCCCTGCTATTGAGTGGGCCAATGGCTCTAAGTCTTGGTATCTTAACGGTAATCTACACCGAGAAGATGGACCAGCTATTGAGCATAGCAATGGTGATAAGTGGTGGTGCCTCAATGGTAAAGATTTGAAAGAAGCAGAGCATAAAGCTGCTACTTCACCTTCAGCTAAGGCTACTTGTGAAGGTAAAGAGGTAGTAATTGACGGTGTGACTTATATTCTAAAGGAGAAATAAAATGATTGAAGCTACAGTTAAAGTAGGCACTAATGGTTCTAAGTATTGGTACCTCAACTATAAGCTACACCGAGAAGATGGCCCTGCTATTGAGTATAACGATGGTGATAAGTATTGGTACCTTAATGGTAAGCTACTAACAGAAGCAGAGCATAAAGCTGCTACTTCACCTAAGAGGCCTAGTTGTGAAGGTAGAGAAGTAGTAATTGATGGTATTAATTATATTCTAAAGGAGAAGTAAATAAGATGGCACGCATGGTACTTCCTCAGTCCCTAATGACCGAATTTTACTGGTCTGGCAGCCTAGATGCCTTCGCTGCGATGTGCCGACTACGCTGCGCCAGTGACACACAGTATGAAAGCCGTGTCGTGGCGGACCAGATCAGTGAGGGAATGCGGGAGCTGTTCCCCGTGAGTTGGTCGGCTTTGATGGGGGAGGGGTAACAGAATGTCTATGGATAGAGACATGGACTACTACAGAGAGGATAGACTAATGACTAAACTAGAAGAACTCAAGGCAGCTCAAGCTGCTGCTAAAGCTGCTGATGCTTATGCTGCTAAAGCTGCTGATGCTGCTTATGATGATGCTGATGCTGCTGATGCTGCTTATGCTGCTTATGATGATGCTGATGCTGCTGATGCTGCTGATGCTGCTTATGCTGCCTATTACACTGAGCTAAACAAGGAACAAACAAATGGCTAAAGACAAACTAGACTTACGTTCAAGCAGCATACTGTCTGTTAAGTTCGCAGAGGTGCTGAAAGATTATCAGGACGACTACGAAGATGAAATCGTCGTTGTTACACTGCTAAACTATTATAGGATGTGTAGTGGGGATGAAGACTTGCAGTGGGCCGTTGAACGTGTACTGCAAGAGTTCATGCCACCAAATAACTTCCTTGAGTGGCAACGTGCAAGAGCTTTAGGAGAGCTTGCTGAGTTAGATAAGGAGGAGATTGCAAATAACTGATAAAGAAAAGACACACTACCTCGTCGTAGAAAAGGTGACAGAACATGAGGATGGCTCAGCCACCTACACGTTTGACATGAGTAACGACACCAACGACGTGTTTATAAAGGATGAAGACATACGTAATACTACTGAGTTCATTGTTGATAAGAACAGGCCTTTCAGTAAGCTAGGTAAGGCCGGTTCAATATTTTATAATTCTGAAACTACTATATTAGAAGAGTACGGTTTTGATGGAGTATGACGTTGTTGACTTTGATAATGAGGACTAGTATAATGAATAAAGATTTAGATTACCTAGACAATGACACTGGAGACAGCCAATGACTAACACACGCAAGGAATCGTTGACGGCGCTGCGGGACGAGATCGCGGGCAATGGCAGGGGCGAGTGGGACACAACACCGGAGTTGTTGGAAACATGGGCGCAACATCATAAGGAACAGCGGCAGAATACGACTGCCATGCTTCTGCGTGAATACGCCAGCATCCTGTCCGCCCTGATCGCAATGGAGGATGGGGAATGAGCAGGTGGATAATGTCGGTAATATACAGAGCCGAAGTTGCTAAACAAGGAATTACAAAATGACAGAACCCTGCACATGGCCTAGCGGCGCTTGCGCCTGCATGATGGCACAAGAGGCAAAGCCTGACGACATTATAGGGATACAACGATGACACCACTTAGGCAAAAAAGACTTACGGTCGTAATTTTAGCTTTTTCACTGCAAATTCCTGCGATTATTTGCCTTTGGGCTTTGGGCTTTGAACCGGCGTCTTCAGTGTATACTACGGCAATACCTGCACTTGCTCTTTTGTGGAGCATGAAAACAAGGATAAACTGATGGACGAAACATTTGAAGGATATACTGACGGACTTGACATGAATAACCCAGAGCCGTCCAAAAATCGGAGCCATTCTTATAGGCATGGATTTGCAAACGCTAGGGATGATAAACGCGGCGAACCACGCGCCCCTGCTTACATATTAAGGGCGGCCCACATTGCCGCTCTTGAAAAAGACAACGTATTTTAAGGAGCAATAGACATGGATTTATCTGCATTCGCTGGCGTTTCTTTTGGCATTTCAATCGGGGTTGGGATAGCGTTTGGGTTTGAAGCTGTGATGCGCCTGTCTGGTGACGGTAGGGCCGTAATCCTGACACGGGCACGCACTAAGAGCGAACAAGGAATCACAGAATGACAGACCAAGAGCACGCAGACGAAATCAATCGCGCCGTTTACGAATTAAACGTAGCAATACGAGGGGCTTGCAAAAATGGGTTGGTCGTGTCGGCTTCAGCCCTTAATCAACAGCGGTTCTGCGGCCCTAGTTGCGTTCGGGTGGAAATTACTAGAACTTTATAACCCGCTTGCGCACCATGTTCGCTTGTGGTATAATCGCCGCATTCGCGCGCCAGTCGTGGAGGTGGCAGGACAGAACAAATTAACCGGAGAGAACCAATGACTAATATTCTAACACGAAACTACGACACCCTTGTCGCTGAGGTAAAAGCGCATATCGCAGCTGATGCTATTGTTCGCGGCTCATACTGGAAGCCGTCTGACAACGAACTAGGCGGCATAGGTTGCTTTATTGGGTGCTTGACGCACTCCGACGACCCGGCCCCAGCCTCTGAGCGTTTTGGCCTGACCGAGCCGCTTCTTCGGATTGCAGAAAGCATTTTTGAGGCTCTTCCAAGCGCAGATGGAACGGCATTTTTCGCCGCACTGCCAGCTGCTGTGGCTTGCGATGGGAAAGACCTTTCGCGCGTTCACTGGCATTTTCTAGCGGCTGAATTGCGGGCATTGCCTGCGCAGACCGGCGACGTAAAAGCGGCAATTGATCGCGTTATTGTTGGCATGGATTTGCTTGCTAAAGGCCAAGAGTGGCCAG